GAGTATTGGAAGGGGTTCCAGTGTTGGTAATCGTCTGACTAGGTGTACTCATTTGAGAAGGAGTTCCAGTGTTGGTAATCGTCTGGCTAGGTGTGCGAGTATTGGAAGGGGTTCCAGTGTTGGTAATCGTCTGACTAGGTGTACTCATTTGAGAAGGAGTTCCAGTGTTGGTAATCGTCTGACTAGGTGTAAGAGTATTGGAAGGAGTTCCAGTTCTGGTAATCGTCTGACTAGGTGTAAGAGTATTGGAAGGAGTTCCAGTTCTGGTAATCGTCTGACTAGGTGTAAGAGTATTGGAAGGAGTTCCAGTTCTGGTAATCGTCTGACTAGGTGTACTCGTTTGAGAAGGAGTTCCAGTTCTGGTAATCGTTTGGCTAGGTGTACTCATTTGAGAAGGAGTTCCAGTGTTGGTAATCGTCTGACTAGGTGTACTCGTTTGAGAAGGAGTTCCAGATCTGGTAATCGTCTGACTAGATGTAAGAGTATTAGAAGAGGTTACAGTCCTAGTAATAGTCTGACTAGATGTACTCGTTTGAGAAGGGATTCCGGATTGTGTAATTGTTTGACTAGGTGTAGTAGTTTGCAGGAGAGTTTGTGATGGTGTAATTGGACCTGTTGCTGTTACTGAACGAGTTTGGGTTGAAGATACCGACAAAATAAGAGTTCTGGATGGAGTTATTGTTTGTGTTCCAGACTTGGACATTGTGTTTGATGGTGTTTCTGTATTACTTGCGGTGGTAATGCCAGATTTTGTTCGACTTGAAGTGACTGTATTTGTCACAGATGCCGATGCAGTTTGTGTTGCAGTTGCAGTTTTACTAGGAGTGCCTGTAAGAGTAACCGTTGGCGTCTGAGAAAGATACGCACAAACACGATTCGTTGTGACAGTACATGGTACCGTTTCTGTTTGGCCCACAAGACATGTTGTACATGCTGTACATGATGCGGCATTTGTTGTAGTACTATATGTGGAACCCGCTACACATGCGGTGCACCCAGTGTTTGCTAACGCTGTACAGGTCGCAGATCTGTAGGTGCCAGCAGCACATACAGAACAAGTCGAACAAACTCTATTTGTCGTGACTGTACAGGCTGTAGACTGATAGGTGGTGCCCGCAACGCAAGCGGTAGCACAGGTAGTACAAGACGCAGCATTTGTCGTGGTGCTGTAGGTGGTTCCAGCGACGCAAGAAGTGCACCCTGTATTGACTAACGCAGTACAGGTTGCTGATCTATAAGTTCCAGCTGCACAAACAGAACAAGTCGTACAAACCCTGTTTGTCGTTACAGTACAAGCCGTGGATTGATAGGTGGTTCCTGCGACGCAAACAGCAGCACACGTTGTACAGGTCGCAGCATTCGTCGTGGTACTGAATGTGGATCCTGCTACACAAGCAATACATCCTGTGTTGGCAGTTATTGTACAAGTAGTGCTTCTTCGTGTGCCAGCAGCACAAACTGTACAGGCTGTACATGCTGCCGCATTCGTCGTGGTGCTGTAACTTGTTCCAGCCACACAGGATGTGCAAGCCCTATTCACAGTGGTTGAACAAGCAGTGGATGCGTAGGTACCAGCAGCACAAGACGTACATGCTGTACATGACGCAGCATTTGTCGTTGTGCTGTAGGTAGATCCAACTATGCACGAGGTACACCCTGTGTTGGCTAATGCTGTACATAGAGTGGCCCTGTAAGTACCGGCGGCACACGACGAACACGCCGAACACACCCTGTTCGTCGTTACTGTACAGGCTGTTGATTGATAGGTTGTGCCCGTGACACAAGCAGCAGAGCAGGTTGTACAGGTGGCGGCATTCGTTGTAGTACTAAATGTAGATCCCGCCACGCATGCTGTACATCCGGTATTAGCAGTTATTGTACATGTCGCACTTCTCCGTGTGCCAGCGGCACAAACGGTACAGGCTGTACAGGCGACCGCATTGGTAGTTGTACTGTAACTTGTTCCTGCTACGCATGCTGTACAAGCTCTATTCACAGTAGTTGAGCAGGCTGTAGACGCATAGGTGCCAGCGGCACAAGTTGAGCAGGCAGTACAAGTCGCAGCATTCGTTGTTGTACTGTAAGTGGATCCCGCTATACAGGCTGTACATCCTGTATTTGCCAACGCTGTACATAGAGTAGCCCTATACGTGCCAGCAGCACATATCGAACACGCTGAACACACCCTGTTTGTCGTTACGGTACAGGCTGTTGATTGATAGGTGGTACCTGCTATACAAGCAGCAGCACAGGTTGTACAGGTCGCTGCGTTCGTGGTGGTACTGAATGTGGATCCTGCTACGCAAGCCGTACACCCCGTGTTCACCGTTGTAGTACAGATAGCACTTCTCCGTGTGCCAGCGGCACAAACGGTACAGGCTGTACAGGCAGCCGCATTAGTTGTTGTACTGTAACTAGTTCCCGCTACGCAGGCTGTACATGCCCTATTCACGGTGGTTGAGCAAGCAGTGGACGCATAGGTGCCTGCGGCACAAGAAGTACAAGCTGTACAGGATGCGGCATTCGTCGTTGTACTGTATGTGGAGCCTGCTACACAGGCGGTACACCCTGTATTTGCCAACGCTGTACATAGAGTGGCCCTGTACGTGCCAGCGGCACAAACGGTACATGCGGAACATACCCTGTTCGTCGTTACTGTACAAGCCGTGGATTGATAGGTAGTGCCTGCGACACAAGCAGTCGCACAGGTTGTACAGGTAGCCGCATTCGTTGTTGTACTGAAGGTGGATCCTGCTACACAAGCAGTACATCCTGTGTTTGCGGTTGTTGTACAGGTCGCACTTCTCCTTGTTCCAGCGGCACAAACGGTACAGGCTGTACATGCTGCGGCATTGGTAGTTGTACTGTAACTTGTTCCTGCTACGCAGGCTGTACAGGCTCTATTCACGGTAGTAGAGCAAGCAGTGGACGCATAGGTTCCAGCCGCACAAGTTGAGCAGGCAGTACAGGAAGCAGCATTCGTTGTTGTACTGAACGTGGATCCAGCGATACAGGCGGTACATCCTGTATTTGCCAACGCAGTACAGGTAGCACTTCTCCATGTTCCAGCAGCACATGACGAACACGCTGAACACACCCTGTTCGTCGTTACTGTACAGGCCGTGGATTGATAGGTAGTTCCCGCGACACAAGCAGCCGCACAAGTTGTACAGGTCGCAGCATTCGTCGTTGTACTGAAGGTGGATCCCGCTACGCACGCTGTACACCCCGTATTAGCAGTTGTTGTACAGGTAGCACTTCTCCGTGTACCAGCGGCACATGTACTACATGTTGTACACACCCTGTTCGCTGTAGCAGTACACGCACCGATCTGATAGGTGGTTCCCGCGACACAAGACGTACAGGTGGTACAGGCAGCTGTTCCAGATGACGTTGTTTTATATGTTCCAGCAGCACAGGTGAGACATGTGGATCCTGAGCAGTATTTGCCAGCGACACAGGTAGCACATGCGAGTTGCCTTCCAAATGATGGATAATTTGATTGGACGATATCCGTGGGTGTCACTTGCAGCAAACGTCGTCCTGATATATATCGAGCCGGGGTCTCAAAAATCAATAAGCCCCTTGTTTCGTTATACAATGAAACAACCGTAGAATTATCTCCCCATTCTTGTATCACCGGCGGATTGGCAAAAATTTGTAAGGCCAAAAATAAATACCCAAGAAGTCTCATTCCATGTAAGTTTCTATAAGGGTCGTAGGGTTTAAGCATATTGCAGTAATTACTTCTTTCCTGTGTAACAAGATCCTAACAGGGCGATTAAAGACGTAGCCGACGCAAAGATGACGCCCGTAACCCCATACGATGTTTGTACCATCACATTCAAGATCGATGCACATACAGGACTCCCAGTCGATATAAGCGACATGACATAGCCATAAAACGTGGGATTGGCGCAGACATAGGCGTAAATATTCGCACTCACGAAATGGGCTGCATGAAAGCCTAAGTACGGGAGAAAGAAGGATACCAGCAGTCCATACAGCAGGTTGTACGAGGTCGATAACATCGTTTGCTCTGTGACGGGTGGTGATTGAATAGGCTGTTCGGTGTCCATGATGAACAGTCTTGATTCGTCTGTTGCGATTTCATTTTTTTTCATTTTTTAGACACGTGAACATTAGAAATGGGCACCAGAGGTGCCCATTTTTAAGTTCACACAGTTACAATCAAGTTGGCCTCTGGCCAACTTGATTGTTCAGGTAAACAAATCCGCTATGCGGATTTGTTTACTTCTTAAGGGCGCCCTGAATCTATTAAAAAGCCTTTCAAGACGACCCTTCGGGTCGTCTTAAGTGCTTATTTTAAAAGTTCAGCGGTCTAGAATCCATGAACCACCAAACGTTCGTCCGCTTCCTCCTTTGTCAGAATTTCCTGTGCAATCAACCACTCCTTTACTAGGGCTCGTTGATCCCCCTGTAATTGTATAATGGTTCCGTATTCCTTGTCTTCGTCAACCGATCCGTTACAATTAAACTCCTTACGCATCGCCTTACAAATGCGTTTCTCGTCGAGATCTGCGTCCAGGCCTTGAATCGTGGTAATGGATTTCTTGCCATTTCGCTGTTGAATACGAATATTGATCTTGGCTTGAGTTTTCTGATTGGAGAACGGGTCTAATACATTCGATGCGAGGCTGTCGGGATTGAGTTCCATTTTACTATCTTATGAAAGTTATTTACAACTTCATTTTTTGCGGTCTAAAAATGAATATATTGAATCTGTAGATGCCGTCCTATTATAAAAAGAAAGAATCGCATGTGGAACGAAGGGAAGAGATACAAACAACTGTGAACAAATTCTTGCTAACAGTTCGTACCTCTGATTATAGTACTATGATCTATATTGGTGGACTTGACTCCTGGTGCATCTCCGCCCAAGTAATACACTCAGACAGTATAGCATCCTTGTGTCATGATGAAGGGTGTTCACTCTCGGGTCGATACAGACGGGATATCGGCACGCAACATATAGTTGCCTTGGCGCTATCCTACATCCATGATAATTTTCCCCACGTGACCCATATTACCTTTGATGACTCTAGCAAACGATCTTGCGGTGATCTTCAAAGTATTGATGTACCATCCTTTTATTATGTGTTCTATGGCGCAACGTGGTATATGGTTAAAATGGGAGCGACCTTTCTCAATGCGAGTGACGAAGAACTCTTTACAAGACAGTCACAACGATTTCAAGAATTGAAGCGCAGTTGGGAAGAGTTTGACAGTCATGTGACGACAGAACACCCCTTGCCTTTAGAAACCATGAAACAACTCTTCAATGAGAGTTCAACATGGGAAGTCTTTTTCAATCAGTTAAAAGAACGAGTGGATATAGGCGATCTATGGTTCTATATGGCACCGTGGATTGATGCCTTTGTAAAGAAACTAACAGACTTGCACTTTCATAGTATGAAAATGGTGATGCCAGTACCGAATCCCAAATTAGAGAACGTTGCCTATACAACAAAGGTCTTTTTTCAAAATGGTGGAAAATATACACGAAAACAGCGGCGAAGACGTGATTGGGGGGATTTACAATAATGAGGCCTTTATCGAAATTTCTTTACATTTGTCGAGGAATAAAGGTTCTTTTTATAATGTTACAAGTGATGTTTCTTACAGTATCCACTGATCATTTCCTTTGGTTTAAATTTACACTCTTCATAGGCACATTTTATCAATTCCATTTTCGGGCTCTTATTCTAAGACTCTGAAAATGGGTATTCATGTTATTCAATTTTGTCGCATGAAAATCCAAAAAAAATAAAAAATACAGTCGCAAACTCCACTTTAATTGGAGTAGGCAAGTCCACCCATACCACTCATGATACGAAGAACGTTGTAGTTGACCGCATAGATGCGAACCTGCGCAGAGAGAGTAGAGCCGACAGTGTTGTTGGAGAGGGTGAGGTTGAGGGTGGCATTGTCGATACGGGAGAAGTTGCAGGTGCCGCTGGGCTGGTGCTCCTCAGGCTTGAGCGCAAAGGAGTACACGTTGATACCAACAGCGGGGATGTTGGTGTGGTGCTGGTAAGGCTGGACCAAGTTGAAGTACTTGCCCTCACGCTCATCAAATCGGTCATGGCCGTTGAGCTGGATCTTGGCCGTCACGACAGGGTTGTAGCCCGCCAGACCCTCCACACGGGTCACGGAGTAGCCGGACTCCAGAACCGAGCGGTCCCACCAGTCGGAGTAGTTGTTGCGCTGCTGGCCCTTGTAGGGGTTGATGATGGCATCGGCGCAGTCCACGAAAGAATCACGCTGAACAACCCACACGAGCTCCTTGCAAGGGTGGTTGAAGTTCATCTTGATCTTGTTGGCAGAAGAGGTCACAGACTCACCGCCCGTGAACTGCAGCTGCTCGATCAGGTACTCGTGGGAGACCTGGGCGAAGCGTCGGCGCTCATCCGTGTCCAGGTAGATGTAGTCAACATACAGGGACGCAGAGACCAGGCCAGACGTGGCCACACGGTCACGGATGGTATGCTGGTAAGAGGGAGAGGCGGAGGAGTAGTCGAAGCACAGGTTGGCCAGCTGCTCGAACTCCAGCCAGATCTTGACCTCGTGGTACTGGAGGGCAATCAGGGGCAGCGCAAGACCAGGGTTGCGGCAGAACCAGAACTGCAGGGGAATGTACAGAGTGTACTCAGGGGCGCAAGACGCAACCTCGTTGAGGGCGTTGGGCTCCGTGTTGTACGTGCAAGCGGCATCGCAGCCCTCGCCACCCTGCACGAGCAGGTTCACCAGCTCAGGAACGTTGCCCACCATCTCGGCATAACCGGCCTGCTTGCCCGCCTCCTGGGTAAGCTCGTTCCAGATGTGGAGCCAATCACCGTAGTGCTTGTCAATCTGCTGACCACCAATCTCAACATACACGTTGTTGATCAAGTTGTGGCCAACCCAGTTGAGCCAACGGAACTGGGCACCAGAGCCGTCAGAGGCCTGGAGGGCCACCTGGGGGAGAGTGGCCTGGAGGTAGACACGGTGAATCAGATCGCCGTTACGGGAGATCGTGCACTGGACCTTCTTGCCGAAGTTGGCCGTGCCAGAGAAGGTCTGCTCGATGGCCTCCATGGCAAAGTTAGTGTGGCGACGGTAGACGACCTTGAAGAAGGTGATCTGTGGGTTACCCGTAAGGTAGATATCTTGTGCGCCATAAGCGACGAGTTGCATAAGGCCTCCTGATCCCATGGTTTATATCTTGCTCAAAGAAAAAAATTTTGGCAACACCGGGAGTTTTCCGAAAAATGACGGAAACACTCCGGGGACGTCTCGACAGCAAATAGACCGCAAAACACATTTGACTGCGTGCAAGGCTTCCCTACTATCTAAACATGCTTTCCCTACAACATGTAGACAATGTCGCATGTGTCCCTAGATCAATTGTTGTGCAAGGAAGATCTTCCTGTACCAACAAATAAGGTAGCAAAAGTGACTGAAAGTGCAAAAACCCTTGAATCTTTGCACACGCAACAATTGTCCACCTTTGCGGAAGAAAAAAACAATCTTCCAGATTTACGTGCAAAATTAAAGGCTATGAAACAAGAACTTGCAATTGCCGAGCGAGATTATACCAGTCCCCACATCCTCGCTCAAGTGCAAGATATTCGGACCTTGATGAAACATAGTCGTCTTGAAACACAAATTCAAGAACTTGAATCAAAAATCGCCGGTTTGGAAAGTGGAAGCACTGTCGCTGATTATTTTTTACGAGTCGGTAATATTCTCTTTTCTTACACGGACGCACAAGAACGTATTGCATCCGGTGAAGCACCCTATGATCCAGTTCCAGGCAAGAAGAGCCGCATTCCAAACAACAGTGTGTGTGCGTATTTCACACAAAAACCTGAGGTGGAATCGACGAATACCTTGACTGTACAAGAACCTAAAAAGATAAAGACTGCCTCCAGCCTCGATAACACCATGGGATTCAAGCGAGACAAGGCCCTCGAAACCTATATGCAGGCCCTAGATCCCGATGGAACAGGCACAGATGTTGCGATTGCCAACTCTATGTCTGAAGACTTTGGAAACTGCCCTATCTGTGATACCGAAATGTACTTTAATGACACCTTTTTGGATTGTCCTCAATGCGGACACCGTGACATGATTCTTGTCGATTCCGAGAAACCCTCCTACAAGGATCCTCCCCGTGAAATGTCGTATTATGCTTACAAGAAAATCAATCACTTGAACGAATGGTTGGCCCAGTTCCAAGCCAAGGAGACTACGGAGATTTCTGCGGCGATCATGGATCAGATCAAGACTGAACTTCGCAAGGAACGTATCACGGATATGAGTAAGGTCAAGCCGTCTAAACTCAAGGAAGTCATAAAGAAATTGAAACTTCATCGATGTTATGACCACGTGGCGCATATCTTGAATCGATTAAACGGTGTGTCGGCTCCTGTTTTGAGCAGAGAGGTCGAAGAGAAACTGCGCTTTATGTTCAAGGAAATTCAGTTTTCCTTTGTCAAGCACTGTCCCAAGAAACGCAGTAACTTCTTGTCGTATTCCTTTGTTCTCTATAAGTTCTGCGAACTGCTCGAATTAGATGAATACCTACCCTGCTTTCCCCTGTTGAAAAGCCGTGAGAAACTGTACATGCAGGATAAGATTTGGCAAAAGATCTGCGAAGACATGTCATGGGAGTTTATACGCACCGTATAGACCCATTAGGAAGATTCACAGGTCTAATTTCCATAGGGTGAATAGAACCCATGGCGGACCCTCCAGCGCCTCCTTTATTAATAAGGCCAAAGGCGACAGATGCTACACTACAATTCTATTGGTATCCACCGTCCTCCTTTGGCTCAGGTGCTTCCTATATTTCAACCTATACAATATCATTAGTTGACGCAAGTGGTGGATTTCCTCCTGTCAGCACAGTCACAGTCAGCACTCCTTTCACAACGTACGCTGGATATACAACAACTATACTATCCTCTATGACAAATGGTATCAAATATACCTATGGTATCACAGCACAAAATGAACTCGGATTTTCAAGTCCTGTAACACTGTTTCGCCGTGTCGCCCCCGGCTTTCGACCACAACAAGTGGCTTCTGTGGGTGTGTATCCACAATCTGATACAACCGCTCTTGTTACATGGGTGCCTTCTGGAGTCGTTGCGACACCTCCCATCGAATGGTTTGTCGCCAAAGCCTTCAGTTGTAACGCAGCAGACACCATCCTTTCACGATCTCAATATCCGTATTTGAGCAATGTGCTGATTTCATCCTTAAACACAGCCTCTCAATACAGATTTGCAGCATATGCCGTGAATGATCCTGGATACAGCATTCCCGTCTTCACACCCTATCTCACCATTCCGAATGTAAATACCACGGATCTGATTGTCTACTTGTCTGCGGAATCCTATCCTGGTTACGGGCAATGGCTGGATCGCAGTGGTAATAATTACAATGCTGTCATTGAAAATGGCACAGCGACCTTGAATGCTGCCCAGAACGGGCTTGTCTTGAACGGCTCTACTAATTGGCGCTTTCCTCCCACAGGACCGAGAGGGATTGGCTCTTACTCCACCTTTACGCTACAAACCTGGTTCAAACAGACGGGAGATCCCGTCGGTCCGGATAACGGCGCTGGTGCTTGTGTGGTGACAGAAACATACAGTGGAAATACTGTGAATATGGCAATTACAACATCGTATAGTAATGATTTACAGACAAGAGGTGGAACTTTCTATAATGGTGCGTGGAACTTTGGACCAGACTTCAGTATCTCAAACAATGAATGGCACAATCTAGCAATCACCTACAATGGTTCACAATTGATATCTTATAAAGATGGATACCCAATTGGGACCGTGAGTGGATCCGACGCTGGGTCTCTTTACAACAATTATTACCGTATCGGTCGTCGTTGGGATTATGACTGTTGCGAAGCTTATATCGTCGGTGAGATCGGCCAAGTGCTCATTTATGGACGGGCTTTATCCGCCGTAGAAGTCTTACAAAATGTCTCATCCTACGCCTACAATTATCCCACCGCCATTCAAAATATACAACTCTCTACCTTACAGCCTGCGGTATCCTCCTTGACAATATCTTGGGAAGAAGCACCAGACCTTGAAGATGTAGTAGTCACCTTTTTCCAAACACCTACGAACAATGTCTTTACGGGGGGTAGCACGATTGATACGGCTGTAACAGTGGGATCTCCTTCCACCATTCTTACTAAAACGGTGCCATTGACGCATGGCTATTATTACTTTGGAACTGTAGGTTTTATCGGCGGAACACAATATTCCAGTGCAACCAACTATTACCCTTATCCAACCTTATCCACAGCCACCATGCAGGATATCACATTATATTCAGCGAATATGCGTGTTAATTACACCATGAACGGATATCACAGTACCAGTGTACAATTCTATTCGAATACGGTCAGTTCCGATGTTGGTCGCACGGCTCTTAGTTCACTTGTATATACGGGTCCTGCTGTAAGTTCTGCTACCCTATCAACGAACAATTATCCACTCATTCCCAACATTTGGTACAGTGCAGATGTCACCGTGTTGGGATCTGGTAGCAGTCTTACAGCATCCTCGGCACAGGTATCAAGTCCCATCTATGCGCCCTTTTTCTTGAGCACCTTGGTACCCAATGCACCTTCTCTTACAGCAAAATGGACCGCCACACCTCCTTATCCATCCGAGGTCCAGTTCTATGTAGCCAATTCAGCCAATCCTTCAGGCGTCTTTAGTACCTTTGGACCTCGCCAATATACGAATAGTAGTATTTCATCTGTCACGTACAATACAATGATTAGCACAGGATCGTACTACTTTGCCGGTATTACCTATTCTACTGGAACAATTAGTACCTTTACATCCACCCTTTTGGCACCCAATTCCCTTAGCAATGTGACCATCTCCTCGTTGACTTACGAATCTCAGTCCCTGACAGGCTTCTTTCGAGTGTCACCATCTGCGAATGTATCTCTTGATTTTTACAGTAATGCGACTGCCGCAACTACAGGCGGCACCTTGCTCAGTACGGTGACAGTTACGGCTGGCTCAGCATCGAATGCAACCATTAATATTCAGCCGAATACTGGTATTTACTATTACACTGTGGGTCGTACAACCGGTCAACCAAATATTACAAGTCCCAGTGCCACACAGGGTCTCAACCCTCTTTCCTCGATCTATCTCAGCACTCTTACAGCCTATGCAACCTCTCTCACAGCCGGCTGGGCTTCGGCTTACAATTCGTCCATTTCTCTAGCCTTCTTTTCCACGAATGTATTGACTGCATCAGGAGGCGGGTTAATTAGCACCATTGTCACGAACAATGGAACTAGCACTTACACCCTGGCATATCAACCCTATCCATCTACCTTGTATTACGTGAAAGGAACCTACGCCGGTCAACCAACTATATCTACGGTCAGTTCCATTATGATGCCGTCTCCTATTACAAACGTACTCCTAGACCAAATGACGATTAACAGCACAGACTTTGCGTCTTCTTGGACGGCCGCTCCTTCTACTGCCGTGACCGTTCGGTATTATTCTACAACCTCTGCCACCATCCCTGGATCTCGATCTCTTATCGGTTCGGCGCAATCTGTACTCGCCAACATAAGTACCAATTCCTTATCTCCAGCGCAGACACCTCTCGCCAATGTCTATTATTACGTCGGCGTAACACCTGCGTTAGGCCCAGAGGTACTATCTCCTACCGCCGTTCAACTTGTGGATCCCTATCCATCCTCTCTCAAAGGTAGTGTTCAATTTACAGGCGGCTACCTGTCGCTCACCAGTAACTGGACCTTGCCAATTTATGGTGACCCCTTTACGATTGAAATGTTTATTAGCACGACACTACCACTGGCAACATCACCCAAGACAAACACATTAACAAATTGGGGAAATCCCGATCAGTATAATGCCATCAATTCGTTTGAGATTCAAAAAACGTCAGGCAACGATTATTACTTAGTTAGTCTTGCGAACCAGCGTCCAACTGGTAACATGGCGGCATTGATTCCCACAGTTGTAAACGGTGGATGGCACCACATGGTTGCACAGGGACTCAATAGTACCTATTCCTTGTATTATGATGGCCTATTTCTTGGTTCAACCACCGTTGGGTTTTATAGTACATTTTCCACCTTTAACAACTTTACAGTCGGTGGAAACACTGCTGATACTGTCTTTAGTGGATTTATTGCCAGTCTTCGTATTGTAAACGGTATCAATGTATATTCTGGTATAGATACGAGTACCATCAATTTCACCGTTCCAACACAGCCATTGACCGCAACACAAGGTTCTAGCGCCAATATCCAGGCGATTACAGGTGTGAATCAAAATACAGAATCTTCTATTCATGTGAGTACCGGTAACAATTACACCTCCATGCTTCTGGATACATACTACAACACACCTTATGCAGATGAAAGTAGTAACGCCTTCACGATGGCCACCAACAACACATCCAAAGGAACTGTCGCCGCTTCTCCTGCAAATCCCTTCGGACCCACCATCTATCCTCTTCGTGTTTCGGATGCACCTACAAACGTGGTGGGGTCTCCTGGAACAGGTCAGGTGGTGGTCACATGGTCCCTGCCCTTGTCGAACGGCGGCGCTGTCATTACCTCCTATACCATTACTGCTGTGGGTGGTGCCAGTCAGACAGTCTCAGGGGCGTCCATCACCACATACACCTTCACAGGACTTACAAATGGAACTGCCTATACCTTTACAGTGTACGCCACAAATTCCGCAGGCAATTCTCCTACATCGACTGCATCATCGGCTGTCACGCCTCGTGCTGTTGCGGATGCACCCACGAGTCTTGTGGCTACAAACGGGAACACAACTGCTTCTATCGCATTTACACCAGGTTCTACAAATGGGGGTACTCTTTCTAATTACAAGTACTCGACTGATGGTGGAACCAACTTTACGGCGTTCTCGCCTGCTCAAACATCCAGTCCCGTATCCATTACTGGACTCACAAATGGTACAACTTACAGCGTGAAATTAATGGCTGTGACAGAGGTGGGAGACGGTACAGCATCTGCTGCCGTATCCGTAACACCCTCGACAGTGCCTGGAGCACCCACAAGTGTCGCAGGAACGCATGGAAACACGCAGGTGGCTCTCACCTGGTCCGCTCCCTCTAGCACGGGTGGAGCGGCCATTGACTATTACACCGCATATTACAGCACCGATGGTACAAATTATACGACCTTTGCTACTACATTTCCCAGCACGAGTGGTACAGTCACAGGTCTCACAAATGGAACTGCCTATACCTTTAAAGTCACAGCCCACAATCTCAATGGCGATTCGGCCTTATCCGTCGCATCATCTGCTGTTACACCCTCGACCGTACCTGGAGCACCCACAAATGTTACAGGAACCCAAGGGAACACAGAAGTAGCACTGACTTGGTCCGCCCCCTCTAGCACGGGTGGAGCAGCCATTGACTATTACACCGCATATTACAGCACCGATGGTACGAATTATACGACCTTTGGTACTACATTTCCCAGCACGAGTGGCACTGTGACGGGTCTTACAAATGGAACTGCCTATACCTTTAAAGTCTCTGCGCACAATCTCAATGGCGATTCGGCCTTATCCACTGTGAGCAGTATCTTGGTAACCACAGATATGCTCTTATATTTGGATACTGGGAATTTAGCAAGTTATTCTGGAACAGGAACAACCTGGACAGATTTGAGTCCGAATGCCAATAATGCCACAAGTCTGACCGGCACTACTTATAGTTCGTTGAACGGTGGTTATCTTTCCTTTAATGGCTCAGGATCAGGGTCTCTAGTAGCCAGTAAATACAATCCCACCTATACGGGAAAAACAGTCTTTGTAGCGGGTAATTTAACTAGTATAGGTAATGGAACATATCGGGCATTTCTCGGGGCATCTGCTGGAAGTCGCAACTTTAATTTATATATGTATAGTCCGAGTTCAGGAGTGTATCAACTCCATTATAGCACTGGGTCCAGCGGAAGTTTTAGCGGAAGTTTAAGCGGCAATTTAGGTTATACGCTGGGAAACTGGTTTACTGTCGCAGTTACACAGGCAACAGATGGAACCACAATTTACTATTTGAATGGGCAACAAGTGAGTCAAACCACTATGTCATTTTCTCAATTCCTATCAGGTTCCACCGAAAATGTCGGGCGTGCCGATAACTTTTGGAATGGACCTTTACCGATCATCTGTGTCTATAAGACAACTTTGACGGCAGCTCAAATCTTAGCCAATCATAATTCGGTCAGAGGAAGGTATGGACTGGCATAATTCTGTGATTTTGAATATTACCTGTGCAAGTTAAAGTTTCGACAGCACTTTGTGACAGTTTGAAATGTTCGCTGGTCTAAGAAACGGAACAATCCGCATCGTCTGCCGTTACGCTCTCCACGACACCTAATGCTCCCACAAACTTACAAGGAACCTCATTTGTATCCTCTCTCACAAATCTGTATCCTGCTGGAAATCCAGCGGGAGTTGAACACACAGATGGCGCATTCCAACTCACGCCCATCTTCCATCCGGATACACCTTCTTATAAACACAAAATCGAGACCTAGGATAGAATCACCATGCAAATCCTCATGACCCTGTTTACAGCAGCCCTGTTTTTTGTGCTGACCCCCCACATCCTGGTGACCATCCCGGCGCACGGCAGCAAGTACCTGGTTGCGCTGACCCATGCGCTCCTCTTTGCGCTCCTCTACCACCTGACCCACAAGGCCTTTTACGCAATGGTCTACGGCGAGGGCTTTGAACTTCCCTTCAACCCCATCTATATGTCCTCAGGCCCCTGCACCGGTGAAGGTGGCCAAACTGCGGTAGGGTGCAATAACGGTACCCAATAAGGATACGCAATAAGGGTACACAATAAAGGTACCCAATAAGAATTTTGCTTGAAACTCACTGAGTTCCATACAAAATTAGTAATTTGGTTGTAAATAAGCACATGCACATCCCGATTGACCAATATTCACTGTATTCGATGTTCCAGCCAAGGTGCACGTCGCACAAGGAGTGCGGAAGCCGCCAGCCGGAGCGTTAAACGATAAATCACCAGCAATCGCATAACCCTGTCGTCTTAAGGTTGTAAAACTCTCGATATGATTCGTGGTATCCAACACACTAATGGAGCCTCTCCCGGCAAAGGCCTTGCGTTCTGCGGTTGTCACGCCCGCATCCTTCGCTGTCCCCTCTGGTGTAACTGCAGGCACCATCATCTGCGTCGCAGTCGAAGGACAACAGACACCATTTGTGTTGGTCTCGGTCCATAGGGTCGTTGTATACAATCCAATACTGCTCATATTCCCTACCTGTGTCAATGCCGCTTTGGCCGATAATGGCGCAAGCCCGTTTGCCTTCTTCTTCTTTAAATACTCGTAATTGCTGAGAGGTTTGGACAGACTGGGAGTCTGTTTGCAATAAGGACTCCATTGCTTCGGATCATTATTTGGCGGAGGAGAACAGCAAGTTGGCACATACCTAGGAATATAAGCAGCAGTTAAGGGACCGCCCCAACCAGGACAACGACAACTCATTTGCTAAGGCCGTGTAAAAAAATTATTGGCAGGCTTCTTTGTTCGCATTCGTAAGTTTAATACATAGCAAGGATTCCGAAGCGAGTGACTGCCACTTGATAGTACACACTAAGGTACCAGTTACAGTGGGATTGGCACTATCACTCACATCTTCATGCTGTCCCACTGTGATCGGGCATTTCAAATCCTCGCACAAGGGTTTCGACTCGGAAAGCACCGGGATCCCATTCAAGGTACAGGAGTACTTCACCAGTCCATCCGTAATTTCAGTTGGTGCAGTGTAAGTCATTTTTAGCGTAGAATTTGCGCCATTCGGTGTAAGAGTTAAGGAATCAATATGAAAGAGAGAGTTTGAATCGCAATTCACAACGGTCGGAGTCGCCTGAAAGGCAGTCGCAGTCAAAATTGATGCGAGCATTAGGATAGACCGAAAGAGCATTCTACTTCACAGTCTACATAATGTTACCAAATCTACCCATCCCTCTGCGGTTGGCCATCTTTGTAAAGACCTTCGTCATCTTTCCCTTCCCTCTTATCCTCGATATGATGTTCCGGGATCCTACAATACTGGTGAAAAAGAGTATAGCCGTTATATACGGATTATTTCTAGTATTGGGTTATTCAGTATCCTCTTCCTGGATCTTAGCGCCCTTGATTGCCTATGGACTTATGGAGGTTATTCTTCGCATGATGCTGTCCATGGCGGTTTAGGGTGTGACAATCTAAACCTGGAGGAAGATAGATTGTATATGGCTGCTCCAACGATTCTTGGATTCGATATGGGAATAAGGAATCTGGCCTATTGTTTGATCCGTCATTCGGGTACAGATCGAACTATTTTGGCATGGGACAACATTGATCTGTTAGCCGGTGGCGAATCCGCTCAGACAGCAAAACAGTGTTCGGCCTGTACGTCTCCAGCATGCTGGATCAACAAGGACGGGACGAAATGGTGTAAGGGATGCGTTGCCGGTCAACCAAAGAAACGGGCCTGTGTTCCTAAACCTACGCATCCTTGTGTTCCTTGTGCTCTTACAGTAAAACCCCTACGACTCTTGGCAGCAGCCGCCGGTCTTCCTGATGCAAAAAAAGCATCGAAAGAAGTCTTGATGTCCTGGGTGTCCCAACACTATCTCCTGCCCTGGAAACCAGTGAAGGCCGCCAGTGCTTCGCTAACAGATGTGCGTAAGGCCATGGATCGATGGCTTACTCCGATGCTTCCCACGTTTGCACAAGCCACTTTAATACGACTCGAAAATCAACCTGTCATGAAGGGCCCCACTATGAAATCGGTGCAGATCATCCTATTCACACTGTTGGGACATCGTTTAGAAACGGAACATGCGTGGACCGGATCAATCGACTTTGTACATGCAGGAACCAAGTCCAAAGGAGTTGTCGCCGAAGTAGTGGATCTCAGTGGAGCCACTGCTACAGAACGAACTGCTGCAGAAGGCGCTGCGTATCGAAATCGTAAGAAGACGGCCGAAACAGATGTCGCAGGATTACTTGTAGATAAACCCGAGTGGTTACGCTTCTTTACAACCAAGGCTAAAAAGAGTGATTTAGCGGATGCATTTTTGATGGCATCGAGATAAACTGCGGTTGTCTGCTTAAAACGGTGTCCCCTATGAAACAAGAGAGAACATGTCCGGCCAAACGATCAACATCGGTGGTGATGGCTCCAACGATCTTGGGGCAATGGAAATCACGAATCTGGACGATTTTGATCTAAATCTCCTGGGGAACCAACGAAAGGTCTCCGGATCAGGTGCTTCTTCTTCTAGTTCTTCGTCGATGGGTCTCAGTTCCGACAGTGGCGTAGAGTTTGTGAACCTGGAAGATACCAATGTTAGTTTTAACGTCCGACCGACTCCTGTCAACGACACCATACAGATCTTGCGTGATGGTCCTATGGCGCCTCAAGAGCCGACACTGGTCCTGAATTCAAATCCCTCTTTTTCTGCTCCTCCTCCTGCTGCTGCTCCTGCTGCTCCTACAAAGTCTTGGTTCTCCCTTCCCAGTTTGCCCACTGCAACCCCTGCTGCAGAGTCTAGTGGCCTCATGTCGGGATTTTCCTCGATGTTTAGTGGCGCTGAATCCAAGGCCGCCGAAGTAGTTCAAGACCCTATCCGTACCTATTTGACTCCCGAACAGGAATCTGCTAAGAAGGCGGAGGCGCTGACACTCTTGGAGCGCATGGATCGTAAGGGCGTCGGTGGAACCAAGATGTCGGCAGCCAACTCGCTCGATGACATTCAGGCCGAGGTGGCCAAACGCAAGGATTCCAAGGGCCTCGAGGCCAGCATTCGCTTCCAACGTTCTATGCTGACCACGGTGACGAGTGGTATGGAATTCTTGAACAGTCGTTATGATCCTCTCGGTGTCCATTTGGACGGCTGGAGTGAGCAGGTGAACGAGAATGTAGAGGATTACGACGAGATCTTTGAGGAACTGTACGACAAGTACAAGGACAAGAGCAAGGTAGCGCCTGAGGTACGTCTTATTATGTCTCTTGGGTTGTCTGCAGCCATGTGCCACGTGACGAACACCATGTTCAAGTCCAAGATGCCAGGAATGGACGACATTCTTCGTAACAATCCTGATTTAGCCAAGCAGTTTGCGAAGGCGGCGGCGACGGAGGCGGTGGGCCCTGGCTTTGCCAACTTTATGGGACTGGGGGGGAGTCAGAAACCGCAACAGCAGCAGAGGCCCATGGCACCTCAGTTCAATCCCGCCGATATTGGTGAATCCATGGGCTTTGGTTCCTCTATGTCTGCTCCTATGGGCGGAATGCGAGGTCCTCCCGTCGAGGTCAAGGATCCCCGTGGAGGCATTCCTCTCTCAGCACCGACAGCCCGTCGTGAAATGCGAGGACCGGATATGGATGATATCTTGCAGACCCTACAGCGAAATGGTGACGGCGTGAACCGTGTAGTCCCTCCTCCTGCGGATTTAGAGGAGTCTCAGAGTGTAGGAAGTGCTTATACAACGGAGACAATGCGACGTGACGGGATTTCGGCTAGAAAACGAAAAAATACGACACAGCAGCCTACGGGCGCCACATTAACTCTTAATGTATAGTCAAATGCTATACAATAGGTCTCTTCATACGATATTTTCGTATGTAGAGAACAATCTCTATCCAAACAACTTTTTGACATTTTCAGTATACTGCATCGCATCCTTATCTAGATCATGACCGCACCAGTGAGGAATCATACAGTACGGGCTATGCTCATTTGCGGCGACCCACAGAATAAAGAACACAACAAAGGTCCCTACAACTGCGACTACAAAGTTACGAGTGGCGATAAAGAGTACCGCAAAGAGCAAGAAGGGTCGTAACACAGGCCACTGAAGAAAGGCCTCTTGTTTCTTAGTGAGTTCCAAGGACAGGTATCGACCACCCAAGTTCATTAAGAGATAGAAGGCGCCAATAATGTAGGGATTCGCACTCATTGTCAACAAGGTTTGTGATATTACATCGACCGTTGCCATAGGCGCAATAGCCACCGCAGCAGCCGTGACACCTGCTACAGTCGCAATCGGATTCGTTTGTGCTGTGTTTACGGGGTGCGTGATTGCAGTGATCATATTATTGGGTACGCCCATAGAGGACGCCGGAGTCAAGTTCAGCGCTCGTTTTACCATCCTACCCGTTACAGAGAAAATGACGACAGCAGATGGACATCGGCAACCCAGAAAAAGACGACAAGCAGTGCTAGTAGTCCCAACACTGGGTTCCTAGATCCTAGCGCTACTACGGCGGCTCCTGCTAAAAATCGTAAGGCAGGATGTCGTGCGGCTGAATGAATACCATGCGCATACGGTTTCTTAAATTCAAGCGAAAATCCAACGAGCAAGGCAACAAGAACAACGCCAAGGGCGATATCTACGGTCCCAACAGATTCCATTCCTATCCTTCGTTGCTACTTTTCTTCATGTCAACCCACTCGGTGGGATTACATGATGTGGGGGTTTAACTACTCCACTAAGTAGTTCCAGCCGATGTACCGCCTTGTGCTGATGATGCTCCCACCGCCGCTGTAACATCTTGCTTCGTTTGGATCCCCTTCGGATCTTCTTTTAACACTTTTTCGACGAACCAACGTTTCTTATCATCCACTTCATCGATGAAGCAACCATTCAGAAAGCCCTCTGTAGCCACTGTCTTCATAGACCAAGCCGATAAAAGAAAAAATAGGAACGCAAAGCCGAGTTGAGGGATTCCAATCTGTATAGATGCTACGCCCAATAAGGCCAGCAGAAAAAAGACCACCGGGTGCTGTACCAGAGATGCAAAGGGAAGACGGTTGGCGACCGCCCCTCCAAAGACGAGAAGGGCGGACAAGGTCCAGGACACAGGGGGGATTAAACCAAGAACGGCGGCGCTAGGACTCGTGGCTGGATTCATACTCCTTGTAATGGGTTGCGATAGTTTGCGAGAAGCGTACTCGGGTCCATATCCTTTCGAATCGAAAGTCCGGGACCAAAAAATTGGTCACCTATGTTTAAGGCAAAATATACACCTTTGTTATAATCGTTTTGGATGTATTTGAGAAGGGTCTTGTGCGCTTGAATAGCATCTGAATCCGTAGGAGTTGGATTAGCGGCTTCCTTGAGCGCTTGTAACTTATCTGCTGGAATGTCGGGAGTGGGAGTATCAGGTGATGCAAATCCTTCCGTTGTTCCTGCAGAGAACCGATCGACCGCTGATCGAAACGCAAACACGCCCGCCATCACAAAGATAGGCAAAAACAACCATTCAATGACACGCATTCTTATAATGGTTTATGTCTTTAGTTCTTACGATTAATCTTACGACTGTTTTTCCTGTTCTTACGAGAGTTCTTCCTGTTCTTCCTGTTCTTGCGTGTTCCAGGTATTTTTCCTACCAACGATGGAACCTTTGCCCGTGGTCTATCAAATGCAATACCTTGTGAAACAGGCGTTTGGTTTGAAACAGTCGTTGATTTTGTATAAGCATTATATTCACGTTGAACATCCTCGTATGTCATATACCCTATGCTTACCAGAAAGTCAATGATTTCCATAGAAGATACAGGAATTGTGGATATATTCGCTGGACCAGTACCATGTGCGTTCATCATTTCCTTTAATTTTTGTTCTCGAATCGACTCTACAGCCAAGTCGAATGCTTGTTTACGAGTTAAAGGCATTTATCTATTATGTATGTCGATTTAGTGTTTGCGAGTGTTCTTTCTATTGTTCTTCCTATTGTTCTTATTCTTACGTGTAGCATTCTTTTTCAAATACTTTAGAGACGACAGCACATGATTCTTGTTAAACTCCTGAATATTCTTCATATCAATATCAAAATCACTGATCAAATGCTTCATTACACGCACCACCTTGTCATGTGTTATTTGTAACTCTTCCTTGACATAATCCGGGTTCTTGGAATCGGTAATCAACTGATAAATGGCATCACGAAGATAGGCCATTCCATTCAAAGTGCTACGTGCATACGCACGTTGAAGACCCTTGTCCTTCACCGCAATAATCTTTCCCACGTGCTTGAGTTCTTCCATGGCCCACTTGTTGACACCTTTCACCGTAATATCATACTTATGAGAAGACATTTCTATACAATAACCGAAGATATATAAAAATATATATAGATAAATTTTAGACCGCTGAACACTTGATGGATCCCTTCGGGATCCATGAAAGGCACATATTAGACCGACGGGCATTTCAAATGGGCACCCCATAGGGGTGCCTATTTGAAAAACCTCGGCCTTCCGACCGTGTGGTGCTATTTGAAACCGGCACAAAGTGCCGGTTTCAAATGCCCACGGGTCTAATAGATTCAGGGCGCCCTTAAGAAGTAAACAAATCCGCATAGCGGATTTGTTTACCTGAACAATAGAACTTTAAAACGGGAACCTTTGGATATTCAAACTACAAAAAACAGAGGCTCTGCCTCTGTTTTTTTAGTGCCCGTTTTAAATGTTCATTGGTCTAACGGAGCGTTAGATGCGCCCGAGGACCCGGCTGAAATTCTGCCGGACCAGTAGGGGAGCCATGTGCTCATTAGACGAAGCATATTCATTTTTCACGGAACCGAAATCCAAAAAGAAACGGAAACAGAACCTGTTACCGCCTCCCGAATCGTGGATCAACAGTCCTGGTACTGTCGATCCGGATCGACAAGCCCAACGGGTTATGCCTCCCGCTGAACGACTTGGCGCTGAACGACTAGGTGCTGGATTCTTAGAGCAAAACGACGAAAGCACCAGTATCTCCCAAATGTTACAAGCCACCGACTCCTCGCCTTCCTCCGACTACTTTCCTCATCCAACAAGTGACGTCAAGGACGAACAAGTATATAATTTGAACACCGACTGGGCCAAGATGTTTACGGATTCTTCAGCGCCCTCGTGGATTAAGGAGCGTATGCCTGCAAGAGCATCAGAGGCCCCTCTCATTCCTACGGCGTGGGTAGATGGGCAGTCGACCTTGTGGCAAAACATTTCTCCCGGGTCGCAAAGACAGTTTGACGTAACCGGTGCTCAACGAAAGGCTGAAGATCGCCTCGATGCCCTTCAAAAGAAACTCGACTCTCTCTTCCAAAAACTCGAGGACGAAGACCAACGAAAGGCCCAGTCAAGCCATATGGAAATCATTATGTTTATTCTCGGCGGATTCTTCATTCTCCTCCTTCTGGATATGTTGGTAAAGCAGGGAACTCAAGCGACCTTGTTGTTAGCGAATGCGTCTAATGCGAATACTTTTTCAATAAGGAACGGCGTATATCCCGTATAGAATAGGTCTAAACCTATCATACGAATCTTTAGTAGATCTTTACAAAATGTCTACGAAAGATACCCTTCTGGATTCACCAGAAGCACTCTTTGTTGTATATGATTTTCCAAAAAAAATCAGACACGGCCTAGATATTGATGGCGGATATGTAATTGCGGATGTCGATACAACCTACGATTGTCTTATAAGTGCTGGAATTGCTAAAAATGATGATTTCTCAGTAGATTTCATACAAAAACATAGCCTTCAAAAGACGCAATGTTTTGGATTTGATGGATCTGTTGACAGCCTTCCCACAAATCTACAAGACAGCATGACCTTTGTAAAAAAGAATATTGGATCTGAAAACACCGACACTGTTACAAATCTTGAATCCTATATTCAAAACGTTCACAACATCTTCTTGAAAATGGATATTGAAGGCGGCGAATGGGCGTGGTTACAAGGATGTAGCGAAACCAGTCTCCGCAAATTCGCTCAAATCGTGATTGAATTACATGGTATTACAACTACAAGTTGGCACGGAATTACAATCAATAGTTTTGGTTGCAGTTACGCCGAAAAAGAGGATTGTTTGAAAAAATTAGTTCAGACACATTACTTGGTTCACGCACATGGTAATAATGCGGATCGTGTTGCCAGTAATGGCCTTCCCAACGTTATCGAATTAGTGTATGTAAACAAGAAGTTTTTCAAGGAACCCCCCAAGATCAATGCGCAACCCTTACCCATAAAGGGCTTAGACTTTCCAAATGAAGTCCGGTGTCCAGACATCGATCTTAACTTCTTTCCCTTTGTTCTGAAACCCAATCCCTTTCTACTTGACGTGGAGGAGAAGGCAGAATATGATAAAGAGGATTATGCTAAGATCCAAGCACAGTTGAAGGCGAAAACGATCGATGCAGATTTACACAGGTTATATAGCGCTCAAAATAGTTTTTACAGTGAAACAGATTTTAGAAACCGTATTTCACGTGGGATCACGCAAACACTTGTTAATAGCAGTTTGGCACCGACAAAAACCCTCTATACAGTTGGAAACGGCGGAGATGGTACGAAATGCTTTGTATGTTGTGTTCCCTTTGTTCATGTAATCCAGGGTGCTGAAAACAATACACGCTTTGTCGCATCCCAACAAATCTTGAAATCATTGGAAGCGAGTGGCTTTCAGGGCCACTTCTATTTGTTTACAGGCGGCTTTCCGAATCCTACTGGCACCGAAATGAAGTACGCTGGTGTTCCGTATGCGTTTAAAATCTTTATGATGCTGGAGGCGGAAAAGAAGGGGTTTACAAAGGTCATCTGGATCGATTCAGGTTGTTACGCCTTGAATAATCCAGAGCCTTTGTTTACCGCCTTGGATTCGGTACTTGCGAAAACGGTGAATTCAGGTCGTCACTGGAGATCTATGGCCTTACCACAAACGGTTCGCCTTCTCAATTACTTGACAGGAACAAGTCTAGAAGAAGCGATCTATATCGAAACCATCGTGTTTGGACTCAATCTCCATAATACAGCCGTGAAGAATATGATACGAGACTATTATGAGATGGTGAAACTCGGCTGGCCCTTTTTCTCCATCTTTCCTGAGGAAGTTGTCTTATCGGCCCTCTTACACAAACCAGTGTTTAAACATCTGCTTCCTAGAGATCCTATCAATCATCGCTTACAAATTCATGAAAAGCATAGGACAGAAGAACAAGCAAGATCTGATGGCTATTACTTTCATCATAAGGATTATTCAAAGTATAAGATCAACTATCAAATTACCTTTGAGGATGGAGGAGGCCGGTTTGGAAATCAGTTGTTTCGATACTTAATGTGTAAGGTCTTCACTGTGCGATTTGGACATACCTATGTAAGTAGTCAAGCATTCAAGCACGAGGATGCGCTCATTGTAACAGAAGAGACTGTAGGGGAATATTTGAATGGTACAAAAAGCGCTAAGAATCGTCACATTGTGTGTCGAGGGTATTTTCAAAAGAGCGAGTTCTTTGTAAAGGATCGAGATGCCTTGCAGTCTTTCATCTGCCACGAGAAGAACGAAGATGTAATTTGGATGGATAAGAAAGCCTTATCAGTGAAAGAATATCTTGTCTTGTCCACACATTCTGTGTCTCTCGATCCTGAGGATGTCGTGATGTCGTTGCGACTCGATGACTTTATACAATTGCCTTGTACAACGAGCGACATTCTTCCACCGCAACACTATCTTGCCTTGTTGAAGAACCTGAAAGGACGACTCTACATTGTTGTGGATACCTTGAAACATTCATGGGAACACAAGTACTTAGAATATTTTAAGAAATGGAACCCTGTTATCATTCAAAACACCTTGGCGCATGATATCGCCTTGATGCGAGACGCCAGCATCTTGCTACATTCCAACTCCTCTCTGTGTTGGCTCGTAAGTTTCTTGTCACACAAGACGAAACGGTTCATTCCCTATACTCCCAAACTCTATATGAATCGAAATCAGTCCCTACAGAAAATCTCCGAATCTGATTCGTTGTTATATGTAACACCTCTGGATCACGATGAAGTATGGGAACTCGATGCTAATAAACCGAGTATCTTTCCCCTATCCTTCTGTATTCCCGAGGAATGCGTAGTACCCACTGTTCCTGAAAAGACGCATTTGTTAGCCTCCTTAATACCAGGCGATCCCAGCACCTATACCTTCGGAAAACATCAAGAAACAGAGTACAATGAGATGTACAGGGCTGCTAGATTTGGACTAACAAAGATGAAAGGGGGCTGGGATTGTTTGCGACACTACGAAATTCTTATGAACGGATGTATCCCCTTGTTCGAAGGCTTGGACGACTGTCCTACTGAAACGCTCACTACCTATCCCAAGGAGTTGAATAAGGAAGCCTATACTCTTTATAACTCTTGGTCCGAAGATTCTGATCATATTAAACAATACAATCAATTATGTACAAAATTTTTACATCATACACGAAGTCATTGTACAACTTCCGCTACAGCCAAGTATTTTTTAAGCAAGATCAAGAATGGCGACAAGGCAAAACGAATCCTACTTCTTACAGGTCATTACGGCATAAATTACAATCGAGAATCCTTATGGATTGGATTAAAACGTCATTTACAATCCGTGGGAGGCGTTGCCGTGGAATACGAAAAAATGCCCTTTTTGTACGACGATTTTGATAATACGGTGCCAAATAAGTATTATGGGTCCAATTGTTTTACCTTTCCAAAGCGTTTACAAAAAGATGCTGATTACGAAATGAGTGAAAGTGAGATTGTATCCAAGATACAAGGTAACTTTTGGGACTTGATTATTTATGGAAAGGTGGGACCCGACGAATTTTGTACCTTTCCCTTCTTTGATCTTGTAAAACAACACTATAATAAGAACAAGATCGCCTTTATCTTTGGAGGCGATGAAATCTTTGATGTGTCGGTGACCGATCCTCACAAGTATCACGTAAATATGTTTGGTTGTCGTATTTTGAACAAACCCTACAGCGATTACTTAAATTATTACAAGGACTTCGGCACCTGCTTTGTACGAGAATTGAAAGTCTAGACAAAACTTACATGTTTCGACCCCAGTTGTCCGGGTAAGGCTGCACCTGATTTAGCAACGGGTACCGCTTCCGGTCGAAATTCAACCGTCTTCTTAATCGGCGTCTTCCGCTTAATTATATCCGACCGCATAGACTCCACCATCTTGAAGGAGGGCATGGCGGGCAACACAGGTTTCGGAATATGAGGTATCAACGGTGTTTCAATCATTGCCTGTTCCCTGGCCGTATTCAAGACGACGGACCAAGGACTTGTACTTGTACGATAGACTTCATCGTGGGAGGACCAGGAAATGGCCAATAAATTTGGATGTGTATACGCCACCGTGTATCCTGTATTTCGTAAATTCCATACTATATACAAGATTGCATCACCTATATCAAACCGAGGCGTCCCTGGAATAAATTCGGGAACCACATACCAAAGAGATTTCTGGTTTCCAGGAATGCGAGCGATAGCCTTAATCTTCGTGTAAATTTGTTGAAGCACCATATTGTAAATACGGATGCGGGTGGCGTCTCGTCTTGCCTCCTCCGTATACAAGGACGACGGAGGGACGCTTGGTGGCATCAAGGACTGTGACATGCTTGATGTACACTGCGGAATTTTTACAGGAAGGAAACCTTACGTTCCACTAAGATGTTCCATCCTAAACGTCTTGTGTTTTGCGGAGGCGGCACTCGCTGTATTACCTTCATAGAAGCCCTCGTGGAGTTAGAAACCGCCGGTGTTTTACGAAACGTAAACGAATACTGGGGGACAAGTGCGGGCGCCTTTGTCGCCATCTTGATGGCGATCGGAGTCTCTCCTACACGGATCAAACCCATTGTAGAGAGCACTGATTTCCGTGATTTTCGAGACATGGATATTACAAACATCTTGAATATCGCCAATACCTGGGGTCTCGATAGTGGAAATAGTTTAATGGCAGTCCTAAGCCGTGTCATTGAACTACTAACCCCTGGAAGTTCATCCTATACCTTTAAAGATGTTCCCTCCTTACACATTGTTGTATCGGATATTACAAATCGTAAAATTCTGGTCTTAAACTCGAGCACACATCCCAACCTTAACATTGTTCAAGCGGTAAGAGCCTCCATGGGACTGCCCTTGTTTTATTGTCCGTTCAAACATCCTCAAACTGGAGATCTCTGGATCGATGGAGCACTACGGGCAAATTTTGCATGGGATCTACTTCCTACAGATGAAGATCGTCGGGAGTCTCTCGGATTCTGCTTTTCGAAGACGGTCAACAAAGGCCCTGATACCTTTGTCGAGTTTATGTTTTCCATGGTTCATTTTGATGAACCAGCGAAACAAAGTGTTTGGAAATTGAAATGGCCTCATAACATCTTATGGTTTCCGACGCCTCCTTTTCCTGCGTGGTATATGAGACTCGTCCAAGAAGACTTTGATCTTCTATGGAAAACAGGAAGCCAGGTGGCAACCACTTGGCTTTCGGACATTAGACCTCGTCTTGACAATACACTGCCTCTTGAAAACAATCTGCTTATGAAAGATTCTGCTTCAAAAACTGTTGAAAGCCATCTGCCGTCCTCTCTCCCGAAAACTCCATTACAGATCCATCCGGCTTTACCAACTGAATCGTCGGGTATCCCTTTATCCCGTCCTTTGCTGCCGGGGGGATCTGCTGTTCCTCAATCGCCTGAAGCACGACGGGCGTTCCGTCGATGGTCACTGTAGGCCCCAACTTTTGAAACTCGGGCAAGGCCGTTTGGCAATGAGGGCACCAATCGGCATAGTACATCGTAAAACTAGCACTGTTGTTCTCAAAATTCTCAGGCATAGTTCTAATGGGAAGTGTGTACAACCCAATTGCTACAAAGATCAGAACGACGACTGCAATAACTGCAACATAAGGAAGATAAGGCAGGAGTTGCGAAAGGTGTTTAAAGCCACGGGCCATTGCTTTCTATAGGATTAACATAAAATGTTACAGAGAGGTGGAAGTTTAATACCCTGGATTGTACGACCTGACGAAGATCCTATCTGGTCCCCTGCTGATTGGGGAACTGCACAAACACTGGAAGCGAAATGGATTGCGAAAGGCGTCTCGGAAGACGAACGACGGCGTCTAATTCCGTGTGCTGTCTGGCTGTCCAAACATCCTGGATTGAAGTATGCCAGTGGTGTTATGAAGCGGCTTCAGGAGTTACGAATCTAGTATCTTCTCCTCATGTTTTGACCGTATTCATCAATAAAACTCAATACTTTTGTACGGGGATATTCCATGTATAGAACACTCCCAAACAGGGTATACCTACAATGCTTATTATTGTTGCGACTGCTATCTGTCCAGCACGCAATTCAAATCCTTCCTTTTGGGGATAGGCTTTTGTTACAAGAAAGTAAATAACTACACACCAGTACAACGGTGAAGAGTATCAAAAAAAAAAAGTTTCAACAACTTTCTACTATATCGGATCAAAAAGTTCGGGAACTTCACTTCTTTAAATAGGCTACCACACATGCGGCAAAAACAATGCTAATCGCAGTGTATAATGTAATCTGACCTATTTCTGTTGCGTTCGCAAATCCTTCGTTCCTATACTGTACCAATTTCATTGCAAAAAAAGCAATGAAAAGCGCAATAAGTATTGCAAAGAGTCCGAAAAAGACATAATTCACCATGGTTCTATTATAAAGACATTTATTTAAAAATCTACGCAGACTTCATATTTGCCACTAATAGGACTATCGCAAAGATAGCACCAAGTCCAATAAAAACACCAAAAATGCTAACAACCGCTGTGGACATTTTATCCATTTCAAATCCTTCCTTCTGATTCTTGGACACCAAAGCCTTGATTACAAGCGCAATGATAGTGATAGCAACCGCAAGTCCAACAACGCCAAGAAGTGACAACATAAGTTTAGGAGCCGGAATCAGATTATTTGCCTTGGTCATGATTTGAATGGTTCTATTCTAAACGCAGAGTTTTCTGACTGTCGTTTAGTGTTTTAAACATCCTAAAAACTTACTGCTTACGCTTGCTCTTTCGAGATCTCTTGCTAGACCTCTTTCGTGAAGCACTTACTAGAGGACTTGTTTCAGTACTTTCTTTCTTTCCTAAATGACTCATTACATTCATCATTTCTTTCAATCTTGACTCACGATCCGCTTCTTCTTCCTTGAGTTCCGCTTCTACTAAAAAGTAATCAGCAAATATAGATACAACTCCAGCACCACCCAGGACACCAGCCGAAATTTGTAACTCCTTTGACCCCGTTTGATTGTTAGATGTAAAGCTTTTGATCATCAACACTAAAAGAAGTATAACCGCAATTACAGCCAAAATAAATCCCACTGGATACAAGAATCCCATTCCTTTATACTATATAAAAAGAAATAGTCTGGGGTCCAAAAAATTGAACATTTTGTCACATGATGATCCAAGAAAATATAATGGAATTTACTGCCGAGTTCTTTGACGCCAGTAGTGCAGCCTGGATGGCTAATAAGATAAAGAAACCCAATGCAACCTATGCTTACAAATGTTCCTTTGTAGGCATAGACAATAAACCCTGTTGTGCTCCCAGACACAAGGAAACTGCTGTTTGCTGGCGTCATCGTGGTAGTTTGAAGCAAATCAAGGTCGCTGATACTAAGTTGCAGCCCGATTCAATAGTTTTGACCGCTTGAGCGTTTTGGAACGACACGTCTTTGTTTTTCGTGTTTTTTTACTCGCACATCCGCTAGCAAAGGTGCGCAATTCGCAACACACTCCTGAAAGAGACGAGTGCCTTGTTTTCACATGCAGCATTTTACAGAGATGTTTCTCCACGGAAAACAGCCATTCCGTAATGGTTCGTTTGGGACTAGTGAGCGCTGGTTGTTTCGGTGCAGACATCCAAGCGGATCGCCATGTTTTGTACGGCAGCACCTGTGGAACCAAGGTCCACCACCGTGTCAGTAAAGGAATACGTTCCGATCGGCTCATCATATTCCAACGGTTTCGTAATTCAGGTGTCGTAAGAACGTCGATGGGAGGCGCAGATGGTATAGGTGCTGTTGGAGTATGAGGACCGGGAGTTGTGTGTACCACCGAGTACAGGAAATCCCAACCCACAAATGAATTCTCAGAACAATCAATCATCGCCTTATATTGTGCTTGAATCGTGGACCACTCTGGATCGTCCTCCTTTAGCAAGTGCTGATCCCTCAGTTTGCCGTTCACACGGTTATGAATGCGATAGAGCCAGTGTTTGAACGCAGGAACCTTGTGAGGAACCGGATCCACTGCATAATAATCACTTAAAGAAGCACGACAAAACTTACAAGGAAGAACGTATGGTAAGAGTGTAAAGAACTCATGTAAGGCCACAGGATTCGGCAACTCCTTGGAAAAGGTGATCAGGTGGAGCAGTTTCCACCCGCTCGGACCCCAAAACCGTGTATCCATTCTTACTGTAGAAAGAGATTTTATATCTAATGCCTGCGGGTGTTTCGCTTTCTAGAACTGCGACGATGTTTGCGACTCTTACGACTATTCGCATTATGGGGCCCTTCAATACCTAACTGCGCGTAGAGTGCCTTCCTTTCATCCTCGCATTTTATCATTTGCTGAACAATTAGACGACGCTTTTCTTCCAAGGACAAATTACTGTTCGGCATCTCTAAAATATCATAAGATTGTTTTACAATCTCCTGATAACTAAAATCCAAAGGTATTCGTACTGGCGAGCATAGGACGCACAGGTCCTGGCTGGTAATCGGCCTTGCACCGTATATTTGGTTCAGGACAAGGAGAACACATGGCCGTAGGACATGCCGGGCAGGCCTTGGGATCAGGGCACTTGACGACAGGGCAACGGGGTCTGGGGCAAGGAGGACACTCCCCAATCTTACAAGGCTTGGAACACGTCGAGATACAAGGGGGGCACTTGGGCACCGATGACTTCAACACATACTTAGACATGTCGGGAAGAGGAGGGCACTCCGTCTTCAACATATACTTGCTCATATCGGGCATAGGAGGGCAAGGAGGCACCGTCGCCTTAAGAACCCACTTGGAGGGATCGGGTTGAGGGCAGGTAGGGCAACTAGGGGCGTCCTGACTACCTCCTCCTCCATTCGAATCACATCGGCAAGGACGGTTTCTACACTTGGCACAATCATTACACTTGCAAGGCCTAGACGCCTTACATCTACCGCACGTTCCATAATCAGCAAAGGAATCTACCGGTTTACTTGTTTGTGATCGAAAGACCACTATCACAACAACCAGTAAAATTACTGGGATTGCAAGTCCTCTTATAAGATCCATGCCCTTCATTCTATTTCGGCGTTCCAAAAAAACTTGGCTAACTTGGTCTACGATTGGCGAAATTTGGCATTGGGATCATAGGGAGGACATCCATATTTTTCGCCTTCATCGGTTCCCCACATATCGCCAATACGATTGCACACCATCTTAAAATTTCCACGCCACGAATAATCCGCACTGACTGAATCTTGGTCCGCAATACATCCAAAGTCTCTTGCGCTACCATACTCCTCGGTCAATTGGCGACAAAGGTCTTTGGCCCTCGCCTTGTAATCCAATCCGCCTACCTTCGATTCGTCAAAAGCAGACGCAGATCCACGATGCTGAATTTGCTCATCCGTCAAGGGCGCACCGGGTCTTATAAAGGTGTCGGGAGAAGAGTAACCGCCGTCCCACCAATTCTTATTGTTCTTCGCCGGTGTATTCGGCTTGAATTGGGCGAGCGGATCGCTGTACTTAGAATTGTTAACAACAGACATGGCGAACTGTCCCGCTGCGCTTTGAAGTTGGTCAAAGGACGGGAACTCAGGAGAAGACAGGTTGACTCGATCCTGCATTGCTGGCAAGGAATCTGTAGGAGAATACGATGAAGGAGGAGAATCCTGTAAAACGGCTTTCAAGGTAAGGAGTTCCGCCTTCACGGCGTCAATCATATTTGAAGGCATAGGCGTATCGCTACTCGCATAAGCAAACATCTTCTTTTCCAGAGCCTCGATACGATCAATCACCCTTGTTCTCTGCGCCGTCTTAGGATCATGTGCCAATTGAACATTCACACTGAACTTGACATCCTGGAGAGTTTTGAAAATGGCTTGAAGTTGATTGACGGCGGTTATCGTGACATCCGTAGGCATGGGTGTCCCTGAGATATCCTCCATGGGACTCCCTGAAATATCTTCTACCGACATGAGACTGGGTAGATCCATATCTGTCATATCCACCGTCTTCAGGAAGGCATCCGCTGCCGCTGGTGTAATGGGAACATCACTTAACTTCATCATACCCTTTTGTATCTTTGTAATCATATTCTGTATATCGGCTGACAACTGTTCCAATTCGGAAGATCGTCGGGTTAAGGTCGCATCCGTTGATCTTAAATTGGACAAGACGAGTAGCGAAGCGTTGATACGATTCACCAAGTTCTGAAGTTGAGGTAAGGTGATCACATCCACAGATCCACCAACGGGTGTAGGAGACGCAAAGCCCTCCTTGATACTGGGTTGGCCTCTGAGAATCGATACGGCACTTGCAATCTTCTGCCTTACAGCCGATAATTGCGCCACTGTAAGAGTGGTGGATGCCGGATTCGCATACGAACTCATGATGGTAGGCTGAATGGTTTGGCATTCAGAATGTACCTCTCTCACAAGTTGCGCATCATCCTTGTCTAAGAGTTCAAGTTGCGTATTGATAAACAACTGATGAAAGGCGTTAATCGCATCCAGAGTTGATTGTATATCGGTCGCTTCGGCGATGGACGTGGCAGGGTTGACCACAGTGGCATCGGGAGTCGTCGCCGGAATCTCAGAGGACTGCGCCGCCGACGGCACCATTCCTGAAGGAGGTGTCCATCCCGTAAAGGGAACGGGTGATGTATTTGGCGCATTCAGAGGCGAATATGTTTCGGACGCTGTAGTCGCACCAATCAAGTCAAACCTTTCGACTGTATTTTTTGTAGATTGGTAATATTGATATCCAATAATTGCTATAACAGCAATGATCACAAGAATGACCCACTGCTTCATGTCTCCTACCCTTATCACCATATTTCTTTCTAACTGAAAAAACATAAAAGGCATAAAGGCATAAAAGCATAAACGGTGTAATCATCATTGATTCTTACACCCTTTGATTCACTGTAATTCTTGCTATTGAAACCGGGATTTGTGTAATATTATTATCCACGGCTTCTGAGATACTTTATTAGACAATAAAGCATAATCATGAAAACAATAACAGCGGCCACACCTACATAACCTCCGTATTTGAAGTCCTCAAAGTTTTCTTTGAACCCTTCGCCCCTCAACTTCTGTATGGCCACATACAGTACATATCCCACAATTGATAACACCACCACGGCACCAAACATAAAAGATACATCTATTTGCGCCATCTTTCTAAGAAGGTTCCTTATTTTTATAACTTACATCCCCAGCAAGGAATGGCGTCCTTCCTTATATACTGACTCATGTCGGGACACGTATTAGGTTTACGTTGGTTTCCAACTCTTACAGCGATATTTCCTTCATCGTCTTCAGGAGCATACGAATTATCCCCAGGCATTAAATCCGAAGGCGATGCATATCGACCATCATCATTCGTTACAGGATTAACATCGCCGTAAGACTGTCCTTGTGTAAGAGATGGCGACTTATCCGCACCAGTCTGATTGGAGCTACCGGGTGAGGATCGATTGCTACTCGATCCATCGGGATACACTTTCGCATTTTTGGAATAAAGTAAGAGACTTTCAGAATAAGAACTTGGATTCATTATGACTTTATTAGGAGTACCACTGATATCTGATCCGCTAATATCAGACTCGCTACTTACTGAATCAGGGGACCTAAATTGACCAGAAACGCTGTTGTAATAATCAGCAGCTGTTTTACCATTTACGTTATCAAATCCTTCCTCCACTAAAAAGACTCCAACGGCACACACAGCCACCAATAAAACAATGACACCGACAATGTACCTCATTTACTTCTAATGTGGAAAAAAGAATCATCTGTATAATTGTTGGGCAAGGAGTTGCTGTTCAATACTTGACGATGCCTGTAGGGGGGATCGTAGTATCCGGGGACTTACAACCTGATGAGGATTAAAGGTGTGAAAGGCATCCACGGCCGCAAAAATATCTACCACTTCCTTGCTCATTGTTTCATAGATGATTTGTACATCCTTTGGTATCACATCGGTAAATACTTCCAATTTAGACTGTGATATCTTATACATAATCACTCCTGTCCAGAAAAGTAACGAATATACAAATAAGGTCCCCACCAGAAACATAAGTATTCCCTCCACCATCTTCATCCCTATTCTGAGAACGTAAAATACCTTGCAACATAAAAATAACCAAGCAAAATTGATGAACGAATTGGACTGTTGTGTCCTGTATCACCATGTACAAACTACGACACACAAATGACGATGAAATCGAGGTAGGACTGGATGAAGCGGGACGAGGATGTCTGTGGGGACCCGTCTTTGTCGGAGCCGTAGCCTTTAGTGACTGTTTGGATGACTTTCCAGATGGAGGAGAGATGCTTCTTCAACTCAAGGATTCTAAACAGATTACGGCCAAGAAGCGTGATGAGTTGTTTGATTACATCAAGGAATCCGCCCTTGCGTATTCGATATCCTCCGCCAGTGTGGCTGAAATCGATGAACACAACATCTTACAGGCGGATATGATTGCTATGCATCGGGCCCTTGATGATCTGTCGGTGCCTGTCGGTAGACTACTGGTCGACGGGGATTATTTCAGACCTTACAAAGGTATAGAATCACATACCATTGTTGAAGGAGATTCGATCTATTTAGCAATTGCTGCCGCAGGAATTCTTGCGAAGGTCAGTCGAGATCGATACGTCAAAGAACAAGTCGCATTGAGACCTGATCTTCACGAAAAATACGGATTTGGAACAAATATGGGATATGGGGCTGCCAAACATATGGAGGGGCTCACTCTCCACGGTGTAACACCTGAACATCGCCGTTCCTTCAAACCAGTAAGAGAGGTATTGGGTCTCTCCGCTCCTAAGAAAACAAAGGGGTGGACAGGTGTTATTGAGTAAGATTACAATCTATCTATTTTTTACATGTTGTTCTTCCTGTTCTTGCGACTGTTCTTGCGACTGTTCTTACGATTCGCCTTGCGACTGTTCTTGCGCTCTGCCTTACGCTCCGCCTTGCGCTCAGCCTTGCGCTCAGCCTTGCGCTCAGCCTTGCGCTCAGCCTTGCGACTGGGCTTGCGATTCTTGCGCTCAGCCTTGCGACTGTTCTTGCGCTCAGCCTTGCGACTGTTCTTGCGCTCAGCCTTACGACTCGCCTTGCGACTGGGCTTGCGATTCTTGCGATCCTTGCGCTCAGCCTTGCGACTGTTCTTTCGCTCAGCCTTGCGACTGTTCTTGCGCTCAGCCTTGCGACTGTTCTTGCGCTCAGCCTTGCGACTGTTCTTGCGCTCAGCCTTGCGACTAGACTTGCGATTCTTACGAGACACCTTACGAAGGCCACCGTTTTGCTTGGTCGTGCCCAAAGCAGCAGGTTGAATCGGGCCAGGAGGTGCATCCATGCCACTTAAAGATCCAGGGTAAGGTCCAATTCCAAGAGATGACTCAATTTGTGATCCTTGCATCTTATATTTAGGCGTGACAAAATTGATGAACCCAATTCCCTTGTCAGACACCTCACACCATGCGCATTCTCTTCTTTGACACGGAAACCAATGGACTTCCGAAACGACCTGCTCTTACCGCAGCCGATTACCCCTCCATAGTCCAAATTGCATGGCAACTCTGGGACTCCAACAAGACAACTCAAACTCTTCTTAGCAAGCACTCCCACATCATTAAACCTCCCCTTGCCACGGTATGGAATCTTGAATCTCAGCGATTTCATACCATTACGCACCAACAGGCCATCGATGAAGGAGAGTACTGTTCGGATGTGATACATCTCTTGCGAGACGATTTGAAACTAACAGACATGGTGGTGGCGCATAATCTTTCCTTTGACCAAGAAGTCCTGAACACAGAAGTTGAACGCCGGGGAATTCCGCCGCTCCTTTGGCCCGCTCGATCTCTTTGCACCATGAAAACGAGCAAGGACTTTTGTAAACTTCCCTCCCTCTCTTCCTATCACACGGACCCTTACAAATACCCAAGACTGTCTGAACTTTACGATATACTCTTTCATAAAGCGGAAGGAATCGTCTTTCATAATGCAGCCTACGACGTTGAAGCCACACAGAAATGCTTTCATGAACTAGTCCGACGCCGAGTTCTTCGAATCGAAGATCGTCTCTTTCTTGTATGTTTTGGTCCCTTCGAAGAGAGTGCTTGATGCAATAAGCACGCATCCTCTACCTGCTGTTTCATCGCATCCTTTACCCCTGCAAAATGCCCCCCTTCTTTGTCGTATCCCAACAGTGCATGAAAACCCAGTGCTTGTAATTTTGTTACATACTTAACAGATTCATATGGCAAAACCTGTACGTCATAAAAAGCCGTTCTTACAAGAATAAACGGTGCGTTAACCGGTGCAATAGGAATCGTCTCCATCGGCGAAATCCGTTGCAAGGCTTCATAATCTGCAATCTTGTGTAAGGGATCGCCAAATTCCGTGTATTCTAATTCTGTCAAAGGAAGTTTCGGATTACTTGTAGTTCTGATCACATCTACATAGGGTACTTCTGCGTAGACAGCCCCTACAAGAGGTGGAATATGTTGGGCCACTCGAGCCGCTACCCAACCACCCGCCGATCGCCCATAAAACATCGTAGCCTGTTGTGCTATTTTTTGGACTCTTTGTACGTGCTGAATGACTGCGTACACATCGTCAAAGGTATTGTGTTTATTGGCGGCTGTACTCCCCCCTTTGTACCAGGCATCTCCATTCTCCCGTCCACCCCTGGGAAAACCAACTGCCAAACCGTACCCTTTTTGTAACCAAGACAGCCAATGAATAGGATACGACCGATGTCCACTAATACCGTAAGCACCATACGCCTCTACAATCAATCGTTTTGGTGATGATACAGCAGACACAAAGGTATATGGAATTCTTGTTCCGTCTTTGCTTGTGGCATGACCATGTTGTACATGACGAAGTCGTACAGGTTCAGGAAAGGTATACAAACGGCGTTCATCTCGTAAATCCCATATTTCGGATGGTTTGTAAGGCCAATCCAACAGTGCTGCAGGAATACGTCGCATGAGTTGAATGTTATTAGGACGATTGGATTTGAAGATTGGTGTAAATCGGTGAATTTCTGTACTGTAAATATATAAGGATACACAGGCGTCTTTTGTAGTCGTCACCATAAATTCCTGTGCGGACCATGGGACCGCATCGACCAAGAACTCCTTGGCAGGAAAGGAGCGTCGAATTCGATTGATAACGAGAGCATCGTTGACAGCATAGGCTTTTTGTGTAAGGGGAACAATGGTTGTCTCCTTGACCGCTGTTAACCAATGGATCTTTTTATGTGAATGGACGAACCCGCACCGTTGCTTCAACCCATCACTTTCTATGACGAAGACGTCGGATTGCCGTGGCGGTTTCATGATGCTGACCTGTATTCGATGACTCGGTTGATAATGGATCGTAAAAATCGAATGCCCCGTTGTTTTATTACGACATTCAACACCTGAATACCGCAAATAGTTTTCCGCCGTCGTGTACACAATTGTATCTTCTGAAAAGGCAGCGATCGGACCCACCGGTTTCGTATTCCAAACATCACTTCTATATCCCCGTTTATATACCGACAACTGTAAGACTTCCGCACCGTTCCCCACATCCTCAATAACATAGTACAACTCAGAGTCTTGATCAACACCAAAATCTGTGACACCTGTGTGCTTTAAAACCCCATCAAACCAAATGTGAAGCCGATGGCCTCCCCCTGCTTGTACAGCCACCTCTGTTTGATTCCACTGAAAGACCTCATGGGCGGCTTCCACAGAAAGAGGCATCGCCTTGTCGGGTAGTTCTCGCATGAGTCGACGCCACTCGGCTTTATCTACGGCTTTACATTTAGCCAAGTCCCGTGCCCATTGCGACTGAAAGAGCGCAATCTGCGATCGAAAGACCTCGCTCTTTGTATCTTCCAGAACTGCGAGAGGGTCATACAACGTGGCGTGAGGCAAGACACGCCACGGATTCGAATCACCACTTAACATTCTTACATGCTCATGCGAAAATAGTTTGCGTGAGTCCTAGTTTAGTTAGTAGATAATACGACATAGGTATAAAATTAGTGAAGAAACACCACATGGCACCCACATCTTGTCGCTCATAAATCCTCATACTTATCAGTAAGGTGAGAATCATCCCTCCGCCAAACAACAGACCCAATCTTAATGTAGGCATTCCGAGTGCACAAACGATAAAACATGTGGACATATAGACAATCCACATAATCGGGAAAGAATCAAGCGATGTCCAATTCCATACAAGGTGCGGGTCATTATCTTGTGGTTGTGTGCATTGTAAATCTGAAGTATAATGTTTAGTATTGTAAAGAGCAAACAACAGATAACCAAGTATGATCACCCCAATCAAGGGTTTGTAAGTTGTTCTTGGACTCCACGCTAGAATCAATGCACCTAAGACCGCCGGTTGAATGATATTCAACATCATCCCTGTGTACGACACACCTTTGTGATAATTATCACATACTTGATGTCGCCAAAGCAACCACTCTATAAGTTGCATAAAGGCCACATATCCAAAAAAAACGCCAATAATCTGATCAAACGCAGTTCCAAGACTATAGACCAAGATGCCTCCAAATGTTCCAACAAGAAAGGTAAGCATACTGACTTCTTCAGAATAGCACATCTCCTACTATTGGTCTAAACTTTCCGTTCTAGGATAGAATAAACCATGTTACGACGAGGCGCTCGAATCTTAATCCTGTCTCGAAACGGTGGCGCAAAGCGTACTGAAGAGACCGAAGGAAAAGAGCCCCCTCAATGGGGTTTAGGTCAGGATTCTCGTATTGTCGAAGCCCTCTTTCGGGAAGTTCATTCCTCCAAAGACTTTCCTGTCGAATGTATCTTTCACGAGGATCCCCAGTCGTTTTACGGAGGTGGTACGAAACCTAGACAGGTGGATCTGACGATCCATCTGGAAGTACCGTGTCGAGCCGCCTTTCCCTGGTCCACACAGAATTGGGTGATCGTCAATCCCGAATGGTGGCCAACAAAGGCGTGGGATTGGGTCCTGGAACCCGTTGCAAAGGGCGGAGCCGACATGATTCTCTTCAAATCCGAACACGCACGGTCCCTGTTTCCAACGGTGGAAGCCGCTAGATGTAAGGTCATGGCATGGCGCTTCGGACCGGAAATATCCACCGCACTGTCTGCATTAAAAACAACACCTGCGCAGTCCTTTCTCTATATGATTGGTGCTTCTGCACACAAGCAAGACGCAGCCGTCGTAATTTGTAAGGCGTGGAAAGCCAGTTGGCCACCGTTATTAATAGTGGCCACCGATACGATATTAGAGGGTCTACAGAAGATCACAACCTGTCCCAACATCTCCTTCCATCCTCCTTATTCCTCCAATGAGATCCGATCCCAGATTCAAACTACGTATGGATATCATATCGTTGCGTCGACAGCCGAAGGATTTGGCTACACCTTTGCGGAAGCGGCAGCGATCGGTGCCTTGCCTCTGTGGACGGATATTCCTGTATACAAGGAATTGTACACAGAATGCGTGGGTTCCGTCGGTATGATTGAAACGACGGCGTCTTCCGCAGCGTCTTTATGTCGAGACCCTCCTCGCACCTTTACAGAAGCCGCTGTGACGAAGGCCGTGGAGGGACTCCTCGCTTTGAAAGAAGCCGATGCGACAAGAATGAGAGGTACCTTGAAACATGTCGCCACAACTCGTGTCAAGGAGTTTCGTAGCAACTGGAAGAAAATTCTGAACAAGGCCAAGCCTCGGGCTGTTCCAACATCAGTTCCCTTAGCACCTCTTCCTGTATCGGAACTCCCGCATGTAGCAGTCATTACCTTAACCTACAACCGGCCTGGTTGGTTTGCCAATATGGCGCAAAATATCATGAATGCGGACTATCCCCACGAGAAGTTGACGTGGATTGTAGCCGATGATAGCGATGCGAAGGGTCGTGTCGATGAGCAAATCATGCGCTTCCAGAGCGTGAATCCCAAGATTCACGTCATCTATCAATCGATTCCGAAACGAATGGCGATTGGCTCCAAGAGGAATAAGGCGTGCGACGCTGCTCCTACATCTGCATCCGTATTCGTAATGATGGACGACGACGATCATTATCCTGCGCAGTCCATCGCCAACCGTGTAGCGTGGCTTCATGCGGGCAAGGCCGCCGGCATTCAATGTGTATCCTGTGCGGTCTTACCCATGTATCATTCTGGAAAGTATGTAAGTGCGATCAATGTGCCTCCGCTGGCCTTATCACCTGCGGAACGGGTAAGCGAGGCCACACTGTGCTTTACTCGAGAGTTTTACACGGCTCGTAAGTTTCCTGCGGCCATATCGGTCGCAGAAGGCGAAGACTTTCTGGAAGGTCGAGTCGAACAAACAAGGGAAATCCCTCCCGAAGGCGTTATTGTATCATTTTTACATGGTAAAAATGCGACGAGTCGACGTGTACCCGATTTGTCGGAACCCAACGGATGCCACTACGGATTTTCGGACGAGTATTTTGAGTATATAAGCAAACTTGCCTTGGATTAGACCGCTGAACTTTTAAAAATAAGCACTTGAAGACGACCCGAAGGGTCGTCTTGAAAGGCTTTTTTTAATAGATTCAGGGCGCCCTTAAGACTGTGTGAACTTTAAAATGGGCACCCCGGGTGCCCATTTTAAATGTTCACGGGTCTAATTTCTATAGATCAATAAATGATATACTATATCATTAGTTTGATTTTTTTAGTCATTCTGGTCTTGTATCAAGAGCAAAAACGGCTCGTGACATGTAAAACCTACGGGGGTCTTGGTAACCGTGTCTTTCAAGTCTTGGCCGCCATGGGATATGCTGAACGACACGGATACACGTGCGTACTTGTGAAAGAGTTTATTACATCCAGCAAAGAGGATCATGAACAAGACTATATTCGTACCTTACGGGCTCTTTTTCCCTTCTTAGAGGTTCACGACAAGATCAACGACTATGAGGTTATAAAACCCACCGAGTCAGCGTTTGAGTACAAAGAACTACGAGCCTCCTCACAGAATGTGGTGCTGGATGGATATTTTCAATCCGAAGGCTATCTTCCTATTACTGTACCGTCTGTTCGTAGAAGACATGTTCCCCATACATATTTCATCCATGTAAGGGCCGGCGATTACTTGAACAATCGAACACATTATGTAAATTTAGCACGTTATCAACAACGGTGCATTAAGATGATACAGAAAGCCGATCCATCGGCAAAGTTTTTAGTCTTTTCGGACGACAATGATTATGCCAAACATCATATGAAACAATTTGAGATTCCTTACACGCTATCATCGACAAAGACGGCGGAAGATACACTTCGTCAAATGTCGTCGTGTGCCGGTGCCATCTGTGCGAATTCATCGTTGAGTTGGTTAGGGGCCTATTTTCAGAAAGAACCACGAGGGCTTATCTATATGCCCAACAAGTGGATTAATGACGGTTCTAACACCGATGATCTGTATCCTATTTGGGCGAAGAAGGTGTCTGTTACCTAAACCAGGTGAAGAAAGACATCAAAAGAATGAGTTCAAATATTCCAACCATACGCTTTGCCGGTGGTGACGCCACCAGTCCCGCCTTTTTGTACATGAATGGAATGGAAAACTATACAGAACCTCATCGTGAAATGCCTACTATAGATTCTGCAAGTTCTCACTGGACGGGTCCTTCTACGGGTCCGCAGTGGGCGGCACCTAGTTCAGGTCCAGCCGTCTTTGATGATGCGGATGCCGGCTCAGGATCCTTCGAACCATCGATTCAATCCGGTGTAAACAATGTGCTCCAGCATCATATGAATGTAGCAACCTCTATTCTTCCAGATGCCCGTGATATTTTACGACCGTGGAACCGTCGTTTACAAAACACAATACAGCATCAGAGTGCTGCCAACTTGGCCTTTCTAAAATCTGATGAACTTACAACCTTTCCAACAATAGAGCAGCATAATACCTTTTTGAAATCCATTGATACGCCTGGCTTCCTCACCAGTAAGTCATGGCTCCTCTCGAACGTGAAAGAGGTCGTGAATCAGGAAGATGTGTTGGCAGATCTAAGTGGAGTTCTAGGAATCTCGATCCCTACACTCCATCATGTTCTAAGAGAATCGGTTCCTGTTTATCAAACCGTGATTCAAGATATGTTTGCAATGCATAATCGGCTACAAAAGAAGTTGGAACAAACAGATCTCTTAACTAAGAAACTGTTGTCTGTATCGATGGACGATTCTTCGGATCTACCTGAATCAGAAGCCCTCCGAACAGCCATCCTTAACTATGCATCATCCCAATACGAGGCTTTCGGAATAAAGAGGGATTATATTGAACTATGTACCTTGTACAGCAAATATCAAGCGCTACGATCTGTATTGCTATTGCGTCAAATTACTGAATCGAGTCCCCCAACATGTACAATATGTATGAATGAATCTGTCAATATGACTCTCATTCCTTGTGGTCACACCTTTTGCAGCCCCTGTGGTAGTAAGCAGAGATCAACATGTTATATTTGCCGTGTTGGGATTCGAGACCGACAGCGTTTGTATTTTTTGTAGACTTCTAAATAAGAATGTATTGGTCTGTGCTACCGTTTCCCTTCAATTACGCCAGTCTATGGCTACAAGGTGCCTGGAGTAAGGAAAAGAACCCAGGTCAATGGCTTGTCCTTCCTGAACCACCAAAAGTTCGTCCAAACCGTAAGACTCGAAAACAGGTGCGGAAAAATTGAAACCTAGGGTATGCAACATGACACGGCAATGTCTTTCATCCTTTCACCTGGTACCAGAGTTATTACGAAAGATCCCTTAATTAAATATGCGATCATTGTCAAACATATCGAACAAAAGGACTATACAGGGCTGTGGGGAACTCATGATGCGTCTACACGCATGTATCGTATTGTGGATGCGGTAGATGGCGTTCATTATGCGGATCTCTTTGACGCCTTCTTTCGATTGCCACTACGGGGTGAGGCGTTTCCGATAATTCCTTATACAAAGATTATCAAAGCCTTGTATAAGACAGGTGTAACCTATCACTGTGATGAGACAGCGACGGTGTAACCGGTCTAAACCTTTATCACCGTAATAGAATAGGAATGTCACTTATCCCTACAGACGGCGGTGCTAGTACCTCAGAATTGCCAACCTTGTTAAAACGATGGATGACGGTACAAGAGGAAATATCGACACTCAATAATGATTTAAAACAACGAAAGACGCAGGGCAAGGCGCTCAAGGATGTTATATTACGAATTATGGAATCAAATCGAGTTGTACAACTCAATGTAAGTAAGGGAACAGTACTCCATAAGACACGAGAGGTAACAGAGCGAATTACGAATGACTATTTATTGAAACACTGTAAGGATTTTTTCAATGGGGATTTGGAACGGGCTACACTGTTAGTGGCGTATTTAGAAGAGCACCGAGGCACTATTACCAAGCACGACTTGAAACTGAATGTAACACGGGGTGAGGATGATCGACTGTCCCATTCGTCTTAGTTTTTTTTCAAGGGGCGGAGTAGAACATGCAAGCCGCCCTTTCAAATATGACCGTTGCCGCCATTTCCCAAACAGAGACCTTTGCGAACCCTAACGGCTTGCCCGGTCCCGGCGCCTCCGCCATTGGCTCCCTCGTAGCAGCCATTCTGGTGTTTTTGCTCTTGTTGCTGTTTGGCCAATACTTGTGGAACAATGCCTTGGTACCCCTTGTCAGCGTCGTCAAGCCTGCCAAGTCGATCTTTGAAATCCTTGGTGTGGCGATTCTGATTGCGCTACTATTTCCTGCTTAAACGTTTATAAATAAGTTACGAACTAGAAAGGTTTAGAAAGTCTAAACACTTCTAGCAATGTACACGCTGCTATGGAAGCCCGAAGGTGTAACACGCAAAGTTAATACATGGACAGATGTTATTACCTATTTGTCGACTCTTACAGTCCCTCCCAAATCCATTTCCTTAGTGACCTCCAAAACAAAACAGAATTGTGAAGTAGGTCCAGAACGCTTACTTGTCTTGTTGAATGAAACGGGGGGTGTCACCAATACACTCTATGTAAGTTACTGCGCTGAACCGAAGGTTCAGGCCTTACAGCCCTGAACCTGTCGGTTGAACCGAAGGTTCAACCAGGAGGGAAGTAGCCTTACAGGCTACTTCCTGTCAGCAATAGAATGGACCAAAGGTCCATTCTATTGCTTTAAGGGTTCAGGGCTTACAGCCCTGAACCCGTCATATCAATCAGATCATGCTGAACCTGCCGCACGTACGCCCGTTGTTCTTCTTCTACTTCCTCGGGAGAACTCGGAACATGCGAGGTCTGTAATTGAACCAGTGTGCCCATACTGTAACCAAACCCCTCTCGAAATCCTGCCACAGTCAGTAAAAAGATGGATAGTAAAAATACAGAATATAGAAAGGTGTTACGATGCATTCTACTATTCGGCAATTAATTCATACTTCTCCAGCAATTCCTTGGGCGGAGAAGGACCTATCTTCTTTTTCAAAACGACCATACAGTTGTCCGTCGTCTGATTCACGATTTCAAAATAATCCAATACAATATGATAATGCGGTCGAATTAGAAAGTCGTCGAATAAAATCACACAATCCTTTGATACGACATCATAACATTTGAGACAGCAGGCAACACGAAATCGGCCGTCAATCAAGACTACATCCAAGGACCGTTGATCCTCGGGACTCAGGGTTCGAATGACATCGCTATAGACTCGCCAATCATCCTGCGTACTTCCTAGTCCAGGATATCCCCACGTATTCGGTAAGGTCTTCACATCGCAAAATCTATATTCAATCCGATCTTGTTTAGGAATCATCGTCTTTAATTTCATATGCCAATCCAAGTCACTTTCCACAGAGATGATTCGTGTAAGATTTGTGCGTAAATTGGCTTGTACCGTCGATCCACCGGATCCATATTCCAAGTAGCTTGTAGCCTTCTCCAACTGTTTGTAAAACATGCGCCGATCGAGTGGCTTCATAAAGGGTTCCATTATTTTAGACACGGCCTGTATGTTTAGATCGCTAATCTTCCCACTTGTACTTCTGTTTCGCATGATATACAAGAACTCCACCCATTAAGATATTTGGAATAAACCATGTCATGTCTTCTATAGTGCCGTCATGAGAGGTTAAAAACAGATGATCCATTACATCCGGTCCAAAGTTCGTCCCTACATTCATGTGATGCTGCTTATGCGTTTGAGATCCAAGTATACTGTAGTTCACAATATGCCCAGACACGTATCCAGCCAAATACAGAAGCAAGACGGATTTGGGCACAAACCAGACGTTGGTCACACTTTGCAATAAGTACAGCGCCATAAACATACCTGTATCACTCACAGTTTCCAAACATAATTCTAGCCATCGAGGCAGGGCCTTTTCAGGACCGTGATGAAAACGCCAATGTGTATTCAAGGCTCCAATGATGCCGTCCTTCGGTAACTCGTGTAACGCCCTATGTATAAAATAAATCCATGCTGTCGTAAACATGAGACCAATTGTAATTTGTATAAGATTGCGGTCGGGATAGGCTATGAATACAGCGACCAACCATATAACAAGCCAATTGGGTGCCCATTTGTAAAAGAATTTATGTATCATCTACCTTGATCTCGTATCTTTCAGATACCTGATCAAACTTATTATTATAATGAATCTATATATATTGAGGATTACCATGAATGGTGTAAGGCGCAGGAGTATCCAACATACCAGGGACCAGGTAGGCCGGATCCCTCGCACCCTTCGGTGTATCCATATTCACATGAAGACTGGTGCAGGTCTGAGCGATTTGCCTGGAGGCCCGTTTCGTCACATTGCGAAACATCTGTAAGGCATTCGCCCGTTGCGCCTCCGTCTGTGCCAGTTCTAGAACCAGCACAGTACCTCGTCGCTCAAACTTGTCAATCGCAATCTCCAAATCACGACTGCGCATCGCACCCTTCAAGCAACGATTTACAAAGGACGCCGCCGGCTCAATATCGTGTTGAGTGACGAAAGGCAGTTGAAAACTGCTATACGCACCTGCACCACTGCTCGTCACATCCGCGTCAATACAGAGCATCTTTTGTAAGATCAGACTCAACTCCGCAAAGGCTTCGGGATGATGAGGCTTGGAAGACCGGAGGCCTTCCATTAGTTTCGTGGCTTCGGGATCCCTCAAAAAACATTTGGGAAACACCTCGCCTTCCAGCGCAATCGTCGTAAATCCCTCTGCATCTTGCTTCTGTTGTTTCATAACATTCAAGCCTAGAACAAGCCCTAGGACAACAGCGCACACAAAGGCTACAACCGCATATATCATGGAATTGTTAGACGCCATTATTCAAGGCGTGAGAATTTCTATAGACCCGCCGCAATCTTCCAGGACTGCTGCAGTTGTCGAGCCGTTTGAACAATCTTTCGGCAGACAATCGCTAGAACAGAGCGGGCCGTTTGCTTATGAATCTCACTGTCTCCCTCTGTAAATCCAATGCGCACAAACATCTCCTTCCTCAAGGGATGAGGAACCTTGTATCCCGCATATGTAATCTTTGGCTCCTCCGTTCCTGCAACATGATCTTCGATGAGTATGGTCTCCAATAGATTTCCTAACGTATGACCCTCCTCCTTGAAGGTGATATCAATACAGGGAAAGCGAGCATCGCCGACAGCCAAGGTTACATTGTCTGCTAAGGTCGTATCCAGATTACTGTATTGCTTCGCCATCGCCTCTAACGCAGCGAGTCCGGCTTGTACAATCGCTGGAATGGGCTGTATTCCCGCTGATTCGATCGTAAAGGTAAAGTCGTTAGGCTCTCCCTTCTCATCTGTCTTGTAACAACGAGCGATCTCCATAGTGTTAAATTCTCTTGTCAGCGCCGCCTGCTTATCACCATCCAAGTCTTCCCACTTGACCGCCTTTGTATTTTCGGCCAACTTGGCCAGTTCCTCCTTGGTCATGCCTTCCTTGACGTAAATCTTCTTCGTATTTCTCAACCACTTTGTCTTGACGGCTTGAATCTTGTCCGGATTGGAATCCAAGGTATAGCCATAGGCGCAGACCGTAACCGGAGACCAACGACTATTCTCTGCACCAATGGATACGGACGCCTTGGCTGTAAAGGCCAGACGCTGGTTTTTTGCTGACGGATTCCATTGAGGGGCCAACTCGATAATAATGGACGTATCCCCTGTCACAGGATCGGGAGGAAAGAATTCCGCCGTATTCTGCTTCACGGGCTCCTCCAACGGATTCTCTGGATTTCTCTTCCACACCTCAATATCAGAAGCACACACATCAATCGACTTTGTTGTCTTGTTTTCTACATCCAACCGAAATTCATACAACTCGGAATTATACTCCACCGGATTGGCTCGAATGAGGAGCAATCCAACACGGTGAACAACCATTTCCATCGGCAAGTAGGACGTATTTTCTGTTACAACCACTTCCGACTTATCAGCCGGTTCTGTACGAAAGGCAACCGATGGCGTATGGGACAGAATACAACGTCGAATTACATTTGCGTATGTTATATTTGTATTCTCAAAACGAAAGGTTGCATTCGTCTTGTATCCACTATCTCCCAGCAAGGCATGCCCGTCTTCTTTGTAATCCGCAAACATCTCTGATCTATCTGCCGATTCTCCAACGGAGGATTCAACTTTTTGCGCTCAGATTGAATTTCTGGAATCGCAAGAAGAAGCAATAGGATTCACAGATGTCCAAACATACACTTTATTACAGCACCCGGTGTCGATTCAGTCAAGCGTTTTTGGAGGAACTTGCGACGACACCCTTTACATCTGAATTTAACTTTGTCAACGTCGATCCAAGTCCCAAACGTCCTCCTCTTCCGTCTTGGCTCAAGTCCGTTCCCTCTCTGATCGTCGTCGGTGAATCGACGCCCCGAGTAGGACCCGGTCCTGTCAATAATTGGCTCTTTGAGCGTAAGATGGGTGGCGGCTCCACATCAAGTAAACCCGCTATCAACACCTTAGAAGAACGCAGTCTAGCCTTGCCCGTGTACTCTCCCGATATTGCTTCAAGACCGGCTGTTACGGCACGGGGTGATGCAGGAAGGGGAACGGCTCCTATGAGTGCTAGTGATGTAGGACCTATGGCGAATGCTAGTTCTTCTGGTTCTTCTTCTGCTGCTGAAGGACCCAATGCCTATCACAGTGCTGAAATGGCCTCCGGCAAATGGTCGGACGCCTATTCCTTCATTGGCGACGCCTTCTCCGCTGAAAAGGGTTATGATCCCATTGAACGTAACTTTCAGTCGCTTCTCGGTGGACCTATTATGGGGGCTCCCACAGCACCTGTAGAGAAGCGCTCTCCGAAAGAAGATGCACTGATCAAAGACTTTGAGGCGTATAGCAAGGCTCGTGATCGAGATGTCACTGGACCGCCCAAACGCCAGTAAATCCGCTTTCGCAAAAAAATGAAACTTCCTTTGCGGTCTTAGTGTAGAACTTATCCTATGACCACACCCATTTCGGCCTTCAACAATCAACTCCTCAACTTCATCGAGGATCTGACACAATCCTATCCAGAAGAGACGGATTTGAAGAAGGCACTCGACTCCTTGCAGGGCCTCCGCAAATTAAACCCTAAAATCATTCACACCGCCTTTATGGAGTATATCTATCCCGATTTCCATGGCCCCGTCAAGGCGGAAGATGAAGCCGCCCTGATTACAAAGGCGAACACCATCTTGAACGGCGAGCACAAAGACTACGCCTTTGCTTACGTAATCTTTCAAAAGCATTGGTCTACCATGACGGAGGCGAACAAGAAGGCCATCTGGAAATGGTGTAAGGTCATTGTGGTGTTGGCGGAACGAGCAGCGTCGGCATAAAGTGCCCATGCGTTCTTGATGGAGAAAGCATCTCTTCCAGACTGTCAGAATGCCCGTTTCTTTTTCTACAACGTACGCACAGTTCATACAGGAATTGAAGGACACCTTTCCTGAATTCCTTCCTGCGCTCGTCGTCGCCGCCGATCTATCGGATGCGCAAGCGCAGTTCACGGCTCTCTGGCATCCCTATACAACGGATGTTGCCGCAAAGAATGCGAGTATTTTTACGACGGAAGGCATTGATCTCGTGCCCGGTGTCAAACTTACGGCCTCCTTGTGGTCTGAACTGAGCACCAATACACAGAATGCGCTATGGAAGTATATCAGTTCCTTATTACTCCTTGCGGCCACAGAAGATGATTCTCTCTGGGATCTCTCGGGCTTCAAGACCTCCTTATCCACGATGATGTCCCATTTGTCTAGCACGGGTGTCGATGTATCAGGTTCGCCTTTTTCCTTACCCGACGGCTTTGCATCCTTGTTCGAGAAGTTGGGCTCCATGGGTGTAGGAATGCCCGGTCTTGGTGCTGGGTTCCCTGATCTAAGCGGAGCCCTCCCCAACTTCAAAATCCCCGAGCGTCTCTTCAAGGGTCATATCGCCAAGATCGCTGAGGAACTTGTAAAGGAGTTCAAACCCGAAGACTTTGGCATCAATCCCGAACTGTTGGAGAGCAAGGATCCCGCCCGTGTCTTCACTTACTTGCAAGAAGTCTTCACGAAGAAGCCCGAAATGCTCATGAATGCCGCACAGAAGATTGGTAAGAAACTACAAGCCAAGTTTGCTCGTGGTGATATCAACCGTGACGAAATCATAAAGGAGGCGGAGGAACTGATGAAGGAATTTTCGGACAATGACGCCTTCTCCTCTCTGTTTGGATCCCTTGGTGAAATGTTCAAAGGCAGCGAACCCGACGGATCTCCCTCTGCCCGTCGTCGTGAAGTCCAAGAACGTCTCCGAAAGAAGGCGGCCGAGAAAAAGGCGAGGACGGAAGGCGCTACTACCAACACTCTGGTCGTCGATAGTCGTGCAGCAACAGCAGCAACAGCGGCTGCTGCAGCCGCCACGGCTGAATTGCTTGAAGAGGAAGAAGCCTCCAAAAAATCAAGTACAAAATTCATACTAAAAAAGAAGCGATAATGTAAGATGAGTGCCGAGTCCTTTCTGTGTGTCCCCTTTTGGCTAGAGTCGCCCTCTATCCTTGTAAGTCAAGCCGCAGATTTTTTTCCTTTTTCAAAGGCTGCGCAACTGTGTACATCGACCGCCTTGAATAGTCTCACCCGCTTTGGGCTTTATTTCGGAATCCTATTAGCAATCTTGATGCGCAAATCAACCTACTTGCTCATTCCTCTCGGAATGGCTATCATCAGCGTGGCTCTGTATTACTCCATGAAACAAAACAACTCGTTGAAAGAAGGATTTGAAAACACCATCGTGACTCCTACACTGATTGGTCGTAAACTCAGTCCCGGTGAGACACCTCTCAATATTATAGGAGGTCAAGATGTCTCGGATAAGGTTATAACGGACGTCATTGGTACCGCAAATCGCACGTCTCCTACAGCCGCCAATCCCTTCATGAGTGTGCTTGTGAATGAGATTCTCGACAATCCCAAGAAGGCGCCGGCGATGTCTGTGGATAATCCACAGATGGCAAGAGCCATGTCGGATCAGTTCCAAACTCGCATGTACGGCGATCCCAGCGACGTCTTTCAACATACACAGAACCAGAGGACGTGGGTCGCTCCTCCCATTACCTCGATTCCCAACGATCAAGGATCCTTCCAAGACTGGCTCTTCCGTGTCCCAGGCCCTACCTGCAAGGAGGGTAATACCGCTGTTTGCCGCACGGGCACAGAGGGTGGACAGGTGACATGGATTTCAGCACCATAAGAGCTACGCTCTTATGGGGGCCTCAGACTATCCTTCGGCTTTGCCGAAGGATAGTGTCGGCACCATAGACTTCTGAATTTAAGGCTAACACTCACAGTTCCTATAACAACGTAATTCGTTGATATAAGAAAAAACAAGTAAAATAAGATGAGTTACGTTGTAAGTTTATCGCCACCCAATCGCAATCGTGTAAATCATCATAATACAGAAAAACATCACATTTCCTGCACCGATCGGATTACAGAAGAAACGCCAGACACTCGGTATTGGTTAACGATTGAAGAACGAATGAAACATGACACGTCAAAATATGCTATATTCAAAGGTCTTCTTGAAAAAGATAAAGAGGTTATTATAAAATTGGGTCCTTCTGTACTTCAACAGGAATACCTTATTGGAGAAACCTTAGCAACTCTAGAATTACCAACCTTCTTACGACACACCTGTATATTTGACTGTTTAGATGACAGACAAGAATTATTTAATAAGCACATTGTTCCACCGTTTTTGTGTAAGAAAACAGGAGATCCAATTCATATTTTGGTTATGCCATTCATAACGGGACTTCCTGCAATCGATTATGAGTGGACAAGAACAAATATTGAAGGTCTCAAAGTGGTGTTTAAACACCTTGTTCTATCCTTATTTACAGCATTTCAACGCTTCGGATTTATTCACGGAGACTTACATCCTGGAAATGTCTTACTTCAACCTATAGAAAAAGACATACAAATCAAATATGGTGTATTTGGCGATCTGAATACACATGGATACTTACCAATTGTTATGGATTACGATATGTCTAATTTACGAACAACAAATCCTTGTTTGATCTACAACGACTTACATATATATATTAAAAACGTTTCAGCGAACATAAAAGATATTCGTTTGAACGATAGAGACATCTTGAACTTTTTGGAGGAATTACAACTACGCTCAACATTCCCTACAACAGAAGTATGTCGAAGAATTTGTGACACAATTAATATTATGACTGTCAAATTTGTATTGTCCGAACTACCAAGACCAAATTTTACAAAGTCTCATTGGCCGAGAAAAACAAGAACGAACACAAAAACAAGAAAACATACTCACTAATAATAAGATGGCGCCATGTAAAACAAGTCCTTTTCCTTGGAACGCAAAAAAAGTGGCCAAATCCCCCTTTCGTACCTTGAAAACAGCAAAAAATGTGGAACGCCGGTTCCATCGTGGAAATTCTGTAGGATTTACCGCAAGGTCCTCACTCAAATCGCAAGGGCGTGTGCCCCGAGCCAACGGTTGTTATACGTTGGGATCTAAATATGCTTCTCGCACTCGCAAAACACGACGATAAATGAGAGGAACGAGAGTGTGCTGGGTGTTTTGAAGAACAAACATGGGTTGATCGTCTGTTTCTATAATGATTCCCCATACTCGCTTGGCAGCCGGTTGTGCCAAGGCATATTGAATGGCTTTTGAAATCCTCGCCGTCGAGGATGTCGAAAGACGCCGGCTTGACGCCTTTGTTGTAAGAGAATGGTAAACTCCATTGGTGTGTATGGAATAAGGAATATCACGAATGCTGACGACAGACGCCACCGAAGGAGTAAGAGCAGAAGAAACAACAGATAAAGACATGGGAAAGACTAAGACCGAAAAGCAGAGAAAGGATTGGTTGCTCATCACAAGCCAGGAAATGGCGCATCAATTTTTTTCAAACGCTCACCGTCACAAAAAAAAACAAGATCCCACGCTAGAATCATGTCTGTAGCACCCTTTCCTCGAGGAGGTCCCACGGCCCCTTATGAATTTCAGATAAATTCCTTCACCCGTACCTTGGATGACTCTTGCGAGGTAGCGCAACAGTTTCGTGATCAAACAGGTCCCGGTGTCTATCAAACGACCAATCTTGTCCCCAAGCAATCTGCTGCCGCTGCCGTCGAGTATCCTAATCCTACACTGCTCGGTCGTGAGGGGTTTGGTTACAACAATGCGCAAATTGATAGCGACAGTTCCCTTCGTGCAAATCCTACACTGGAAGGACGATCCCGATGCCCTCTTCACGTTCAAGCCCGTCCTTTTACCACCGTTCCTTACATGGGCGGCGGTAAGGGAAATCCCGATGTCGAAAGCGGCTTGATCTATGCTGAATTTGGTCGTGTTGATCGTCCCTGCGGCACCGTCACAGAGACCTTCTTTTCCAACCAATTTGTACCTCTCATTCCTCACCTGTCCCAACATATTCAGAATCCTACCAATCTGGTTCCCGAGGCGGCGGCTCGTGGTTGGATCCGTGGCGGTATCCCTAGTCGTCAGTTCATTCGTGACATTAACTGCTAAGGTGACTTGTCAAGTCACTTAAAGATCTGTTGCTAAGCAACAATTGGGGAGGAGGTGTTATCACTCAGTAACACCGATTCCCATGCTGTTTTTGCACAGTGGTAGTGCACCTGTCTTGTAAACAGGAGGTCGTGGATTCGATTCCCACAAACAGCATAAAACAGGAGGTCCTAACAAATCCGCTTTGCGGATTTGTTAGTCAGCCTACATATTTGCGCAAAGCGCAAATATGTAGGTTCGTGGATTCGATTCCCACAAACAGCACCATCGTTTCGATTCCCTTTGGGAATGGAAACGATTAGGTTAAGAAAATAAATGTCCTCTCATGTCAGAATGAATACTGAAAGTATGCCAAGTCCCTGGACCATATCGTGGAACCGCATCTGGTCAACTGACGGCGCCACCGTCAAGGACGAGCAAAACGTCGGCATGTTTGGTTACACTCAAATACCCGGCAAATTCGAGAATCCCCAAGCCCATCGTAACGCCCTCGGCCTTGTCGGCGGTAACGAGGTCTCCATCATCCGTGGATCCCTGGTCGACCTAGAATCCGATCTCACGTGGCGTACCCGAGCACTTTCCAAGGCCATCCCTCGCCAATATCAACCCGCTTGCCCTCTTGGCGCCAACGGCTGCCCCGACTATCCTCCTAACTACACCTTTCAGGACAAGTCCACGGGTGTAAAGACTACGGTTGACTACTCACCCAGTCATCTTCCTACAGGTCAATTTACCACCTATCCCGGTGTACCGAATCCTAAGACACTGGTTGTCCAAACAGCCTATCCTAATCGCTTCTAACTCGGTTTATTTTTAAATCAATATCATCTTACATCGTAGATGTTCGCTGATATTTCCAAACCTTCCGCCACCTCCTACATAGTAATCTTGGTTGGCACAATCTGCATAGAACTTATAGTCCTCTTTCTGATCCGATTTAATGCCGATTTTTTTGGTCAACCTATCAACGATTGGTATAATGAATTTAGTCTCAATGCCGTCATTGCCGATGTTCTAAGTATGGTGCTTGGACTCCTCGTGTCACAAGCAATATACGGATTCCTTGGACTCCCATGGAATCTCGGTTTATTTATAGGCATTGTTGTCGCCTTTCAACTATTTCATGATCTATTTTTCCACTTCTTTGTGGTGACACCGATTCCCGAAGGCCATAATGCGATGATTGATGTCTTTAAACGTTATAATGCACATGGTTCATACAGAATATTGATTGTGGACAGTTTGATGATGACTGGATCGGCACTGGTAGCATCCTTCCTCGCTACACAGCCTATTGCTGTATCACTCTTCACAGGAACGTTTGCCGTATATTCGATTCCGTACATCCTAGCCACCCGAAACAAGTTTTCCAAAGTCTAAACCTCTTTCTATATAGAAGTATATGTCTGATAATGGAATATACTATATAAAAACATCTGTTGGAAACTTTCGTGTAGAAAAAACAAGTGATCACCTGAAAGTGGGCGGAACTCGTTTTTGTGTAGAAATAAAATTTGACAAAAAATTATAGTCCAAGTACCCGGTTTTGATACATGTTACAATGAATACTCCTTAGGGTTCAATCAAAAATAAAACCAGAGAACAGAAGAGAATGGAAACGTTGAAGAACCAATCGTTCACCCGGCGTCAATACGACGGATGCAAGACGACTGATGACATCCGTGTGACCACGGGCCCTGGTCGTTACCAAATCGGTACGCCTCCCCAGTACGCCACCGCCTCTTTTGCACCCGAACCCACAATCCGCCAACAGATGTGGGGTGCGAGTCTCAACAGTCAATTCATCAAGACGGATGTGGAGTCTGATCTGCTCAATCTGAATCGTCCTACCACCAAGACCATCTGTAATCAATACGATCCTTCTACCGATAAGATCAACCAGGCCCAACCTGAACTGATGCAAGAAGAGTCCTTCCCTCAAACCTTTTCCCGGCTTGTCGATCCTCCCTGTACCATGAGGGCCACCGGTTGGAACCGATGGGAATGGCTCTGCGAAAACCCCCAGGAAAACGCCATGGTTCCCTTTGATTGGGCCATTACGACACGACTCCAACAGAAGGATCAGTATCGCCCCTGTATTCCTACTCCCATCGGGCCCACTGCAGTTATCCCTACACCTTCTGCCAATGCCTCTTCGATGGGTTCTCTCTATCCCGGCCCTTATTCGAATCAAATTGCGTCCTCCAGTCGCAATGCGCCTGAGACAAATGTGCGCACGGTTCCTCTTCAACCCTCCGTGATCCCAAGATCTCAAATGGCCAACATGAATCCTCCCAGTATGGGATTTGCGCCTACGAATTATATGGCACGAGCATAGACGTTTACACATTCAATGTGTATCAGTCTCTTAACCTACGGTCAAAGGAACAGTGAAAATGAAACACTAGGGTAGAAGGTTAGCATGGAACCAGCAACGTTACTTGGAATGCTTGGTCTGGGGTATTTCATGTCCCAAGATGCGAAAGCCCCTGCAGGCAAAAAGGTCGAAGGATTTGAAAACACTAGTACTCCGAATGGTCGTGATAACTCTACCTATCAACGAGGCATGGATCCCGCCGCCGCTGATCGAACTCCCGCCGGTGCGCCTACTATTCCTGGTCTGCCCCGTACCGCTAACTTCAGCGCCAGTGGCATCTATGATATTCAACAGCCCCTACCCTCTCTGACCTCTTACAAGCGAGAACCCTATATGTCCCCCAATCAGGGCGGTGAACTTCATTTTCCCATTTCCTCTGTGGAGATGCCCGCCCAATTTACAACCCAGTCAGCGTCTCTCCTACAAATGCGTCCCGACCGTTGGGAAGACGCCACGGATCGTCCTGCCTTTGTATCCCCTCTTACAGGGATTGAATACAAACAGGGCGAATTCAAGCACGCCAACATGGTTCCTTTCTTCCGAGGCCAACTCACACAGAATTCTATCGATACGGCTAACAACCAGGTACTGGATTCCTATACAGGATCTGGTAAGACCATGTATTCCAAACGTGAAATTACCCCTATGTTTGAGCCCACTAAGGAGCCTATGGACGTCCCGTTTGGTACTGAAATTGCAACAGATTTCTTACAAAGTCGTTTTGTAGAGCCCAAGAATCGTGGTGGTGAGAGACCTGTCGAGCCCATTCGTGTTGGCCCTGGTCTCGACGACGGCTTTACACAACTGCCTTCCGGCGGATACCAACAGCAGGCCGGCGAAGAGTTCTTGATTAAACGTATGGCTCGTACAGATGATTTGCGTACTGCGAACAATCCTAAGGTGACGTTCTTGACACCTGTTGTGAGAGGTGCGGCTGTAGTGACGGCTCCTACAGCACCTGAAGACATTGGCGAGGTTCGACGATACCATCCTGATAAGTTTTACCTGAATCAGGGCGGTGAGCGCAACTTTGTAACCGTCGGCGCTGATCAAAAGGCTACCGTCCGTTCTGTTCAAGTCGTCAAGAACACCACACGTCCTGATACAAGCAAACCTTACGAGGGTATTGCTGGTCAGGCGGAGGGTAAGGCGACCTATACCATTGGCTCCACTCGCACGCCCTTGGCGAAGCAGATGGGTTCCTGGGGCTTCCGTAACGCAGATCTTACAAACAACTTTAATCCTGATACAGATGCGCAGGAGAATGACTACGGTAAATCTGGTGTTGAGATTCTACCTAACGAGCGTTTTTACACCGGTGAACGAGTAATGGGTCTTAACTTGAAACCCGATGAACGAGAGGTGGCACTGCCCCAACAGGACTTTGTGCGTCCTACTCGTGCAGAGGAGACGATTGACTTGAATCGTGTCGGTATCGTCATGCCTGGTAACGGTGTAGCGCCCAAGTTGACGGTGTACGATCCCAACGATGTAGCCCGCACAACGATTCGTGAGACGACAGAGGATAGTGATTACATTGGTATTCAGGGTATGGGCAATCACGCACAGAAGTTGACGGTGTATGATCCCAATGATGTTGCTCGTACCACCATTCGTGAGACGACGGAGGATTTCGGATACTACGGTATTGAGAGCCCTGCAGGAACAGCGCAGAAGTTGACTGTGTATGATCCCGATGATATCATGCGTGTAACAAATCGTAATACCCTTGATGACTGGGATTGGTATCGCAATCTGGGGTCTGTCTATTCAGCGGAGAAGGATCAAACGAATGCCCGTAACATGCGCCAATACAAGCAAAAGGAGACGGTCGCAGCGGGCCGTACCCCCAAGGGTTCCAATGTCAAGTTATTCAACGGCGAGGACAATATTCACTTGACTTACCGTAAGTTGACAGCGGATTCTGTGAATGATCGTGCGCAGTTCACAGATCGTGTTGCCGGCATTCCCTCGTCCAAGGAGGTTCTCGGTGTCCAGCGCCCTCGGTCCGTCTTGAAGTTAGATGTATCGGCTATACGAAATGCGCCTATCTTTGTACAATCGTTAGAGACCAATCCGCTAGTCATACCCCTGCACAAAGCAGCACTTGTGGGTGGAAAGAACGCTATCTAATAGAAAAGGTACATTGGTGTACTAATCATTCAGTGGTCTAAAAGTTCGAGCCTTCCTACATCGTAGGAATGCTCGATACACCTCTTTACGATCCCCATGTGCCCAAGACGATCTCAGATCTAGTAGGAAATACAGATATCTGGTCGGCCCTATACACACAAATTCGTGCGCAGAAGGCCGGTCACCTCGTATGTATTGGACCCGCAGGATGTGGCAAATCCCTGTTTTTTAAGTTAGCCCTCGATGGATACAAGACGTTTTTCATCGATTGTACAGCCAACAGTGGACTCCGAGATTTACGGGATCCCATTCGTACCTTTTCACGAGGATCTAAAATGGGAGCGGAATTACGATGGATGGTGTTTGAACACGCCGATGCTCTGTCCTCTGATTCCCAAGCCTTCCTGCGTCGATGCCTTGAAACGTCCTCCAACACCACTCGAGTCGCCTTCTTATGCCGAGACGCAGGAGCCATGGCCGAACCTATCCTGAGTCGCACGACCTTGGTGACAGTGGCGGCGCCCGAAGAAACAGAGATTGTGTTTGAAATTAATCGCCGCACTGACTTTTCTCTACCGGTAGCAACTGTGGAAAATATAGCGATGCGTTCTTACGGAAATGTACGCACAGCCTTGTTAGAAGCCCTCGCAATCAAACACTGCCACTTGACCGTAAATGATACACTGATTCCGGCACTCTTGTCCGCAAAACCTACAGGGGGTGATTCGGCGGCCTGGATTCAGTGGGCGATTGCGACCGAAACAACCTGTCGCAGTCAAGGCATTGACTTACGAGATGTATTGCGACGGGGCTGGCCCACACATCCTGCTGTATCCATGGCCTGTGCCGCCTGGTCCCGGCTTGGTGGAACCAGTCCTCGAGCCCTATTTTTCACCTGTATCTCTGCGGTTAAAGCGTAGGAACTGAATCAACTCTCTTGGTTAGAATGGAATCCGTAAGCATGTATTCTGAAACTCGTAACGAGTATATGAAACAACTGTGTACCTGGGTCGTTCCGTCCCTTGTCCAATTCTTTCGTCACGAGTATGATGTTTTAGCACAAACTCACGGCAAGAAGACCATGATGGCGTTCCAAACGTATTGTGCCGAAGTCCCCCGATGGAATCAAGACATTATTGATGAACATGTCAACAAGATCTTGGACGGTTGCCGATGTGATTACGTAGAGGAATTGGTGACTGCCGTCTTTATTGCGCATACCAAGATGTTGACAGCAGTACGCATGAACAACAAGCAGAAGAAGTTGCAGATTACCTTGCCCAAGTTGGACCATTTCTTACACCGTGTCTTTGTCGAGTGCGCACGGGCCTTATGGAAGGCGCCTTTTTTGCTGTCGACGGAACTGTCAACGATTGAGCGTCAGAAGAACATCTTACAACTCGAATCGATCTTTTCAGAATCGATGAGCAATGCTGTAAGATCCTTACTCCCTGTTAAATCCATTCTTCGTGAATACTTAGACGAAGGCGAGGACGCCGATGTAAAGGAACCAGAAACAAAGGAGAAGGAAACAACTATAGAGGAAGAAGAAACCAAAGGTGAAGCACCAGAGGAAGCAGATGTAACAGAAGTAGCAGAAGAAAAAACAGACGACGCTGAACTAGCAGAAATAGCAGAAATAGCAGACGCAGCAGACGCAGCAGAAGCAGCAGAAGTAGCAGAAGTAGCAGAAAAGGTAGAAAAGATAGAGAAAGCAGTCGACGAGTCTGCTATGAAGCCAAAAGCAAAAGTCGTAAAGCCAACAATCAAACTAGAAAAGATGGAAACCCCTCCAGGAGCCCCTACACCTGTTGGATCGGATCATACTGTCGCACTCCCTACAGCAACAAATGGGTTTCAAGTCGAAAAGGAACCTGAAGCACCTACCATGCAGATTGAAACAGAACCCACTGTGCATTTTACACCCTATGATACTGTCTACGATGAAACAACGTCCTCAATAAGCGAGATCCGCTATGCGCCCAAACTGAGTGTCGAGGAGAAGCCCCCTTCCACCTGGGGTATGGATCCCGACGAGGATCTGGGACCTACCCTTGTTATTTCAAGTGGTGAATCCGATATTGGGAGTGACGATATAGAAGATTTAGAGGCTCCTGTAGCACCAGTCGAGGAAGACATCGACGCTCCTTTGTCGACCACGAATGACTTTGTAGAGTTAGTCTAGACCAACCGGTCTAATTGCGGTAGGAAAGATAGACGTTTTTCATACAACCACTAGAACCCCCATGCAAACTGCCAGCCTTCTTGTAATTACACTTGTAGGTGGACTCGTAATTCCATTTGCAGTAGCCGGTTGGACCTCCTACAATGATGGTAAACTCCCGGATGTGAAACTGCTCTTTCGTCTCTTTTTAGCAGGGATTGTCACGTCCGGCGCAGGTGCCTACGCCTGGCTCTTTGGTGCCGGTGGTGATCCCATGAAGGCACTTGAGACTGTAGGAGACGCCCTGGAAGTCAAGGAGGTGTTTGAAAGTTTGAGCGCCAGTGTATCCGATAAGAAGGACAGCAAAGATAAAAAAGATAAAAAAGATAAAAAAGACAACGAAACGGATGAGGAGGAGGTGGAGGCGGACCAAGAAATCAAGGTCGGTGTCCCACCCTTCTAAAGTACTGAACTTTTCAGATGCGCACTTGATGACTACCCGAAGGGTAGCCATGAAAGGCTCATATGAATAGATTCTGTACGACCCTAATATTATTTCCACGCATGTTTTCAACATGCCTGGAAATGAGGTATGATCTTATAAAAAACAACAATAATAAAACAGATGACGTTCTACAGTGTCTTTATGAATGTATTGTATGCTACATTAATTTACTGGACAGGGGGAGTCGGTCTGTTTATTACTCGTTATTTCAAAAATAACTGGTCAGGTGCTGCGTGGTCGTATATACCTGTATTTTGGTGCCCGATTATCCTATCGTGGCCGGTTTCTCTCGTAGTCCTCTTTGGAGGACTGGATTAGACCGCTGAACTTTTAAATGAGCACTTGATTACGACCCAAAGGGTCGTCGTAAAAGGCTCTTTTAATAGATTCAGGGCGCCCTAAGACCGTGTGAACTTGAAAACGGACACCAAAAACAGAGGCAGAGCCTCTATTTTTGGTACCCGTTTTTATGTTCACGGGTCGGAAGAGACACAAATAAGGTAAGCATATGTGTCATAAATTCTATACGATTCAATTACGGTAATGGAGTATAAATAAGGCTGTCTGAATGGCTATAAAGGCTGTCTTAGAATCCTATAATATTTATGATATGCTTAATGTATTTGTGGCGGTCTCTTCGGCTACTTTTGCTTCTTTTTTGGCTTTTCGTTTTTCGATTATTTCATCCTTATGCTTTTCATTAAATCGTCTCACACGTTCTCGCACAGCCGCTACATTGGATCGATCCTTCTCCCTCAACTTCTGTAATCGTTCTTTCTTATATTCACTAATAATGGCCTCCTTATCTAAATCCCTTTGTTTAACAGCCGCTTCCAATTCTGCTAACCGTTGTCGACTTACTAATACGTGTTCTTTTAATTTGGTTTCCATATCTTGCAAAAAAGTATATCGCTCTTTTGTAATGTGCACATCTTCGGCCATGGTGTTTCTGTTCCGTTAGGGTATGTAGACTTTAGACCTTTTTAAGTCCTGTACTTAACAGGCAATCATAGGTGCTCATTTATGAGCACCGGTCAAATTCTTACATGTACAGATGTGCGATGCTCTCATTGACCACCTCCTTGCGCTTCAAGAAGAGATCCACGTGCTCCTTCTTCATCGTGAAGGGCAATTCAAAGCCTTCAATGTAGAAAGGAACCAACTTGGGCTTATTGTAAAAGCGCAGTAAATTGATCTTGCTGACAATGGTCTGGATACAACGCTTCAACTCTCTTACACCTGCCTCTCCACTCGTAAAGTGCTCAATAATGTGCTGTAGAATGTCCTTGCTCATGCTGACCTTCTCATAGAGTCCTGCCTCCTTCAAGGCCGCATTCAACAGATATTCCTGTGCAATGAGCAACTTCTCCTTCATCGAGAATCCCTGAACAGCAATATTGTACATACGGTCACGAAGAATAGGGTTGACCTTCTCATGGTTGTTGTGACTGAAGATGAAGAGGCATCGACTCAAATCTAAATCAATGCCCGTAAAGTACTTGTCTTGAAATTTATCGTTCTGCGAGCCGTCCGTCAAGTGGATCAGCAAGTTCATGATCTCATCACCCTTGGGAGTCTCCGAGACCTTGTCCAACTCATCAAAGTAGATGATGGGATTCATACACTTAGACTGAATGAGGACCTCTGCAATTCGTCCCCACGTCGATCCCTCATAGGTGTACGAATGTCCGTCCAAGAAACTTGCATCCGTCGCACCTCCTAGCGTAATGAAGTGAAAGGGTCGTTCCAGCGCCTTCGCTACACCCTCCTTAATCAAGGATGTCTTGCCCGTACCCATGGGCCCATGGAGACTGAGAACGTTACCGGCCGCCTTAGGATTCGCAATCCAGGCACTCACAAACTGCATAATTTGTAACTTGGCCTCGTCGTGTCCATAAATCGCCGTGTTCATACACTTGCCCACCTTGTCCATGAATTCCGCACACTTTTCCGCTCCATCTTCAATCTTAACAGGCAGATCCCTGTACACCGTCAAAGGAAGACCCGTAAATCCCTGAATCCAATGACCGCACTTGTAATACTCCGTACTGCTGGGGTCAATGCTACACAGTGCGTTGTACTTGGCCATTGCAATACGACTGAGATCAGGCTTCGCAGCGACCTTTTCCAGAATCTTGAACTTCAGCGGGACTTGGACCTCTGTAGGAGTATTCTTATGTTCCAACACCTTGATCAGATTGGATTGCTTATCTGATGAAAGTGACTTGAAGTAGGTGATATCATTATCAATCGTGTCCTCCTCCCCGTCGTCCTCCTTTTGTACAAGTTTGACGAAACGGCGTACAGAATCAGACTCCTTCTTCAAATTGTACTTGTGAGGCTTGTTTGGATCACGGGCTCCGCCTCCCAACATATCACTGAAGACGATGTCAATCGTATTACCACCACGACGCTTCTTTATGTCTTTCTCGTCTTCTTCATCGTCGTAATCATCGTCCTCTTCTTCGTCCTCATCCTCCGTTACATCTTCCTCCTCGCCACTGTCTTCCGTATCGTCCTCCTCATCATCCTCATCATCCTCTTCCTCGTCATCCGCATCCTCCTCCTCTTCTACGACTGGCTTTGCCTTCGCCTTTAACTTCTTCTTTGGTTCCTCGACGACCAAGGTAGGTTCAATACGCTTCTTAGGAATCGGAATAGGCGCCGTCTTTGTACTTGGCTTCTTCTTAGGAGCCTTTGCAACGGACTCCTCGTCGGAATCACTGAGGATGAAGCCATGCGTATCCTTATCCTTGGACTCCTTACGCTTCTCCCTCGAATCAGCAATACGCTTCAGCCTCCTCATCGCCTTCTTCTTCGCCTTACGCTCGGACAAGGATGACTCTGACTCGGATTCCTCATAGTCGTAATCAATGAGATTGCGAATATTGCCCTTGCTATCCACGCTCTCATCGTCGCTATCCTCACGTCTAGAAGACTTCTTTACAGGCTTATCTTGTTTGGGCATAGTGGTGTTGGTCTGCCATTTAGCAAGGTGCTGGATGGCGGATCAATTTTTGGTGATCTCAAAAAATGTATTTAGTTCTTGCGACTATTCTTGCGCTCCGCCTTGCGCTCAGCCTTACGACTGTTCTTGCGCTCCGACTTGCGCTCAGACTTGCGCTCCGACTTGCGCTCCGACTTGCGACTGTTCTTGCGATTGTTCTTGCGATTCTTACGAGACACCACGTTTCGAGCAGCACCGAGAGTGCTGTTTCCAAGATTGCCGACCTCCTGGATTGTTCCGTTGAGTACTATAACACCCTCGTGAAGGATACCTTGTGCGGCGTTGGCAACTCTCTTCACAGTGCTTCCTACAGCCTTATCGGCTGCTCGGACGACTGTCCCAATTGGGCCTGTGATACGAGTTCGAATAATACCAGGTGCAGAACCGCCTCGTTGCTTCCTAGAGTTCTTCCTGGAGTTCTTCCTAGAGTTCTTGCGATTGTTCTTACGACTATTTACCTTGGCTGCCATGTTGTTCTATTTTAGTTATATATTTTTTACAGAGAAAGAGGCTTCCACCCCCTCTTCGCATAATCAGTCAGATTCTTCAAGATGACCAGACCCCTCGTGGAGAATCCGGGAGGTTTAGACGCAAGTTCGTAAACAGACAGGGCCTCGATCCGAGAGACCAGACCGGCAGACCAAGACGCCGTGGATAATAACGCAGAGGCTGAAATACACATGGTCTGCAAGCAATCGCTGTATTCCTCCGACAGATGGACCTTGTCTACATTTGTAACGGATGCTTCCAATACAGAAACACTCTGATCCAAGAGCCGGGCAAAGGCCTCGGGCTCCGCCTCTCCCAACTTTACAAGTTCGGATACAAACTGACTATACCCCCTCCGGAACTTCTTACGCTCTTGAATATCCAACCAGTGCTTGTACTCTTCCGAATCGTGTTCCGCCGTCTTCACGCCTTCCGTAAAGATTGCTGTGTAATCTTGAAAGAGTTTACGCATGGCTGTACGGAAATGAGGGAACTCACCACTTAACTCGTGAAGCAACTTCGCAAACAAGGCGCAATACATGGACTCTGTTGCCGCCTTTTGGAAGATGTAGGCCAAGATCTCATCCAGGTACTCGATCTCATCGCCATCCAACATCTCTCGCATCGACTCCTTCGTCTTGTCGTACGTGTTAAACCCCATGCGATTGATCTTACCCTTAATACGCTGTAAGACACGATCACGAGAACTTACACCGGTTCTTACCGCTGCAGAACTGAATGCAATGACGGGAGTTACAGGGACGACTTCCTTTGACTCTGTTGTTGTTACGACGTTTTCTTTAGTATCGTGTGTTTCCTTTGATTCTACATCAACAGCGGGCTCTAGAACGGGAGCCGAGGAACCAAAGGTTCGCTTCATTCCTGTATGATGACTGTGAGTACTGTTATTACTGCTATTACTGTTATTGTTATTACTGTTATTATTTCGATTGAATCCACCGCCATTGTAACTGCGGCCGCCATAGCCACCCTGGGAAGAACTGCTATGACCTCCATAGCCACTAGAACTGCCACCATATCCTACGCCTCTGCCACCGTAGCCACGTCCCTTACGACCATGAACAGGCTCAAATCCGTCCTCTGACGGTGCAGGACGACTGGAGCCCGAAAGCCCCGTAAATCGTTGACCCCCAGTGGCGGAAGGCCCCTCGTGAAACAAGGCAAGAGACGAACAGGCCTTTGCAAAGTCCGCAGGACAGGTACGAGACGTCTCTCTCAGAGACAGCGCATGCTTTAAAGTTTCAGAAAGAACAGACGTCATTATATTAATTACAGAAAGATGGGTTTAAACGGGAAGAAGGACTGTGGTCAGACTCAGCGTCCAAATCTCTTCAATTTTTTGCGTTGCTCATACAAATGTGGGGTGATAAGATTGGTTCTGATCTTCAACTAGATGTCTTTGCATCCACCGTACCCGTTCAAACATCCTGGGGCTCCGCCTGCTTTCAAGACGGCCTACAAGATCCTACATCCGATCGAGCCACGATTAAACGTCGTCAACTGCCCTTGATGGGATTACGAAAGGATCAAACGATTCGAAAACAAATCATCGCCGATCTAGCCTCCTTACACGAGGATACCAAGATCATCGACGACTGTTTGGAAGAGCCCGACGAGCGTGTCTCCGAATCCGTATCACAAATCTTATGGGATCCCGACAATGTTACCGCCTTTCTCAATACCAGTCCTGCTGTCCTCAATGGAATGTTGACCTGGAAGACCATTGTACTTCCAGGGATCTCTCTTCTTACACCCCTTCTGGCCCTGGTTCTTCCCTTTCTAATCGCCGTTCTTACACCCGGTGCCAAACAATCCTCCACGGAAATCTTACAACAAATTCGTGCTGTGATACGAAGTCAAATCGTTCTCCCTACACCGATCATGGAACGGGCGGGGACCTCTCGGTTTGGATCCATCCTTGAAATGTTCTTCATCGGCTTCGCCCTTCTGATGTTCATTAGTGGACTGTGGGGACAGATTACAGCGGCCCTACATCTTCGGTCGATCTGGTTTGATGTAGAGGGACGAGGATCTACCATCTTGCGTACCTACGCCGCTGGCAAACGAATCTTGAACCGTCTGGAGTCGATGGCTCCTGAATGCCGACGTGCCTGTCGATCCTTGATCACGGGGGGACAGGAGGCCTTGGCTGCTTGCACCCTATACGATGGTCTGGATGGTGGTGCCGCCTATGGCGCCACCTGGAATTCTTCCGAAGCCCTCTCAGGCCTCGTGGATTGGTTGGCCCTCGTCGATGTACAAACGACCCTCGCCGATTTACCAGGTGTCTGCTTTCCTCGCATGTCTTACGATGTACGACTTGATATCGAGGGAGTTCATCACCCCTCTGTAAAGGATTGTACCCCCAACAACTTTCATAGTTCTCAGGATACAGTCCATACCTTGTTGACAGGTCCTAATCGTGGTGGGAAATCCACCTTCTGTAAGGCAGTGGGTCTGTCGATTGTTCTTGCACAGACCTGGGGCTATGCCTACGCCAAGTCGATGATATGGTCTCCCTTTGCCGCCGTGCTGACGGGACTAGAACCCTGTGGAAAACTCGGACATTGTAGTACCTTCGAGGCGGAAATCGAATTTGCAAAATCCGTATTAGCAGCGGAAGGCCGTCCTATCTTTGTCATGATGGACGAGATCTTTCACTCGACCAATGCGCATGACGGCGTGGAAGCCAGCAAGGTCTTCTTATCGCAATTGTATGAGAAGCCAGACTGTATTTCTGTCGTTTCCACCCATTACGCCGAATTGACTACCCTTTTTGCAAAGGCTACGGCTCTCCAATTGGTGGCAACAGAGGATAAGGGAATTCTGAACTACACCTATAAAGTGGCTCCTGGAGTGTCCTCGTTGTCCAGTGTAATGGAAATTCTGGAGGAACGAGGACTTCTGCGGAACAAATCAAGTGTGAAAAGTGCGGGCCTAGATCAGAAGCCCGTATGAACATCTCTGACACCTTCTACATTGCTTTATGCATGACTGTGCTCATTATTGGAGTTGTGTATTGGTTCTGGACGCAGACACAGCATCTCCAGCGCAAGATTAACCTCCTGGAGAACATCGTATATGAATTCAAGTCTTCTATGTCGGTTCCGAAACCAGATGCGCATGAATCACATGAATCACATGAATCACAACAATCCCAACAACCTCACGTAGCACCCTATTCCCCTCAGGAGGAAGACGAGGATCTTCTTCACGAAACCCTTCAGTCCGAGATATCCCCGGCACCCCTACAGGAGTCCGAGTCCATCGGTGCAACAGTCTCTTTGTCAGATGATCTACAACCCGGTGGCGTTGGAAGTGGTCTTGACGAATTGATGACGCCTGAGCCTAAGATCAAGGCCTCTGCCCTGGACGGAATGACGCTAAAGGAACTCCGACGATTGGCCGAACAGCGCAATATTCCCAACGCCTCAACTCTCCGAAAGCAAGCCTTAATTGAGGCGCTTCGTGCTGAACCAAAGGTTGTTGCCCCTTCCACTGCGACTGCTGCCACTCCTGTTGCTTCTGTAGCCGATGACGCAGTTCCTATATTCGAGCCTAGTCGTATTGAATTACAGTAAATACCTAATAAATTAATCCTATGACCCTGATCTAACGAATCAAGTTCATAGTATCTTTTTTCTACGACCAGACAAATGAGCAGTTTAGAGTTCATGGAACTTCGGTCCGGCGCCCTTCAACAGGCCGGTTGCTATGCCACAATTGACCCTCACTATGCTGCTCACGGTACTCCCGCACGCATGGCGGATGGCCGAGTGATGACGGATTACAGGCCCCGTTGCTACCAATACCCTACAGTGGCTGCCGCTGAATTCGGCGACAACGATGTTCGTATGCGAATGACGCACGGAGCCGAGGCCTTGATGAAGCAAGCCCGTGACCTGAATAACCGCAAGGTAACCTCTCAGAATTGCGTCGACACCATGGTCCCCGAACTGTACAAGCGTGTTTGTACATGGAAGGGATGCAAGACCGTTCCCGGCAATTTCCAGGGCATTGGTACCGGTCGTATCTATGTTCCTTCCATTTACAAATCGGCCTCCGCTCCTCAAGCCCTGTCCGATGCCACCATCCCTATGGCTCCCGGCACCTTTCCTCGTGAGCCTCCCTCCAGCATGTCTCGCTGTGCGCAGGATGATCCTGAAACGGCCTTTTCTCTGAAGGGTAATGCCAGTATCTATGGTGGTAGTGCGGCATCGCATCCCTACAGTGCGCCTCGATCGTAAAGCACATTATAATGAAACATTTTTCTATGATTAGAATCTAATCATAAAAAATAGAAAGCCTTAGAAATGGAACATCCATCTCAAGGTGATGGCGTAGAAGCCGTAGTAAAACGCAATGCTGGAAATGGATCCGTCTCTGTCGAAGGTCGTATTACAGCCCTTGGCGCCATCCCTCAAACCATCCGTTGGATTGCCGCCGCCCCTACTACCAAGGGCCTGGGATTCAACGGTTCCGGTCAACCCTATCCCAATAAGGAAATCGCTTATTCCAACACTCCTCATAAGGGTGAAATCAAGAGTGTGAACGGATCCTTTCAACTAACGCTCAAGGATATCCCTGCCGGCTACTTTGCTGGTCTTGGATCCATCTATGTTCCTCCCGTCATTGAATTTGAATCTCTCCCTGCCTCTGGTAAGGCACCCTTCCATACCTATCTGTGGATTACTGATACGGCAGCACCGTATCGTTGGATTTCCGGGGGCCCTGCAACACTCCGACCTGAAATGGACGTGCCCGGCGCCACCGGTCGTGCGATGTATTACTCAGGACGTGAAACTCTGCCTCTCTTTGACAGTCAAGAAGCCCTCTTACGAGCCAAGAGTTACCACGGTGATATGGTACAGCGGGGCTGGCCTTCGGCGGATGATGCGCATCCCTTTGTGCATACACCTGCACCTGCCTAAGATAAAGGAGTGGTCTTTCGTCTAGCAAAATTGAAATCCCTTGTGCTATCCCAGAAGCAAGCACATGCCTCCTACCAAAGTAGCGCTCTCAGGAATTCCTGAGGCGCTTATGCCTGCGCTATTAAAATACCTAGCAGACCAGAAGACAACCGTTGTCACCTGGTCCCCTTCTATTTCCACTCTTATCTGTGGCGCTTCTGCGTCGTGGAAGATTACCGAAGCCCAACGGCTCCGCATTCAGTTAACACCCGTGTCATCACTACCACTTGGCTCTCCGAAACCCCTGTTGGCCGACGCACTCAAACCCAAATCCTTGGCCGAAGTGATTGGACATGCACAACAAATTGCAACCTTGACAACCTGGTTACAGGGATGGAATGCGAAAACAGGATGGCCGTCATCACAGGAAGACAGGGCTGCGCTTCTTACAGGTCCTCCTGGAATCGGTAAGACCACTGTCGCTCACCTGGTTGTAAAAGCCTGCGGGTTCACAGTCGTAGAACGAAATGCGAGCGATGAGCGCTCCGCTACAGCCATCAAGGCCCTCTTTGAAACAGCAGCAAAGTCCAAACATATCGGTGAGAAACGAGTGCTGATCATGGACGAGGTGGACGGAATGAGTAGCGGAGATCGAGGCGGTGTCGGTGAACTCGCCCGCATTTGTAAGATCAGCACCTTTCCTATTATCTGTATCGCCAATGAACGGTCGACTCCTAAGTTAAGACCCTTAGTGGCCGCCTGTATGGATGTACGATTCGCCAGAGTTCCCAAGGGTATGATCGCAAAAGCCCTTACAAAACGTCTCGGTGTCCCTACAGCCGACTTGGAACGATTAGCCGAGCAGTCCGGCAATGACATTCGAGCGCTCCTGAATGCTGTACAGTTTCATAGCATGGGATCAAGTGGCGGAAAGGACGAAATTCTTCGCACTGATTTGTTCTCAGCAGCGGGTCGCCTGTTCTCACCCTCTGAATCGTCATGGGATGAAAAGTCAGCCCTTGTCTTTGTCGATTATGGCTGTGTGCCACTCATGGTAGCGGAAGGCTACATTGCTGCATCCGGTAAACCACGAGTGGCCTGTTCGATCAAAGAGCAACTAGATCACTGTTGTCAAGCCGCTACCCTGATCGGAACCGCTGATATACTTGATAAGCGCATTCACAGGAGTCAAGCATGGGGCCTGATGACGCACAGTGCAGTCGCCATTGCAGGTGCAGCAGCAGTAACAGGGGGTCCTGCACCCTTTCAACTCTTTCCTTCCTGGCTCGGCAAGAGGAGCAAGGCGGAGAAACAACGTCGATGGCTGTCCGATTTGTCCAAACGTATTGGATCACCGGCGCTTGATGCTCGTGACCTGTTGCGGGCGAAACTCTTTCGCCCGTCTCTCTCCGCATCCGCCATTGTAGATACATTGGAGTCTTTGAACATGACTCGTGATGATATGATGGAAACTCTTACAGAGATTTCTTACACAGGTGATACTCTTCCCGTCTTAGATACCAAGACGAAGGGGGCGATTTCTAGAGAATGTACGAAACGAGGGCTTAACGCAACGACGACTTCTGCTATAGTGACTGTAACGACACAAGACGATGAAGAAAGTGAGGACGAGGATCTGATGATTTAGACCCGTAATCCTATCTTTTAATCGGTAGAAGCACCTTGGGTCGCCCTGTAGAAGCCGGCTTCATCAGAGGTTTCTTTACAATACGAGGCATGTTAGGAGCAAGAGCAAACCCCTCTGCTCTGTAATACACCATTAGGGCACAGGATCCAAGTAAGATAGCGAATACAAAGATGAAAAAGATATGTGCGTCCTTCATTTCTACGTTCTGTATATATTTTTGTATAGGATACAAAGATATATGTATAAACTAATATTCAAGTATTTACATGCGTGCAGGGAAGCCGACCAGGTTGGCGCCCAGACCGAAGCCCGCACCCTGGCGAGCCGTCAGGCCAATGGAGGGGGACAGCAGATCCAGGATGGCGAAGACGGCGGCGGCAACAAAGGCCACGACGACGATCTCCTCCACATCGGGGGTCTTGCGGGGGATGATGGTCATGGCAACCGCAACGGCGAGACCCTCCAGGAAGTACTTGATAACACGTGTCACGAGTTCAGAGATAGATAGGCCGTCCATGAGATCTTTATACCTCGGGGGCATAAAAAAAATTTTAGCCAACTGAGTTTAAATCTAAAGCGAGAACTATGTTCTACATCCAGAAGCCATGTCCACAGAAGAGGAAAAGAAGGAAGTGTATTTGGAGGCCGATAAGGAACTCCCCGGACAGCATTACGTAGCCCTGAGTTTCCTTAGCCCTAACAAGGTCCTAGAGAACAAGGATCTCTATTTCTTTTCCGAGTTCATCAAGGACTATGAACTGCAGTACAAGGTGAAGACTACCGAGTCCTTCATCATGAAGAAGGTTGCCGATCTTCAGACCTCCTTGTCCAAGATTCAGGACTCCTTTGAACTCGCCAAGTCGGGCAAGACGAGTATCGATGTAACGGACCTCAGTGGCGTCTCAGACATCCTCTCAGAAGCCCGGAAGACTCTTACCGGCACCACAGTGGCCGATCTCGAGGCGCACGTCAAGGCCGAGATGTCTGATTTCCGTGTATCTAAGATCAAGGAGGACTACGAAACCTTTATGTACAAGAACAAGAAGAAGATGGAAGATGACTTCTTCGCCTCCAATAGTTTCCGCACTACGATTCAGGGACTCAAGGTACGTGGCGTATACGACACGTATAACGAGGCACTGAATAGAGCCAAGACCCTACAGAAGTTGGATCCCTCCTTCAACGTCTACGTCGGACAGGTCGGGTTCTGGCTTCCTTGGGATCCGGAGCCACACGCCGTTGCGGATCAGGAGTACGCCGATGAGCAGTTGAACACTCTGATGAAGAAGTATCGTGAGAATGAGGCCACTCGTGATGAGTTGTACGCTGCGGAGAAGGTGAGTCGTATGGGAAATGCGAAGGTGAAGGGTGCACCTGCCAAGAGTACTGCACAGATCAGCGCCGGTGGCCCTAGTTCCGAGGAGCCTCCTAAGTCAATGTTTGAGACGGAGGACCTCGGCATCAGCCGTCGTCGTGAGCGTCTTGAGAAGAAGGAAGAGACGGCTGAAAAGGCGGTCGAGGTGGTTGCCAAAAATGTAGTGTCTCACGCATAACTAGTACTCAATTCCCAGAAAGGTAGTTTTCTTCATATCGTTAGGGGGATTCATTGCATAATCATCAATCGTGTAGGTTAAGGTATGCCCCCCCATCAAGGTAGTGCTAAAGTGCAACCGGATATTATCCGACTTTAACACTAGTGTAATTTCATTAAATTCATCGAATTTCTTGTATCCAATCTTCTTCAAATGTTCGATCAAGGGTGAAGCAAAGGCTTCGTGGCATAGTTCGGTTATGATTGTTCTAATCATCCCATCTCTTACCTTTTTGCTCGTCAAATGAAACTCCTTCTTCATAGTGCCAATAGTCTTTGCGTTCATGATTGACCATCCGAGTCCTATCCGCCGCATGTTCAATTTTTGAAGTGAAAAAAATTGGATCGGTTCCGTGCGTGCTTGAACGGATCAGAATGCCCACCTTATATCTCGTTCCCACCAGTGTTGAAGCAAAGACCGTGTATGAAGCAGTTCGAGAGGCCTATCTTGCGAAGCCCTTGAAGGAGCGTGATGCAGGATTTGATTTAGTAACGGATGCCACCGTCCTATCTCCAAATGCCTTTGGTGCTGTACTCAATCAACAGACTGCTGCAGCCCTGTATGATGATTTGAAGGGAACCTTCCGTGCGTTTTGGCTTCTTCCACGCTCCTCCTTGTCTAAGACGAGACTTCGTCTCTCCAATTCTGTAGGCTTGATTGATGCCGGTTATCGTGGAACCTTACTTGCAAAAGTGGACAATCATGACACAGAGAGCGCCACTGTCACACATAACACTCGCTTCTTTCAAATTGCCGCACCCGATCTCCTTCCCTTTGAGGACATTCAGATCGTCGATGTAATTCCAGGAGGGACTACACTACGAGGATCTGGTGGGTTTGGCAGTACAGGTCTTACAACGCAACCAGGGACTAATGAATCCAACAGTGTAACTTATTTCGGCATATAAGGTAATGAACGCAGATCTTGCCTTTGTAGAACAAACACTGTTTCAGATTTTTCTATGGATCGGATTGTGGGGCTTGGTAGAACTCAGCCTCACAAGATCATCTGTCCTTACAAAAGTACTTATATATGTATTGCTTATCGTAGGATCCTTTCACTTTTTGTATTTACGAGGACATACGACGAAACTTGCGTGTCTGTGATGTCCTCGGAGACCGCTTTTGTTTTGATATCATGGGATTTTTTATTGTAAAAGTATTATTTTTCATATTTGAAGGCACATTCGTAAAGGGATTTATCGATTTGTTACGAGGTGTCGATCTAGCAGCTATAGGAGATGGTGGTAAATTACGCTTGTTAAGAGGTACTAAATAACGTTTCGCTTTCTGAGATGTATGATTTCGGATTATACGTTGAGGACTAATAAGCGTAGAACTTGGGCGAGTCAACGCCTTTGGCATACCACGGGTCGAAACAATCTGTGACGATAAACGGGGCATGGCAGTCCTTGTATATACAGCGGAACTACTGGAAGATCTGGATGCCACAGACCCTAGATTCGATACATTGCCTTCCTCGTTTATAGATGCAAAGGAAGAATGTCGGGAACTGTTATTCGTGGTATTATTGTTATTATTATTATTATTACTGTTAATCACACCAAATATGGAATCATCTGAAAGAGTCGAAAGAGTCGAAAGAGTCGAGGATCGTCTAGATCCTACGGGCACAGGCTCAAAACTTATCTTTGTTGGCATTCTTAGTTATAGTTCAGAAAATAAAAATCCTCCGTTAGTAGATGACTTCCTATTGTCGAACTCCCCTGACCTTTTCGGCCCATCAAAAGAATAGGGTCGGCGATTCCAAGTTTTCAGCCCTTACAAGCGATCACATGGGGTGGTTGCTTTGCGATGGACGTACCCTATCCGTGAGTGAATTTCAATTTCTCTTTGATCTCATTGGCTATTCCTTTGGTGGATCTGGTACCCAGTTTCAACTTCCCAATGCAGCAGGCAAGGTTCCCGGAGCGATTGGTGTAGGCCGAGATCAAAACCTGTCAACCTTTAGTACAATTCTGGGTGTGAGTACCGGTGAATACATGCATCAACTGACGATTCCTGAGATGCCCTCTCACAACCACGGAACGACTGGTACAGGTGGCCAAATTGCCACAAACAACTCCACGTCTATAGAGTACACTAAAATTTCTACTATTGTATCCACAACCGGTGTTACTGATTTAGGACACGCTCACGGATACATTGCGTCCTTTGATACCAATCACGAAAACGCTGTATCCTTGACAAATTCTGGAAACAATCAAGGCGTTTATAACGCAACTACAAATACTGGTTATGCAAACCTTAATGATCCTGGACATATTCACGATGTCTTCGATCCAGGACACCGTCATACAATGAACCCGGCGGGAGGTGATGCCCGCCACAACAATGTCCAACCCACGATCTTTATGGGTAACATGTTCATCTACTGCGGTCGTGTCAACTACCCCAGTTTCCTGGCAGGCTATCCTTACACAATTGGCCAGAACATTTATTAAAGTCTTCGTTCAGGTTTACGTTCTTCCCCCTGTTTCGCCTTTGCCGCCGTGTATTTCAAATAATCGGCGTGAGTGGCAAATTTCATATTTGGGCGTTCTCTAGCCTCTCTCAGCATCACCTCTTCGGCTCTAGAGGTACTCAAATCCCCACTTGCAATCTTACGAACGTAGCGTGCCGGTTTCTTTCCATGCACTGTAAATCCCTTACTCAAGGTCCTTACATCCTCCGTCGGCATAGTAGTGCCGTCCGGCGACCAGGTTCTCATTCGTACCGAATATGTATATTGATATTCTAATCCGTCGCAATCCTGAAACCCCCGCCCCCAATCAAACATGTACGTCCACTTGGTCTTCGTTGCTGGAAAGGACATATCCACAGAAGACTCCATAATACAGTACATGGGTAATAGGTACCCTGTGTGAAATCGTAACCCGTCAATGATGGCCTGTGTATGTAAGACAGGCAAACCACATTCGGGTTCCTTTGGAAGTCCTTTTACGGATACAACCATCACCGGTCCATACACCTGGCTCCATTCTATAATCCCTTTTTGTACATCTCCCGTCATACTTCCAATTCTTACATACCATAACCCGTTTCCGGTATCTAATTGTAAACTTGTGGCTGTAGGAGGAATCAAAAATGTACGGAGATTCTTTGTAAATTCGGTATCTGTAGCCACCGATACAAGTAAGCATCGACTGATGGCTAAGATTTCCCACGCCAAACAAAGTTTGCTGGCAAACCCTTCTCCACTTAGAATTTGAACACTCATTCTCTACGGATCTACATATATAATATGTAGATCTGAGGAACGCAATTCTTAGCAAATCTAATACTTCTTGACCTGTACCACCGGCCCCTTCGTCCCGCCCGTTGAGGATGTCAACGAGGGCGCTGTCTCTCCTGCCGCCTCCGCCGCCTCCTTCTGCCTCTCGTATTCCGCCGATCTCATCCATTGTTCCCGTGATCCGATCTTGAAATCCGGATGCGACTGCGCCTTGTACCAAAATACGCAATCCTCGATCTTATTCGTCTTTGCACCGTTATGAATGACCAGACATTCGTAGTCCTCCGTACACTGATCCATGATCTGACAGAAGAGTTCAAAGGTCGGAAAAATACCCGCAAACTGCTCGTAAATCTTACGACGGGCGCTGACCTGATTCTCTCTCAGAATGAATACATAATCCACCTGACCTCTGAGAACAGGAGGGATACCCATCACGTACTGTAAGGCCAAGATGTACAGAAGACCGTAGTGACGACCGTTCATGAACAACGAACGAATAAACTTGTCGTTCAACCACTTTGTATCGTACATACAGTCGTCCATCACAATAAAGGACCTACGATCTAAAGCCGAGGACCCTCGCAATTCTGTTTCTTTCCGGATTTGCTTCGTAATAGCGTCTTGACGCTTGAGAACATTGGCGATTACCGAAGAGTTGAACTCGTCGTGAATGAAGAGGGACGGTACAATGGTGGAATAGAAGGCGTTCGCACCCTCTGTGCCGGAAATGACGGTCCCGATAGGAAAGCGCTGTTTATACCACATCAAATCCTTGATCAACCACGACTTGCCCGTACCTCGGCGTCCAATAAAGAGGACAACAGAGTCGTCCGGAACCATGTTCATATTGAACTTGGACAGACGAAGGTTCACGGTAGGTCGGGGACTGTCAGGATTACTGCCCATGGCAGGTAGAATCGAGGATAAGGTAGACATCGTCTTACTATCTTCGTGTGATTGTAATTTCAGATAAACCGCATTTGTATTGCGCAGTTGCGGACAAGACAGGCAAACAGACTCCGTCGTCTTAGAAAGATGCCCGCTAAGATCGTAAAGAAGCCCCTGAAATTGGGCAAACCAAAGACCAGCAATACAGTCAGCCCAGGAATGAAGGACCTTCCCTTTACCCTTCCGATTGCCTATACGGCCATCCCTTCTGTCTTATTGGATGGCAATACAGAGTTTACAGAGGCCCAGTCCTTCTTCTCAGCCTTAGAACGAGTTGTTCCGGATTTGTCGAGTCTTCGATACAAGCAATGCTGGACGGGACTGTCGGGAGAATGTATCGCTGGCTTTACACAGAAAGACCCAGACTCCCACTTTCTGTGGTCTCTCAAGATGAAGGACGGCACAGAAAAACCCGTGTTCTTGAAGCGGGCACACTTGCTTGATCCTATCTCTTACATGTCGGGAACGTACTTGACTCCTTCATATGGAGGTCTTCCTGCACCTTCCGAACCTTGGCGTGCTGCTTGCACCAAGTTAAACGATCCCAATAACGAAGCCTACGTGGATGCACTGTTCGCTCTCTATGCGAATCAACTCGTTTTAAAGAAGATCAGTCCTCATTGGTGCCAATGTTACGGAACCTTTACAGCGTTGGCCAATACCTATCTATATGATATTACCGAAGAGTACGACTCGCTCAAACAGAATTCTTGGTGGCATCGCAATCAGAGGGCAGGACTCTTCAGTATCTTTCATGACGAGGATGAAGAGGAGTCGAGTAAGTTCAAGGCCATTGCGGAATCTGCGGGAACCGATCTAGCCGGCGATGACTTTCAGGAACTTACCGAGGATCTTCCAAGTGCGACTACGTTGAGTGGAAATGTTGTAACGACCACGGATGATCTTACGACCAGTAATGAGAAGCCCGTCCGTCTTCGAACTCCCAAGATCCGCTTTAAGCCCCTTGTATCTGAAGACGAGGACGATGAGGATGACGATGACGAAGATGAATACGACGATGACGAAGATGCAGAATTTGCCGAATTTACAAACTTTCCTGTTCAAGTAACCTTACTGGAATGCGCTGATGAAACCCTCGAGGATCTGGCCGATGACGATGCCGCCGATAAGCCTGCTCTCATCAAAGAGGACCATTGGACGGCCTGGCTGTTTCAAATTGTTGCTGCGCTCACCTGTGCGCAACACATGTTTGGTTTCTGTCACAACGACCTTCACAGCAACAACGTGATGTGGAGTAAAACAGAGGACACACATATCACCTATCGCATTCACAACAAGAAGGAGGTGTACACGATGCGTGTACCAACTTACGGAAAGATTATGAAGATTATCGATTTCGGTCGTGCGTCCTATACTGTACCTGGTGGATTCTTTATCAGTGATGCATTTTATCCAGGGAATGATGCGGCAGAACAGTACAACTGTGAGCCCTTCTACGATTCCAAGGCGGGTCCTAAGTTGGAGCCCAATCCCTCCTTTGATTTGTGCCGACTGTCGGTCTCTCTCATAGACTCGCTGTTTCCAGAACGTCCTGCGGCTGCTTCGCCTGTGCGCATTATGAGCAAGGAACCTGGTAAGATGTATACCGAAACAGTGTCTCCCGTGTATAATCTGCTGTGGTCGTGGCTCCTCGACGATGAGGGCATCAATGTGTTAAGAACACCCGATGGCGAGGAACGATATCCCGAATTTGATCTGTATTGTGCGTTAGCAGCCGATGTTCATGGAGCCGTTCCCAAACATCAACTGCTGAAACCCTTGTTTCAGAAATATAAGACCGAGGTTCTTGGATCAGAGCCCGTTTACGATTTATTTTTGTAAGATCAAAGTAGATCCATATGCCAAACGTAGAAAATGCGCCAAAAAATAATACTGGAAAAGTTAACAACCTACCCAAATCGAATAATGCAAGCACAAATCAACCCAACGCAATAACCAATGCAGTACAGCCATCTCCTAATGCATATAGGCGTCCCGCCAAAAATTCCACATCCAAAAACATTTGGTTTGGATTTTATTTCTTTATGATGGCAGTAGCGGTGGCGTGCATTTCTATACCTATTGTATGGTTTAGAAATCAAGCTGCTCCTTCTGTCGACATAGTTGATAGAAATAGCACAATTGTGTGGTTAGCATTCGCAATCTGTGCAATGTTTGCGTTGTTTTTTTTATATCGTATGGGTCAAAATATCTTATAACAGTACATTTTACACCTTGTGTAAATCATACTTTCCATTTCATAATTTAATCACCCTTAGCAGAGTCATGAACAAGTATCTCCAGGTTGCGTTATACGCCTTTGCTATGCTCCTCCTCGTCCTTGGTGGCATCAAACTTGGAATTGTGGGTTTAACCAGCACCTTGAGCATTCAAGGGTACAAGGTACCCACCGTCTTTCTTCTCCTCGTGGGATTCGCTGCCTTGTGTATCGGTATGGTCCGTGATTTCTATCTTCCCTTCCTTGGTCAAACGCTCGTCCCCTGTTCCGTCCTCGAAGTGAAAGTCCCGGACAACGCAGATACCGAAGTCAAGGTCCTCGTCGCACCCAATCGTAAGGTTCTTTACTGGGCTGCCGAACCCGAAACGGATCCCCTTCACACCTTACTCACTTGGAATTCCGCCTACCTCGAATACAAGAACGCCGGTGTAGCCCTTTCCGATTCCGACGGACATGCTGTATTAAAGGTACGAAAGCCACAGGGTTATAAGGTTCCTACACGGATACTGCCTCCCCACATCCACTATCGAGTCTGTATGGATGAGGGCTTTCTGGGACCAGTTGTCACGGTCAAACTCGACGGTAAGGAACTGTTTGAAAATTACGCCCCTGCCAACAAGGACCTTCCCTTGACGGATAATGACAAGAATCGTTACGGTATGCCTCCTAAGCAGTTCTCAGGTCCATCGGTGTTAGGGGAGGGCTTCATTAACCCCGAGACACAGGAAACGGTTCCAGGAGCGCCCTTTCTTTACACTCGACCCGACAATGTAGCCTCCACCATTCGAGACTTTGCGGCCACTACGGCCGAACGAGCAGCAACCCTGATGCCTCAATCCGGTGCTCTCGTAAGCGATGTGTCTGATGTAGAAGCACCCTTTACGGCAGGCCTGCCTTCTCCTAATGCAGGGTATGTGGAGGGTTAGACCTCTATAAGAGAGTTGTATTCATATAAGTCCATTCAATGGACGATTATGAATTACTTGTTATGGTATTTAGAAATCACCGGCACCAGCACCGCCACGGTTGCCCCCACGATTGTTAATTTGGTAACGTTGGTTCTCCGTCGTACAGACGCAGCCAGATCCGCAACTGAAGGAGGCGCCGCAGCACTCGGGCTTGCACTGATTGTTCTTGAACATGAAGAGTTCCCCCTTGTCCAGATCGGGCTCAGGTCCCAGCAGAGGCTCGTTAGGAGCCGTTCCACGCCAAGGATCGGCCTTTGACTTAATCGCACCCACCTTTACGACATTGTCGTAAATTCCAATGGGTTGGTATCCATTTCCACTAGGCGCACCTCCCAACAGGTAATCGGCGAACCCCTCGTTCGTGAAACGTTCAGGATAGTTCGTGTATCCGTAGATCATCAAGGCATTGGCCACCAGCAATAATCCGAGGAGCGCAAGCAGAAGAGACATCTTTGCGGACAACATGGCTTTCTAGGGGTGCGGATTTTTCTTGCATCCGTTGAAGCACCGATTCATAGGTGGCTTCTAGGGCCACAGATCCCACATCCGAAAAATCACGAATGGCTAGGTTGCTATCCTCTAAGACGAAGGTTCCCGCCTCCGTAAACAGATGATACCAATTGGTGTTCAAGAGGTCTGCGCAGTCCTCAGGCTGCTTCCAGTATGTTTCGTGTTCCCAACATCCTGTGCTAATGAATCCATCTCCCCTTGGAACCGCAGTGGCCTCTCCATGCCAATGAACAACACCCGTTACCAAGGTTTCTTGACCGGTGGCACTGATCACAGTGGATCCGGGACGAAGATTGGCGATCGGAATACTGCCCTGCGGGGTTTTAATACGGACAGCGCCGGAGAGCCCTGCCTCCACCTCCAAATGCTTCGGCTCGGGAACACTCGCCTCTGAACCATTCAGCGTTTGGACCACATAGGCATGCCATGAACGCAAGGCTTCGTCGTCCTCGGCATCTAATTCCTCCCAGTCTGCAAAGTCTTGGACTCCCTTCGATGTAAGAATCGGGATCTTGCGATCCGAGGTCAGCAAGCAATACAGATCGGGAACGACATCCGTTGTAAGAACAGCCTCGGGATGCTGGGCTACCTGTACAGGTCCTGTAAGAGGATCATACACAATATGACTACCTGTAACTCTAGTCCCCCAAAGGTTGTATACAGATTCCGATTTGTTTGTAAAATGAATTACGCCGTCAACGGTGGCACCTGATCGCAGAATAAGACCGGGTTTTACTTCTCCAATGCGCATTGTCGTTGACCGGGACAACCCTTGTATACATATTGGTGTATCTGACGCAAAGCAAGCGATTGACGACACCGCTCCCGCAGCGTCATTCGGTATATTCAGTTTCGATGTCACATCGCCTACCATGACACCACCCAACACAATCAAAGGAATAAGAGGCCAGAGTGCAAAGAAGAACCAAAACACCAATACGACAAGAATGATAAGAATAGTAATGGCAATGGTTACCATCAAGCGCATTGTATTCATCATCGTACTAATAGTCGACAACCCCGCATAAATACTCGCTGCCGAAGAAGCCCATGTCTTTTGCATGGCATTTAACAACTTTACAAAGACCATACGCAATTCATGACCAACCATATTGAATCGTCGTTGAAAGACGTCGATCATTTGGTTGAAGCCACTTAGCAACTTACTCATCAGCGCCTTGATGTTGAAGAGGCCATTCGAAGTCACATTCAACGCATCTGACACGGCATTAAACATTTGAAACACGGGCTTCAAGGCCACTGCAAGCAGTTTGTCGATAAAGATTCGAATCACTTCAATAAAGTTATCGGCTCCGAACTGGAGCCGGGACCTCGGGTCCTCCTCTGGTTTGAATAGCGGACCCATAAACAAAACAAACGGATTCATACGATACGTTTTCCAGTTTTTAGTAATCTCCGCACGTCGTGAATCCACATATACGTAGGCAAGTCCTAACGTAAGTGCGAGACATACGATGATAACATTCGTAACGCCCATCGTCTCTTGATTCTACGGCCTATTTCTGTCACAAAGTATAACCCCATAGTAGAATGGCTCCCACCCGCAAATGTATAAAAGGCAAGGAAATTCGTATAGGACGACATGTCCGAACACTCAAAAACGGGCGCCGTATTGCGGTAAAAGGGCACTGTGTTCCCAGCAAGCCTGGATTAAAACCAGGTCAACCCGGCATTGGTCCGCTTCAAAAGCACGATCTAGACAAGTATGGTTACAAGAATGTAAAGTCTATGCCGGTAGCAAAGAGACATGCAGCCTTAGATAAGGCTGTAACTGCGTACGGCGCTCTGACCGTCTTTCGTAAATTGAATGCGGTGGCTATCTACAGCCGACGCACAGCCCCTGTGTCATCCCGCATCTTTCTACAAGATCGTAACTACGTCCGAAGCAAGTATATGTAATTCAGTACTTCAAGATCATACAACATCGAGCCTTTTTCAATCTAAAAGACTATATTCCTACATTAGAAATGGAGTCTATTCAGAAATTTTTCTACGACCTGTTCCTTGGTGTCAACTGGGACAAGACGTATTGCGAATATCCTACAACAACTGCGAATACCGTAATAGCAACAGAAATAAAAGAAATAGCATCAAAACCAAATAACAAGTTGGCGGCCGACTTGTTACCCTACATGCTTAAACAACTTCCCTCGACCAAGAATTAATGTTTTCGTGTATGTTTCGCCTTCTTCTTATCAATCTTGACCTTCTTAGTTCGCTTATTCTTCTTATCTCCCTTTGCTCGTATTCCCGGACGCTTTTCACTATAGTTACGAAGTCCATGCATCTTGGAGGCCTTTACAGGTCTTAGATGGGAGTCTCGCTCGTTATGGACAAGTCTAGGTTTATTGTTAGTATCATTGTTATTCAAGTAGTTGTTGTTCGACTCACTATTCGAATTGGACATATCCTCCAATAGGTCTTCAATACGTCTGCGGAACTTCTTTGCCTGGGCCTCCGCCTTCTTTTTAGCATGAAACTCCTTGTGAGGAAAGGAGGGTCTCTTGGCGACAAAGTCCTCGTCTCTCTTGACTAGAAGACCCACCTCCATCAAATCGTCCAACTGGTCCTCAGGCTTTCTGTGATCCCACATCAGCGCATCGAGAATTTCCGGAAGTTTACGAAATGGAGGGTAGAGATCAAAGTACAGTTCACCATGTTGCTTATGAAACTCTCCTACAGGTTCCCCCTCCACATAATGACGTAAGAACTCCACCATCGCACTGGCATCTCCAAAATCATCATAAATCGCCTTTTCCTCCGGGCAGAGCATAAAGCGATTCTTCGGGCAGCCTCCGTATGTTTGAAACTCCATCGAGGTTCGGATGTGTTCTGAATGATCTTCCAACCATCGCAACTTGGCTCCGCCGATGACCAAGGTATCCTGCTCGACGAGTTCCAAGAAATCCGCTGGCCTATGTTGAAGGCAGGAACGCAGGATCTTGGATCGTTTCAACAAGCACTCCATCACAGGCTTCTCGACTGTATCCTCCACAATCTTCATCGCCTGAGGTAAAAGGTCGGATACATCTTCAACAAACATCTCTATAAAGGGTGTTGTTTTTTTGAATACGGCATACCACTATTTGCTAATTTCCACTGATGCTGTTAGAGAGAGACAGCATGGATGTCCCGAAACCACCCGATGCTTCTATTACACCCTTTTTATTGACCATCGTTGTCCTTACATTGGGTCTAATGATTGCTTTCTATTCGACGTATTTGAAGCAAATCGGCACCAATTTTGCGCAGTATCGCTGTAATCCCGCCTTCATGCCGTTTGCATCTTTATTTGGCTACGATACAGGCGAGAATTTCAACTTCTGTCTTGGGGCGATCTTTAAAGGCCGAATTGCCGAGGTCTTTACGCCCATTTTCAAAATTCTCGAAGGATTTACGTCCATTCTCGGCACAATCACGAACGTCGCCCTTGGTATACGAAAACTCTTCAGTAACTTCTTACTCACGGTAAACGGCTTCATTGCGAATGTGCGTGACCGCATTCAATCCCTTATGTTTCAAGTTCGCATACTCCTTCTACGAATGAAGGAACTGATGGGTAAGGTGTATGGAACTATGTACGCTGTCATGTGGATGGGTCTCAGTGGAGTTTCCGCTGGTAAGAATATGGCCGAAAACGATCTCGTCAAATTTATGATGGAATTCTGCTTTGATCCTGCGACACCCGTACAGAAGGCCGATGGATCCTGGGTACCTATCGTCGACCTACAGATTGGAGACGTGTTGGCATCAACTCCAACGAATCCTACGCCTACGGTAACAAGTGTGTTTGCCTTCGACGGTAGCAAGACGCCCATGGTACAAATCGGCGACGTATCCGTCAGTGCTTCCCATTACGTTCAATACAGGGGTCAATGGGTCTCCGCCGAAGAGCACCCCGATGCAGTCCCTACAGTCAGTCTTGATGCGTTGACGTGTTTAAATGTCTCCGGACACGAATTTCTAGTGGGCCGTTCAGGTCTCGTTGCCGCCGATTACGATGAGCACGAGGACGAGGACACCGTCGAAGCGACGCAGCGACTGGCCTTGCGGGCTTTAAATGGTTGCGAGTCGACAGACCCCGTTGTCGCCGATTATGCGCTCGGTATCTCCCCTTCTACTACCATCCGTATGGCGAATGGTGACTTGAAACCAGTTGGTGATCTTAGGTTAGGAGAGTCGGTAAAGAATGGTGGGGTCATCAAAGGCCTTGTTCACGAACTATGCGAGTCGGTTGTTGAAACCCCTTGGGGTCCCATGGCAGCGGCCCAACTCGTCTTTGAGACTAGGCAATGGAGTCGTGCAGCGTCCCTGTTTCCTTCCGTGAAGGGTAGCGCAGTCCTCACACATGTAATCACAGAAACAACAGGTGCACTGGAACTCTGTATGGGAGACTCGATGGTCTTTATCCGTGATTATCGTGAAGTGGCTCTACCAGAAATGGAAGCCGCCTACGAAGACGCCTTTACCAGAAAAAATACAGAGATGACAGTAGAATGTGTGAGACCAACGCTGCTTGCTCAAAGTTAATGGGTCCTCAGATCCAACAACAGAACCGGTCCTCCTCCGATTACACATCCTTTATCGGCGCTCGTCAAATTTACACCTATACTGTTGCTACATATAATGGTCAATCTCCCTACACGCCCAATTTCAAATCTGGAAGTGATTATATGAAATGGAAACGGGTCACTGCGAATCTGTATTCCACTGTGCCAACGAATCTACCGGTTGTTCGAACGTGTGGTGACTGCGGACAGTGATTACGGCCACAGTGATTACGGCCACAGTGATTACGGCCACAGTGATTACAGTGATTGGCCCACAAAAATTGAATCTTGTGGCCGTTCGTTGTTTCAACACCATACAATGTCCGTCGTTCTTACCGCATCTCAATATAATGATTATCTTGCGATACGAGTTCAACCTCCCTCCCTTCCTGCTTCCGCACCCTTGCTCCCGAAGCATGCTGTCTTCCTCTTTGATACCAGTGGCAGCATGTCCGAGGAGGGACGTATGGAGGCTCTCAAGGATACGATGAATCTTCTGATTCAGAAAAAGCCCGCATCTTACAAGTTTACCTTTGTGTCTTATAACTCAAAGGCAAGGATCGACGCCTTAGCAGAGGATGATCCTGCAAAGTTGCGCGCAGCCATCGAACCGCTAAGACCCGACGGAGGTACGAATGTAGAGGCCGCCCTTGTTCTGATAAGAGACGTCGCTGCGCACGGAGTTCCTATTGATGCGATGGTGCTCTTTACAGATGGACATGTGAACGAAGGTTCTATACGAAAGAGTTCCGGATTTATGTCGCTCTTACAAGCCTTCCTTCCTACACTTCCGCCTATTCATACAATCGGATGCGGCCCCAATTACAATCAACAGTTCCTAAAGAACGTCGCTGATGAAACACGAAGCATTCACTTCTACGCCGATGTAGGAGAAACCTTGCCGGCCGTGGTCGCCGATATCTTAGAAGGAATGCGCACAGAGGTCGCCACTCAAGCCTTACTAGTCATTCCCGACGGCTGGATCAATGCTGAATACGGAAAAGAAACAAGACGAACTGTCACGTTAGGACATTTGATTGCGGATCATACACAGTGGATCGTGCTGAAACCTATTATTGAATCGGCGACTCCACCTTCTTTCACCCTATCCTATCTGCCTAGTCATGCCAGCACTCTCGTCTCTGTATCAACTACTGTATCCGATGATCTGACACCGCTTCTGATTGCCGAACAAGTGTGTCGAGTACGCATCGCCGCTGTTTACAATCAGATACAGGAGTTACTAGAAAAAGCCGAGATTGCGGAGGTCTTGACGAAACTAGGCGATTTGACCACTGAATTAAAGGATTCGATTGCGAATAAGACCACCTTTGTGCTGACAGCCCTTGCGCAAATTGAAGAGATGAAGGAGTCTCTTACACGACCTGAAGAGACCTTTGATCGTGATCTAACACTTATGCGTCCTCGTGGACCCCTTGGCTTCCTTGGACCTCATGGGCCTGCCCCTCTCCTAAGAAGCACCAGTATATCCCATACACCCAGTGGACCACCTCTGATGTCCCGTCTTGTCTCTAATACATCAGCCCTTACCAATCAACGGGGCTTCTTTAGTCGCATGTCTTCTGGACCTCCAGATGAGACCTACACCTTTAGCAGTCCGGCGCAGAGGCAGGCGCATCGGGATATTACAGAGTCCCCCATTGCAGGGCAAACCCTGGGATCCAATGTGACAGATACTGTAACTCCCTAATGCGATTAGTTTATGTAAAAAAACCATTTTTCTATAGGAAAGCGCATAATGTCCGTCTCCGAAAAACCTATTGGTAACCGGCTCAAAGAAGTCGTCGAAGTCATGAAGAAGTTGACGGGAGATCTAGGTCTTCCACTCGAGTCTCCCGAAGTCCAGGAACTCAAAGGTCACTTAGATGCCTATGTGAGGGACGGAACCGTATGGGAAGGTACGGTCGATTTTTCAGCCTACGGACGCAAAGCCATCGTAAATCTACCTAAATCGGCCACCAAGACGATTGAGGTGACCTTAAAAGCCATTGTGAAACGAAGGTAGAATCTAAGACGAAATCTCCTGTGTTCTGTTAGAAGACAAGAGATGTCATCCAAATATATTGACGGAACGTTGACCGTTTATTTTGATAATCCAAACGGCAATCTCACCGTTCCTGGAAGTCTGGCGGTCGGATTTCTTTCTACAACGCAGACCGTGTCTTTATCCTCGCTTACCATAAATACAAGCACAATCGTCGCTACGAATATCCAAACAAGTAATGTATCCTCCTTGGTTGAAAATGTGAGTTCGATTGTCGCAAACAGTGTATCGAGTCTTGCGCTTCGATCAGGAAATGCTACAACACTATCGTTATCTACATCCGCATTAAGTATCAGCACTATGGCTGTAGCCGCTGGTAAATTTATTGTGGCAGGCATTCGTAACGATGGGTTTGTAACTGACGGCTTTCTGCATTACAATACGACTACGAATGAAGTTGTATATAACTCCGTGGGAGGAGGGGGAGGAGGCGGGCCTATTTTTTCGGCATCTACGATTATAGGGTTTAATTCCCTCATAGCCCCTACACAATTCTTTGCACAGGAATTATATACGACCAATACATACAATTTCTCGCAATTAGGTCTTACCGTTTCAACTGCTGCTACTTCTGAATCTTGGCGAGGGGTTGCAGTCTCTGCGTCAGGCCAATATATGTTGGCTGCTACCAGTACCAATCTTTATTCATCCTCTAACTTTGGATTCACATGGACACAGGTTGCAACTACTGAGGCTTGGCGAAATGTTGCCATGAGTGCCTCAGGGAAAATACAATATGCAACAATAGACAATGGAATAATCTATGGTTCTAGCGACTATGGTGTTACATGGACTGGGTTTTCTACGTATTCACTACTTTGGAGAGGTATTACGACGAGTGCTTCTGGACAATATATAACCTGCGTTGAAGTTACAGACAGCCAGATCTGGACATCGATTGATTTTGGAAACTCCTTTCAGAATAATAATCCCTTACTCACTGGAGTTTGGAGTTCTGTACAGATGTCCGCCTCTGGTCAGATTCAAACGGCTACTATAAATGGAGGCCTTGTCTATGGATCCACCAATTACGGACAAGCATGGGCTTCCGTTGGACTTCCATCTGATTCTTATACGGGAGTTGCTATGTCTGCATCAGGACAGTATCAAACTGTAACGTCTGTTACGACTGGATCAGGATCAGGATCGATTCGTACATCCTCCAACTTTGGTGCTAATTGGACTACCTTCTCGATACAAGCCGTTGATTATACCAATGTCTGTATGTCTGCGTCTGGACAGTACCAAATGGTATCTATTAATGGTGGTGCAATCATACAATCGTCCGATTATGGCGCATCATGGACATCGAGCAATTTCCCTACCGGTCCTATTTGGACGAGGATCGCTATGAGTGCTGCTGGAAATTATACCGTTGCTGTCGCACCTAGTAATTTCATTAACATTGCCTCTCTTCCCCAAATTATACCAAGTCTTGAAACAAGTTCGTTGGGCGTAAGTTCCCTTACCGCTTATTCTGTAGCCCCTGCTCTTGCGACCATTAGTACCGCCAATATCAGCACGGCGAACATCAGCACTGCAAACGTCAGTACCGCACAAGTAAATGGTCTTAGTGTAAGTTCAGCAACGATCAGTTCCATTGTAGCGAATAATGTAAGCAGTCTTACGAGTCAAAGCGGTGCTTTAACAACAAGTTCTATCACCGCTAATAACATAAATACAACTCTTGCGAATATCAGTTCATTAACAGTGAGTTCTATCGGCGCTACTAGATTCAGTGGTGCCGTAAACATGGTGGGTCTACCCGCAAATAATGTTCTTATGACAACTGGACAGCAACAAATCTTGTTAAGCAACTCCGCAAATAGTCTTTATGCCTATATTGAGGCTTCGCTATCAAATGCTCCGAATGCTCCTCGTATTCGTATTGGTTCCTGGGCAGGAGGAGGACAGGCACTCACTCTCAATGAAAGCGGCGGAAATGTGGGAATAGGTTCTGGAATGACCAATCCTCAATTTACCTTGGATGTGGTTGGAACCGCTAATTTTTTGTCCACACTAACTCGTTCTGCCAGTATTAGTTCGGCAAACATCAGCACCGCACAAGTAAATAGTTTAACTATGAGTTCCCTTACAACAAGTTCCATAGTAGCAAATAATGTGAGCAGTCTTACAAGTCAAAGCGGTGCTTTAACAACAAGTAGTATCGTGACGAATAATGTGAGCAGTCTTACAAGTCAAAGCGGTGCTTTAACAACAAGTAGTATCGTGACGAATAATGTGAGCAGTCTTACAAGTCAAAGCGGTGCTTTAACAGTAAGTTCTATTGTGGGAAATAATGTAAGCAGTCTTACGAGTCAAAGCGGTGCTTTAACAACAAGTAGTATCGTGACGAATAATGTAAGCAGTCTTACAAGTCAAAGCGGTGCTTTAACAACAAGTAGTATCGTGACGAATAATGTAAGCAGTCTTACAAGTCAAAGCGGTGCTTTAACAGTAAGTTCCATTGTAGCAAATAATGTAAGCAGTCTTACGACTCAAAGCGGTGCTTTAACAGTAAGTTCTATCACCGCTAATAACACTAATACAACTGTTGCGAATATTAGTTCATTAGCAGTGAGTTCTATTGGCGCTACTAGATTCAGTGGTGCCGTGAACATGGTGGGTCTACCTGCGGATAATGTTCTGATAAGAACTACATCTCAACAAATTTTATTATCAAACCCAAACTCAACCATAATGTTATATGCTGATGCGTTTCAGGCAACACCTAATCGCGTTAGATTTTTTGCATATGGTAACGGCACTGGTGCGAATTTAACTCTGAATGAGTTAGGTGGAAATGTGGGAATTGGTAGTAATATGATCAATCCTCAATTTACCTTGGATGTGGTTGGAACTGCTAATTTCATTTCTACACTCACTCGTTTTACTAGTATTAGTTCGGCCACCATAAGCACTATCAACAATGCTACAAATATTCAAGGAAATTTGAATTTACCTGGGGGAGGAACCGCTTTTACTATTCCAACGTTGGGAAGTGGTTACAGAGCGTTTGGATTAAGTGGTGGCAATTCCTATGGATTTCTGTATGGCGCATTTCAATCTCTTAATGATGGAATACACTTATCTTATAATTACATAAACTGTAATCTAGGAAATGCTTCAAACTTTATACCAAATACTCCTGGGCGTACCTCTCAGATAACTCTAGGACAGGGACAAATTATCTTTAATACATCAATTACTTCAAATACGATTCCTACTGAACGATTTAGGATTGCTCAAGATGGTAATATTGGAATCGGAACTTCAAGTCCTCAGTTTCTCTTGGATGTGAATGGAACTGCGAATTTCAACGGGGCTGTAACTATGCCGAATCTACCCGCAAATAATGTTCTTATGACATCTGGACAGCAACAAATTATTCTAAGCAACTCGGCGACTGGTATATATTCTTATTATCAGAGTGCTGCATCAAATTCTCCTATTGCTGGGAGTGCTCCTCGTATTCGCATTGGTTCCTTTAGTAGCAATGGACAGGCACTAACTCTCAATGAAAGTGGCGGAAATGTAGGAATTGGTAGTGGGATGTCAAATCCTCTCTATACATTAGATGTGAATGGAACTGCGAATCTCAGAGGTATCAGAGTAGTTTCAAATACCCAACAAAGTTTCTTATCAAGCGCAACTTCTAGTATTGGTTTGTTTGTCGCAGCATCAGATAGTCCAACTATTTGTCGAATTTTATCTTATGGCAATAGTGCTGGCAGACCATTGTATTTAAATGATAATGGTGGAATTGTGGTCATTGGCACTACAAGTAGTATCACTAGTAGTTTCGGTTTGTATGTACAAGGAAGTATATATACGTCCGGCACTTATGCTAGCTCCGATCAGCGTGTAAAGGAAGATATAATTAATGCAAATACAACTTTGTGTTATTCAACAATGCAAGGTATTGACTTGAAATATTTTAAATGGAATTCATCCTTCCAAACCTCTTCCAAACTTCAAGATGCGCATCAACTTGGATTTATAGCGCAAGATATCAAAAAAGTGTTTCCAAATTCTGTACATATATCCCAAATGAATGGATACGATGATTTCCACGCATTAGAAACAGGACAAATCAATGCGGTACACTTTGGAGCCACCAAAAAACTCATGACTGTCGTGGAGCAACAAACAGCGCAACTTCAACATCAATCGACACAAATCGCCAATCTCCTCGCCGACAATAGCACCTTGACCAGTATGTGCGCCTACATTCCTCAACTCATGAACACCGTCAGCACTCTTAAGGGATAAAAGATACACGATTCTAATCTATAAGGAAATCAAATTTCCTCCGAGATTAATTACTAAACAACATTCCCCCACGACCTCCAAACACCTTAAACACGTTCCAATTCGTCACATAGGCGTACACATTCATATTCGGTGTTGCCGATCCTGTACGATTCTTCGCCAAGGTCATATAGATCTCCTTATGCGTCAACTTGTCCCAGTTCGCTGCTCCGCTTGGTCCATACGTCAATCGTCCCATCTTCTTGCCAAAGGCATAGGCATAGATGTACCGATTTATAACCGCCGATTTTGTATAGTATAACGCCGGCACAATCCCTCTGAAGAAAGACCCTCCATCATGTACAAACCGCTCAAAGGTATTGTACAACAAGGTCGCCGCTGCTAAGGGCTCACTCAGCGAATTCCTAAATCCAGGTAGGACGTGATACCGATTGGCTTCCGTTGTCGTTAGTACAGCATCGGGCCACCAAGGAATCGTACACGGATTGACCGTCGCATAAGGAGTTGTATAGGGTCCTAAATCCTGTGTAAAGAGAAACCACGCATTGTACGTCTGTGCCTCAGGTCGTTGAAAGACCCATAAAAGTTCCTTGACGGGATTAACGTAGGGAACTTCGAACCGAACCTCTTGCTGTCCCAACGTGGGTTGAGGTGCCACTGCCTGATGTTGTTCGACTTGGTAGGTCAATTCGGAAGAACGAAAGGTCTGTGCCTCATAGACATCCAGCGAGATGTATTCAATCATGGCATACGCTGCTGTTGGGGAAAATCTCAGTGGAAATTGGAGCCCTGGTATGATCGACGCCTGTGTGGTTCGTGTACCTTGAGATGCGGATAATTGACTTACAGTGATACTCGAGGTTGGATTCGATTGCCACCATTGGGCCCCTGTAATGGGTAACATGGCTCCTGTATATAGGGGCGGAGCCGTTGTCGCCGTTGGCCTTGCCTCTGTATAATAGACTTGTGCAATAGATCGAAAGGTAACGTGAACACGCACCAATTCTGCTGAGAGTGCATCGATCGGCAATGCATGCGAATAGACACCGGGTCGACTAAACCAAAAGGGAATCGGTATATGGACCTTTGTTGGCGTCGGTGTCAAAAAGGTCGTATTCGTAAATCCATTCGGCTGTCGCTTAATCATCGCATTCTTCGCCTGTGTCGATTCCAATGTTTCGTACAACTCGTCGAGCATCTCTAACAGTCGTCCATCCAGTGTCTCCACGATGGCGCCTCCTATTTCCAATTGAATCGTATCGATAAGCGCATGCCCCAGACTGTTTGTCCATCCAAACAGCGGTCCCAAGAAGTTTCCTCGGTTCGTAAGACTCGTGCCGCCCGCTGCCTTAATCGCCGCCAATTGTAGCGTATAAATATCCGGCATTTCTACAACAATCATGAGGCCGCTGACAAGTTCGCCGATTCTCGGAATCGTAAGACTCACACGTTGTCCAAATTCCACGGAACCGTCGAACTCCACCTGATTCCACTGCGCTGCGTACCGTGTCGTTTTATGAAGGACTTTTACAAATTGGTTTATATCGGGACGCCCCTTGGGCGGTTGTAACCGAGTGTCGGCAAGGCCGGTGCTCACGAGCGTGAGACTGTTTGCAGGGGTGGCTGCCATCTATTCTTGTAGGATTGTTTTGACTTAAGCCATTGAACTTTTAAAGAGAGCACTTGATGGGGACCCGAAGGGTCCCCATGAAAGGCACTGTGTAATAGATTCAATGCACCATAGCCATTGAACTCCTAGATCGGATCTTTATGAAGTAAACAAATCCGCAAAGCGGATTTGTTTACCTTATGAAAGACCTGGTGTAGTAGATTTAATGCACCAAAGCCATTGAACTTTTAAAGAGAGCACTTGATGGGGACCCGAAGATTCAGTACCCCATAGCCATCTAAAGTCGTCTATATGTATCAATATACATCATGTTGATATCCTATGAAGAAATTAAGGCGCAATTGACCTTATACAAGATTGATATAACAGGAGCACTTCACCTAGGTGCACACGAATGTGAAGAACTGCCATTTTATAACAAATTAGGACTTACGAACAAGGATGTAATTTGGATGGATGCTATTCCAGCAAAGATCTCAGAGGCGAAAGCACGAGGTATTCCTAATCTTTATCATGCTGTAGTCACAGATAAAGACGATGAGGATGTAGACTTTCATGTATCTAACAATGGACAATCATCCAGTGTTCTTGAATTCGGCACGCACTCTAAAGAACATCCGTGGGTTCATTATGTAAACACCTTGCGTCAAAAGAGTATTACACTCGACACCTTCGTGAAGCGCAATGGCCTGGATATCTCAAAGTACAATTTTTGGAACTTTGATATCCAAGGAGCCGAACTGATGGCACTTCGTGGAGCCATTGATTCTATAAAATTCGCAAAGGCCCTATACTTGGAAGTAAATGAAAAGGAATTGTACAAGGGATGTGGCCTTGTAGGCGAGATAGATGCCTTCTTAGCATCACACAAGTTTAAACGAGTATTGACAAAGATGACATCTCATGGCTGGGGAGATGCATTATATGTACTCGATGCGTAAATGGTTCTTTTATTGATTTGTAAAATCAAATGAAGAGTTAGATATAGTGTACTTTGCGGCTGTGACTACGTCTGTGACTGCGATTTTTACGACTTTTATGATTCTTACGATTTCGACTGCGACTGGAACTCGAAGACGATCCATGAGCCAACACATTCGGTGGCAAGTCACTCAATCGAAAGTAATGGTGTTTAGGCACCTGTGGAAAGCCTTCAAGAAACGAAAATAACACATCCTCATTCTCGATATCTTTGCGATTCACACCGTGTTTGACAATGAAAAACCCCGCAGTCTTATTTGTTTGAAGACCCATAACCATTACGGAAGGTCTCAGAATATGAAACTCATCATCGCCACGAGAATTGGCCCCGTCAAAGCCTATTTTATATCCATCCAATAAGTCTACATCCGCCCCTGTGGCCTTTGCTTGTCTGAAGATATCCATTAGATTTGTCTTCAGTAGATTATACAACAAATGTCCTTCTGGAATATCGCTTGGCTTTAATACCGGTATGGTTGCCATCTTACTTACACGTGATAAATTCCTGTCAGTGTCCTTGCACTCGGATCCGTAGCCCCCTCAATCCATCTCGGCATCCACATTCTCGGTATAACCGTTGCCATAGCGTCGCCATAGACTTCGTTAAATCGTTGCCTGTATCTGTATGCTTCCTGTGTCTTCGGAGGGTTGTGATAGGATGCCATCGTAGTCAAGTCAATCGCCGGATCCTCTGGAACCTCGTACCACTTTGTCTCCGCTGAACTTACACCATCACTAAAGGCCTCCTTCTTCCGAAACAAGACATCGTAAGGAAGATAGTTGCCCTCTTCAAAGGCCTGTCTCAAAATGTACTTTTCCATCGCAATACCACGGCCCTCCAACGATCCCTTACTCGGCCTCCTAAAGAGTGTATCCATCGACTTCCACGTAGCGACGACCGATTTGTCCAAGAAGGGAGTCCTCGCCTCCAAGCCATTGGCTGCCATACCTCGATCACTGCGCAGCACATCATACAGATGTATTTCTTCAAGAAGTCGTTCTGTCTCAAACTCAAACTCCTCGTCACTCGGCGCCTTGTAAAAATATAGATACCCTCCTCCCACCTCATCCGATCCGTCGCCGTTCAAGACGACCTTAATGTCTGTATTCTCTTTGATGTATTTGCCGACTAAATAATTACCTGCTGTGGCTCTCACGCTGGTAATATCATAGGTCTCCGCTACCTTTATAACCTCGGGTATAACAGCCAAGAACTCCTCTCGTGTCTTGACAATCTCGTGATGTACCGATCCAATATGCTCAGCGACCTTCTTCGCAAACACAAGATCCGTCGATCCCTCCATTCCAATGCTAAAGGTGTGAAGAATCTGTCCCTTCGTTTTCAAGTATCTTGCTGCAATACTTGCAATCAAACTACTGTCCAACCCACCACTTAGAAGTGCGCCAATAGGACGTTCGCAGTCCAGACGTTTATGAACAGCCTGTATAAGGGCTGTACGTAAGGCCTCTTTTGCTGCGATTCGTCCTTTGATCGTCGTGTTCATAAAGGCAGCAATTTTGGTATGTGGCACTACATGATATCTCTGGCTGTCCAAACAGTTGCCTGTATCCGCCTTGAATCGTTTGTAAGTTCCAGGAGGGAAGGGGGTCACAGACTGTAGGTCTAGGCCATTGAAACCCTTGAGTTCCGAAGCGAAGACACGGGCTCCGTCTTTCGTAACGGCTTCGAACAGGGGCCTGACACCATAGGGATCCCGTGCGACCAGAACCTCATTCGCCGCCTTATCATAATGTATGAAGGCAAAGACACCGTCCAAGGTCCTACACACGTCTTGAACGGGTAGTTTTTTCAACAGTTGTAAGATGACGAAACAGTCGCTCGTTCCTTCGGCTACAGTGATCTTATGGCGTGCCGCTAATTCCTTATGATTGTAAATCTCGCCATTACAGACAAGAGAGGTTTTACCGTCGACGAACGGCTGATGTCCTAAGGGTGTAAGCCCATTAATCGCAAGCCGGGTAAATCCCAAGATGACGGCGTCGTCGGGTTGGATCGCAGTAAATTCCGGACCCCTTGCTTCCAACTGCTTCACACATCGTTCACATGTCTCGGCTGTGGGTATAGCACCCTTCCCTACAATGAAACACCATATTCCACACATTTTGTTCTCCTGATACGGTGTGTTTCTTGGAGAAAATTATACCGAAGAAGTAGAACACATGTCTGTTGGTCCCACCTTTACAACAACGTATGATGCGACTCTACTTGATATAAATCTCACAGCATACGCAACAGGCGGCACAGCTGGTGATATCGTTACAATCGACTTGTTAGTAAATGGTACAAATTCCTATCAAGTTACGGGCTATCTTATTATAGGTTCAAATGGTGAACTATGGTCTTATTTTTCCTACACGCCTGTAAATGGAGATTCTATCGTTGTGACATTAACACAATTGGGGTTATCCACACAAGCTGCACCCTTTATTTACGCTGGTGCTATACCCTGTATTCCTGCCGGCCAACTCATTCGTACATTGAAGGGAGATGTGGCTGTTGAAACTGTAAAATCCGGTGACTCCATCTTAACCCCCGATGGTCGCTCTGTCGTCGTGAAAGTATACAAGAGTACTGTTCTAGCGACGAAACATCATGCGCCCTATTTGATTCCCGCACACACCTTTCGTCCAGGATATCCCAAGAAAGACATACAACTCAGTCCTCAACACAAGATCCAAATTGGCCCGGATCTGTGGCTTTCCGCTGAACATGCCAGTAAGATGTATCCCGCTATCAAACAGTTAGTCTCTGATTCCCTCGTTCATTACTTTCACTTTGAAACACCCGACTTCCTTACAGATGATCTCGTCGTAGAGGGAAGTATTGTCGAATCCTACGGCACCCAGTACTGCCAAAAATATCTGAGATCCAAACAACCCTATGTATGGTCTGAATCACACAAGGCCGAAATACGAATTGTACCTGGACACTGGCGTATGTAGAAAAATTGTAGTCTTTTTTTCTTATTTTTCTTATTTTTCTTATTTTTCTTATTTTTCTTATTTTTTTTTTATTATATTGGTATATCAATCTAATCAAAGTCATTGTGAGTCGTTTCGACAGCGAGACCGGCGTTTGTCGCAGGAAACTCCTCGATGCCTCGTCTTGCGATTTGTGCATAACTGGTAATAGGCGTGGGGGAAGGGAAACTGGTAATAGGAGTTGGGGTGGGCGTCGGCAAATAGTCGCCTGATCGGATATTGAATCCACCGGTAGCCGTCACTTCTACAGTGGATCTCTGCCTTACCGCAGAAGAAGGTATATCCCTGTAATGTAGTACAAACAAGATCCTAGGCACATCCTGATTGTTCAGAAAGGTTCGGATATCATGCCACGTCATGCGACGCCCCTGAGGCTTCAATACCGTCTTATACATCTCCTGCATCTCGTGAAGCAAGGGACGATACTTACGAGGCACCTGATTCAGTTGTATCGTATGGAAGATGAAGACATCCTTGTAGAATCCAAAGATCTCGTTGCTAGATCGCTTCCATTGCTCCAGAAGCGCATTGGCAGCCGTCTTCTCCTCAGGATAAATGCGAAGGTAATCCGCCAACTTGTCCAACTTCCAATGACACAGCCAGACAAACTCCAGATTCGCCGTATCCCCACGCAGTTGTCGTATCGAATTATAATGAGATGTACGAATCTTGTATCGAGTGTTGGTATGCTTGTCCAAGATGACCACGCCCTGAAAGGGCATGGTAGCAGTTATCCCCACCATCTTGGCCAGCAAGGCTCTCTTCAGCCCCACCTCGCCCTCTGTTCTCAGAATCTCATAGGCACTGGGAAGACTGCTCGCAAGAGGCACATGATCCGAAGGAGGTTGAGGAATCCCCAAGGTTCCGTCCTCACTTATGGTCGCCGTTTGAACCAGTTTTAGAGCCGGTCGAATCGTTGGTACAACGATGCGATTTTCCGGATGCTGAAGCACATAGGCGTAACAGGTCCCGTTCTCGATAGCCAAGGTATCCATGGGCACCGCCTCCTCCACCATCTCGGCGAAGGTCTTCTTTGAGTAATACGTATTATTCGCAGGCATGTGCGTGCGAGTATGAAGAATCACCTTGTTCTCATACTTGCAACGAAAGGCACCAATCAGAGTGCCGTCGTAAAACTCCGAGACTGTGTAAGAATCCACGTCACTTGGATCAGCAAAGGCCGGCACCTGTTCGCCGTCCACGCTCTTAGGAGGTGTCACGCTCACGGGCAGATTCCTCTCCGTATCCCAGACAACGGAGCGAAAGATGCGCACAAGGCTGTGACTCATTCGACTCTTGGTCTTGTCGTAATGAATCAGCGCATAATGTGCATCGACCTTTTTTGTGATAAGACCCAACTCGGTCTTCAAATAAGCGGATAGCAGATCCCACGTAGGATAGGATGTGCGAAGCGCTGCGAAAGTAGTATCTTGGAATGTTGTAATATCGGAAACAGTTGACATTTGGTAAATTTAATGTATGAAGGGAGGATGCTTCTCTTTACAGGGGGAACCGCTCTTCAATTTTTTGCGCCGACTAGTGAAAGACAGAGTATAATTTTTCCGCCATCACAGCGCCCAGTTTTCGCTTTCCCAACGGTAAGGTTGCGAGGTCTTCCTTCGTTAAGGCATACAAAGCAGGAAAGGAAGACTTACAATGCGTCGCAATCGCTTCGACCGCCACTGTGCCTAAGCCTGGTACCACCCGTAGCAGGGATCGAAATACTCGATCCGGTGTCGAGTTATCCGCCTTCTTTACATGTATCGCCTCAGTATATACATTTGCCGCCGCTGCCTTCGTCGTCGCCAATCCTGATCGAAACACGAGCGGATCGGCCTGTAAAGATTTCACAAAGGACGCAATATAGGCCGCCGAATCCTGAACGGAGGACGTTTGGAAGACTGGAATGGTATATCGCAATTGTAAACGAGAGACAGCGGTTCGTAAGTTATGGATTGTAAACCTACCCTGACACCAACCCCTTGCTGGAATGCTTGGAACCTCTAGCAGATATCCGATGGCGGTTCCTGTACCCCGTTGCGCCAAGAGTCTGGCTCTCTGCTCCCTGTAACGCCCGTCTGTAAGACTTGCACCCAGGTCATCGGCCGACTTACGTTCCAAACAAACGGCCATTTGCTCGGCACCGCTTAAATCTGCTGTAATAACGATATCTCCTAAATCCAGCGCTTTTAATTCGACGTGAACGCCACTCATATCGGGCAAGGCGGTCAAGACACCAAAGAGCGCAGTCTCCCGCATATCGATAAAGACCTTCATTAGCATTCTTGATACCTAGAAGTTTAGACTGTAGGACACTGCGTTTGAGTTTGTGTAAGAAAAGTATCCCGACATCCTGGGTGGAACACCGATCCACAATGCAGGGCCCATTGTATTACGGATTGGTGTCTATAATACAAGCATTGTGTGTTCGTGTAACGGTAACACATACATTCTATATAACATAAAGTTCGAGTCGCATACACACCGTTGTTCACCCTATGCTTCTGACAGAACTCTATACAATTATTCCATCTCGGCAACTTTGCTGACGTATTTTATACCAACTTTACATGATATACCACTATTTTATAGTGGGTTATCAGTGACGACGGCGATTGTTGATACGTCGACTTTTACGACGGTAATTACTGCGACGTCTTGTAGATCGTCGCACATTTCGCCTATTTTCCTTCATAAGACTTTTTACAAAATTCTCTTCGTTTTCTGTAAGAGTCGCTGCAGCCGAGGATGATGAAGAAGAATAACCCTTAAAGAAAGGAGGAGGAGGAGAACTGTATTCGTCATTTACTAACATTGGAATGTAGGCTGAGACCGTCAATGACGAAGGATCAGGGGCTGTAGTCGTTGATCCAGCCGCCGCTGTCATAAAGGTCAATTTTACCGGTTCAGGAAAGATAGCACTTGTGTTATCCTGTGCGTAAGCACGAAATTTTTCAATAGAAAAGACTTCCGTGACTGTATTAGGTAGATAGCCTCCTCCCAAGTTATGCCAATTGAAAGGCGTAGTGTCACCCTTTGTAAGGATACTCATCGCCGGTTTCAATAAGGTGGTTAATAAAGGAATCACAACTGATATTTTATTAAAGAGAGTCTGTAAGGAAGAACACAAGGTGAGAAGATCCAACGAAATTCCAACTTGAAAGGGTCCAAAATAATATCCATTTGAGAATCGACACATGGCACGACCAAAATCAATCAAAACGGGTTCATGTGGAAATCCGCCTTCTCTATACATGATATTTCCAACATGTAAATCTCCGTGAAATAGCATGCTTGGATATAGGTTAAGTAAAACGTGATAAACAGGTCCTACAATATTCAATAAAAACTGATCATGAAAGATTGTTTTTGGATCTATATGGTCTTCTTGAATCATTTTTACTCCATCTGCAATATGTTGAAACAAGGTTTTCTCCAACGGCGCCATTCCGATATAATAAATGTTATAAATACCTTCTTTGTTAGGAGTAGGATCCACACGCAAACTTTGGCACTGAGCCACATGTACAGGATCCTTGCGATATAAATAGGTTTGAATCATCACTTCTGGAAGAATGGATAATAATTGAGAATATCCTAAAGCAACAATACGCTTTACAACTTGTTCGATGCCACCTTCATATTTCACTTTAAATACACTTCCATAAAGTCCTTTTCCAACACCTCCCATCACAGTGGCTGTGGCACCCGTTGCTGAATTAAACGCCTCTTTATCACCTAGCGTAAACTTTGGAAGACTCTTTCCCCAAATAAAAAAATCTACAATATTTTTTTTATCTAAAATGATTCTGTAAAGTCCGTCGTTCATTACCTCTCTATTCACAGTTGGTACTCCAAGAACCTGGATCATATCATCGAAAAATTGGTTTATATCCTCTGGAAGTTCTAGAGTCTCTGAACTTGACATCTCCTTAGTCTAGACCTAGAAAATTGAGTCGTTGTAACCATTCTATCCCATCCGCATACCATGGAACCTCGACTCACGATCAAAGACGAACCTAAGATCTATAATCCGTGGAACCTAAATAACCGGCCCATACCCGATAGCGAGGTTCTTCGTATTCTACGCCAATTCGGCTGTATGGATACGCCACGAAACTGGGACCTCTTTCGACAAGCCTGTGTTCATTCGTCGTATGTAGACAGGCCTGAAGGTCCCTCAGTAGCCCAAGCAGGTGAGCCCGTCGTCGTTGCCGAGAGACCCACCGAATGTATGCCCCTGTGCAAGGACGATAACGAAGCCATTGAATTCGTCGGGGATTCGCTCCTTGGATGCGTTATTGCACTCTATCTACATGAACGATATCCTGATCAAGACGAGGGCTTTCTTACACGACTGCGTACTAGACTGGTAAATAACAAGCAACTCGGCGAACTTGCTGCCAAGATCGGCTTTCCTCAATGGCTCATTCTGAGTCGACACGTGGAAGATGTCTGTAACGGTCGACGTAATCTTCGCATCATGGGTTCCATGTTGGAGGCCTGGGTGGGCGCCATGTATTTGGATTTGTCAGAGGTTGATGCAGGTCTGGCCTTCTTGCGGATCAAACATTGGCTCATCAGTCTGTTTGAATCGCAAGTGGACTTTGCGGCGCTGATCTCGGACGATAATAACTTCAAAGATCAGTTGCTAAAATACTATCAGGCGACGTATCATACACCTCCCAAATACAAGGAAGTCCGAGTGGAAGGACCTCTTCACGATCGTACCTTTACCATGGGGGTTCTGGCACCGGATGGATCTGTTGTAGCCGTATCTATGGCTCGAAATAAGAAGGTGGCAGAACAAGAAGCCAGTCGCAAAGCCTTAATCAAACTCGGCGTGATTGAAGAGTAATGATTGTACTGCCACTAAACACGATAGGTATTTATTTTTTTTTGTCCAATGGCTGCTATTGCGGCGATTGCTACCTTGTTTGCTAGACTTGCTGTTGTAATTTCTGTAGTTGGTTTAGTTGTAACTGTTTCTATTACTGTATTTGCTGTTGTGGTTGCTACCGTATTTGTTGTTGCTGTATTTGTTGTTGCAGTTGCTGTATTTCCTGTATTCGTTGCTTTCCCTACAGTCAGTGTCAACGATTGTGGGGCTTCATCGGTCTTTTGTGCTTGATCGCCTTGGCCTTGGTCTCGTTGCACTTGGTCTCGTTGCACTTGGACTTTGGAAGTCGCCCTTACACTCGGTTTTTGAATCGTTGGCATACTGCTCGTTTGAGATGCGTCGTCCACCTTTGCCGCCAGTTCAGACATTTCCTGTTTCGCAATATCCATAATGGTATGCGCCAAATTCGTCGCATTCAAATTTACGCTTCCCGCACTGCTCGCCAATTCCTTTTTAGCCTTCGACACACACCAATCAGGTACATCCGGTCGGGCTTTTAACAAATCCAAATACTTTATTTTGTTCTTAGTGATAACATACAGGGCATCATGACGCAACTCGATAGGCAATTGTAATTCTGACGCAATAGCGGATCCAAACGTGACCCAATCCTGTCTCAATTGAATACACTCCTCTAATTTTTCTTGAATTTGATAAATCTTAATATATCCCGTCACACAGGCGGTAGCAAAGGTCATAAAGGTAAATACTCCATTAAAAATCATGTTAATATTGGTATCGAACGTCGTCGTAAATCGTGCTGTACTAATCGTGCCTGCTGCGGTCGAGAGAACCAACCCTACTACAAGATTGGTTTGTATTACACTTTGATAATACTTCGACGCATGCCCTAATATTTGTATATTGTGTGCAGCAATTGTAATCCAATCGAACAAGGTAGACATGTTGGACAGTGTCCAATTGCTACCATACGATCGTTGCAAATCTTGTTGCATGGTCGTAGCCTGCGGAGATGCTGTATCACCCATTTACCATCTACGATGGATTAAAAGTTTAGGTCGGTCATACGGCGAACCTTTTCCCTTGATGGAAGTAGATGGCAACCCTTGAGGAAACCCCTATCTTTCAAAACAGTGCTGCTGTTGAATCCAAAGAAGAGGGTCCTACACAAAGCAGTGCTGTTGAATCCAAAGAAGAGACTGTTGGAAAATCCCTATCGAATATGGTGATTCCGACCCACACGAAGGGACCTCCCAAGTGGAAACGACCCCTCGCCGATGCCGCAAAGATTACGATGACGGAAGCCCCTCCAGGAGTCGCCGAATTGTTTGAAAGTATGGTGACTGTCAGTTCCACTGACGCAGATACAGGTGTAACAGTAAAACCTCGAACAAAGAAGCCACGTGTACCAGGAGAGCCGTTGGAAGAAGGAGCAGAGGTCGTCGAACCCAAAAAGCGTGCGGCTCCCGGTGCCATCACACTCCCTAGCGAATTATCCGAGGAAGTCAAACCCTTAGCAGAACGTATTGTTGGTGCGATGACGGCGGATACAGTCAAGATTTCTCCTCCTGGCTTTGTCCCCAGTGATCGCAAAGCCTTCGGCCAGTTCATCATTCAAACCTTTCGATCCTCCTATCAACTCCCCAAACCCAGTTCTATTCCCAATCCCAATGCCTGCGCCGATCTTGAAAAGGCCAGTGCTACCGAACAACGTAATTTCCAATATCAAGAATTTGTACGGGACTATGTACAAAGAGCCTCTCCCTACAGAGGAGTTCTGGTGTATCATGGTCTCGGTGCTGGTAAGACCTGTACCTCCATTGCGTCGATGGAAGCGCTGTACAACGCAGGACAAAAACCCGTCTACGTATTTACACCTGCGTCTTTAAGTACCAGTTACAAGGAAGAAATTATGAAGTGCGGTCCCTTCATCTTTCGTACCAAAAACCACTGGACCTTCGTTCCTGTACCATCCTTGAAGAAGCCCACAGATGCTTCCGAGATCTTACTCAAGGTTCTCGGTGTTCCCCTCAAGAGCGTGCTCAAGATGAAGGGGGGCTGGTTGCCCGATCCTGCTCGAACGCCCAACTTTGATGGCTTGAAATCCGACGAGAAGAAGCAAATTCAAGAACAGATCTTAGCCCATATCGATAGCAAATTGGAGTTTATCCATTACAACGGTATTACGTCAAATACGGTCAAACAGTGGGCGTGCGCCAAGAAGCGCACTGCTGCTGCTCTTTCGTCTGCTTCTTCTGCTTCTTCTGCTTCTATAGAATCGCAAGAAGATGATGATATCTGGCTGCGTAAATTCGACGGTGCTACCATCGTCATTGACGAAGTCCACAACATGGTACGCAGTATCAATAATAGTGATCTAGCACGAATGTACGAAGATGAACCCCGCAGCATGCCTCAATACAATCCCAAACACTGCAATTCCGCCGTCAAGTATCCCAAATCCTATCTTCTATACAGACTGCTGGCCAACGCCGTCGGTTGTAAGATTATTGCCTTGTCTGCCACGCCGATCATCAACTTCCCACAGGAACTCGGTATCCTCGCCAATATGTTGGCCGGTGATCGACGCATGGTCGAATTCAAAATCCCTGTCTTATCCGTTCCTACAGAGGTCAAGAAATCACTGGATATACATCCCGAAATTGACTTCGTCGAATTTGTCCCCAATGCGTCCACACGTACAAGCACTGTCCGAATCACGCCGATTCCCAGTGGCTTCCGCAAGTTACAAGACAAGGCGGGCAACTTCCGAGGCTTTACACGGGATCTTGGCATGGAGGCTTCCAAGCCCGAAATTCTACGAGAACGTCATCTAGCCACTTGGTTTTCCAAGATTACACCCGTATTTGATACAGCCAAACTTGGTATTACCGGCATCAAGTATTCTACTGTCACACGTCTTCCCGATACAGAGAAAGAGTTCCGTGATATGTTTATTGATACGGAAAAGGTGGCGGTCAAACAGGCGCTTCTTCCGTCTTTATCAGCCCGTTTAGCCGGCTTGATTAGTTTTTACAAGGGTGCCAAGGCGGATCTCATGGCCAAGGTGACAGAGGATACAGTGGTCCGTGTCCAAATGAGCGACCATCAACTCAATGTGTATTCCGAACAGCGAAAGGAGGAGATAGACAAGGAACTCAAGGACAAGAAAAAGAAGACGCAAACAGCGTATCAAGCGGCGACTTCGTCTCAGAGCAATACCTTCAAGATCTTTAGTCGTGCTGTGTGTAACTTTGCCTTTCCTTCGGATATCGAACGTCCTATTCCCCGAGACTATGCGGATCTGTTGAAGTTGATCGACGAGAAGGCGGGTCCTCCCAAGGAAGAGATTACAGCGGAACGGGTCGTCGAAATTGAGGAAGCAGAGGAGGCCCGTATCGCCGAAGAAGAAGCGGTGGCGGCGAGGGAAGAGGATGAGGTGGGTGCCGGTCCCCCAGTAGAGGATACAGAGGCGTCGGTACCTGCGACTACGGCCGCTGCGACTGCTGCGACTGCTGCCACTGCGACTGCTGCCGTTGCAGAAGCCAAGGAAGTTGTCGCCAGCACCTACGAAGCCGCCCTTGATCAAGTCCTTCGTAAGTTAAAAGCCCGTCGCAACGAATTCTTTACAGCCGAAACGCTCCCACGCTACTCTCCCAAGTTCCAAGCCGCCCTTGATCGCATTGCTAAATCGGAAGGACCCGTGCTTGTATACTCCAACTTTAAGAAACTAGAGGGCGTTGGTCTCTTTGGTATCTGTCTCGAAACCCAACAGAATTATGTACGTCTCGATATTGTACAAAATGCTGCCGGTGCATGGACTCTGTCTCCTGAAACACTTGCCGGTAAATCAGGAGTAAAGCGATATATATCCTACACTGGTGACGATGCGAGCAAGAAGCGTAAGATTCTATTAGCCATGTTCAACGGACGTTGGGACCGTGTGCCTGGTGATCTCGCCGCTCAACTCAAATCAATCGGTAAATCTGATACGAATCTACACGGCGAACTTGTCAAGACCTTGATTATTACACAGACAGGTGCGGAGGGTCTCAACTTGGTAAACGTGCGTCAAGTCCATTTGATGGAACCCTTCTGGAACTATGTTCGTTTGGAACAGGTGAAGGGTCGTGCCGTCCGTATTTGCTCCCATTCTGCTCTTCCTCCTTCCGAGCGCAATGTTGCCATTTTTACCTACGTTACCTCCTTTTCCCAATCACAACTCCGTACTGGCAAGGTAGACGATCGCTTTGTAAGATTTGATAACAGTTTGACAACGGATGAAGATATGTTACGCATTTCCAACAAGAAGAAGGAACTTGCGGATAGTCTGTTGGGGGTCATGAAGGCGGCTGCCGTCGACTGTAAGTTGAATGAGGCGGAACATGGATCTTACTCTTGCTACACGGTCCCTACGCCCTCCATGGCCCTTAGTTTTCATCCGATTGTCGAAATTGACCTTGAAGACAAGGCGTCGGTAGTACAGGCGAGTGCAACATCTCGACCTTTGACTCGTCCTGTCACTGTAGCAAAACCTACAACGAGTGCTGTATCATCAGCGGAGCCAAAGCCGACCTCCGCCGCCTTTTCCAGCATTCCTGAATCAGACTTTCCAGAGTATGATTCGTCTCTGTATGGGAAGTCTAGACCTTCTTCTTCTTCGTCATCTTCTTCTTCTTCTTCTTCGTCCAAGTATGATGAATAATTTGTATAGTGAGTTATACTCACGTAGCAAATTACAAGTATTCGTACATCAAATTCTCGATCTGCGCATTGGCTGGCGCATGCCAGGGATCGGCCGAATACACAGTTGCCTGACCCGATGGCCTCTTAGTAGGTTGTATCAAGGTTGACGTGTTATTATCAATCGATATCTTCACAATATTGTTTCGGCATTCGACGACCACCTTCGAAGTTCTTCCTATCTGACATCCTGCCATATTATCCATACGCCAATTTCCGTCTCCTTTATCTCCAATTACAACGTGAAGACCTAACCCTCCTGGAACAAACCAAATTCCAGGCGCACGATCTCCAGGATTACAACAGTTGCCACCACTGGTTGTAAAATGTAAGATAGACCCCCAATTTCCTACAAGACCCTTCGGCGTGATATTGAACGAAAGACGATAGTTCTCGGCCACCTTGATATTTCCAATAATGGCTCCTTGCCTGGGTGTCACCGACGTAGGAAGATTGGCCCTCTGTGTAAACTTTGGCATAGGATCCTTTGTAAACCCATCGTACGCATTGTTCACTCGCATATCTGGGTTCAAGGGACCCTTCTTAAAACAGCCATTCGATCCATCTTTGGCATAACTAAAGCCAGCACAATCCGCATTTTTAGCACATTCCGTCTTCGTCTGTTCAATCCCTTTGTTTGTAAAACACCCCAGGTTAATGTCGGATTCCGGATACTTGCCCAGCGATTTTACATAACCAGAAGAATTCGGAGTTTGAGGCGTTGTGAAGCCTTCCACTGTATCCTGAACCTTAATCGTCTTTTTGAAGGCTTCACCGTATGTCGCCGCCACAAGTAAGTTCTTATTTATACCTACATGCTGAAGACGGATTGGAACAGAGATTTCCGACCATTTGTTGAAGACATCCAATCCAAATAACTTCTCATTTGTTGCAAGACCTGCTACCTTGAATCCATCCTTGCTAACGGCAATTTGCCGAAACTGTATGCCTGTAGGATTCGCCACATTCTCCCACGTATTTCGACCTTCTCGCCAGATCCACATAGTCCGGTCAGTTCCAACCACATAGATATCATCGCCTGTTTTTCCAAGGCTGATTCCGAACGCAGATCCAGGGAGTTGCTTGAAATTACCTGGAGAACCACGGAAGATTTCATTGGACTTATTCACATAGCCTATTATTCCATCTGCTGCAATCGATGCGGCTACAATCGGAAGTCCCGTTGTCTTTACCTGTGACCAACGATTGGTTCCCGTCAACTGATACAGAACTCCATTGTTCCCTACACTCACCGCAGTCTTGGCCGACGCACAATCTACGTAAGTTTTAAACGGTGCGGATTTGTCCGTCGAGGTGATGGCTCCTTTGATCAAGCCCGTGGATCCATCCGAACCTGAATACCAAATCGCATCATCCGTTCCAATGCTGATTGTGGCGGCATTTGCAGGCAAGGAGTTCCATCCGCCCATATTTACAGACGGAAGACTGAGTGTAAGAGGATTACCATTCATATCCAAGGGTTTAAAGGTGGCATCGGCTGCAAAGAGAGACCCTCGATCATTATTATGAGAAAATAGCATAAAGCCTGCGTGGCGTAAGTATCGATTCGAATCCGATACCATTTGGAAACTTACCTTCTTTGGATCGGCTAAGCCAGGCACAATACGCCAAGTGTTCAGCGTATTCGCAACAGGAGAAGAGGCTGTCGTGACTGCCGCATTCGGCTGAATGGTCATTGCCGTTCCAGGGAGGGCTTGCGGTGTCACTTGTACCGTTCCTGGTTGAGATCCAGGAACGACCATCAGAACACTTCCTGTTCCCTTCCCTACCACTATCTGAGTCTGCGCATTGGCTCCCATGGATCTCATGATATGATTTGGATAGTTATGCGACTGAAGCATGAAGAGTTGTTGCTGCGACGCAAATCCTTCGATGTTGCTTTCACTGCTTTTGAATCCCTCTGTTTTTTGTGCACTTGCAATCCATGACGAATCACAAATGGAACCCGCCGGTCGGCTAATCCGAATTCCCAAACAATCCTTCACAGCCGTATCGGCTACACTCCCATTTGAGGATGACATGCTCGTAAACAAGTTGGTATACATGGTGCGAACCTGGGCCAACGTCTTCCCCAACGTCGCAGCCTCCGCCTTATCCTGAGTCGCAGGAAACTTTGCGCCTGCGGGTTGACAGCCTGCCTTCCTAAATTCCTGTTGCAAGCATGTCGTCTTAAAGGGACCGACAGCCGTAGGATCCAAGGAACAAATATCAAAGATGGTTCCTGAGGCTACAAGGGCTGCGGCGGCCCTTATTTGTGAATTGGCTCCTGATACCTGTGCTCTTACGACAGCCGAACATTGATTCAAGGCCGTGATGGCATCGATCTTGTAAGGAGTCGCAGGAAGCCTGAAGCCCGCTTGAGTTAGGAGGGACATAGCCTCTTTTTCCGTATCAGATACCGACGCAGTGGGATTCAGCACACGAAGAATGTAAGACCCACCTACACTCATTCCTGCCTGTTTCGCTTGAGTAACGATACAGGCTGAAGAGAGATTTCCGTTCGAGTTAACAGCACAGACATTTGCAGAAGAGCCCGAAGAGGGTCCAGCACCGCCTCCTACAGGAAGAGAGTCGTCGTCCTCTGTCGAAGGCACAGGGCACGACGATGCAACTCGTACCGGCATCGATTCACAGGCTCCTCCTAAGGCCGCATCTGTATATTTGGCAGCCCCTGTACTTGTAATAGGTACACCGTATCCTAGATCCGGGCAAAATCCACATTTCCCCGAAAAACTAGTGGCGTCAACGTTACTGCACGTCGTCAACATCTTACACTGCTTGATATCCTCCATTTCGGCGGCCAAGGTGAGATCCCAAATCCACTGTCCTGCGTTTTCTGTAGGAAAGATAGGTCCCCTCGAGGTACCTATTGCACCCTTGGACTGTTGTGCCGGATCGGCACGAAAGACCCATCCGCATCCTACACGAGACAGCCCCCTATCTGGAAGATTTCGAGGATCCGTGACACCCTGACAGAATTGTTCGTCCTGAGACTGAAACAGCCCCTCGGGGTCTTCTTGAAACAGGGGGGAATAGTCCACTGCGGGACTTTCCTTGCTATACAAATCAGGCTGATCCAACGCCTTATTCAGTGCCGTCATATCCAGGCTGAGGCCCTTGTTTGTAAAAACACCATTCGGCATCGTTTGCGAAAATATAGGGTCATTCTTGTTAGCACGACTGACATACTGAGATACATCGAAGCCTTCTTTACTGCTATGAAGGAGCATGGCGATGAGACAAATCACCACCAATCCAAGGGCTAACATCACCACATACTTCATCTCTATTCCTTGACAATGAATTTTCCAAATTCCTTATCAAATTATCACGTTACGACGAGCAACTAGAATCGGGGGCTTTCCTTACACCATAACACTGCTGTAAGGCGGTAGCCTGTGCTTGAGTGTTGACATCCGTGGAAGCACCGGTCCCTGATGTATAATTCGCCGTCTTGTACACCTGGTTGTAATAATTCTGGGCTTGCGATACCGATTTCGCAACACTGTTCACAGTTGAAACGGCTCCATAGTTTACAGCACCACTGGAATTGACGGGCGCAAGGGATCCCTTCGAATTACAAGCATTGAAGGGACTGGCTTGACGAGAGGCCGGAGATCCTTCGTCATCTCGTAAACCGCTATAACGATCCTGAATCGTCTGGTAGGTATTGTATAATTTGGTCTTTCGTGTACGATCTTCATCACCTCGTTCCCTAGAGTTTCCAGTATTCAAATAAAGGTAGTTCAAGCAAGTCACATCCAGAGGCGCACTCTTTGGAGAAAGGGTAAGATTACCAGAATCGTCTTCGTCTATATCTTCGCAAGGGGATCCAACATCAAATCCAAACATCTTTTGACTGGCATCATTGATTTGGGCCATCGTTTGAGAATTACCAGCATTATCCCTACCTGTCGTCGCAATCGTATACAGGCCGTTGAGATAATCGGAAATACTATCCATAGTGCCCTTGGCATTCAGTTGCGTTAAGCCCGTCTGTGCTAGTTTGCCATTGAGGGAATCGCCACCTGCTCCCTCATACAGATTGACAAGACAGGCTTGACTATACTTACCAGATTCCTGACCGGCTGCCATACAGGGACCCACCTGTAAGGCTGCTGCGGTGGATGCAAGACCTAACAGAGGAGCACCTCCTGCAGCCGTCGTGTCCTGTGAGTAATGAGGATTCGAGTAGAACCCAGGCACAAAGGACATAAAGCCCGCCACAGCATGTTGTTGCTGATTGTTCCACACCCAGATCGCATTGGAACTTATGTTAGGAGCCGAGGTGGCCACCATCTGAGTTCCACCTCCCTTGGACCCAAATTTACGGAGCAACTTGGTGCCTTGCATTGTCTTACCATTCGTCACAGTGGCTGTTACTGCACGATTAAATTCGACCCTTCTTGTTGCGGATCCTTCCATTTCCCACTGGCCGATAATTCCCCTGCGTGTTTGTCCGTTGTTCACAGCAGCCTCATCCTGTTGTACAAGCACATAGACACTGGTCCCTTCTGTCACATTCTGTAAGACAATACGCCCCTCGCCACCATTTGTAGCCGTTGCCGATCCTAAAGATGAGGTTGTAAAGGACACCTTATAGGATGAAATCTGATTGGCCCAGGATGTATTGGGTTTCATGCCGAGAGAACTCAAGTTGGGTTGCGAGGCCAAATCGACACGATCATTTCCTGCAAAACCAGGATGTTCATAGGATTGAATCCTTGCGCCCGATCCCACCTGTATCGACTGGATACTCTCAGACGGTACTCCCATATTCGGGCCATCGTAAGAACCTGCTATGCGCATAGCCGATTGTCCTTCGTAATTTGGTTCCGTAAAGACTTGTACGATGGGCCACATAGAGGCTGTTGCTGAAAATAGACTGACCCTTGTTGTCACACCGTTAGGAGCCGCAAAGCGAAAGGCTACATTAAACTGTTTTCCCTTCGCTGGTTCGTAGAGAAAGGTGTTTGATGCCGTGGCCTTGACACAGGTCGAGGCACCGGGACTTGAAAAATCGGAAACCTCTCGACACGCTTGACGATTCGCCTCTCGTTTACAAGTCGCCGGATCCGTAAAGAACATCTGATTGCCATTGATCGGATCGCATTGTCCAATGCTGGGTATATAGGGACGACGTGCCGCATCCAAATCTGCCTTATCATCTGGGTTCAGGTATAGCCCTCCTACGTAATTCGTTACTTCCCCTGTATAATTCTTGCCTCCCTTGATACAGACGCCGCAATTAGCATAGTCGGGGGTACCCAGGGAATCACACCCCGCCGTGCCTATAAGTTTAGCACACTGCTTCGCAGCCTCAATACTGGCACTTTTCAACGGAAGTTGAAGATTCGTCGGTGTGAGCGCTGCCTGTTGTTTTGACGCCGGACCTCCAGGCGTCATCGACGACGTCACCGTTGCCTTTTGAATCAGTGCTGTGCCAGCCTGAATGGTCGCCGGATCCGTAGATTGAACAAAGTTCGGGCGCATAATATCCATCGGTGCCCCCAATAAGTTAAAGACCGAGCCGCCGTATTTAGTGGCTCCATCATACGTCTGAAAGGCTTCTTTTGGTGCCTTTTCCTTCATAAAGACAAACAGCAGCGCTACGACGAGAGCCGCAATTATAATGATGAACTCTGTTTTCATCCTCCTACTTAGAAGGCCCTAAATTATGGCGAAGATCGCTCTAAATTCGGTTCTTCAAATTGCTTCCTTACACGTTATCGGGACGAATATTGGATCCCGAATCCATATCCCTTGTGATGATACGCAAGACAATGTGGGATTGGCGACTCACGTTCAAGAGTGCAGCACCCGTTAAGGTACTGGTTCCCAACTGAGTTGCCAATGCATCATCTTGTGTCTGAATACCTCCAAAATAACTACGAGCAATCGTTCCAGTGGTAGGGTTGACAAAGCGATTACGCAAGATAATACAATTTGCATATCCCGCATTGTTCGCATTCAGCACCGATGTCGTTCCATTCGCCACTCCTACAGCCACGACATACTGTTCTGCATTGATAAAGGTCTCAAAGTCCGTTACCGTGGTCGCAAGGGTCGATCCTTGTGGAGTAAGATTTACACCTTGAATCGACAAGGTGTCGCCCTCTCCTACAGCACTAAACAAGAAATAAGTGCTTGTTTGGATAAAGATATAGTCATTAGTTGCATTACCGTAATTCGTAGCAGCGGAACCTGTCGGTCCAACGCCACCCAGAGCGTTTCCAAATGCGATTTGATTTATCTGAAGCACATCGCTGCTATCCGAGAGTAGCGACTGGTCGTGACGTTCCAAGCGAATCGACAACTTTTGTAGGGTGGCCAAGGGCGTTGGCGTATAGACCTTCTGACACTTCAAGAACTTGGGAATCAGACCAGCGTATCCCGACCTGGTCGCAGGCAGATTGACATTTGCGGAGGTGCTATAGGCCTGAGGGCTCACAAGGTCCGATGACCAGGTAGTATCATATTGAACAATCGCAAAGGTGTTGTCTTCCATAGGATTTGTACTAAAACCATTGTTGTTCAGTTCCGCAATACGAACGGCTGCGAAGGGCAAGGAAAAGACGTTGACCACACGACCGGTGTCAAAGGTGCTTACGTCTGTCTTTCGGATGATGGCCGTGTAAGACTCGATGGGCACAATCGCCTTGACAAACTCGATACGTTGAATGTTTCGGAAGCGCTCCTGAATAGCAGTATTGTAACCGTATCCTATCTTCTTGCTTCCCGTATTGAATAAAACAGAAAAGTTGTAGCGATTCTCGGACGTGTTACGTGCCCAGTCACGATCCGCACTCGTGATGAAAATATTGTATTCCATTTCACGGTACTTCACAACATCTTCTTGCTTGATAATGTACTCCTGAGGCCTAGGAGCAAGGAGGGGAGGCGGAGATTCCGCCTGGGACGGAATCAAGGACAGCGACTCTTCTCGAATTTCCAAACGGGGTTCATCAATGGTATTGGCTGTCGTCGAGGGTCCGGGAGATCCAAACACACTACTCAAACGGTTTGTTGCTGCACCCGTCGCCCGTGCCTGATCTTCCCTAGCCTTTTGCTCCCGTTGCATCAGGGCCACCGGATCTTCCAACTTGGCCGAGGACCGATCCGTCGGTCGAAAATCGGGAAGAGGAGGAACTGGCATCGAAGGAGGCGTGCGATCAGCCATCATCGCCTCATATCGTTGATTCGCATCCTGAAACAACTGAGCGTATTCGTCTGGTTTTATAGGCGCTCCTACAGTGGTCATCTGTGGTATTGTATCGGCCTTCTTCAAATAGGCATCCACCGATGCCGTCGTCTCCTTCACCACATCCCGATTCAGGGCTACCACCGGCTGAGTTGTACCCTTCGCCCGTGCAATCTCCGTCATGTAATGTTGCACCGTCTTTTGAATTCTCTGATCCAGTTTCTCAGGAATCGACGCAACTCGCAACTGTTGCGTGTACTTTTGCCTCAGAAATCCGACAATCGTCTGATAATTCGGCCCATTCAAAAAAGGGTTGGATCCGGACATGCCTCTATCTTTATGCGTTGATTGCTATTTTAGGCCACTACACCAGACGCAACTTCTGTAAAATCGGAAGCGCCTTCTCAATCGCTTCACGACGAGGTGTTTCCTCAGCAAATAGTACGTCTCGAAAGGTATTCATCACGGAGTCATTCACAATGTCATCGCACACTTCCTTAAAAGGTCGATCGGCTAACAGGTTCAAGATGACGTACATACAGTACGTTCCGCACTCGGAATGGCTGCGCTGATGACGAATATCGTTATAATACACATGGGTACATCCTTGGTCTTGGCACCGTTGTAAGAAATCACGAATCTCTTTTTCGGGTTTGTATCCGTATGAATCATAATAGTACGCTGACTTCTTTGGAATGTCAACAAAGGCGCACACCCAGTGCGATCCGGGCTTGTCGTGCGGGTCGAGATTGAATATAACACCTATCTTATTCTTACCCTTCTTGGATGACTGAGACAGGTTGAGTCTACACATCTCGTTGCTTACACACTTCCCCCACTCAGGAATCGTCTTGTCGAAATCAATGGGAACGGCGCCTAGAAAGGCAAACTCGGGAACCGCTTCTTCGTACTGTTTCATGACCTTCTCGATATTTTCCGTATCCAGCCACTGTGTAGGATCCTTGTCCCATTCTGCTGGTCGATCGGGCTTAAAGTACTTGACCAATTCTTCCTTGGGCGTATCCAACTTCTTTGCTACACAGTATTCTGTATCGCATTTGTATTTTGCGGCCATGGCACTACGTAACTTGTGCCACAAGGCTGTGGCATTTTTACGAGTCCCCTTGGTCGAAATCTTATTTTTATGCGTCTTATTCCAACTCTTGACAAGTCGACGAATGGATGTAGGAGGAAGGCAGGTGCCGTCCTGCGTCTTCGCTCCCTTCAATCGACCCGGCGCACACTGGTATAGTGAGTCCTCCATACTATAGGGATAGAAAAAAGAACTGCTGTCAATAGAATGAATCAATCGGATCCTATGCGCAAGGGTGCCGAACCTATACCCACCGGAATGTTTACACGGTTTTACATTCCCTTTATTCTTAGTTTACTGGTTCTTACAGGAATCTTCGTTATCCTTACGATTCCTCCCGGTATCTCAGGTACCCATGGAAGTGTATTACGACGAGTCCCTACAACTGCCTCAGGAATCTATTAGTCTTATTTAGATGGACGCATTCAGGTCACGGGCGCAAGCCATTGGTACTAGTATAACAACGAATCCGAGGGCCCAACAATTTATGTCAGCAGTCAGTTCGACGTCTACTAGCGGCCTCATCCTCTTTGCGGCTCTGCCCATGATCCTCGGACTCTGTACCATGTCCTACATCGCAAGACGAGATACAGTTCAGAACAGCCATGTGCTTCAACTTATTCTTGCCTTTAGTCTCTTGGTGGGCGTCTGCTTGTTTGGAATTGCGACAACATTTTATAGAACTAACGAAACGGGTCTTAGTTATTTTGTTCTAGCCATCTGTATGCTTTGTTTTGCGCTCATTGTTGGAAATGGGGGCATTGCCGTCTTACTGACTGATTCCTATAATACGAGCAGTTCGTGGATAAGACCTGCAGATCAGTAAAATGGGGGCATACAAGGCGTATTTCAAAATAAGATACATTATTATAATGTATCTTATTCCCTCGGTTTATGCACATATGCTTAGTGGTATTATTTTGTTCGTAAGTGTAATTTATGTAGGATTACATATTTCAAAAATTATGTCCAAAGATCCCTATCAAATTGCAGTACTTATTATATTATTTTCCATAGCAGTATCTTTACATGGCATGTCGCATTTGGGTTTAGAATCTACCTACAACTTTAATCCTTTGCTTCTCTTTACCGAAAGAGCGGATCAATAAATATTAGGGTAAGATAGAGATGATTCTTGAAATTGGGTTGGTGCTCGTGATCATTATTATGATCTCCTTATTCTCAAACCTATCCGGTGTCGACCCGAAAGATTACAGTCTGTTGTCAATGGTGTTTGGTTTCAGCGTCTTTGTGGCCATCACTTGCTATTTCCTAGCGTTGACGTACTTTTCTTCCAGACCCGGTGATCTCCTCTGGTTTCTGACCTTCTTTGTCATGGTGGTGCTTCTCCCTATGTGTCTGAGTAGTACGGCGATTAGCGCTGTGAGTGTCAGTAATCTTAGACAAGCAATAGCGACGGCTGGTGCTTGAGAAGATAGACCCACGTAGTGGGTCTTTATTCTTACACACAGGAGTGCACCAAAGCCACTGCGGTTGCTACAGCAGGAGCCTAAGGCTCCTGCTAGTAGCACAATACTGGTGCGTAAGAAACGCTTCGTTAGACCCGTACTAAAGAGCACTTTAGCACTTGATCAAATAAACAAATCCGCAGAGCGAATTTGTTTACCTGATAAAAAGCCATAGAAGACGAAAACTCGCACCTCTGGTTTGTCTTCTATTGGCCTAAACTTGTGTAACCAAAGATTCTGTAAGCATATGGAACGACTCGCAGTTCCCTGGTTGTTTCTCGGCCCCGCCGGATCCGGTAAAAGTCAACAGATGCGTCAATGGATCGGTGATGCGCACGGAACTCCTATAGAATCCCCCCTCGAAATGAGAACCCTTACGGTGGGCGACGGATACGAAGCCCGTGTCTACACCAGTCCGCATCACTTTGAAATTGACATTCCCAACCTCTCCATGCAGGACAAGCAGATCATCGGCGAACTTCTTACAACCTTCTTCTCCTCGACGGACGTCTTTAACTCTTTGAAAGCGTCGTCTCGTAAACTTGTCGTGCTCCGTCGAGCCCATTCCCTCTCCCTTCCCGCTGCTGTAAGAGTGCGTGCGATTCTTCAACAGTACGTCTTTCCGTCCGATGCGACCGGTATGCTCTGGATTACCGCTCGTGAAATGACCGGCCCCTTACTACTCTTGACCGACGGCTTCTGTACACACCGAGTCCCCCGTCTCTCCTTCTCCGATTGGTGCGCCAAGAGTGCAGACCAAGCCGTCTTTCACACACAAGCCGCCTACGAAGCCTGCGAAGGACGTGTCGATCGGCTGAAAGCCCTTCACTCCATGTTTCCTACAGGAACCGCCACCTATCCCCGTCGAATTCAAGACTATTACGACGAATTAATACGTCTTATTATCCACAATGCCCGATCTGGAAAGGCTCCTACACTCACTGTCATCAATTGGTTACGGGCCTCGGTCTATCAAATGCTCTCGTTCTGTCAAACTGGTCCCGACATTGTGGATTGCTGTGCTGCTGCCGTTCAACGACAATTCGACCTATTAGAACCGCACGTCTTTTGGAAGGCCATGGAATCCTTTACCACCGCCGAGCCTCATACCTCCTATCGTACACCCCTCTCCCTCGAGATGGTCTTGCTGAATCTCTTTGAATGCGTGCGTGAACATTCCACTGTCGTTCCTCTTTCTACAAATGTGGTAACAACAGACACTGTACCCGTTAGCACAACGGTGAAACGGGTCGTACGTCGTCGCACCACCAAAAAATTGAGTGCAGAACCTGCCACAGTCGAGTAAGCACAAATACTCCATGGGTGTTATAGGATTCTTAGGATGGTTATCATGGCTTGATAAGGAACATAGAACAGAAGATACTTCATGGAATAAATACAGGGGAATGAAAATCGGGATTGATATTCTCGGTTTTCTTTACAAGGCCAAATCACGTCGTCAATCCACCATGCTCTATGTGGCCAGACTCGTAGCCGCATGTCGTCGGCACGGCATCCTTCCCGTTCCCATCTTTGATGGTCGTCCTCCCTCTGCCAAACTCCCTCTCATCGAAGAACGGGCTCTTCATAGACAGGATGCCGAAGATCGTCGCACCGTTCTTGAACACGACTTACAGACAGTGACCATGTCCGAATTCCAACGAAACAAGGTTGTCACCGAAGTCAATCGCCTGAATGTGGCGTCGATCTACTTGACCAGTGAGGAGCGTGAATTGATCAAGCAGTTATTCTATGTTTGTGGCATAAGGCCCCTAAATGCCTGTGGGGAAGCCGATCCCGTCCTTGCCTATCTTTCAAAATCAGGCGATCTCGCCGCCGTGATTAGTCATGATATGGATTTGCTGGCACGAGGAGTGGAAACCCTCCTCGTACCAGAAGCGTATGCACTTCCAGGGGATGTAAGTGGATGGACGACTTATTCGCTAAGTGCTGTTTGTAAGAAGGCGGAACTCTCCTACGATCAACTCGTCGACATGTGTGTTCTCATGGGATGTGATTACACGCATGGAGGACTTCGCATTCCCTACAGAACTGCGTATTGGCTAATAAAGCATCACGGAACTCTAAAAGGAGTGTTGCATGATCGAAATATTACCGATACTCACATGTACGACGATGCCGTTCGCATTCTCAAGGGAGGTGACGACAGTCCTGACACCCTGATGAATGAGCGTCAGTGGCTCAAGTGGGAAGCGCCACCTTGCGACGTAGAACTTGATATCCTATACTCGCTAAGACCCACGATCTTAAAGTCGTTGTCAAACTCGGACTTTCAACTCTTACATCATGGAACTTTTGCTCCCAGGACGGATCCTGCTGCTATTCCAGCAACGCCCGCCCCAATCCCTGCCGTCCGCAACACCATCCAGAACGTCCCTACAGATAGCAGAAACAGGATGAGAAACAAGATTGCTGATAGAAGTATGTAGGGGAAAATGCGATTGATGATGTGATTGATAACAGGATCTAAGACCGCCTGTATTTTTGTTTGCGCATCGGGTGTTCGTAGGACGGTCATAATCTTTTCCATCAAGTGGCTTGTTACATCTTGGGTGGCTTCTGAATAGCGATCTCGTTCCTTGGAATCAGTCATTAGTGTGGATTGCGGAGTTTTTTTTGTTTGCTTATCGCAGTCCTCAGAAACCCATGTTCGCTGCTCCCGAATCGAAACCTACAGGCGAAGGACCCCGGTATTACGTCGCCCTTACAACTGCCCGGACTCTTTCTGTCCTTCTACGCTTTGAGAACACGCTTGTACCCGATATAGCGATTAATGCACCTCTCGACGACATTAAGGTCGATATCCTAAAGAACCTGGTGCACAACAAGCAACTGTTCAAACATCCCCCGACCATGTCGTCACTGACAGCGTTGTCTCCTCCATGGGGTGTTGTCCTCGACGGTGAAGTGAAGCGATGGAGTCCTACAAGCACCTTTCGAAACATAGATAACATGGCTGCCATTCCCGACTCATCCTACGTCCATCTTGTGTTGGAAGGCCTCTATGTCTCCCGGTCTCGTATTTCGCCTGTGTTTTCTATCAAGTTTGTGTCGGTTATCCCGGCGACTACAGAGATCGAATTCGACTTTGATGATGCAGGGAGCCTTGAAGAGGTGTCCGACATTCCCGAAGAGGGCGGAGCCAATGTGGTGCTCCTGACGGACCCGGCCATTCGGCGGAAGGCGAAGGCCGACGCCAAGCGATCCATACGAGAGGCCTTTGTCATCGCCGAGGCGGCGCACGAGGCGGCCGTCCAACGGGCGCACGCCTTCTTGGACGAATTTGATCTCTCCGACAACGAATCTGGATTCTCCGAGTGGCTGACCGAGGACGAGGATGAAACCGAAGAGGAGTCTCCATAAAAAAAAACCATCTAGAGCAGAATAGATAGAGCATGTCCGCCACAACGATATTCGGTGCTATAATTGGCCTGGTTGCTATTGCTGGTTTAGTTGTTCTTTTTTTGAGAGCAGGAGGCATAAATATACCTAAGATCAGTAACTTCGAGAACGAAAACAACAATGGCCCTGCCGCTAGTGCTGACATGAGTAATGGTGCAGTTGCTCCTTCTTCTATGCCTATGCCTGTTGCTCCTAAGAACGGCAGTAACACCCCTATGCCCCCTATGAATAACGAGGAGGGCTTTGCCAACGACGAGGCTTCCGAGTCCAGTAACGGTGGCCCTGCCTCTATGCCCTTCGCCGCTGCGAACAAGCCTACGAACTGCTACCCTAAGATCCAACTCAACCCCACGGAGTTGCTTCCCAGTGACCCTAACTCCAAGTGGGAGCAGGTGAACCCCCAGGGCGCTGGCGACATTGCCGGTAAGAACTACCTCAATGCCGGTGCTCTTATCGGTGTGAACACGGTCGGCCAGAGTCTCCGTAACGCCTCTTACGATCTCCGATCCGAGCCTGCGAATCCCCAGGTCGCCGTGTCTCCTTGGTTCAACAGCACCATCGAGCCCGATACCAATCGTAAGACGTTTGAGATTGCGTAATCGCATAATTCTACAAGTTACTTGTTCTAAACAAGACTCTTGTAAGTTCTAACCTTTTTACATCTATCTATAGCAGAATAGATAGGAATGCAGGACATCATCACGTTTGGTCTCATTTTGCTAATGATCGGCCTTGGAGTGTACTTAGTAAAGCCTGATCTATATAAACAAATCTCTGGATTTGCGAATCCCCACACCAATTCCACGTACTCTATGACTGTATCTGGTCCTCCCGGTTCCTCCGGTGCCTCCTCTATGGGACAATCACCCATTGCGCCGAATCTTCCAGACAATGCCATGCCCGCTGTCGTCAATCTTGAACACTATGGCGGGGCCGATACAGAAACAAACGCTCCCAACATCCCTCTCCTGCCGACTGTGATACCCTCGACGGAAAAGAAGGTTCTTTTGAAAGCATCCTATGGTCCTAGCGACATTCTTCCTCGAGACGTCAATGCGGATTGGGCGTCACAGAACCCCAAAGGCGTTGGAAAGGTGGCTGGAAAAAACTACCTGAATGCAGGTGCGTTGATCGGTGTCGATACGTTGAATAATCGTAGTTCCGCCTCCGTCGACCTGCGATCTGAACCGGCGAATCCCCAAGTAGCGGTATCTCCCTGGTTTAGTATGTCTATCCATCCTAGTTCTCATGTCATCTTTCCATAACTAAATAAATAACAAGCGAAAGTAGGATGGATGACTCGGTGATGCCCTGGATCTTCGTGATCATCGTGCTCGTAGTGGCCTACGTTTTCATGACGTACAAACATTCCAACTATCCAGTTGCGTATGTAAAAAGCGACTATGATGATCAGATGTACTTGGTGCGAAACCTTCCCGATAAGTTGGAGGCCGCCAACCGTCTTGCTCGAGTCAGGGAGAAACTGGTTCGCCTTCGCACCGTCTTAGAACAAACCCATAAGGATAAGCCCTTTGTAAAACTGATTATCAAGAACTTTGACGGAGGCGCTGATCGTTTTACGGAATCCACCCCTGATGCGCAATTTACCTCGTATTCCGTCAATAAGGGTGAGAAGATCTATATGTGCTTGAGACAGCGAGATGACAAGGAGCAACTTGTCCAAGAAAACATCATCGTCTTTGTAGCCCTTCATGAGATGGCGCATTGCGGAACGGCCTCCATCGGTCATACGCCTGAATTCTGGAATCACTTTGCATGGTTGCTCAAGGAGGCCGAAGCCCTTAAGATTTACACCTACACAGACTTTGCCGCTCATCCAGTGGAGTACTGTGGGATCCACATAACAGACTCTCCTACATATAAGTCTGGTGTCGCCGATGAATTAGACTAAGTGAGAGGAACTAATACATGTATTATATTGGAAATAGAATACACGTAATAATCGTAGCAGTAAATCCCACACACAAGTAGTATGGATCCTCTGCTCCACCCCGCCCGGATCACGACGTTGGAGCCCAAAACGCTTCTTGTGCAACAGCACACAGCGTTCGGAACTGTAGAACCCCTTGAACTCCTGTCCGTGTTTCCTACAGAGTCTGTCTTTCAAATCAAACAGCGCATTGCAGAAGCGCACGAAGGAGACAAGGCCTGGATGCCCAATCAACTCTTTATGGCCGTAAAGACAACGGGTGGATACAAGCCCCTTGATACCGTATGGCCTTTTGAAACCCCCCTATCAGATCCCCTTGATCCAAAAGTGGCCGGTATTCCCGATGCCCGTCTATACGACGAATCCGGTCGTAAAGCCATTGCGCCTGTCCAACAGCCTGGTCTCCTGATCTTTGATGCAACAAAGGCCACGGAGATTCATGTATGGAATCTTAAGACGATTGCACAGGCTGCAGGTCATCCACCTTCAGGTCCCGTTCTTGTAGGATTTTATCAACTCTACTTTCCATCGCTTACAGAGGCTGCCGAGATCGAACGCCCGTTCAGTCCTTTAGAAGAAGTCGACATTCAGGCTAAAACAATTCTACATGACTATCGTGTGATGATCGCCGATCAATACCGTGTTGTAGAACAAGCGCTCTCGACGAATCCCTCTACCAAACTGCCCTCTATGAATGAATTACGTCAAGTATCCTTTCGATTACCCGTGAAGGATGTAGGATCCCTTGAACTCTTGTTTTACAAGACAGAACCGTCTACAGCCCTTCCCTTTTTACGTTTCTTTCCTGCACAAGCCCGTATGCTTCCGCTTGTCAAGTATTCCAAAGACACGTTACGGGAGGCTCGTGTCTTTGAATCCTTGATGTCGGATCAACCAAGTGCCTCTGAATCCGTTCTCTTACTCAAGGCTCCTGTACAACATCCTCGAGCCCCTTTCGGAACTGTATGGACGCTTCGAATTTACGATTCTGGATCTGCTGAACTCAGTATGGGCGCCCCCCGTCGTGATGCACCGTTGCCGGCGGAAGTGATTGTACAAGCCTTCAAGCAACTCGGCGCCTTTCTATCTGTTACGCCATGGTCCCTCGTGGAGCAAAGCCTGGGATCTGCGACACTCGCCACACTCACCGCTACGTATGCGATTATGAGTCCTCTTGGAGGGGGTAAACCCAGTCGCTCCGAATTGGAGCAGAAACTGAAACCCTTTCTCACCCTCTTTCACCACGATATGCCGATTCGTGGGGATAAGGCCAGTCTTACACTTCGATACAAGGCAATTAGTAATTACAAACCAGAAATGGATCCTCGCAAAGCCTACCTAACCACGCTCTTTCTAAAGGACAGTTCGCTCAGTGAAGAATCCATTCCTGTCAATGCGTATATTAGTGCCTTACAACGAGAATTCGGTATCAGTCTGATGGAAGCGAACAATCTTGTGGGCCAGTGGATTGAAAAGGACAAGGAACAAGTTAAGCAGGTCAAAGAGGGAAGTGATACAGAAAAGGAGTCCTTCATGAAGGCCCATCCTACAGGAATCTCGGTGTCTCTGTACAACAATCACCCTCATTACTTGGTAAAGATTGCGGGCTGCGATTCCACAACGGATCTTGAACGCATTCTATCCTGTATGAGCGCTCTCGTCTCTCTTCCCACAGAGTCTCTGGTGTTGGCACCGGCTGTGGCAGAGGCTGTTAGGGAAGGGGCTGCTGCTGCTTCTTCTTCTTCGTCTGCTTCTTCGTCTTCTTCATCTTCGTCATCATCTACAGAAGTAGAAGAAGAGGCGATTGATTTCGGTGACTTTCTAGCCTATGAAGACGAAACAGAAGCAGCAGAAGCAGCAGAAGTAGCAGAAGTAGAAGCAGTCGCAGTACAAGAATCATCATCTTCAAAAGACAGCGGAGATAGTAGCCTCACTCGGCTCGGTCCTAAGGAAATCATTGAACCCATTATCAGTCAGTGGTACTTGACCCAGATGGGCCAAATCGACAACGCCCTCTTCAAATACACGAACGAATCCGGTGAAGCCCGTGTCGTATTATACAGCAGTTGCTGCCAGTTCAACAGTCACAAGCAACCCAACGTCATGTCCGCTGAAACCTACGCTCGTGTAAGATCCCTGTACGGAACCCGTGTCTTCTGGGTAGAACCTGCGCTTCCTCCTGTGCAAGAAACCGCCGTCACTCTCGCCCTCAAAACCGTTCGTGAACGTGTCAAGTTAGCCAAGGAGATTTGGTCCGGTGTATCCAAAACAGAACTCAAGACCAAGATGTGGGAACAGGAGAAAACGGCCTTACGCCTTGGATTTGCCATAGAGAACAGTATTCTCAGTGTAAAGGACTACGAAGGAACACCCGTCGAAAAGGCCGAACTCCAAGCCTTACAAGAGGCTCAAGAGGGCAAGGAGATGTGGATCGTCGTCCGTGCCGGTTCCGATGCCGAACATCCCAACTATTTCATTTGTGCCGAACTGTGGTGCGTGCGTGATGGTATTCCCATCCTGCGATCCGAATTTGATACAGAAGAAGGACGAGACGGAAAGCACAAGGACCCCAAGTCCTGCCCCTTTTGCGGCGGCACTGTGATTAAGGATCGTAAACATCCTGGTATCGGCGAAACTGTTCTTGTACGTCCTCCCGCCACAGAGGGCGGTAAGGTAGCCAAGTATGCCGGCTTTCTCGAAGGTCTGTACCATCCCAAACGTTACGCCCTTCCCTGCTGTTTCCTCACACAGCGAAGCATTATTCCTCCTCAAGGATCCGAATGGCCCAAACCTGTTGTAACAGAGGAAGAAGCCGCCTTGCCCAAGGCCGTCATTCCTTCAGCATCCGTGCTTAGTGAGGCCGATGCGCAAAATCGAGACCGTCCCTTCAGTCCCAAGACCAAGAAAGGCACGGCCCAAAATCCTTGGTACATCCCCAATCAAAACATCGTTGGTCGTAATTCCGACAAGGTCTGGATCGATCTAGAGCGAGGTCTTATCGCCGTTCCTCCTGCTTCCGTGAATGCACTCCTAGGTCAAGATCCTGAAGTCTTCCTTACAAAGAACAAGGGCATTGAAGCCGAAGGAATTAATTCCTATCTGGCAACAAAGGCCACTGCCTTTGTTCGATACGGCCTTGGAAGTAAACAACCTGGCTTGGCATTCTTACGACTCATTGCCTTTGCACATTACGCCACGAAATCACTCACGGATGATACCGTTCAGATTCCAACATCAGAGGATATCTTACGAATCTTAGGAGAAAATAATCTCCATATGCTCAATGCGTTTGAGCAAGCCGGATATGGCACCTTGTTACACGAAATGAGCCGACCAGGTCAAACCGTCCTGAGAGGAGTCCTCGAAGACTGGTGTAAGAAAATGGGTCGACCTCTTTCCTCTACTAAAAATGTACCTGAAATGGAACAACTCTTTTTTGCTTACAACAACTTTGTAACCTACGTGAAAGATCTTGACGAACCCAAGGACTTACGCTTGTGGGACTCCCTCTTTGCCTGTCCTGGACTTCTTACAGATACCGGTGTCATTCTCGTTACCATCAGTGTTGGAAAGAAGGGAGAGCCTGCGACCATTCGATGTCCTTCTATGGGCGTGCCACTAGCATACCAACAGGCCCCTCCTCCCTTTCTCTTTGTACTCGAGGACGCTGAATCCGGATCCATGGACCCGCTTATACTGTATGATGGAGACAAGGACGGTAAAAAACTAATGGGGGTTATCTATGCAAAAACACCCCTCTTTGGATTGTTGAATTCGACGTTGAGAGAGGCCTTGTCATCCTTTTTACAATCCTATGTATCCGCAGAAGACGGATGTGGGCGATCCGTAGCCCCCCTACATCCTTGGATGCCCGTTCGATCGTCTGCCACGGTCCCCAGGTTATCCGATGTCCTCGGTGACACGATGCGTGATTCTGGCACAAAGATTGAATCCCTATTACGAGATCGCAGCAATCGTTTGGTTGGCGTAGTCGGCGAGTACAAGTCGAGTAAGTTTATGATTCCAGTACTCGATGATGGCTTATTAGTACCTGCCTTGCCCAGTTTACACGGTGAACTCTTGCTCCCACATCCCTCCCTCGATGCTGCACTTGCCTTTTACTTTGATGTCGTCGGTGTAAAGGGTCGCTTTCCCTTCCTGGCACCACATGACTTGATACGGAACAAGGAGGATCAATATATAGCGATGAACCTGGAATGCGGGATGACGGTGCCTCTGGAACCACAAGCCGTTACCAAGACTTCGGATCATCCCAGATTTACAGAGTTAAAGAATCGTGGGGATCGTACAGGAAGTCGAGAGATGCCGTGGGATCTCGATGCACGCATTTTGGCAGAGGACAGGAAGGATAAGAAGGACAAGAAGGACAAGGAGAAGAAGGACAAGGACAAGAAGGATAAGAAGGATAAGAAGGACAAGGATGAAGATCCTCTCGGTATTACAAGCGAAGAAGCCCTCGAAGAATCCTATGAATATCTTCGCATTTACATCTCCAATTGGTTTTTTACGAGTCCTCAAGGAAAACACGTTGCCGATCAAATCGATCGAATGCGCACACAGCGCCATATCTTACCGCTTTACGAATTGCAAAAACGACTCGACTACTTGCTCATAGATGTTGTTCGAAAAGCAGTCACACTCAAAGGAACGCCTCATTCCGCTCTTCTTCGCAAAGACTGCCTCGAAATCGAGAAAGCCGAGGAGTGCACGGGCGGATGCGTATGGCGTCGTGAAGGTCATAGCAAAACAAAAGGTGTATGTCGTATCCATACTACAAAGACACCTCGATACAGAAGCCCCGTTGAATTCTTAACGAGTCGACTTGTGGATGAACTGTTGACAACCTTTTCAGCAGCAGAAGAACTACTCCAACATCGTGTCTCTCCCTTGAAGCCTCTTGACTCGCATTCCCTTGTTCAGCACGGTAATTCTGTGCTCTTTGCGGCGCCTGGTTCTAGTAGTGACGAATTGTTACAACGTCTTGGATTCTTTCAGCGTCGTAGCGACAAGTACACACAGGGGCTGTTTTACCCTGAGGAAGTTGTAACGAAGGCTACGGACCAAGAGGACAAGGCAGGAGTAAGAGGAGATCTTGAAGCCCGTCGCATCATGAGTGAAACTGCCGTCGTAGCCTTCCTTAAGATTCCTATTATGGAGATTAATAAGGAATTGGGTCATTCATGGACGGGTTCCGATGACGATTGGAAATATGTAGGAAATAAGCGTGGAGTTAACGTAATTCTTATGAAGCAGGAGGGCGACGAACTTCGTCCATCGAAGGTCATACAGGGATCGGGTTCGACTAGCAATCCTCGCTACATTATCATCGGACCCACTGGCCAGTTTCTGCCCAACAAACTTGGTCAGTTTGTCTTTTCATATGATGATCTCCCTACAATGCTGAGCGCCTTTGTTATGTGATTATGTGATTATGTGATTATGTGATTCTGCAATCAAACAAAAAATTGACGACGGTCTTTCCACTACCGGTTTTGTAACAAAATGTCTACCTGTGCAATATGTTGCGAATCTTACAATAAATCGACACGAATTCAGTTGAAGTGTCCTGGTTGTGAACAGCAATTGTGTCGCTCCTGCTTACAAACCTACGCCCTCAATCAAACAGATGAGCCCTTTCCCTGTATGAATCCGAGTTGCGAATCCACCTGGGATCGAGAATTTCTCGATGCCAATACGACAAAATCCTTTCGTCTCGGCGAATACAAGACGCATCGAGAAAAGGTACTGCTTGATAAGGAGCGGGCTCGTCTCGCTGCGACGCAGGAGGATGCCGCAGCCTTTAATGAGGCGAAAGCCTTCGTAAAAACATCCACTGTAAAAATGGCGGACCTCGAAACCCAAATTAGAAACTTACAAAAAGAATTATACAAGACCTCCACTTTGAATGCGCATGCGTCAAGTGTTGTACAGAGTTTAGGACGTACTCGAATGCCTGTAAGGAATACGGTAACGTACGAAACTGGAGCGGTAGCATCACCCGTCAACGCAAAGACAGAAGTGCGTGCCTTTATTAAGCCCTGTCCCGCCCCAGAGTGTAAGGGATATCTGAGCACGGCATGGAAGTGCGGTCTCTGTAATACCTGGAGTTGTCCAGACTGCCATGATTGGAAGGGCACCTGTTTGACCAAGAACGACCCAGATCATCCTCATACCTGCGATCCTGGGAAGGTGGCGACAGCGAAACTGATTATGCAGGAATCACAGTCCTGTCCCAAGTGCGGCGTCTCAATCTGTAAGATTTCAGGTTGCGACCTTATGTTCTGTACATGCTGTAACACGGGGTTCAATTGGCGAACGGGTAAGATCCATCAGGGACCCGTACACAATCCGCACTACTTTGAATGGTTACAGCGTTCCGGTCGTACGATTGCCGAGGCACAAGGTGCAGCAGCAGTAGATGCGGGTGGCTGTCTAACAGGCTATGAACTGGACAGAGCCATCACACGAGCGCTTGGTAACCAGAACGGCTATGATCGGTATTATGCCGGTAATGGTCAAACGAAGAGCAAACTTCCCTACGTAAACCAATACCTTCTGGAAGCATGGCGACTTATGCGAGAAGAGGAGGATCGGCAGCGAGATGCTGGAGATACGGAAGAGATCTTCCGTGAACTACGAGTCAAGTATCTGACGAATGATCTTACGACGGACACCTGGTCTTATTCCTTACAGCGTGCGGAAAAAGATGCGACGGTACAACGGGCCAAGTCGGATTTACGTCAGATCTTCATAACAGGCGTTCAAGATATTATGCGCCCGCTTCTAGTTGCAGGCTTTAATATTCAAGAGATTCGTGACCAGGTCGCAAGTCTTATTGAGTACTGCAATGAATGCCGTGTCAAGTTTACGGAACGATTTGCACGAAAAATGCCTGGAATATCGATCATCATTCCTGAGACTCGTCCCATTTAGAGTGTTATAGGATAGGTACTATTTTTTTCGGCTCTTGACCTCATACGGAGGGCTCAACACTTCGTGTTTTGTCGCCTTCGGCTTACTCAACACTTCGTGTTTTGTCGCCTTCGGCTTACTCAACACTTCGTGTTTTGAACATGTCCTCCACCTCGGCATCCATCATATGGAGCGGATAGATCTTGAAACTCTTCTGGTTCGGATGTAAGATCACCAACGCCAGTTCGCTGACCACAACTCCATACAGTTCCTGTAAGATACGCCTGTAAATATTGAGTTGTAAACTGTAATGCCAAAAGTTGGTATCCGGTAAGTGCGCCAAGGGTCCTGTCATGGATTGAAAGGTATTCTCCGTCTTGATCTCCTTCGCCCGTTTCCAATCGTAAATCGCAAAGGTCCCATCCGGTTTCTTATACACCATGTCTATAGAACCGGCCAATTTGATATTATCCTTAAAGACCAACCATTCCGTACGAAAGGGTACAAACCCCTTTGGCTTACGCCACTTCTCCTCAAAGGCCTGAAAGTAGTTCCATTCCGGCCCCTCTGTAATAATCCAAGCATCCCCCGCTAAATTGCCCACCGGCTCCGCATTGTAGTAATGTTCGATATCTAAATGCATCTTAGTTCCCGATCCACTGGCCTCCGTCCCACTATCCGACCACTGCTTCTTAATAGCCTCCGGCTCCATTCCAAAGTACTTGCTCTGAGGCCATTTCCTAGATGCCATCATCTTTGTGATGACGGCATCTGGATCAAAGTGTTCGTAAAACTGCCCAATGAATTGCGTACAGGAGATCCAACCTTCCCTAGATCCATCGATTGTATACTTGTGCGTGGCTTCGTCAAAGGTAATGCGTGTATCCCTTGGATGCGCATTTACGACGGCAAGACGCATCCAGGGTTCGTTTCCTTCGGTACTTGTCATTGTTCTGTAATTCTGTGCTGTCCCCACATCCAGTGCTGAATGCCTCTCCATTTTTCTGCGATTGGGGGGGACTAGGAAATATTCAAGGGATAAGTAGAGATGAGTGGTATTCAGGATCTTTCGGGGGTTTTACCACCAAGCCCCTCTGATAAAGCGAATTTGTTTTCGTCGTCCTCTGCTTCTTCTGCTTCTTCTGCTTTTTCTGCTTCAACGGAAACACTGAATGCGTCACCAAGTGTAGTGTCATCTGTTTCATCGCCTTCCGCCTCTCGAAGGTCGAGCATTGTTACATCGAACGATGTGGAGAGTATTTATAGCGATGCCTATATTGCAAGCGTGATTAAGGCGACAATTGAGAACAAGAGAAAGGATAAGATGGATATGGAAAATGCTATGATGCAACCTTTTTACGAAATGTTAGAGGCCCTGCGAAAGAATCCAGAGGCATCTCGTCGCTTTGTAGAAGGATCAAAGCGTGGAGGAATAATTTATAACATGTTTCCTCCTGAATTTCAAGCCATCCTTGATACTTTAGATACCACAGAAGAAGGTAAGGAAAAACTAGACCGACGTGACAAACAAAGAGGTGGTGGATTTAATGAGAATTTAACCTTTCTATTTTGGCTTCTCCTTGTTTATTTCCTTGGGTTAAGTTCCGAACATAGTGGAATAGGTCGAATTTTTGAGGAATTTACGACTCGCTCGCTTCCAAGTATCTTAATTGGCGGATTAACCGACATAGTTGTTGAAACAGGGAGCACTGTTTATAATCGAAGTAACGATTTTCGTAAATTTACCGAGGTGCTTTTTTTCCTCAATGATACTCAAACTGTACCAGCCGGCTTAGGGGATTGGATAGCCGATGTAGAGGCAAAAGCACCTGGATTAGCCTTTTGGACCGATGAAACCTTTGTGCCAGAACCATTGGCACTAGAATACAGTGAGACAAATCGCCTTGTAAGTTTATACGAAACCCTGAAAGCAAACAACAGACAACTCATCAATATTGAGATTGCAAAAATTATATTTCGAAATCCAGAGGTTGTTACGAGGGTGTCCACAAATTCAAGTTATTCCCTACGACAAATTCAAGGACAACTGCGTGAATATGAAGATGTTGTTTCTTATCTTGATAATGTTGTCGAACAAATTCTAAATATAAAAGAAGGCGAATCGTATAAAGGAACAGAAAAAGATGCCGTGAAACTCTTTGAGTGGATGACCTATAAATATGATGAGAACATCGCAAGGATTGATGAATTTCGATCTCTCTTCGGTATAAAACATCACGATTTTACAAAATTCGAAGAGCGTTATAACATCTACAGACAAATGAAGCCTCAGATCCCTTTATTATTAGACTCTCGTGATATTTTTGAACATATTCATCTAATCATAAAACGTGAGGAGAATGAGACTGTTACTGAACGGGATCAGTTATGCTTTCTTGCACTGGCACTACAAGATCCTGCAACTGCGGCAAATTTATGTGGATTAACAGTGCAAACTGCGGCAAATACGACTGCACTTGCCACATCTTCGTCATCGGCGTCCTCATCAGAACCCCCTCTTGTTCTCTTTGTAGGAGAGATGTCAACGATACCTACATCCTTCCAGATTGGATATGAAGGAACAATGACTACATCCTCTGCAACACCAACACCCTATACTACAGGAGTAGGAAGTGTAAGTAGTACACCCGCACCTACACGGCCGATTGTACCCTCACCTACCACTGCGGTCGTTGCACAAGCGGAAGTAGTAGCACCAGCCCCTTTTTATGTTGTTTCTAAATATGTTGTAGGAGTTCCTGATGCTAAATTTACGGCAACAGAAGAAGAAACAAAGGCGGATCTTGCGCCCATCGAATCAAATACAGAAATCATACGCATGGATAAGGTTTTAGCAGATAATTTAGTAGGCCTTACTGGACCTATTGTACAAAATCTTGCAAAGAGCCTTGTCACAAATAATTATATCAATCGCACGAGACTTTATCTTTCGCACATAAATCATCAGATTACCAATGAACGCCTTCTAAATGTGAAGGCCTGTCTAGATGATGCGAAACGAGCCTTGGAACCTTACGTAGGACCAGAGGATGATCCTTCTCTATTCACTTCAACCTTACAAGTTGTAAAGTTGCTGTTAAAGGAGGGAATTATTCTAAGAGAATCCAAAGTTCTTAACTTATATGACAAGATAAAGGCAAATTCTAGCCCAATTCATCCCGAAGATGCACAGACAATGATTCGCACAATGGCCCAAGACCAATCCATTCGATTTGATAAAATGGTTTCAAATTATACTCGAGGTGTTTCAGGGGGCGACCAGTGGTTTTCCTTCCTCTTTAATGATCCATACCGTATGTATCCTTGGACCTGGAATAGAGGATCTAGAACCATCTTTTTTGGAGCCGGATTTTTGACCATTCTATTCGCTGTCTACATTCCAGAACTTCTAAAAGCCTGCGTCACATGTGGTGCCAGCCGATCCTGTACTCTCTGTAAGCGACAAACCCAAACTGCCATTGAAATTGCAAATCAGACTCCTCCAGCACAGACATTGCGACCTATTAAAGATACAACCGATGCGCTTGTTCCTTCATCATCTTCTTCTTCATCATCCACAGAATTAGTGCCTGCAACACAACAGGAGCGTGCTCTAGCAGTATTACAAGCCATATTAAGGGCTGGTCCAAGCCCCGTATATGCTTCCAATAGTTCTAGCAGTTCTAGTATTGTTCCAAGTACCGGTCGACCATCTAGGTTTGGCGCACCTCTGCCTACAAATACAACTTACTTCGGCGAAGGTGCTATAGTTAAACCTATTTCTAGGGCTAGAGGAGGGTCTCCTAGCGCATCAAGTAAATTTATAGCATGGACTGAACCAGCGACCATGCTTATCACTTTATCGGAAAATAGGTCGGATACCTTACTAAAAGGTAAACTTTCTGTAACCGCCGACGATATTATCCGTGAAGCCTTTGCGCAAACCGATGAACCAACACGGGCCAGGATAATTACACTCCTTAGAGTTGTAAAACCAACTCTTGCCAATCAATTGAGACCCCAGGTACCCTTATTAACAAATCCATCCTCTGCATCAACCACCTTAGTTACTTCAGGATACTATCAACGCAAGCGCACCTACAAGCGTAAAAATTCTCGCACCCTAACACGAAAGCGACGCCTAGCCTAACATTGAATTCAACGTTTATTAAACGTATTATTCAATAATATAGTGAATCAGTAAATACATAATGATGCCCCCAAAGATGAACATAATGACACCATAGGAAATCCATAACACAGGACAATTACATCCTATTACCGTTCTAGACTCCATCCTAGGATTCCCTGGCGCACTGATCACACTCGTCGCACTACTTCCTACAGGATGCCAAAACTGTCGACATGCCGGACACCCTACCTCACTAATTGTCATCGTTTGCCGACACTGTGAATGGAGAGGTAGTAAGCAACCACATGGCAAAGGCGCTAACGGTGTTATAACCGGTGTTCGACAATAGATACAGGCAGATAAGGCAGGCGGAGCAGAAGGCAGGATTTGATAACCACGAACGTTCATCCTATTCTATAAAGGGCTATTTGCTTTAGAATCCCTGAGGAATCGATATGCCCTTCGGTTGTGTAATATTGCCCCCATTGAACTTGAAATCAGGCGGGGTAGACGGCGCTGGAATACTCGACACCTGTAATCTGAGGGCCTTCGGTTTCAACAGGAAACTTACCTTATCAAACCCCACATCCGCCGCCCTACCACTTGTCACTGCGTTATATGTAGGAGCCGTCGCAGGAATTGACAGGGTCCCAAAGTTGAGTGCCAAACAATGAATTCCAAGGCTGGCGCAGCCCGATAAATCCCATCCATTCGTCATATCATCCGGTGCTACAAAGGAGATATTCTGTTTGATTCCTTGAATGGCGGTGTTCTTCATATCGGTCGTCAATCCCTTCGCAAAATTAGGATTGTATTCCAACGAAATACCCGCCGAAGGTCCAATATTAATGTAGTCTCCCAACACAGAGTTTTGTGCCGTGACGTTACTGGCTACAATCACCTGCCTCTTAAACACTTGGATATTCTGTGTCGGAATTAGTTGCTGACCCCTACAACGGTTGTAAGATGCATCCAATCTGTAAGGCTGAATTGTAGATTCCAACACCCTGGCCGTGTAATCAAACGTCGACTTGCGAGGAACGCCCTTAAATCGTAAATACAGCATGATAGGATCATTTTGTGTCGAGGCTCTTCCAACTTCATAGGCTTCCTTCATCAAGACCGACAAGATGGCCGCCAAAGGCACAGCGTTGAAACTACTACGCCTCCAGGCACTTCCTTCTTCCACGGTTTGCACAATGGGCGAAAACTGGCCATCACCAGGCGTCAGATCCGGCCAAACGTCAAAGACGAAACAACGGGCGCCTCCCAACAAGGCGAGACGGGCCGCCTTCGGGCTCACAATCACCCTCGGAACCGAAGAGACCGGTTGCATATCTGAAAAGAACATTGCACCCATATTCGCCGTATACCAGTAAAAATTGCTAAACAAGAAGGTATCCTTATCATCGGACTCTCCAGCACTCTTATACTTACTCAGAGACTCCGAGAGACTCAGACGTGTTTTACCTTCGTAGACAGACATTGCCTTCGCCGCCGCTGCCTCCTTTCGTAAGATGTTGGTCGGTGTTTCAAAGGCAAAACTTTCAATCACGTACCAAATTATAAAAGCCAGTAATACAACACCTAAGGCAATCAAGAAGGGCGTTGACGTCACAGTACTGGAAGACATGGCCGACGCAATCGTTGCTTCTGCTCCCCTGTAAAGATCCTGTGTCCTGGATGCTAATGTAGCCATTCTACTTGATGTGTAAGATTATTGCGTCTGCTAACGAGTACTATACGCCAATGCCAACTTGTCATTTGATGATAATCGTACACGTTGTGGATCTTGCGCTGTTGCTGTTGTTCCTGCTATTCCGCCCAGTTTCGGCTGCTCCAACATAAATCTCCTGGCCTCCTCGCCAATGCTGGAATACATAACATCGATCATGGTCACTGCATCTCGTATAGCACCGAGTGGAGGAATCGATGCCGGGGCCGCCATCATCATTCCTCCGCTTCGTCGCACCATGTGCTCTTGAATACACAGCGCAATCGCAATCACTGTGTCCTTTCTGCCTTTTTGTCCTAGTTTCGGCCAAGACACTTCTAGCGTTCCAAACAGGGCCGCTCGCTCGTCTGTCGGCAGAAAGGCGTAATCATTGGCTAACTCTTTGAGCATGGCGATCAGAAACCAAAGTAGACTCTTGCGGGCCTTGACGCTGATAGAAGAGGGCCCCCGTTCCTTCGCCGGTGGCGCATCCGTTTGCTGATCCAAGGTAAAGAACCATATAATCCAAAACAACACTCGGGGTGTCTGATTGGCTCGTATGGCCGCCTCCAACTCGTTGCCGATTGTCTTTAGGTCCCCCCCATCATTCGCCGCTGACCAGATGCGACGTGTTACAACCTGATCGCCGACGGCACCGCCCGCTCTGAGCCTTATACGCATCCCCTCTGCCTCCTTGAAACAATCCGCCGCTGTCGGTAAGGTCGGAAGCGGTTTTTTACCCGCAAGGACGAGTGCTGCAATCGATTCTGCCACGACCTGCCTGACCGTGGGTGTATTTCGTATCGCCTTGGTATCCCCTCCGCTTCGTCCCCACAGCGTTCGCATGAGATTGATGGCACTGTACCACATATTACACCAGCCCGGATACGCCGGGCCTACGTAGAGAGCCCAGGCATGAAGGAGAGCGGCTTCTAAGCGACCTAGACCCTGTTCCGAACACACGAGTTCCGCTCCCCATCGCTGGGCCCGTGCCATATCACCGTTTCCAATCGCTCTGAGAAGCGCCGACTGTACGTCTCCCCACGCATATCCGCATAGCGTGTGTTTCGTTGTGGCTTTCGGTTCGGGGGCTAATGAAACAGTATTCATTTTGAAAGCGTTTGATTTTTTGCGCAGAAAATTAACACACCCATAACAGAGAGAATGGAAACAGAGATTTTTCAAATCATTATCGTGGTGCTGATAAGTGCGCTGATCGCTAATTATCTGTATTCGCAGTACTCGATGACACGCATTCGTCGATTCGAAACAGGGGCGTCTCAATCCTTAGGGGCTGCTTATTACGGGTATTCGAGTGAGGGATTTGCCAATCAGGAAGCCTCTGATATTGTTATCCTCGGCAACGAGCACCTCTTTGACGCCTTTTACGCCAAGGTGTACGATGAGGTCACTGACGGCGCTGTACGAGAAGAGACCGAAGTCACCTTTACGCTCAACTGGGCCAAGACCTTCAGACCCGAGACCAAGATGATTCAGGCGCTCGATATCGGCTGTGGGACCGGCGGAGCCGTTAACCTAATGAAGAAGGCCGGATGCGCCAAGGCCGTTGGTCTCGATGCTTCCGATGCCATGGTGGCCGCCGCTCGCACCAAGTATCCCAAGGGCGACTATCGTGTCGGTGACGTCGAACTCGTCGGTCAATTCGCCGCAGGGGAGTTCAATTTGGCTACGATGTACTATTTTACCTTGTATTATCTACGTGACCGCACCTCCGCCTTCCGTAATCTGTTCAACTGGTTGCAACCCGGTGGCTGCCTGGTCCTACACCTCGTAAACCGTGAAAAGTTTGATCCAATCTTAGAAGCCGCCTCGCCCTTCGTAGCCTTTTCCGTACAAAAATACAGCAAGGAGCGTGTCACTCGAAGCAAGGTAATATTTGATAAATTTAACTATGAAGCCGACTTCCAGTTAGAGGGCGCTCAAGCCGAATTCCGTGAACACTTCAAGTTTAAGGACGGCAAGGAACGGAAGCAAGTCCACCATCTTCGGATGCCGACGATGGAGGAAGTAGTGGCCGAAGCCGAGCAGAACGGCTTCCTGTATAAACAGTTTATTGATCTGACGCCCATTGGCTATGAATATCAATACCTGTTTTGCTTTGTGCGCTAAGATTATACCTTACTTAACTTTTCGTTGACGCAAGACACTAACTGCTGTCCCAACGTCTTGGCTCCATCGGCCTTCCAATTATGGGTACATTGATGATCTTCGGCCTGTCTATGTGCGCCACAGAATCGCTGACCACAGCGACAATCAAAGTCTAACATATTTAACTTCTTCTTACAATCAGATGCGGAACAACGAGCCCTTTTTTCAGAGGCTGGTTTCTCCGTATGAATCGAGAATATCGGGGGTGTTTGCACAGACGTAGAAACGCTGGAAACACCGGAAAGAATCGGACTAGAATTTGGTAAGGCAGTCATTGTTACAGCCCCTCTTGCTTTCACGTGAGGTTTCAATTTTTGCGTGCATTCTTCCTAGTGCGTTTCTTCGTAGCGGCAGCACTTGATGTAGCGATACCTTTTATTGCGTAAGTACCCGTTGCTGTAGCACCCATTACTTTTGTAAGTTTGGAATCCACCATGTTCAATTCTTGATTGATTTCCTTTATTTGACTACGCATGGATTCCATACGCGCAGCCAGTGCTACGATATTCTCAGTTGCCCTTTGATTTATTATATTTTGATTATGCGCATTGGTATTATGTGTTTTCATACTTTCCTGAAGTTTAAATATATCATCTGGCAAGTCCTCACATATGGTTTCCAAATAAGCAAAGTGATTTTGTTCCTTTAATTTTAGTTCTTCAAATTCTGCTCTTGTAACATAAGCCATTTCATACTAGAGTCTTTGATTATTAATTTCAAGACAAGTGCATGAAAAATTGAGTTTCGCCGGACTTCTTATTTCGAACGCACAAGTTATGAACTCATTTTGGAATGAGAATAAGGCAGTCCCTACATGGATTCAATCCTGGTTTCTAGCCAAACCCGATTATTTACGAACAGAACGGCCTCCTATTCCGTTTGTACCCCATTCCCTCGGTGCTCTCATAAAACTCGACCCCACTCATACATCCATGCTGGCACACTTTTGGCGTGCACATTATGGAGAGTCCGATTGGTTCCTCGATGCCGACGACGCCTTTGCTTCCTCCTACCTCATTGATCCGGATACGACGGTGTTGGGACTGTTTGCCGTAGATCAAACACTCCTTGGCACCATTGCGGCGGTTCCCTTTGGCACTACAACAAGAATGAGTCACGGAGCCCTGTTTGTAAACAAGTCCTTTCATGTTGTGGAAGGTATGTGTGTGCATCGCAACTTTCGGTCCCGTGGTATTGCGTCGTTATTGATGGCAGCAATCGACAGCACTCTGTGTGAAAGTCGTCATGTCCCCTTTGCCTGCCTTTGGGCTCGTGAAATTCCTTCCAAACCCGTCTTTTCAACCTTCTTAACCGCTCCTACATATGCCTCTATTCCCTGCGACCTGCCTGGATTGCCTACCTTTCCTATCGAAGCCATCGATATGGCGACCTTTCAACCTCTCTGGGAACACATTGTTCGTCGAACTCTGTTGTCATCGGCGTCTATTGGTACAGAATCGATTGATAATCGACGGGGGGGACTCCGTGTTTGGAAGGCTACGGTCGGTGTGTTTGAGTACTATGTGGTCGTGAGTGACACACGGCGCAAAACTCTGGTGGGTCGTAAACCTATGGTGGAAGTGGTATGGTGCGGGTCTGTCGATACAGATGGAGTCATACGACTCGTCTTAGAAGGCGTGGCTCGTCAGTACACCGGTCTCTTCTTCTGTACCTCGGATCTACATACAGGAGGGGCCCAAGCCGATTGGGTCTCTCATGGATGGTCGTATGGACATTCAGGGCTTCACGCCTGGTCCATGTATAATTATGCGCCGCCGTCCTTTGGCTCGTGTAAGATTCTTGCGCTCAGAGAGGAAGTTTAGAGCGATAGTAACTAATAAGGCGCCGTAAGACCTGCAAGAGTGGCTGTGTATTCTTTTTCCACCTTGATGTAATATGAAGAAATCATGCTACGAGCCTTCTCCACCAGATCCTCCAACTTCTTTTGAATAGTCGTGATCTTCTCGCCGTTTGTAGGAAAGGCGAGTTTCTGGTTCAACAGGATCATCTTGTCTGATGCTCGAATTGTAATGAACTCCTTCATGATGAAGGAATACACGGCACTCAGGTGACTATCATACAATCTACGCAAGGTTTGATGCCCCTTCTTCAGTGCGGCTACATTGGCGGAATGTAGAACCACGCCCTGAGCATCACACAGAGGTTGCATCGGATCCGTAATGAGACTCGGGATTGAAATATCATTCAGCGTTGTGGGAGTGGATCCAGGTGCACTCGTATAGCGAGTATTGGTCAATTCATTTACCACCTCTCTCAATTTATCCTTGCCTTTCTGTTCACGATCCGGCTTCTCGGTCTCTTGTACATCCAAATACAGGGATTCCAAGGTCGAATATTGTACCTCGTTGCCCGCACGACGACCCGCCATCTTATCCTTGCAAACGTATGTATACGCACGAGACGACTTCAGACCCGATTCCACCGCCGACAGCAGGGAAAATGCACGATAGGCTCCTAGAGAAGGGCCCTCTTGGACATTCATAACTGTTTCGTAGATATTCATCAACTTTCCGTAGGTTCCTACATCGGATGCATCCAAGGGCCGAAACTTGGAAGCCACAGTGGAGCCGGCAGATACTGATTCCGCCAGAATCACCTTCATAAACAGGTCTGTAAGACTCTTGGATGTGGAGGTAGGATTAGGATTTCGGATATCCGCCGGATTCATGGCCACGCCCTGTGTGGTCAGCACAACCTGATAACTGCGCTCGGATTTGGGAAAGGTATCGATGGTCAGGATATAGTAATCGGACGGTGTTTGGATATCACCGCCCCGTTGTGGTCGTCGCTGTACTCGTCGTGTAGACCTTCGTGTGCGATTGGAGCGATGATAAGTCTTACGCCTAGATTTTCTGGCACTACGACGAGGGAGATTATTCAAGGATTGTCCTACGTAAGGACGTACGCAATTTGGCGTAGCCAAGGTCCCAGGCATTTTTTGCCATCTAGGCCATTCGTTTGTGACAACAATGCGTATAATGCTCTTCATGTAGTCTTCCAAGTCTTGGTTGTAAGTATCATCGTTCTTGTAAAACATCTCCTCTACCAAATAACCAGATCCCCAAGTTCCTTTGGTATTGAATATATCCAAACTTCTATTCACAATTGTGGTAATATCACGATTCGTGGGAACGTCTGGAAGGCAGGCGTTCTTGACTTTACCATATTTTTTCATTTGAATATATCGTTTTTGCTCTGCGATGAGACCTCCAATCCGATTTTCTTCCCTTGCCCTATTCATCATAAGAAGTAAGAAACTGGCCTTTATTTCCTTTGCGTCTTGATCTTCTGCTTCCACCAGTTGTAACAAGATGTCTTCTATGTTAAGAAGAGGATCTGGCGCACCTGCCTGTGGTACAATCGGAGCCACCTGAGCAATTCCATTCGCAAGAGCCTCTATGCCATCTTGAGTACGAAGATCCACATTCAAGGCTGCGATTGCAGTTACTGTAGCCGCTATGACTGCGGGATCTGTGGGTACTCCTAACACTGCATCTGATTGTCCATACGCCTTCTCGATCACTGCCTTAAGTTGATCTGGTGTTGTAGGTTGATCTTCCAACAGCAACTGTGAAAAACTGCTACGAACAAGTTCACTAGGAAAGAGGTTAGCGGGTACTGGTATAGGAGGATTTGGTGACGGTGGTTTTTGTGCTTCTGCCTGTTCCAATTCCTTCTTTAAAAATGTAAAAGCCTTGTTTAAAAGATCCATATCTGTGTCTGGAGGACCTCCATGATTCGGACTCATCCTTACCATATTCTTTCTAGCCTTTATCACAAGTCCTTGTGTGAGAGGCTCACTTGAATTCAAGCCCAAGATCTTATAAGCCGTTTCTATCGTCATAGCACCGCCAGGACCACCAGGACCAGACGGACCCCCAGGACCAGAAGGAACAGAAGGATTCGTAATCAACAGTTGCCCAGACCCTGCTGTTGGTGGCATATACTGAGGCGCTACTCCAACAGGAATGCTTGGACCCTGTGGCGGTCTCGGAAAGGCGAATCCATAGCCTGGATTATAGGCACTCTGTCCACTAAACGGTTGTATCTGCGAGCCTACACCCCTTGCGACCGGTTTCTCGGAAAATGTAAATCGAAACACAGGTCCCTTATTATCCGAAGATCCTGCATAGTATATTAAACCCTTTGCGACATCAAAGACCACCATATGAGGTGGATTCGGTGTCTTCGCCCCTGCTACCTCAGGACGGGGCTTAAAGATGTAAAGATTTGGTTCGATTTCTTGAAAAAACCCCTCACTCTTGTAATTCTCCAAGATTGCCGACGGCATGGGAATCGACTGACCATCGGGCGCATTTCGTTGCAAACTTTCCACCTTGTTCGGCAGATCCTTCAAGGCCGCCATTCCCTGATTAATATAAATGCTCGCAAATAAGGCCAGCACAACCTCTGTTAACCGCAACAAGACACCCGTATACTGTGTACACATTGCCATATGGCGCTGTTCCACCTCGTATTTTGTCTTATAGGCTTCTTTCGGAACCACTGTGAGAACCCTCGACTTCTGAGGATTCACCGGATCCTGTAACAACCGCATTTGTGTGTAAGGATCCCCTGTATTCACCATAAAGAGCGACGAACACGACTTTTTCAGTAATTCCTTTAGGTCCCCCAAATTCGTGGCCTCTGTCAACAGCACCTTGAGCAGAACCGCCATGGAGTCTACAAACTTCCGTTGATTCGCCGCCAATACAAAGACACCAGGCGTGTTTAATTCTCGTTCCCCTGCACCTGGCAAGGACAACGAGGGTGTTGACTGACCGGCTCCCATATTCCTACAGAGTCCTTAGATTTCTTTCTCCGAAAACAGGAGCGGTCGCCACTTGGCAATACGTTTCAAGCACTTTTGAAGAGTCGCCGTACTAATCGAACACACCTTCGCAATGTCCGCTGTCGTCTTGTCCAGATTAAAGTGTTCACACGTGAGAACCATGGCCGACGCCGCTAACGAACTCGGGGTAGTTTCGGATACCATCCCCACCTTGTTAATACGATCACCCATTCGTGTCGCAAACGCCAGAATTGCACCATGATGTAACCTCGGTGTTTCCAGGCGGTGCATGGCGGGTTCCAAGTAATGCTGAAACCCTGTCGAATGCGTAATCTTTTCCTCTTCATAGGGTATTTCCGTTAAGGTGTTTTTCGCAGCCGAATGCGCAAATTCCTCCAAGAGTTCCGATAACTGTTTCGAGCCCTTTGTAATCCACTTGCTATCGATCTGAAAGATAGCGGCCACCTCTGCCGGGCGCCAAGGAGTTCCGTGTCGTTTCAAGGATTCGTACAAACAGGCGCCCATTAAGGACTCCTTGGCCACGCCCCTCCAAATCTTCAGCGGACTCACATTTGCGTACAGTTGCTTCGTTTCTTCCTCAATCGCTGTCGAGATTCCCGCCTGAGTACAACGAACGTGAAGCAGATCAAAGACTCCCCACAATGATCTCTCGTTGTATGGCATGATGTTCCACGAATGGTACTGTCGAATACGTCGCATTTCCTTCGATTCGCCAATGGTGGGCAAGATCCGGGTCCCTCCCGAGGATTGTGGGAAGTTGGGATTCGCAGGATGGCCTACACGAGTCGGATCGGGCTCCCGACCATCCCCACCATAATACCTGGTTTCTAACGCAGTATCAATATGAAATCCGCTGCTGGTTCCGCATCCATGACATATAATTTCATCCTTTTCGATATGAATATTCAGATCTGTGTCGCATTCCTTACACCAATGTCCATCTCTCATAGGTGTTGTTAACCCTAGAATCTCCCAAACAGGGTCTTCTCGTTGTCGTTGTGGACTCCGTATTTGAACAGGTGTGAGAGGTATTTGGGTTTCTTCAGCGGTATCTACCCACGTGAGGATTTGTGTACTCCGCCTTCCTGCGTTACAAAAGAACAGGGATGCCATGGTGTATAAAATGAAGATGGATGGGCGGACTCCTCATTTTTCTTCGCCTTCTTTAGATGAATCATACAAAAAGAAGCAAGGTGCATAATCTCTTCACCACTCCTACAAATATTGTAGCCATGAATAAGCAGTTGGAACAGGCCTACCTTCAGACTAACCCTGGTTCCACCCACGAAAACTGGGAGATTGAACGGGAGTGGATGGGAGCCATGGCTGCGCAACAGCCTATTTCTGTAGGATCTCGACGTTCATCTGTGTCTTCTGTGTCTTCTGTCCCTTCAGATCCTACATCGCTCGTGTCCTCTCCAGCATCGTCCCGTCCTTCGTCTCAAAACCAGTATGCCTCTCTTGCAAAGTCTTCCACTACAAAAAAGAACTACGTCGTAGTACGTCGCCGTCGATCTCAACGTAAATCAACTCGTAGAAATCGAAAGCACTAGGTTCATATAGAATAATTGTCTTGCGCATTTACAGAATGAGTAATACAATGATGGGACCCAACTACAGTTATGCCGACGAGTTGGCCACCCCTACAGAACTCGGGATCAGCGGCAACGACGGGTCCGCCGATGGCATCATTCGTGCGGTGGCCGGCATCAACTACTACACCGATGCGATCGGATTCGGAGAGGCCACGGGCCTCGCCAAGATGGCCGGTATGAACCAACAGCCTCTCGGAATTCGATATTTCACCAAGACAGGTGCGAAATGCAGCAACGGTGCGGATATGTATCAGTATATTGATACCACGCCTCAAGGACTTCCAGGGCGTGTTGGCGACGAAATACAGCGTACTCTCGGTGTTCAAATGCGTGGCTTAGCCCCCGGAATTATGGGCGACGCCGCCGGTGCATTGAATCCTCTGCCCATGTTCATGGCGATGGCGGGCTCTACTTACCCTAAGTGTAAACAGGTCACACTTCCTGTCGGTGATTTGAAGGGACAACTCCGTTCACCCTCCTCCGGTCAGCAATGGATCACGGAATCCGATACACGGGTCCAAGATGGCACTCCTTATCAAACACGATGGGTGTATGATAGGGATTTGAGTCAAGAGCAATACAATGCAGAACCTAAGACACAGGTGAAGGAAGGATTTTTGAATCCTATAATGTTAGGAACTGCGACTGGAGCCGCCGTGTGTCTTGTACTTGCCGCCTTCTTTTTTACACGGAAACATTCGTCGGCTTGACAAGAGCGAGGTAGGCACCCAAAGCAGTAAGGCCTCCTAGCACCTGGGCGCAAATGTACGCAATCAGATCCTGGGTCGTCAGTGCCCCCTTGGCGTAGAACATAACAGACACAGCAGGGTTGAAATGCCCGCCACTGATCCCGCCTCCCAGCAAGATGACAAGTAACAAGGCCCCTGCAATCAGTATAGGTTGCCCCGTTGCCACAATGGTGCTCAAGAACAAAAAGGTGCCTATAAATTCAACTGCATACTTGACAAGATCGCTCATCAGAGTTTTCTATATAGAGTTTTTAAAAAGTGTACAAATAGAAATGAAGGCTTCCTTTCTATTTACAAAAATTCTCGACATTGGCCTCGTCACCGTGTACTACTTTCTTGCAGCGACTCTTACATCCATTCTCCTAGACTCAGCCCTCGGCCCCTTCAAGGAACCTCCTATTAAATCGAATAAAACTGCCGATCTCTACGTCATCGGACAACTCTGTCTCGAAGTGATTATGCAATTCTTCTTTATCGGTGTGATCATCTATGCCATGCGCAACGTCGTCGAACACATTCCCTTCCCTCTGGAAGGCGTCGGAGGATTTCAGCACGCCAGACTGAAGGAAATCGACGAAGCCTTTGTCTTTATCGTCGTCTTCATGTTCTATCAGAAACACCTTGAGAATAAACTGTATTTCCTACGAGACCAATTGGCCATACTATTTCATCTTGGAAGAACCAAGGTTCACGAAACCATCAAACAAATCTAAATAAGTTCAGTTCATACCATGAACCTTACTTATTGACCCCTCGGCAACATCAATTCAATAGGACCCTCTTGACCTTTGTCGAGCAACGCCAGAGGACCCAAAAGCAAGACGTCCTCACCCTTCACCTCGATCTTCGTTCCTGGTCTCACAATGTAGGCCGCTCCCTGTGTTAGTTCAAACACATCCTCATTGACAAGCAAGTATCCTTCCGTATCCAACAGGGGAATGAGTAGCGTTTCCTTATCCGTAATAACAAGTTCCGTATCACCCCTTATCCACGTCATCGGAATCAACTCCCTAGAAAATAAATCACATTCCCGTGTCGCCTTCTTGATACTGTGTTTGATTACATCCGGGAGCATGATATTGAAGGAATGCACAGGAAGTCTATGATGTTGAATAAACTCTTCTGCCGCAATCACCGCTCTATTATGTTTCAAGTATACGAGTTCGTACTCGCACAGAACTTCATCGTATTGTGCCAACATCCTCTATCTTTAGTTACAACTTTCCTGTCGTCAATGACGCCTCATCCGCTAGAAGTCTCAACTTGGATTCTGGTAGAATGCGAGAGCAAATGTTCATCGACTCCAATTCCTGTGCAAACAACTTGTATGCATAAGGTACACGAATCTGCGCAAATTCCGTAGTTCCATCACATGTCTTGCATTCGTAAATGCCCGACTTGGTATTGACCTGCCCCAAGAAGCCACACGACTTACAGACAAAGCACTGGAAGTTGTCGGATTTCTCCATCATGATTTCCTTCAGGAATTCGGAAGCGCCATGCGCCACGATGCAGTTGCCCATGATGACGGGGACAGATGCTTTTATCACAACACCATCCTTTGCGTGTGCACGACGAGTGATTATAAATCCATGAGGAACATTGACACACCAAGTTCGCCCCGTATATAGCACTTCCTTCGTGTCTCGAGTTTGACGCAGGGATGGTTGACTATAAGTGATGCCCTCAGAATAAGACACACGCCAATTATCCTTTGTCGCAATAATGGGATTTCCTGAACGACTTACTCCACGTTTGGCTCCCTTCAAGTACATTACTGTGAATCGTGGAGCATAACCTGCGTGGAGACAAACACGCATGATTTCATCTCTGAAACGTACTGAGGATGTGTAGATTAAGTTGCCATTAAATGCTTCACATCCATCAGCACGTCGCAATCCACTCAGAATATAACGAAGGTGAAACTTATTGAGTGTCCATACCCAATTCATAAACCACTTTGCAGACTTTACATCTTCTGAAACGAGTTTTGAGGACTCCTCCATTGAAATTGTTTCACTTGGTGCCGGTAAGACAGGTCCTTCCATTAAAGTTCGTGCACCATTGCGCCTTCCTTCCACAGTTGTAGGACGCAACAACATCGCATTTCCAGTTTTATATTTATGTCTATACTCTGTGAGAAAGAGATCGCACCATCCTGGATGAGTGATATAGATTTTATGCTCCTTACCACTACCAACTGCTCCATTACCTCTTGTGAAATGTTTGCCTTCTTCCAATCCTAAGATATCAAACTTCTCCATTAGCCAGGTCACATCGTGTTCTTTAACAATGCTGAAATGAACCGCATCACGACCACCATATGCTTTGAACATCAGCGAGCCATCTCCTAGCCAGTATCCGTACACTTCCATAAACGTAGTAATCATCTCTGGAGTGTTCAATGATAACGCTTCGACAAAGGGCATTATCTCCTTAGTCGCACGTAGACCACCTGATGCCATTGAGAGCAACTGAATAGCATCTCTAGTATCTCCGTCAATCAAGGTGTTCGCCTTTACCTTTCCAAAGTCACCCTTCCAGGTAATGTTGCGTGAAGGACTGCATCTACCAGTTCTTACAAACATGTCGTGTGTAGGAGTTACCATGAGTGATACGCCATTCGTATGACCCACTGCTGGAGGAGATGAGATTCGTCGCCCATATTCATCACACCCTGAATTCCATCTGTATTCTTCTTGATTATGGGTCAATTCAATCATAGTTTGTGTCTTAGAAGGTTTCACAATCAATTCATTCGCCTTCTCATACACAAGTTCCTTTGTGCTAGGATCATAACTTCCAATGAGAAGTGAGTCTACACTTTCCTCAATTTCATGTAAGAACTGAAATCCACGATTCGTCAAGATTTGGTGCTCTTCCGATAAGCAATCTCGTTCCATTTCACCGAATCGTAAGCCGCCATCACGGGCTCTGCCCTCCGCCGGCTGCCTGGTCAACATCACCATCGGTCCACTCGATCTTGAATGTATCTTGTCGTCCACCATGTGCTTCAACCTCTGATAGAAGATCGGTCCCATGAAGATGGACGTCGCCATCTGCTTGCCTGTCGTACCCGAATACATAATCTCGTTCGTATGAGGTTCCAAGTTGAGATCATCTCGCAACATCTTGGAGAGTCCCTCCACGCTCACATCGGTAAAGGGAGATCCATCGCCTACCGTACCCGTTTCCGCACAAATACGACCCATCAGCGTCTCCATCAAGTGCGCAATCGTCATGCGGCTGGGAATACAGTGCGGGTTGATGATAATGTCCGGCACGATACCGTTGGCGGTTTGTGGCATGTTTTCAGGGTCTAAGATGAGTCCGCAGGTCCCTTTTTGCCCGTGTCTTGACTGTCCACACCATACGGTTATACCGTTTCTGCGTACATAAATCACCCCGGGACCATCAACAGTACAGCAGTAAACCTTGCCCTTGTACTTGACCATGGAGTCCGAACGATCGCTTCCATCAGGTTTAATATTTTTATTCACCTTCGGCCTCAGTTGCGTCTCAACAATTGTCATGCGATACGCATCCGCTGTCGACTTTATGATCTCCCCTTCACGTCCAGCGGTTTTCACAACTCGCTCATTGCCAGCAGCATACTTCAGTTTCCAATTTGTAGCAAATCCAGCATGAAGACACAACTTCTGAAAGTCATCTCTTAACTTCTTCGAAGAAGTATCATATCGTCGAGTACCATTCTCCATAGTATGACCATCTCCAAGCATCATGCCGTGAATTACAAGTTTGGCTTGTGTTGTAGGAAGTTGCCACACCCATTCTGGGAGTGATTTATTAATTGCGCCAACACTTATAGTCCCGAAATATTCAAGTAATGTTACGTGATTTATTCTATATGTATTATTACCAGGTGTTGCTGTACTATCCGCCTTATCCTTGTAGTGACTTACATTAATCCCATTTCGTTCACATATCGAATCTATTGCCTCCTTGACACGATCCTTATACGCAGAGATAATTAGACTTCTGTAAGATGCACTTCCCTCTGCAATCCAAACACCAAATAGCACGCACCAATCTGCTATAGGCATTCTCACCGTCTCCCATGCCCTACCGGGGATAACAAACATCTGAGGTTCCTCGCATACTTCGCCCACAGCAGATACATAGGATATGTAACCGGTCAAATCAATACCACCTACATGTTGCATCAACTCCGCACACTTCAGATCCGCCTTCTCCGCAACAGACTTACACTCATTCTCTATAGTGGCAAACCCCGCCTCTCTCGCCTTCTGTTCCATGAGTCTTGCTTTCACAGAAACAGCCGTCGCCTGTTCTGCCTGTAAGAACGCCTCCTCTGTAGGCTTGACCCCCTTAAACGAATCGACGCCCTTCAAGAAGTGCCGGCGCTTTCCGTAGCCCTCCTCCGCCAATTCAATCCTGTACTTGTCGGGCAATGACGTCGTTGATGTATACATCCTGTGATTCGGTGTCACCATCAAGTCCACCTGAGCCGACTCAATACGAATCATCTCGCCGTCGAAATCATACGACATCACCTCCGTCGGCGCCATGTACTGAAGTTCCTTGCTCTCTCCTACTTCCTGGAGCGTCGCCACACGGTCCTTCATCGTCAACTCTGGAAAGAACTTCCACCCAGTCGATGTCAGTACCTCCGTCTCAGGATCGTAACAGCAGAATTTGTCCCCGATCGTCGGAACACGCTCGCTTCGAACACGCACTTTTACGAAGGAATAGCCCTCTCCATTCTTTCCTCGATACACCTTATCCACAAACCCCGTTTCGTTATTCCTCAGCAACTTCGACGAATCCCTGAATCTCTTGGCCCCTCGCTCCTCCGCCATTGCCGACGCCTGTGCCGCCGACATTGCCGACAACGAGGAATGCGCAATTCCCGCTGCCATCGCTCCCTCCACACCCCTCAACCGAATGGGCACGACCTTACCAATCAGCACATCATCCGTATCCACAAAGGTATTCTCCGGGACCATTCCATCCGGTCCCAACTTCTCGTAATTCGCCAACTTCATATGCTTCGTCGATCCCCGATCCGGCTTGCAAAACCTCTCCTCCTCTCCTGATGCCTGATTCTTCTTCTCCTCGTCCTTGTACACACGATAGAAGACAGATCGAAACAACCCTCGGTCCAGCGCCGCCCGATTAATCATGACCGAATCCTCCTGATTGTATCCCGAATAGGTCATCACCGCCACAATGATATTGAATCCCGACGGCATGCTCTGCGCTCCGTAAAACTTGCTCATGAACGGGCTCACCAGCGGCCGTGACACATAGCACAGCAAGTTGGACATGGTGTCCATACGCTCGTGGAAATTGAGCGCATACACTCCCATGGCCTGCTTGCCCATCGCCGCCTGATACGCATTTCTAGGCGACTGATTGTGATCGGGAAAGGGAATATTGGACGCCATGGTCCCAAGAATCACCGAAGGATGAATCTCCACATGTGTGTGATCCTTCTCGATCGACTTCCAGGACTTGGCAATATACGCAAACTCCGACTCTCCCGGATCTACCAACTCGAGCAAGGAATGGCCCCCCGGGGACACCCATTGCATCAAGTCATTCCAGGTCTTCGCCGTTTTCCAAGGTGTCAACCCTGTCTCGACGCATTCCTGAAGAGCCTTCGCCACAAACAAGGGTCTCACCAATCGTCCCCCTTCCGTATTGAGATTCAAATGGCACTGGTTGGGATTGAAGATCACACTCGTATGAGGGTGAATGCGCCCCGCCCGTTTCGCAATTCGAACCGCCTCCACCGACTTTACGCATTCGGAGCCCCCGGGCAAGGTTCCGATCCAAGCACCATTTACAAAGATGCGCAGAGCATCCTTCTTCTCCAAGGAGGTCGTCTGATCCAAGTTCTTCATTCCCAACTCATCGTACAGCAAACGTAGCACGGGATGAGGATGACTGGGAATCGTCACCGTCGATGTAGACGCCAGGTTCTTCACCACTCCTACAGAATGTCCCTCCGGCGTCTCCGCTGGACAAATGTATCCGTATTGCGTATTGTGTAACTTTCTTGGAGGAATCAACTTCTCGGTCTGCTTCACGGGTGTCGACAAACGGCGAGCATGACTCACGCCTGACAAGTAGGTCATTCGAGAGGCCGGCTGTGCACATCCCGGCCTCGGTGGCTGCTTCCCCAACTGGAAATTTCCCGTCGCCAACGACGTCTTCAACCCAATCTCTACAATCGTGGGTTTTATGATCTTGTAAATATTCGTCGCATTCACAATATTCTCAAACTTACCGCTCGTCTTCCACGCCCCATTGTGAATCTCCTTCAGAATCGTCGACTTCATATCCTTGATGACCTTGGTGCCAAAGTAGAATCGGAATAAATTTCCCATTAACGTCCCCGGCAAATCCACCTTCTTATTCGGATAGGCATCACGATCGTCGTGAGGAATCTTATTGTGATTTACATCCAGCACCTTCTTCGTCATCTGCGCCAAGAAACACGCCTTTTCAAACATCATCGATGCCCCTCCGATATGGGGCAGAAACTCCTCCGCCAGAATCTCGCCAATCAAACGCTCCCGAGGAGGACGTAAGGATCGCAAGGTAGACGCCGACAATTCCTCCCGGATTCCACCCCCCGTGCCCATATGCTTCGACAGAAATTCGTGAGCCGCTACTTGCGTCCTAATCTCTGCCGCCTCTGCAATACACTCCTGGAAGATCATCGCATATTCATTTTGGACTGTTCCCATAATGAGTTCAATAATCTCCTTATCTGTCTCCAATCCGAGTGCTCGAAACATGACGAAGAGTGGCAGTTCAGCCTTAATCCTTGGTAAGGTAACACGAATATGCGCAGGCCCCGTGGAGATCTTGGAGTTTGACAAGATCTTGACCGCCACATTCTTCGGAATCCCCTCATTGTCTGGACCAATCGACTTACAGTCGATAATCTCCAACTCCTTGTGCTTCGCCTTGGTATTACGAAACACAAACATGCGATTCTCCGCCATACGTTCCTGACTCTGAATAATGCGCTCACCGCCCTGTGTGATGAAGTGTGCATGTTTATCCTCCGAACACTCTCCAAGTTCCCGAGGATGCTTCTCCTTGTTGTCCGAGAGCAAGCAAATACCATCTGCGCCGACCATAACAGGAATACGGCCAATCAGCACCCCTGTCAAGGTACGCACCCTGGTTTCCTTGGTCTGTTTCCCCGGATCGGTCATGGTGGCCGCCACATCCACATCGATGTGACACGCCGCCCAGTACGTCAGATTCTTCAATCTGGCGTCCGAAGGGTACATAGGACTCAGCGCTCCATTAGGTTCATGGATGCTGGGCTTGCTCATGGCCACGTTCTTGAAATTTAAAACAACTTTCACCTCTCTAGGGGGCCCGCCGTGAGGCGCCTTCCCTCCCGGCACGGCGGTGGCTGGGGCTGTGCCACTCGGCATCTCGGTATCATTCTCCACAGTGATACGAATCGCAGTACCGGCCGTTCCTGCCGCTGCCCGTGTCGTCCCGGCGAGCGTCAAATCCGGTGATCCCTCTACGATCACAGGACTCTTACTCTCTATTGTATTAACGATTTCATGCTTTATAAAGTGATTGTACGAAGCGATCTGATGGTAAATCAATTGTCGCCCCCCGTGCTGTGCATTATATAATTCAAGGACGTCCTTGTATGCAGATTCCATTTCTTGATGCTCCCTTTGGATCCAATCCATGCTTCAACTTTTGCCCCATTCTTGGTCAAAGGTTTAGACCCCAAGGACAGTTGTCCCCTTTGTCATATACAGTCAACGATTTCAGGTTATAATGTCTAGCAATAGAAGCATCTTATCCTTTGTGGTAGGAACCTGAGGTGTTGACACTCGAGTAATATCGTTTTTATACCGGTTGGCCTAAAAAGCCTATGCGGCGTATGTACCTTAAGTACAAAGCCCCCGCATATTCCCGATGAAAACCTCTCATCATTGCAAATAAAGTCATTGCGTCTGTTGCATAAGTTTTCTGTACTCGACGGAGTATGGGGGATCATCGATTCCTAGTGGATCGAACACCAGACATTAACACGATACCTGCGAAAAGTCCCTTAACACAAAAGAGGGCGGGGTGTGGTCTCATGAGCATGAGAGCAGACCCTACATAATACATCATCAGGTTTACGAAGGTCTTCGCTAGTATATTTCACTTGGTTCCTTTCCGACGGGATTGTTTTGGACCACCGTTAGTGTTAAAAGCACGGCATATATTAGGAAGACTATTTGTTTCCAATCAAGCATCAGGACAAATGCTGCCGTTTTTTTTCAAAGCGTTTTTTGTCGCATGAATCATGCGACAAATTCGTAAACAGGCCTCAAAAATGAACATCTTGCTCGGCCGTCGAGGGCGTCGCTTCAATCAACTCATTTTCGGCTGTCCCCACATCCAATGATATGATTGCTATAGGAGTTTAAAAAGGTTCTTAAATTGTAAGAATTTTTTGAAAGAAGAAAGACTTCTTCAAAAAAGATTTGGCGGGGCGGGGCCGGTCCGAGGACCTGGGGCCGGTCCGAGGATCTGGATCTGGTCCGAGGATCTGGGACCGGTCCGAGGACCTGGGGCCGGTCCGAGGATCTGGATCTGGTCCGAGGATCTGGGACCGGTCCGAGGACCTAGACTCTTCCCCAAGTTTGTCACTATGTACACAGAAAATTCAATTGTCTGCGTACATTATATCGTATTCACTATAGCATTTTTTAAATGCAACAATTCATGTAGTCCAATCTATGACCACTCAGCCCGCTTGCATTCTTACAGATTGGATCTGCCCGTCGCTCTCCCTACATAAAGATTGATTTGTTTTCATATTCCCTACTATTAGATCGATTTTTTAAAAGGGTATGAAGACTAGTACTTTTCCAAAAGTTTTTTAAAACCAGACCCCCCCACCCCTTTCTAGAAATTCTTGGGAAGAGCCGAAAGTCTTTGAGTCTTCATTCTTTGATTCTTCTCTATAGGCATTTACGGAGTATTATCTTGAAGAATCTATATAGGAATATCTATATAAATAGAAGGATATATTTCTAAACATACACAGAAATTACTTACAGTCGTAATCCTTACATGAATTCTTACATCGGTAATAAAATGTTACACACTTCGACACGGCTTAAAGCCGTCACGGCGTTAAAGAAACAGGATGTCGTCGATTTCTGTCACACAGGCACTGAGCGAACTGAAACTCCTTCGAAAGCGTATCGACTCTGTGACCGATCATGCCACCTTTACAAAGATGAAGAAGGCTAATGATCTGTTGGATACGTCAAAGTTTGCTACACAGGCCACTGCATCCTATCAATCCTTTGCGGATTTGATAACCCGTTATAATGGAATCAAGTCTGCAATCGTGCTAAGCAATGCGAATACCAAGGTTACCATCGGTGGAACAGAGTACACGGTTGCAGATGCGGTAGAACGTAAACGCAGTATTGAGATGGAGAAGAACATGTTGGCCGTGATGAAGGCTCAGTACACTGCAACGAATGCGGAGTACGAGAGACATCAACAGGCGGAACAGCAACGTGTGGAACGTCTTCTCACGACGGAGTTGGCAAAGGATGCGAAGACCAATGTAGAGGTAGTACAGCAACTCACGACCACCTTCCTTGCACAAAATAAGGCAACCATACTAGATCCGTTGAACCTCTCGGATAAGATTGAGACCTTGAGCAAGGCGATCGAGGACTTTGAGACGCAGGTCGATTATACGTTGAGTGAGAGCAACGGACGCACGACGATTCGTGTGTAATTTTACAAAAATGCTTATCCCCTTTCGTAGCGAATGAAATCAAGCAGGCAATGTATCTTCCTTATGGAATATGCGCTTCATATAAAATGATTCTCAACCTTCATTGCTACAACCATCACAGTCTCATATCCCTTATGGGATATTTGACGATACGCAACGAACAAGACGTAACAAGCAGACTAGCAAGGAGCAAGGAGCAACAAGAACGATCGATCCAATCTGAGACCAACGGACCGCCATCACCGGTAAAAAGGTGTGGCGTAAGGGTTTGCTTGCAACCCTATTTCATCCGCTCAGCTGCTACGAAAGGGGACCATACATGTAATCCTTATAGGATTAGATGTCTGAAATTTTAAACATCGACACAATATAGGAAATGGGGGGACAAGTCGATCAAGACAATGTGAAAACAGTCAGCGTGCAAGTGACGGCGGGCGAAGAGAAAGCACTGTCCCGGACTCGTAGGCGAAAGCGTACACCCGCCGTCCAGAGAACCGAGGAATTAGAACAGGCGAACCCTGTCACAACTATTGTAGCAAAGCCTATATTAGTTGAGAAGAAGCCTGAGACTCCTGCTGCACCAATCGTGGCACCGCCTACTGTAGAACCAAAATCTGAGACTCCTGTAAAAAAGCCTATACAATTAGGTAGGAAAAAGAACGAGACCCGTAAAAATACCCCCACTACAGCGGCATCGGCCGGGACACCGGGAGCCGCCGGGAACGGGACATTGGTTCCGAAAATAATTTATGGTAAGAAACGCACCCAGAATTCAACGTTGCGTACGCAAATGTCACCCTCTGGAACTCAACTGAAGCCCGTTTTGCGGGTAAAAACACGAAAGTCGAAACGCACGTTTAAAGCACGTCAAATCGCCGTGACGGTTGGTGCAAGCCGTGTTAACGGTGCGTTAAAATCGTCCTCAAAGATGCGTGAAGAACTCGAAAAACATGGAGTTCTACCTTCAAACAGCAAGATGCCGGATGAGAAATTACGTCGATTGTACCAGGATTTCCGGGCCCTAAAGGACGATGCCTTCTAGAGGGGCTCGGTTCCTATAGGCTTTCCTATATGAAATTTGGGGGAGGAGGGGCAATTTTTCCTATAGAAAGCCGGGTCGGCTTCCTATAGGAAAGACTATATGAAATTGATGGGACGGGACCATTTTGGCATCCTGGTAGGCAGGGGGTGGAGTGCATTTTCCGATGGGTGACCTTCTTGTACGGGACGGGACCCTGTAATAACGGGGTGCGTTTGGGTCTAAAGAATAAATTCTCCGGCAATGGGTCTCGTTTTGCCTTTTGCCTTGGGCTTACAGAAGAGTCTGGTAGCCTAAAGACTTCGTATAGTAATACACTAAGGAGTTTAATGCCCCCGAAACGTGCTGCTGGAACTGTCGCCCCGATGGACGAACTGTATTTCCGACTCTTCCGTGAGCACAGTGCCACCAAATGCCAGGTTGCAATCTTATTGCAAGTTGGCAAGTTTTATGAAATGTATGATTCGATCACCGAGAAAACAGGTGCATGCATTACAAACGTGAGAGCCGTGGCGGAGGCGTGTGCTTGTGCCGTCGAACCGAAGCCCACGACTACTCCTGGTATGTTGCGTGTCTTTTGGGGCTTTCCTGAACAGAGTCTGGCCAAGTTCGAACGCCTATTGGTAGGAGCAGGTTACACGGTCTACATCTACTCGCAGGTGAAGGATGCGACAGGGGCGGTGACGGCGAGACCGTTGGCGCATATTAGCAGTCCTGGAACCTATCTGGATCCTGAGGAAGGTCGAACCAAAACGGACAGCCATCTGCTGGGCTTCGTGATGGAACCTTATAGCGATGTGATCAAGGGTCAGATTCATTGGTACGGCGCAGTCACAGCCTTTGACGTCACAACGGGGTGTTTGAGGAGCACAGAATTCGATTTGACCTTGATTGATGGACGACCTGTTTGCGATTCCATACAGCCCTTCTTGTCCGCTCATCCGGCGATTGAAGTGGTGCTTTGGTGGAGCGGGGCACCGACGTCAATGCCGAGCGAGGCAGCGCTGCTTGCATTACTGGCTCCAACGGGGGCAAAACCTTTGATTCAACGTTTTGCCGTGGACAAGGCCGTGGAATCTACAGCGATGGCCGATAGACAACGCATGACGTTTTTACACGAGGTATTTCAACCGAAAACAGCCTTAGCCATGGAGCCCTTCTTGGATATTGAACGACATCCCTTCGTGCGTCGATCCTTGACGGCCTTGTTGCGGTTCATTAAGAAGCACAATGAATCGTATTTGTCCGCTCTCCCTACGCATCGGATGTGGTCCTCGGATTCCGTTTGCACACTGGGGAATTCAGCGCTAGAACAGTTGGCGATGATCCCGGTCAACTCGGAAAAGGCGCATGAATCGCTGCTACATTGGATTCAGAAGGCAACGACGGCGATGGGCCGACGGGCACTCAGAGAACGGTGCTTGACGCCGATTACAGATATTGAGATCTTGGAATTCCGACAGGAACGTATTGCGCAATTGCGTAGCACTGTGCTACGAAAAGACCTGGAATCACGATTTGGAGCCATGAGTGACCTGCCTCGGCTCATTCGACGCTTCCAACTGGGTACAGCGGGCACGAAGGAACTCAAACAACTGCTTCGATCCTATACGGCGGCCTTCGGCGTCTTGGAAGTCGTGGAGAAGGCGGGTCTCCAAATAGAGGAAGACCTTGACATTATGAGGGCTCATGTGGCCAGTTTGAAGAACACCTGGTCCCTCGAACGTATTGAGGCGAGTGAGGCCTTTGTGGATGATCGGATTGCTGTAGGGACCACACATCCCTGGCAAAGAGGATTAAGAGCGGATCTGGATGGATGTGAGGACCGCTGGATCAGTGTACAACGACGAATGGAAAGCCTTCGCCAATCATGGAATGAGATGTTGGAGGACGGAGAGGCTGTGTCGTGGATCTTGAACAATGATGCGCCGTTTACATTTTCCTGTACGAATCGACGGGCGAAGACCTTACAACCTCTTCTTAAGACACGAAAGGGTGTACACATCGACATTATACAACGGGGCACTGCGACGACGGTGATCTTGGAGTCAGAACAACTCAAAGTCGCTAATACGGAAGCGCTGGCCATACGGGCGGAATGGAAGGCGCTTGTTCAGGAAGCCTGGACGAGGGAATGGACGGCTTGGATTGTAGAGAACCAGGGGTTGATGGGCCAGGTGGTACACTGTATGTCGGAACTGGATGCAGATTGTGGCCTGGCGACAGTGGCCGAAGAGTACGGCTATGTGAGACCGGAGTACGTGGAATCGACGGAAACGGCGGTCGCAGGCGTATCGATGACGGATCTGCGTCATCCGATTCTGGAACGGGTTCATACGGCGACACCCTATGTGCCTCATTCAGTGTCCTTTGGTGCTCTCAAAAATACAGAAGCGTGCCATACAGAGTTGGGACTGTTGTTATACGGTGTAAATGCAGCGGGGAAGTCAAGTTTGGGAAAGGCTGTGGGCTTAGCGGTTCTGATGGCGCAGATGGGCATGCCTGTACCGTGTAAGACCATGCGTCTGATTCCTTACACGGGTCTGTATACAAGGATTCTTGGGAATGATAATCTGTGGGCTGGGATGTCGTCCTTCGTCGTGGAAATGTCGGAATTTAGGAGCATTTTGAGGGGCGCTACTAACAGAAGCCTGGTAATAGGGGATGAATTGTGCGCTGGCACGGAAACGGACAGCGCTGTTGCGATTGTAGGGGCGGGGATACAGGTGTTGGCGAAGCGAGGCGTACATTTCTTTTTTGCAACGCATTTACACGAATTGGGAGAGATGTTGAAATTGGAGACGGTGAAAGCCTATCATCTATCTGTGCGGGCACAGGGATCTGTACTCATTTACGATCGTGTACTGAAGGAAGGGGCGGGATCGGCCATGTACGGACTGGAAGTCTGTAGGGGCTTGGATATGGATGCGGAGTTTTTGAAATTGGCCTTTCATTTGCGGGAACAACGAGTAGGTATTGGGATGAAGGCTAGTCGATACAATGCTGGAGTCGTCGTAAGCCGTTGTTCTATTTGCGGTGCTACGGAGGGTTTAGAGACGCATCACATTGTGCCGCAGCGAGAGTTTAGGGAGAAGGATGTAGGGACTGCGATTACTGCGATTACTGCGACAACTGATATGAACCGGATTAGCAATTTGGCGGTCTTGTGTGCTGCTTGTCATGATAAGCACCACGCAGGATCGTTGGCTATTGGAGGTTGGGTACAGACGACGGAGGGGCGGAAGTTGGTTTAGGCCCTTGATTGTGGTTACTAAAAATAGAGGTTCTGCCTCTGGTTTATAGTTCAATTATCCAATTCGGCTTTACCGAATTGGATAGTTGCGCCCTGAAGAACAATAGAACTTAGAACTGCTAGGTTCAAAAGTTCAGTGGTCTAATATTTACGCCGATGGCGCATTCTGCCCCGCAGGTCCCTGAGGTCCTACAGGTCCCTGAGGCCCTGCTGGGCCCTGAACACCCTGCTGTCCCCGTTCCCCACGGTCGCCTTGGTCGCCCTTATCACCACGAGGACCGGCCTCTCCCTGCTGTCCTGGATCACCGGGATCGCCACGCTCTCCCTTGGGACCGACTTCTCCACGCTCCCCACGGTCTCCCTTTGCACCAGCAGTACCGGCAGGGCCCGCAGGACCAGCAGGGCCCGGTGGACCGGCGACCCCATTGGCACCCGCAGAGCCCCCCTTCAACAGCAATTCCTCGATACGCTTCTCCAACGCCTCGACACGAGCGTTCACACGATTGAATTCTACACGCACAGGATTTCCAAACTGGCTATTGGTGCCTCGGCTGTACAGAGTGGATGTCATGAGGGTTCTGATAGGGTATCGGAGGAAGACAAATTATTCTAAACGCACCACTACAAAGTCCGTTCCTTCAATTCCGTTCCTTTAATCTTCGTAAATTGTGAGTATGCAGTCGAAAGGTATCTTCCCCTGTTTGTTCAAATCCATGCTTTATGTACCACGCTCTTATCTCAGGTTCCGATACAGAGGTTAAGGAAAGGGTAGGGCACTGCTTCTTCACCTCCTTCAGCATGGTCGAGCCAAATCCAAACATTTGGAAGTCAGGATGTATAAAGATGTATTCGAGTCTACCAGGTGTTACAATCGCAGCCCCGACGAGTACTTCTTTATAAAAGTAACCGATCGATCCCGTTAGATGACGTTTTGGAAAGGCTTTGATGAATTTCGGTTCTTCGGATTCAGCAAACACCTCCATGAAGAGGTTCTTTGTCACTCTGTAATCGGTTTGTTTTAAGGATCGAATCATTGTGTAATAATCTTGGTCAACCACTTGAAGAGCAAGGTGGATCAATTTTCAACTAACACTGCTTCAGGATAAAAAATGAAGGCATCCTTCCTTTCTTATCCTGAAGCAGAATGATCATCCCGGTGCGTTGTATGTCGTGTGGCAAGGAACTGTCGAACAAGTATAGGTTCTTTCAGAGAGAGGTGCGAAAGCGATCAGGAGAACGAGGGACGGAGCCTATCGTGTTGGATAGCACAGGCGTTCCCAAGACGGCGGAAGCAGAGGTCTTTCAACTCCTGGATCTCCGGCGTTACTGTTGTAAGAAGACTCTGAACACGCATGTGAATTTAATTAGCAAGTTTTAGCCAAGTGAACAACAATATGATTTTTAATATACAGTAATTGTAAGAAAGTAAGATGTCCGCAATGATTCCACTCGTCATCCTAGGTGTCTTTGCCATTCTGTCCCTTGTTGCGCTCTCTTCGATGAAGGGGTCTCACGAGGAGCGTCACAGTCGAGCAGCCTCTATTTATTCTTACGGTGCCTATGTGCCCTACATCGTCCTTGTAATTGTGATTGTGGCGCTGTTTATGTAGAGATAAGAAAATCTAAAAAGAAAGAATAGGAATGAATCCAGTAACCCTTATTATTTTTGGCGCTTGTTTACTGACATCAGCAGCCGCCATCTGGTCCTTGTATACCTCGTCAGAAGAACGTGCGAATCGTGGAGGATTTTTGTATTCTTACGCTGCATTTTTCGCCTACCTCTTAATTACCTTGATCTTTCTCATCATCTTGATCTTTGTGCCCGCTCAGACACTGGAAGAAGGCGCCGTCAAGATAGGGCTTGGAGCAATTCTAGGACCCACGGTTGGGCCCCTCGCCGCCGTAATAGGGTTTGGTGCAGGAAAGGCTACTGTATCCAATACAGGTAAGAATGTAGTCCAAAATGTCATACCGACAACGCCCAAGTTCCGTAAAAATAGTTTGCTAGGGTAGGAATGCGTGCGATCACAATCAAGAAACGTCTCCATGCGTTTGATGTAGAGGCCCGAAAGGCGGCCAAGGCGGTGAATCCGATCTCGGCGATGCAGAAGGCCTGGAAATCGGCGATGAAGCGTACGATGTCTTCCGATGCGGCCAAGATGTTTGTGCGTCATTACAAGCATCAAACACGTAAGAACCATAGCAAGAAACAAAAGGGTGGAGATGTCCAGATGGGCGCTCCCCTGGACTACGTAATGGGTCCCGGAGCCGGTGCGTTTAGCACCATCCCCTACGGACAGTTCACGACGGATGTTTCGGTAGATCCAGCATCCCTCAAGTCCATTGGTACAATCGATATTCCCAACATTGCACAACTTCAAGATTGTGGCATTGATCGCTTTCCAAATAATCCCTCCCCAGCACAGAGCAGTGGTATGTCGCAATCAGGAGGGAAACGAATCACTAAAAAGCAACGCAAGAGTAAAAAACAGCGTAAGAGTCGAAAGAGTACAAAGAGACAAAGGGGCGGAAACATGTTTACTGATCTACAGGCGTCGTTCAGTGAAATGTCCCGATCCAGTGGGTACGATCCGCTACCCGGCGCTCCTCATGCGTGGACCAACCAAAGTCATGGTATCTCGGGCCTCGTCGACCCCTCTCAGATCTCACAGTTGGGTCCTCAAATGGGAATGGTCGCCAACCAGGCGTGGGGACCCTTTACGCAAAGCGCAAATTAAAGGACCCTTCACATCCTCCTCTTCCTAAATGCATTCAGGTCTAAAAGTCGTACCACTATGATCTTCATAGTATATACGTCTAACCTGCCGAAACCTTTCTCCCCTACACAACAGAGACGATGTCATTAGCCACACGGGGTCCAGACGTCCTGAAGACGTATTTTGAACAATATCCCCATACCTTCCTGTCCCAACATCACAAGGAGAGTTACGAAGCCTTTGTCTTCCGTGAACTGCTCGACATCCTACACGCCTCCAATCCGATTACGATCTTGAAGGAACCGATTGGTACCGACGGCAAGTACAAGTATCGTACAGAAATCTACATCGGTGGTAAGAAAGATACGGCTGCGGAACTGGGGATTGCCATCGCCCCTCCTACAGTGAGTCTGGATTCAGGGTTGACACGGCGCCGTATGACGCCCAACGAAGCCCGACTTCGTGGTCAAACGTACGCCGCCACCTTCATGACGGATCTCCACATTGTCATGACCTTCTTACAAGAACCTGAACCCGGTAAGTTTGTTGAAACGGTCCGTGAGATCAAGTTTGAGGGCGACGGCGCCTTTCCCCTCTTCAACCTTCCCATTCTGCTCCGGTCCAAGTTGTGTATCACACATGAAGCCGATGCACAACTCCTATACGAATTGGGAGAATGTAGGAACGATCAGGGGGGCTATTTCGTGGTAGATGGAGCGGAGAAGGTGCTGATCGCCCGACAGGAACAGGCCTTCAATAGCATTTTCGCAGCGCCACGACCAAAAACTGATTTAGAAATGGCGTCCTATTCCTCCGTTGTATGTCAGGATCCGAAGTCCAAACAGACCCGACGTATCACTCTAGTAAGATTTCATGCCTCTTCGTCGAGAGAGGAGGGTGTCTTGCGTATTAGCATTCCCTTTGTGAAGGGCAACATCCCTGTGTTTGCGCTCTTTCGAGCCATGGGTGTTGAATCAGACAAGGAAATTGTGCGAATGATTGTTCCGGATACGGATTCGGCATCAGCGGCGGCCATGGAACAGTCGCTCATTCCCAGTATTCATGACGCCTGGCCCATTACGACGAAGAGTCACGCCATTGAGTTCATTCGTACATTGACGAAGGGCTTCATGATTGAACACGTCTTGGACATTATTCAAAATAATCTGTTCACGCATGTACCCTATGACGCTAGGCCTCAGTATCTGGCGGAAATGGTGCGCAAACTTATCCGGGTCGAAATGAACTTGGAACTCCCCACGCACAGGGATGATATCCGAAATCAACGTCTCTTGGGCACAGGTGCACTCATTCGTGATCTGTTTGCTGAGGGTTGGAAGGTGTGGAAGAAGGCCGTGGTCTTGTATGTGGACAAGGAATACGACAGTAACAAGACGCTGTACGCTGATGAGAACTTCTTGAACATCTTCAGCCCGGCCAATATAAACAAGGTGATGAGTTCTGAGGCCTTGATGGACGTGATTATGCGTGGGTTCCGAGGCAAGTGGGGCACGAATCAGTATAATATGAAACAGGGTGTCGTGCAGCCCCTGGCCCGTATTTCGTACCTGGACGCAATGAGTCACGTACGCCGTGTCGTCTTGGATTTTGATACCTCCATGAAGGCTACGGGACCAAGGCACCTTCATCCGAGTCAGATTGGCTACTTCTGTACGAGTGAAACGCCCACGGGCGGTCACATTGGTGTGAGCAAGAATATGAGTATGATGACGGCAATATCTGTTGTCATGCCTACAGCACAACTCATGAGTTGGTTGTACAAACGAGGCGGTGTCATTCCGGTAAAACTCGCCACGCCGTCGGAGAAGGTGACGGCCACCAGCGTCCAGATCAACGGGGGTACGATTGGGTTTACAGTGAATCCAGGAGAACTCACGAGCGTACTGAAGGCGATGAAGTGGACGGCCTGTATTTCTCCTACGGTCTCGATTAGTTTTAATACAGCGGATAACATACTGAGAATTTTCTGCGATGACGGACGGCCCCTACGTCCTCTGTGGCACTTGAATGCAGGGGGTCGAATCCCTGAACAAGCGAAGAAGACGCCGTTTGCCTCTTGGAGGGACTTGGTGTGCGGAACCCTGCCTTTGACCAAGGATGCGCATCCCCACAGTGTCGACTTTGTCGACCCTTTGGCCTCCAAGGAGAAAACAACGCTTGCCGATTACATGGAGGCATTAGTCAAATATGTAGGAGCCGTTGAATATGTCGATCCCTACGAAGGAAATGAAGCCTACATCTCTTGGTGGGGAGGCAAGGATCTGACGCCAGAACACACGCACTGTGAACTCCATCCAAGTACGATGACGGGTCTTCTGACCTCCATGATTCCCTTTGCGAATCACAACCAGAGTCCTCGTAATCAATTGTCGTGCTCTCAATCCAAACAAGCGATTGGATATTACGCCACAAATTTCGAAAGTCGATTTGATACCTATGGCTCGATGCTGTGTTACGGTGAAGGACCTATTGCACGCACACTCATCTTCGATACGGTGGCGAAGGGTGAGATGCCTTACGGCACCAATGTCATCTTTGCGATCAACTCCTTCAACGGGTATAACCAAGACGACGGCATTCTCTTCAATCGCACCTCGATTCAACGGGGTCTCTTCCGCTCGTTGGCCCTTCGTTCCTATACGGCCAAGGAGGAAGAGGACTCGATGAGCCGTGTTCTGACACGTATCGGCAACCCGAGGAACATCATGGCCTGGACGGACTTGAAACCTGGACGGGATTATTCAGGGTTAGACGAACATGGTGTGATTAAGGAAGGGACGGTGATTCATGACAAGATGGTGCTTGTGGGTATGTATTCTATGGGTCTGGAATCGGGTCGCATTTACGACTCTTCGATCATGCCAACGATCTTTACGAAGGGACGTGTGGACAAGGTGGCCGTCTTACACCAGGCGAATGGATTTCGAATGGTTCATGTGCGAATTATAGAGGAACGAATACCAGAACTGGGGGACAAATTCTCGAGTTCCCATGGACAGAAGGGGACGATGGGCATGCTCTTGGACGCCGAGGATATGCCGGTCACGGCCGATGGTATGGTACCGGACGTCATGGTAAATCCTCACTGTATTCCCAGTCGTATGACGATTGCGCAACTCTTACAGCAGGAATACGGCAAGTTGGGAGCACACATTGGAGCCAAGATGAATGCGACGATGTTTATGAACAACGAAGACAGTTATGATGCGATAGCGAATGCACTGGAGGATGTAGGATTCAACAGGAACGGCGAGGAAATCATGTACAGTGGTATAACGGGTAAGCAATTTACATCCTCTGTCTTTATCGGTCCTCTATTCTACATGCGATTGAAGCACTTGACGCAGGACAAGTTGAATGCGAGATCAGAAGGACGTAAGGAGATGTTGACGCATCAGCCAACGGGAGGGCGTGGGAATGAGGGCGGCATGCGTGTGGGAGAGATGGAACGTGATTCCTTGATTGCACACGGTGTGTCCAGTTTCCTACAAGAATCGTTCATGAAGCGTGCAGATGGAACAGAGTTTTGGATCTGTAATGGATGCGGTAGCATTCCGATCACGAATGAACAGACGGGATTATACTTGTGTCCTACGTGCGACGGTCCTATTTCGGACCTGTATCAGGGGTCGACGATGGATACAATGACGTTGGTGTTGCCCGTTCGTCAAAGTCGTGCGACGTTCTCGAAGGTAGCGATGCCCTTTGTGCTCAAACTCTTGGGACAGGAGATTGACAGAGGAAATTACCAAATGCGATTGCTGACCTCGGAGGTACCACGAGCCTTTCGAGAGCAGAACGTTTTGAAGGACCGCCCTTTGCCGCCTGTAGTCCTTGCACCCATTGTGCCAGTGGAAGCGCCAGCGTTGAAGAAGACGAAGCGTAAGGCGCCTGCATCGTCATCTTCTTCTTCGTCATCTTCGTCATCTTCATCGCTTCCCGCCTCTCAAGCCCAGCAAGACATGGCCTTGCTATCCAGACCATCGAATGAGCAACAAATGGCGCAACAATTGCAACAACAACAACTGTCACAGGCCCCGACCGTCAACATAGTTCTGAATACTAACGGATCTGATCAAACACAGCAATCACAGCAAGAAGTCGAGGCACAACGAATCGAAGCACAACGAATCGAAGCGCCAAATGTCGAAGCGCCAAGTGTCGAAGCGCCAAGAGTCGAAGCGCCAAGAGTCGAAGCGCCAAGAGTCGAAGCCCTTCGTGTAGAACCTGATACACCCGGTCCTGAGCCTCCGAAGTCAATGATTGGTACGTTGACAAGTGCGATTGCTGGTGCACCTAGAGCCGTTATCGATGCGTTAAATTCTCCGGTGAATCCAAGCACCGCATCCGAGCCGACGTTGGATCTGCGTGACCTTCCTGCAAGACCTTTATCGTCATCTTTATCGTCATCCTCTTCTTTGCCTCCTGATTCCAAGATTATTACAGGATCCGGTGCGCCTATACCGAAGGATGATAGTGATGTGAAGGTGGTACGAGTGTCTGGGATGTAGGGACTCGTTGGCAAAAAATGATTTCAATCTCCCGAACAAAGATAGAGCACAATGGATTCGGATACACTTGACTTTATCAAGAGAACACGACCCACGCTTTGTGAGATTCTTACAAACCGTGGATACAATGCTGAAGGCTACAAGGGAGTCGCCTCGACAGAATTGGAGACCCTGGCCTCGGACAAGGCTGCGCTCACCATGATCGCCAAGAAGGTGGAGGGCTCGATTGCACAAAAGGAACAGGCCGTCGTCATCTATATGGTAGAAGCACCGATTCGTCTGAGTTTAGAGAAGCAAATCAATGATCTGTTTGATAACGAGAAACAGGCGGTCAGGGTGGACGCAAATACGATGGAAGTGATTGTTCTACACAATGAGCCGGAACATGAGGCCTTTACGCTTCAAGCACAGCGTCAATGGGCATCAAGAAAGGCGAATATCTCCTTCTTTCCCATGAAGGTACTGATTAGCAATCCTGCAAGGCATGTGATGGTGCCTCCTCACCGTCGGTTACAGGAGGAGGAAGTGAAGCAAATCATGACTCAATTGAGTTTGAAGTCCAAGTCAGAACTCCCTCACATCAAGTTTCATTTAGATATGCAGGCTCGTGTATTGGGCTTGATTCCCGGTGATCTGGTGGAGATTAAGCGTCCCTCAGAGACGGCAGGTATTACAACAGCCTTTCGTGTATGCTCGATGTAGCCATTAAGGTAATTTCCCTCTTACAGAATAGGAATGTCGTGGACGAAGAATCAAGACAATGCGGCGCAGCAGATTGTGAATGAAAACAATGGAAATGCATTGAATGAACTGAATGCCCTTCCTTATTATCAGGAATTAAAGACTCGTGGAATAGCGAGTGGTGCAACATCCCTTCGGAATTCCCAACAAATTATTGACAATGCGATCAACAATATCAAGGCTCAACGAAATGCGGCGAAGAATGCGGCGAATCAACTACAACAGGCGGCCCAAACAACGGATAATTCTGGTATTAGCGATGATATTAGTCGGCTACAAAGCAGTGTTGGGAAAGCACAGGCTCTTCAGGATCTTCGAAAGGAACAGGCCAATGCGTTAGCGAACAAGTATGCGGCCAATGATTATTCACCCTTTCTCTTTTTTTACGCACCGTTCACACCGACAACTCCTCTGTCCGATGTTGTACGCACCGTCTTGTACTTTGTTTCCTTGGGTCTCTTCGTTGGAGGAGGTGTTTTACTACAATCTAGTGGGTCTAGTTCTAGTGCTACATCGTCAGGGTATGGAAACATGATGGGAGGATCCCGACCTAAGAACCGAGGTTCGACCTAAGAACCGAGGTTCGACCTAAGAACCGAAACGTGTGAACAAGAAACGAAATGTATAGACCTAAAGTAGAGATATGCCCACGTGTGTTCCGGACCAGACTACTTATACGCATGACCAATTGTTAGCCATTTATTCCAGGCCAGGTGTTCTGTCCGATGTCATGGCGGATGCAGGTCCTGATTCCACGGGTCACTTTCCGGTGTCAGCCTTACAACAGCGCATGAATGACATGATTGCTGCAGGGACATTGCCGGCCGTACTGCCTCCTGGTCAAATAAGCCAAGGTGACATTGAAGCCCAGATTGCAAAGGACAAGACCTTGTTCACCAATCTGCAGTCAGAGTTCTGCTTTTACCAGTCTCGGTATCAGTATGCGTTAGGACAGTTCATATCCCTAGCGACGAGTCGTGTTCAAGCGGACAACGCTGCGGCCAGACAGGCTCTTACGGATTCGATTACACTGAACCAGCGTGTCAATTTCATCCTCGAGATGACCAACTATTTGGCACAGCAAAGAGCCCCGGTGGCCTCTGCGGAAGCCGCCACCATCAATAGCGCCAATGAGGACATTAACCAAAAATTACAGAAACTTCAGAACACCTATGCCTTATTGAAGCAGGATAATGCCATTGTTGCTGTTCAACGGGAAATGGTAAATTACACGGCTTCGAAAAACTCTGCTGCGTCATCATCGATAGTGATGTGGAGTATTGCAAACATTGTGGCGCTTGGAGCAATTGGATACGTCTATGGGGCTATGTAAATAACAGAAACTGCTATAATACAATTAGACACATGTTTCAAAGATGTGTTTAATTTTTTAAGATTACCAAAATAGAAGGAATGGCAAGCAACGCATATTCAGGCTTAGACTCGGCGGTGGATCTTGCGCGTACGCAATTCTCCCAGGATTTACGTTCGAATCCCAGTGCTTACGCAAACTACGTGATGCAGAATGCGCAGGCGATTCAAGACCAAATTAATGCGTCCAAGTCATCATCCTTTGACAAGGCGAAGACGGACTTGGGGCGGTACATGGATTTGCAGCACAACGTGCAATTGTACGAAATTCGTAATTCGGATGTACAACGTTTGGCTACGACCCTGGCTACAAACAACAATGCGATACAGTCGGCTGTGTCAAGGGACAAGGATGTTACCCGGCGTCAATTTGAGATCAACGAGTGGTACAACTACAAGAAGGAGCAGACGGCGGCAACCTTGATGGGCGGTGTCGTCATGTTGACGGTGATTCTGGGTCTCATTGTAGCCAATAAGATGGCCGTCTTGGATTCAGTAGTCGCAGGATCGTTGGCGGGACTGGTCATTGTTCTGTTTGGTCTCTGGGCCTACTACAGACCCAGTGCGAACCAGGATGCTCGCTTGTGGCATCGTCGTGTCTTTAAGACGGACGCAGATGTTCCGGTATCCCCTACCGCATGCCCCGGTGCCATCAACCTCGATTTGTCCAAGGAGAACGCTTGCCTTACGGCGGTGGAGGGCAAACTATCGAATCTTACAAAGTCTTTGGATGATCAGTTGTCAGCGTACCAAAAAGGTGACTTATCAGTACCTGCGCCTAAATCTCTTTGTACTGTATAGGAATACAGATGTTCTTTGAACTCTTTACAAATCCAGCGACTGTGCAGGCATTAAGTGCTGTGGTCACACAAGGTCAAGCCAAACTGGCGGCGGATCAACAGGCCTTGCTTAACGCACAGATAGCGGCGGATCCTGGTGGTGTAATGGCAACGCAAGTCAAAACAGATAAGGATGCCTTACAATCTACCTACATCGACCCCAAAACTGCTGACTTGTCGGCGGCTGTTGCGGATTTTAAGCAATGGGCGGGGTTTGCGCTCACCTTGAACAACGTCGTAAAGCCTGGAGCCGATCAAGCAGCGGAACTTCAAGCAACGAAGGATGACTTGGCGAATCAGAATGTACAATTACAACAAGCCGCACGCATGCACCGTCGTCGCTTCCTCGATAATATGCCAACAGGCGGAACGGGGTTCATGCCTCATACAGCGGACAATCTTGCCATGATCGCCTTCTTTATTGGATATCTGACCTTCTTTATCGCCATGTGGATTAAGTTTGTACCGACCTTCAAAGGAAAAATGATAGCAGGACCCATAGTGTGCTTTCTGTCGTATTGGTTTATTGGATTTGTGTTTACACAGGTCTTTGGTATGCGGTCACAACCAAACTAGACAACACGATCTCCAAACTGCGTCTTAATCTGTTCCAAGATCTCATTCTCCTTGACGTCCTCATTTGTGCGTGTTTTCCACGCACGAATGAGTCCCCGTAACTCCTTGACCTCAATAGTTCCTTCTCGAGGAAAGACCGTCATTACAAACTTGTAATAAGGATCATAACGACTACGATACTCGGCGGTTTTTATACGAACGCATTCAGGTATGGTGGACTCACTCGACAGGTTGTGGACAAGGAGCGACAGCAGTGGAATACGCCAACGAAGGAGTTTGGCCCTGAGTTCAAGATCGGCGGGAATCCCGTTACTTCCGTCAAATACCGTCATATGAGGAATGACACGGACACGGGACCATACAGCATTGTCAGAAGAGGCCAGATTAGGCAAGACATTACATGTGATGATGGGAACCGCCTCCGTTTCTTCGACAACAGCCTTCAAGAATGCACCGTGGATCTTTCCTTCAGGCTCGCCAAAGTGTACAATGCGTGAACCACCGACCTGCTTTTCCAAGGTCTCGGCGCTGACAGTCTTACGACTGAGTAAGGCAGGTGTTAGAGGGCTGTAATATTCACCAAAGGTGCTTTCGATGAGGGTCTGGATTGCCGACTTGCCATTGGCTCCGTCCCCCTGAAAGAAGAGAATGTGGGGCGCCTTCTTGTTTCCAAAGAGACAGGCCGACAGAAGCGCAATGACATATGCAAGTAGGTGAGTGTCAGGGTACAACTGTTCAAAGAAGGTCAGCAATTCGACACGAATCTCAGCGGCGATGTCTTCCCAGGGTACATAGGGAATAGAGTCAAGACTGGGCTTGACCTTGCCGGCCAGAAGCATAGAGGGATTCGACGGACTGTAGGGACGGACTGTAAGTGTATCTAAATCGAGGATTCCATTGCTGAGACCGAGAGGATGTAGGATTCGAGGCAGAGGCTCTGCGGCAGTCGTTACAACAGCAGTCGCAGCAGTAATCGTAGCAGTAGCAGCAGTCGCAGCAGTAGGAACTGCTACGTGATTTGTAGCAGCATCAGCAAGACCATCCTTGTAGCCAAGCATATACAGATCCAGCATCTTAGCAGCCTCTTCGTGCGTCAGTGTCTCTGCGACAACACGCTTTCCATGCCGAGCACGGTAATATTCGCCCAGAGGGCAGGTAACTTTCGTAACTCCGTTAGATTCCATTCTGTGTGTTTGAAACACACCGAAGGGAAGATCAATTTTTTTGAAGGGATCACGCTTTAGATTCCATGCTGATTTGCATTATTTTGGCGGCGACTATTTTTACGACTGCGATTTCGACCACTGCGATTTCGACCACTGCGATTTCGGCTACCACGATAGTTTCTCCTGGTGGAGCGACGACCTGCAGCGGCTGCTGCTGGTGCTGGAACAATTTGTGGAATATCGGGATCCCCTGCCTTATAAAAATGTTCATAATCGGAATTTACGTGTACACCTTGAAAAATAGGCCATCCACTTGGATTTAAACCTGTAAAAGTCATGGGAGGTTTAACATACACAGGTTGCGTAGTACCGCATCTTACATACTGCTCTCCAACAACCAGTTCACCAGGTAGCACTCGAGGCATCTTCTATTATATAAAAATAGTATTCTTACAGTTCCAAGTGTTCCCTTAGGGCATATGCGCCAGAAAGTTTGATCCACTCAAGTCCATCGCCTCCTCGCTAACACGAATTCCGTAGAAGATCTTGTCTGTCGAGCCCTGACCGCAGATGACACGCATGCGCTCAAACACCTGAGGCTCCTTCAAGTCAATACGCAACCCTGCATTCGCCTTCTTCCAAGTACGGAACTGCGACCGCACGATCTTGGCATCTACGGGTATAGCGCCGTCCTCCTTGACGAAGGACTCGGTGAAGAACCGCATAAAGATATCGTTCTCTTCCTTGTACTTGTTGGATGCCGCCATCACAATCTCAGGCTCCTTCAAACCCCCCACCAGATACTTGGTCTCGTAATAATGAACAAGCATAGAGAAGAAGGCCACACGGTGTGCTCGTAACTTGGCCTTCAAGTGTAGATCCTTCTCGTAAATATGCTTGGCGGGATTGATCAAGGGATCGCCAGGATCCTTGAAGGTACTGATGTGGGGAATCACACGAATACGACGCCAAGTGCCATTATCCATACTGCTTATTTCGGGCTTGTCATTACAAGACAGGAATAACTTCCCCATCATCGTAAACTTCTCCTGATCCCCAAACAGCGCTCGGGCCTCAATACGATCCTCACCAGACAACTGCTTCATACGGGACGTATTCAACTTCTCACCGGGGTCGGGCTCTCCCATGTAAATGTAGCGCTTGCACTTTGTCGTAATCATATCAGGATTCGCTGCGCCCGATTCCGGCCTTTTACGAGTGAGCACCGTGGTTTGCAAGGATGTCTGATAGTCTCCAAACACCATTTCCATCAGAATCTGAATCATCGACTTACCATTGGATCCCTCCCCCTGATTGACGTAGAAGCGCTGTTCCTTGTTCTGGCCCTCCAAACACGAGGAGAGTAGCGTGATGACAAACTCTCGCAAGGCAACTAACGGGTAGATGAGCGCAAAGAACTGCATAAGGAAGTCCTTCTCCTCTTGCGGAATATCGGCCCATGGTACGTAGGGAATGGCGTCCAGATCGGGCTCGCTGCGACCCATCTGGAAACTGATATTGTCATCGGGAATACCAGGTCGGAACAGGACACTGGGTTTCGTCGCCAGTTGTCCCGTCACGGGATCATGCGCATAGTATTGAAGGTCCAACACTCCGTTGCTACATCCAACAAGATAGGGGTTGCAGTTGAGTCGATTGAGAAAGTCTTCCTCGTAAAACATCTCACCGGCCTCCTTCAAGACAGCGTCCTTGAACCCAGAATTTTCCAACTGGCGTTCAATACCTTCGAGCGTCTTACGCTGCTCCTCGTACTGGGATGGCTTCTTCTTCTTCTCCTCGTCCTTGTTCTTTGCACGATTCGATTCAAAGGCCGTCTTTTCCGCCAGATTCCGTGTTAATCCCGCATCCATCAACTTCTTGATAGTTTCCGTCGTCTCTTCTGTAAATTGTACTTTCTGGAGACTACTCTCGTCATCGTTCGTATTCTCAATCATGCGACGGAGTTCTCTTATCGCCTTGGAATACTCATTACGCACACGACCCGAGAGACGAGATCGCAACTCGACGGGATTCTTCAAGGAGCGCCACGAATGCGTCTTGGGTGGATAGTAATACCATTCGAAGGAGCCACGCTTCCCCGTCACACTACAGGCGAATTCCCACTTGAAGAGGCTGTGGGTCAACGTCGCCACACTCACATGTGTATTGTTCGCCTTCTGTACAATCCACCACTGATGATTGTTGCTAAGAATGGTACGCAACTTGGCGGGATTGTCTTCCTCGGCCCAGTGCATAAGAGATCGAATCGTCAACTTGTGCTGATCACTCGTGGCACGAATCACGTTCCACTTGGCCCGTAATTCCGCATCCGTCTTTGTAGCCTTCTTATGACTGGGATCGACACCTCGTGTCAATTCAATCCAGACCGCACAGGATTCCTCTGTATTCGCCACATTCTTGAGCAGGATGGCGTAATTCACCCAGTTATTGTAAGAGCCGAGTCGTTTCTCCTTATCGATACATTCACGACTCAGGGCGTAGGCAAGCGCAATGTCCGTGGAGGTCACCTCGCCATCTGCCGAGGATGCAATCCCCTCGGGTCCATCGGCGCCTTCGACGCTGTGTTCAATCACATTACGAGGAGGTGCTGGCAAACCACGGTCCATCTTCTCCTTGCCAGAGCCCCAGGAAATCATTAGATCCTCCCATTCGGCTTTACGACTCTCTCTCAAGTCAATGGGAGTTGCGGAGTCGTAGCCTCTGCGAATGCTGAGCGTCTTCATGATCTCAAAGGTATCTGTAGGGATATCACAGTTGGTCATGTAGGTGTCGACACACTCGACGAGGTCGGCCATATCTGGTGAGTCCTCGCCGTCCAGCATCTCCTTGACGTCAGAAATCGAGATCTTCCAGATATTATGGATCAAGTATTGCGCCTTGTTTGGCTTACTGGATCCGTACAGAAACCAATTATTGTTCTTGATGACGGCGACATCGTAACACTTCTCGGCGGACTTGTTGTGAGGAGGAAAGAGACGATTGGTAATATCCCGTTGTAAGAGAAAGCCTCGGATCCCAAACTGTAACTTGGGTGCCGTGGAAATGCCAATGCCCTGAATGTGAATACCGTCCTTGTGTCCCTTGCCTGGATCCACTTCTGGTTGAGGCTTGACCATATCGTAGAAGATGAGGTCCTCTGGTAAATTCTCGACCTTGTAGAAGTAGATCATGGACGCAATGTATTCGCATACAAACTTGCGAACCTGATCGTGGGTGAAGCGACGATGAAGCGTCTGGCCAAGGTCATACATGAAATCAATATCGACGATGATAGGACTGAAATCCTTGTGCTTTTCCAAGAGTGTATTGAAGAGGGGCTTAGGCCCAAAGGTGTGACTGTGAACAACAGTCAGAAAGGAATCGTACTGTTCATCACTTATTTTATACTTACCAAAATCGGGGGACGCAGGCATACCGGTCACATTCCAGTCACTGCTTTGTCCATGAACACGCCGTGCCTCCATAAAGGAGCGCAACGGAGTGATGGCTGTAGGGATCATTCTTGTTGGTTTCAGAGGGGCCGAAGGGGGCTTCATTTTTTTTCGGGCTCTTGAGGCTTTAGACCGACGGCGACCTAAACGACCCAAGACCGCAAAGCAAGTCCAAAAATACAGAAGGTTTACACAGCGGAATCTCGACGGAATTACGTTTGAGAAAGTGATAGATGCCGTTATGGTAGTCAAAGGGTTGACCGGCGGTCAATAAGTGTCCGTCCGTTGTAAAGCCGTTTAAGATTTGAATCGGTCGTCCGTGGTCGGTGGCCGTCATGACGTTACGAAAAAAGGCCAGATACTCTGGGCCCACATAGTCCTGTAAAGGAAAGTGACAATGTAAGGAAAAGATGAGTTGCGCAAGGTCACGACCCTCCTTACAGCAATCGTCGTCCAGCGTAAACCAACTGCCGGCCCCGACAAGTGTCGATCGTGGCGTACGAGATATAGAACCACAGGCAATACATGAAAACCCATAATCAAGGAGCACTAAATCCAATGTAGGGACCCAGGTAACACCATTTGGCAGCGTTAGAGGAACACGACGATTATTCGCAGGTTCTCGTTGATATATGTTATTCAGTTTGAGATCCCGGTGATGAAACCGTAAGTTTATTTGTAAATGGTGCAAGACGACCGCACACTGAATCAGGAAATCTGTAAGAATGGTCTCGTTCCTGGCCTTCGTTACACTATTTGTCGACTTGATCAAGTGTTTCCGAAGATACTCGTCCATCGTGGACCCCTTCAGCAATTCCATACAAAACCAGATGGCCGTAATCTGTGTAGGAGAGTCACTGGGTGGCACCGCTTCTGCTACAATTTCGTACATCTTAGGCGTATAATGAGATAGGCCTACAAAATCAAGGGACTTGTACACAAGCACGTGAATTACGGCTTCATACAGGATGGCGGAAATTTCGTCTTCGTATGCATCGTGTTTCGATTGGGGCGATGCAGCATCTTCTTCCTTTGTGATGTTGAGATAGATTTCCTTGATCGCAATGTCGTGAGGGGGGATCCAACGGCTGACTTCGAGTCGGTCCCCGACAAGCGAGTTACATTTGTATAGAGTGCGACGACCGTTGTAAATATTCGAGTAAGTTCCTTTGGAATTCAAGAGGGTTCCTTTTGTATATCCCGGTATGTACGATCCTGAGACGTCGGGGCTTGTTAACGGAGCGTTAGGAAATCGTAAGGCGGTGGCACTCGCATCTTGAAGGATGTTCAAGTGCCTCCATGATGGCAAGGAACGTACCAAATCACGGAGGTCTAAGGACATGGACAGTCCAGCCCAGCCAAAGGGGCTGAGATCGATGGCCATTTAATTAGGGTTCATCTAAAAAAATGAACCGTGTGCACCAAGTAGGAGTGTGGTAAGATGGCTGATGAATTTCGAGTTGAAGATGAAGAAGTAGAAGAAGAGATAGTGGAGGAAGACGAGGAGGGCGAGGAGGAAGAGGAAGGACTGGAGGCTGCGCAGGTACGAGCCGATAACGCAGATCTCGCTAAGTTGTACCGATACCATCAGGATATCGTTATTCCCTACGAGGAAGAGGTCTTTCAGCAATTGGCTACAAGGGCACCGACTAGCGCAGCAGCAACAAGCACTCCCTATCTCCGTGACACGTCCTCCGTTGACAGTGTTCACCAGTCTTATCCCTTTCTAACGCAATACGAGAAAACGAAGTGCTTGAGTTTTCGAGCCAGTCAAATCGGTCACGGAGCCAAGCCCTATATCAAGGTTCCGGCAGGGATGACGGATTCCTATCAGATTGCGAAATTGGAATTGGAATCGAAGCGCCTTCCCTTGATTCTTCGACGTCCTCTGCCTAATGGACAGTTTGAAGTGTGGAAGTTAAGCGACTTGGTCTTCTTACCTAACTAGAAATCGCAGTCCATAATATGCTTGAACTGATTCTTGTACGTCATGGACTCTCTTGTGCCAACGTATGGAAGCAGAAATTGCCCCCTCTTCACAAGATATATTCGGATCCTGAACTAACAGAGCGAGGGAAGGAACTAAGTGAGGAACGCAGGGATACCTTGAAAGAAATCTTACACTCTTATTTTCCGAATGGTTCTTACAAGGTAGGCACGTCATGTCTCATTCGGGCCCAACAAACGGCCTATCATATGTTGTTGAAACATACAGAGAAACAATTTTCGATTCTTCCTCATATTGCCGAAAATGGTTTCATGTATAACGATTATCCCTTTCCATCCGAGACGCAAAAAACGATTCTCGGACCAACAGTATACTCGCATATAGACAGTGATTTTAGAGGAAAGGTTGTATTAAAGGATAAGAGCGATTGGTCATCGTTCTTACGCTGGCTCTATGCACATAAGGATGAAGTTTGCGCAAAAACGGAGGATAATCATTACAGACTTGTAATCTTTACGCATGGGGGCTTTATTAGACATTCCTTACACGAGAAAGACAAGGTACAGAATAACGATATATTTTACGTAAAAGTTGAGGGTGATCGTATTGTAGAGAAGAAACGCTTAACCACCTTTCCGACACTTTCAAAGGAGATTAGGCAATCAACGGATGGATGTAGGATCCGCACTTACCGTAATTTCTTTACACACAAGGTTCGCATACCAAAATATGATAGAAAAGATAAAACAAGGAAACATCGACGATGAAAGCAGTCATTTTTCAAATAGAGACCCTATGGGTATCCATTTGAACGGCATTTTGTAATTCTGCGACTATATGGTGAGGATCCCTGAAGCCCAGTATAGCGCATTTGTAAGAAAGGTATAATATTTGGGATAGCCTCGATATCCAAGAACTGTATAGATATACAAGTTAAAGCCTACAACTCTGGCGGGACTGGTTCTTGTAGCAATAAAGTGGGTTCCTGGAGCAGGACTACAGGAAGTAAAGACTGCCTGTGAGGTTCCTCCTGCGGTTACGTTAATGCTTGGAACAAAGAAGGCTCCGCCTATATCTAACGCACCCACGTTGTCGACGGTAGGATGGTCTTGAATTGTCAGAGGATTCAAGTTACTCACGTTGGATTGTACACCACTATAAGCAAACGCACTGTAACTGTTGTATGTGAAATTAGGAATTGCAGCCACATTACCAAAGGCAGCCCCCCCTAACACAAGATTACCACCTGCCGCAACATAGGCATTTAGATTTGTGCCCAAACTATTATTGAATGTCTGATTACCATCGGTCCACATGACGACACAGTTGTAATTTGCTGGTAAAAGATCTGCGCCTGTATAAGTGTTATCTACTCGTATGGCGGACGTGGACACTTGAACAGTGTATCCGAGTGTGCTGACAGCAGGTGCTAACGTTGCCATAAGTTGTGTAGGATCGCTGTAACTGCCTGAAGCGGTGGGTCCGAGGATTTTGACTCGAATCACCGAGGTAGCAGAGGGGGTCACCGTCACGGATCGACTAGCAGCACTAGTGTTATTTGTACCAGCGGTGGTTACAGCCCTGATGGCAATTGTATAGGAAACGCCATTTGACAAGCCTGGAATTATAATGGGACTTGCGGTTCCAGTCGCAGTGGCCCACGAGGTTCCACCATTGAGAGTGTACTCGTAACGAGCAATGGGACTACCTCCCGTAGACTGTTGTGTAAAGTTGATGATGGCTTGTCCGTTACTTACAGCGGCGACGGGTGTGAAAGGAATCGTAGGTCCGCTTCCTGACGTATTTGCCTGTAAAGTAAAGGACGCTACACTGGCACCATAGGTATTATTCGCCTTCAATTGAATATTGTATAAAGTACCAGGTGAAAGACCTGAAATCGTGACGGGACTGGTTGTTTGTGCAGGAGAGAATGCCGTAAAGTTTGCACCATTATCGATGCTGTACAAATAGTTTGTAATGGGGCTTCCACCATCCGTAGCCTGTGTAAATGAAACATTGATGGTCGTATTTGTTACCGACGGAGCGGCGAGACTCGTGGGAGCCGGTGGCACAGAGGCTGTATAGGCTAGAATGACATCGGACGCTACACTATCTCCAACAAGGTTTGTTGCCTTGAGTGAAACTGCATAGGTAGATTGATTGACCAGATTCGAGAGGATAACGGGACTGCTTGTAAATCCTGCGCCTGGAAATGACGTATAGAGTGTAGAATTCAAACTGAATTTATAGTTTATAATGGGTGTGCCTCCATCACTATTTTGTCTGAAGGCGATCGAGATACTACTGTTTCCTGGCGTGGGTACCAAATTAATGGGTTTCGAAGGGGTGTAGAAGGTAAGTCCTGTAATGGTGGAAAAGGTAGCACTGGGTCCAAACTGGTTTACAGCCTTGAGTGCTAAACTATAGGTTGATATGTTGTCAAGACCTGTAATCGTCGCACTGCTTGTATTGGATGTTGCGGGACTAAAGGCTGTAAAGGTAGAGCCTGCATTGCTACTATACTGGTAATTTGTAATGGGAGACCCTCCATCCGTGAATTGATTATACAAGATAGTCACCGATGAATTTCCAGCGATGGTGGAAAAGGGAATTGGTGCAGGGGGGATGTCGGCGGTACGGGCACTAATGTTGGAGGAACTTACGCCATCTCCTGCAGCATTGATCGCCCTCAGTGCGACAACGTAGGTAGACTGATTTGTAAGACCAGTGATTGTAACCGGAGTGGATATATCCGCAGGAGTGATAGTGCTAAATGCCCCTCCCCCAAGACTGTATGCATAGTTTGTAATCGGAAGTCCTCCGTTGTAACCCTGTACAAAGGAAAGAGTAAGTTGTGTAAGACCGGGACTGTTAGACAGGCTGAAGGGAGCAGTGGGCACTCCATACGTGGATTGAGTGTAAGAGTTCGATATAGCACCATCTCCTGCAGCGGTAACAGCACGAATGATAACAGTGTAAGATGTACCATTTGCCAACCCTGAAATTGTTAAAGGGGAGGTAGTTTGCGCAGGAGAAAACGCAGTGTAGTTGGCACCACCATCGGTCGAGTATTTGTAATTGGTAATCGGGCTTCCACCTGTTTGTGTAGGAGGTATGAAGGTAACAGTGAGTAATTTATTTCCTGTATCTACGACGGAAATGTAGGGAGCAGACGCTAAGGCCAGAGTGCTTGTAATAAGAGTGGTGGAAGCGGGACCTGTGCCGATGGAATTGACACCCTTCAACTGAATGTAGTAAAATGTACTTTGTGTAAGTCCGGATATTGTTATGGGGCTTGTCGTGTCAGGAGGACTTAAGGCGGTAAAGGTTAGTCCGCCGTCAATGGAGTACAGATAATTCGTGACATTGGTTCTTGTATCAGGTGTAAATGAAATCGTGATGCTGGTCAAACCAGGAGTGGCAACGAGATCTGTCGGTGCATTCGGTAAGAGAGGAGGAAGAAAGGAACAATCGGCCGTTCCCACAATGGTGCTGTATTGGGTCGAGGTGACAAAGACATTGCCTTGAACAAGGGTGTTTTGATAGGTCCCATCGGCGCAAGTCTGTCCATCGCCTGTGACAATACGGGATGCGCATCCCTGTATAAATCGGGTCGACTGTGCCGTGAAATCGGTAAACACCGCTCTCACCTTTAAAAGATTGGTTATCTCGGAGGAGTCCATGGTGCTTCTAAGGATGCTGTCGAAATTGATCTGCCTATTCAGGATGCGTCTGTTTGTACTCTCGGTGATCTTACATGTTGCGTTTCTTGTGTTTGTTGTTATGATTGGATATCATCCTGTCTTACAAGGTCGAGATCCGTCAGGAATCCCGGCCTATATACATATTCCTGAAACAGGCCATAAACGGAATACAGTCCATGGTATTTATACAGGGAAACAGTGGGAGTGTGTGGAATATGTACGAAGGTGGCTCATTCTTAAAAAAGGAGTCACCTTTAACGACGTAAAGACCGCAGCGGATATGTGGCACCTCGACCATGTGACACAGATTTCGGATAAAACACAACGTCCCTTTCAAACTGTGACGGATAAAACGCAATCACCCCCTGTAGGAGCCGTCTTGGTATTTCGACCCTCGAAACATAATGAACACAAAGGGCATGTAGCCATCGTCGTAAATGTGATAGGAGATGAAGTGGATATCGCCGAACAGAACTGGGATCATCGACGTTGGGACAGCAATAAAAGTCGCACCCTTCGACTCAGTACGGAACCGGATCTGTTGGGATGGAAGGTTGTGTAATCGGTGCTATGTTTAACGACGATTGTTACGACGAGAACTACGCCGACGTGAACTACGCCGACGAGAACTACGCCGACGTGAACTACGCCGACACCGACGAGAACTACGACGTCCTCCACTCATGGGTTCTAGCGCAAAGCATGGAATATCAGTTAATTCTTCGTATTTATTTTTACCAGTTATTTCTTTGTAATCTTCCAGCCTACCCGATGGTGGGTAAAAATCTATACCAGGGTATTGTAACGTGACCTCGAACATCGAAGAATCATCGTTCATAAATGAAGCCATGCCACCTCCCCATCGTTTACCTGACTTATTTTGAAGTGTTCCAGATCCCGAATCAGAGGGTACTCCATCCTGTGTAATTGTAAGGAAGTCACGTGATACGAATCGATACTTTTTTCCTATCTTCAGATTATCGAACGTAAGATTGTACTCTATAGGAAGAAAGGAAGTATTGGACCCTCCATTGTTTAAGGGCAGAGATGCATTTGACCTAATCGCAGTGGCTGCCGCACTGAGATGAGCGGGTGCAACGGCAAACATCTGACGTTCTTCTAGAGTTGGTGGTGCTGCGGCAAACATCTGCTGTTCCGAGGGCGGTGGAGCGGCAAACATCTGGAAGGTTCTAATATATTATTACAAAAAATAGATTTAGTCTGCAATTTAGTTGATTTTATAATTTTACAATAATGAAATCAACCGTGCGTCGGTTCATCATATACAATTATCCCAAAGCCCAAAGGGCTTTGGGATATTTTAATATGCGAACCTCCTTATGGTCGTCAGATCAAGGCATTAGGTCACACAATTCCCTTCGGTCATTGCTTAATGCTCTTGATCTTCCTTATGGTCGTCGGTTCATCATATACAATTATCCCAAAGCCCTTTGGGCTTTGGGATATTTTAATATGTGAACCTCCTTACCAAAACACAATCCGTTCCGAAACCGGAACATACCCCACCGACCCCTCCTTAATCTCATACGCGTCATAAAACTCCTGAAACTGACGTACGACCAAGTTCACACGAAGTTGAGCAGGTGCATGACGATCCAGTAGTAGGGCCTGTTTGGCCTTCTCGGGACGCTGTTTGGTACGCCAGGACACCGCATAGGATTGAAAGAAATCCCGATAGGCCTTCATTTGATCTGCCCGTCTAGATCCCACCAATAAGTGGCGCAACGCCTCCAACGCAATCGCCAAGCCACCAAGATCCGCCAAGTTCTCCGACAAGGTGCGACGACCATTGACGGCTCCTCCGTTAATGTGTTGCTTCTGATACAGGGCCACCGTCGTCTGCGCTAATCGAGTGAATTTGTGACTGTCTTCGGCGGATAACCAGGGGTTGTAATTTCCTTCCGCATCGTAATTGCGACCGTCTTCATCAAAGCCGTGGGTAATTTCATGACCAATCGCAGCACCAATCCCGCCAAGATTCCATGCGGAACCACGGTGCAGATCAAAGAAGGGAGGATTCAGAATGCCGGCAGGAATGGTCATCATGTTGCCTTCGGGATAATAATAGGCATTCACTTCGAAGGCCCCTTCCTCCCATACACCGACATCCTTCCCGCACTTGTGATCTTCTAAATCATCAATCATGTCAAGCGTATCTGTGGACGCCAGATCGAACAAACACTGTAGGGGCTCGTCCTTCTTTACACGAATATGCTTGAGTTCCGAGTCCCAGACTTCAGGATATCCTACTTGAAAGCGCATGGCCTCGATTTTCTCAGTAGCCTTCATACGGGATTCAGGCGACATCCATCCTAGTAAGGCGATGCGAGCCTTGGTCGCCGCCTTTAACTGTCCCACTAGTTTAATCACGGTAGGCTTCGTCGCCTTTGGAACCGCTTCTTCGACGTAGACCTGGCTCAATGCTTGAGGCGCAAACTTCTGTAAGGCCTTCAGCATAATATGGCTCGCAGGATGGGGCTTCATACTTCCACGGAGAATGTGATCGTAAATCTGATAGTGATAGTCTTTGAACGGCGCTGGCAAATACTCCAAATAGGTTCCGAGCAGTTCCGTACGCATCCAGGTACGCCAGTTGTCCATCGACAGCCGTTTGAACAGTTGCTCCAGGTGATGAAAGTACTGCTTGTTCGTTACAATGAATTGTGAGTCTTCCGCCACCGACAGAGGCAGACGCATGCCGGTAAAGACAGAGTTCCAAGGGATGGCAGGAAACATGTCTCGAATCTCCTTCAGAGGTCGAGGATCGTAGGAAAAGCGTACATCCTTGCGATCTTCCACGGCGGATAGATGAGGAAGAAGATCGGCTTCAAACTTGGCTACGGATTCAAAGTGGGGAAAGCCCAACATAAGCCCACACTCTTTCAGCATTCGTTTATAGGCTGATAGCGCAGGATGATGTTCCATCGCATTGTAAATATGTTTTTCGGGCAGTCCCAGTTCAGGTTCGTAGAAAAAGACACAACATTGATCAGAATCATTAGAATCACTTGATATGACGACGGACAGGGGTGCACGACTTTGAATACGGTTCAGAAAACCAATAGCCTCTCCTACATCCTCCGTAGTGGTCCAATCCTCAAAAGATGCCATGACCTCCTTCAGAAACTGCACACTGTGTTTTCCTCCGCCTTCCGTCAACAACCCGTGATATGCCATGCTTATAGGGGAAGACGGATGCTTCTTATACCGTTCTGCTAGTGCAGTGATCAAGGTGTCTTTCAGCGTTTCTTCAATCTCCTCGCTGACACCGATCGTGTGCGCATAGGATGGGATAACTGTTTTTTGTTGCCAAATCGCATTCACATGCATGTAGAAGTCATCGGCCGGACTGTAGGAAGGACTCGTGGGTGGGACTGACGGTCCCTCCCCCTTCACAATTCTGTGTGTCATCCTCTCTATCTGTAGGTTCGGAAATAACAATCAGTAGTTTTTTCGGGGATGCGCTACCATTGTTGGTAACTAATTGGCGTTTTTGTGTAGGTGTAATACGGCGGCACTTTCCACGACCTCGTAACGAATCGATTGGATTTCGTACAAACGTGGCCGGACGTTCCATCCTATGGAGTCTGCCGAAAAAATCACGGAATAATTTTCTCGGTAGATATAAAATTTTGGGAGTCTAGGGAATTATTGTGTGAAAAACGTCGTGAGTTGAGCAGACGCCGGAGTTTCCATTTTATGAGTGGCATACTCGGCAGCGATCTCGTAGGGGTGCTCGTATTGATGAGGACACTTACCGCTGGCCGTACAGAATTGCGCCTTCCACTCGGGTGGGGGGCCTGTCAGGGCTTTTCCTGCTTCAAGATCCCATACAATCACGGGCGCAGATGACAGTGTTCTTGCAGCATTAAACGCAGAGAAGAAGACGTATCGGCCTCGCCACACAGCATAGGGATTTGAGCCAGTATCGGGATTGGGCCGTAATTCATACGATGTAGGAACACCGGGATTCTGATTTGTAAGTTCGTAGGACCACGCCGATTTGCAAAACTGGAGCCAGGTATCGGGTCTCGTTTTCTGATCGAGATGTACACGTTCATGTGTAAGAGTACTCTCACGATTACTGCTATTAAACACGGACTTAGTCATTCGAATGGTATTGGCACCCCTTGTATGGGGCAAGCCTTCCTGACAGTCTTCGTCGACGATCTCCAGGATAGCGCCGTCTGGCAACACCTTGCGTTCTAGGACAACGCAGGTATCGGGTTTCATAGGCTCCACAACGCCATATTTAAAGTACAGAAGAACACCGAGAACTACTGTCAACACCACGAAAACCACAGCACCTATCGCAAGCATTCCCTTGCTTTCTGTACAGGAAATGCTGGGACGTATACATCCACAAGGATGGGATAATGATCACTGTAGGGAAGCGGAGTGACGCTATAAGATAGGATACGAGGACCTGTGGTATCCATATTACACCAAGGTCGACCAGGGTGAGTCCATTGTAACGGAAGCCATGCAATATGATCAAGGTCCTCGCCCGTTTCGGGGAAGGTAGATTTACGAAGAGGCGCAGCGGGATAGAAGAATCGGACATCTCTGTGAGGGGAGGCTTCGCAGTTGAAATCACCGATGAGGAAGGCGGGAACATCCTTACGAACAGCAGTGACCATTTGTTCCATTTGATCATGTAAGATTCGTTGGATTCCTTCGTGACTTGTAAATATCGTGGCTGCCGTGGTGCTTTGTGTATGTGTATTTACGAGTGTAATCATGCGACCTGCTTCACGGTGGTAAAGGACCATGCATTGAAACCCCTTATTTGCACCTACTTCAACTGTGTCGTAGGCCAAGAATGGTTCAAATCGTTCTGTCACAAGTTTCAGGGTGTCATTACGTACTAAGGTAAGAAGACCACTTGGGAAGAATGTAACACCGTAATCTCGAGGAACTACGGCTGTATAGCCGGCGACACAAAATAGATCGGTGTAGACTTTACGAGCCTTATCTGTAAACACCTCTTGTAAACAGACGACATCGGGATCCTGCTGTAAACACCAATCGGATATCTCACGCGGTTTCTGATTGGACCACGGGAGACCGTGGGTGTTGTAAGATACAAGCCTCAGTTTCATAGGGATTCCTCCTACAGATTGATTTCATTGGGTCGATGTCCTTTCAACGCATCGTTTGTAAATGTAAAAATCGCTTGGACTCGTGGTGTCATTTTGTCGTCCAATGACGAGTTGCGGATACTTGTTGGGAATGTGGGAATGTAGAACAAAGTCTGGGTTTTTGGATGCGATGTAGGGTGTAAATTTTCGGAACTTGACGTGAGGAGCGTGATTCAGATCGGCATCTCGTGCGTAGATGATCACGTACTTATTAGAACGACGAAACAGTTCTTCCACATAGTCTTGAAACACCTTGTCTTCGATCAAATGATATAGAACATCACACGATAGCACAAGATCGGCGGTTCGTCCTGCTTCAAAATGATCGGTGTTGTAAAATTGTTTGGTGCTGTCGTGGGAAAAGAGCATTTTACAACGATCGACAGCAGTTTGACTCATATCCACGCCGGCGTAAAGAATTCCACTCAGATCCAGAAGCGAGAGTTGATTTCCATCACCTACACCATAATCTATGATGGATTTGACGGCATGATCTTTTACAAAGGTGCTAATGACAGAGGCCTTGAAGATGGCAAGATCGTTGTAGGAACCGGCTCCTGAATTTCCGCCACGAACATAGCGGTCTTCCCAGTACTTGCGTGAATTAAACATTCTTAATTATGAAAGGATCTGAGAGTTTAGACCTCCTTCCGAGTAATAGATACGGGTTCATAATGTCCTCCCGTCCAATACAGCACTAGGACAGATGTAGGATCCGCAGTTACAAACTCAATGGGCGCAGTGCCATCTCTTCTATTTTGGACCGTCACACAAATAGTCCAAAGGCGAACAGCGGCTTGGATTTCAATGGCTCCTCCCCATGTACTGGATTGTCGCATTCGTTGAATATATCCGCTGCCACCGTCCATGGCTAAGATATCCTTCGTCTCCATTCCCTCCAGAATGGGTTTATTGGCTTCTAAATAATCACAAATCTGCTGCCTCACACCATCTGTAGGAATCTTCAAGAGTTGTCCTAAACTATGAAACAGGCAACTCATATCTATTGTGTTCAGCGGTTGTTATTGCAGATGAAACAATAGACGCTGTTGCACATCGATTCCTCATAATATACACAGCCGACAGTGATAAAAGTAGGATTTCTACACCACTACGGATAATAATCGGTGTATCCTCCACTATAATACCGTAAGGAACCCATAATGATGATGATGCCACACTTAAGTAACAAAAAGCAAGAGAGTACACATTTGTGCTTTTTTTAGTATAGAGTAAGTACATAAAAATGAAACGAGCGATAACAGAGAATCCAACGGCCGTATACGGCAGTATAATCAGAAGCATCTTACTGTGTCCATCGGTTGTTGCAGTTTAAGCAACGGATAAACTGTGTCATGGGCTCATCTGCGGATCGTGTCTGATACTCGTAATAAGTACACTCACGCTTCTTACACTTGCCGCACTTGAACATATCCGTAGCGGAACTCTTATCTACCTCCAACATCTTGGCCTCTCGCTTCATCGTGCGTTCGATCAAGTCGCCCCACTTCTCGGGATAGAGATCGCTGTAGGACATGAAGGCAATATCTTGTGGCTGGAACTCCTTGTCTCTCAGCCTCTGAAGGAGTCTGTTGTTCTGAACGTACGAGGCTGTATCTAAATTACTGATGACACGTTGGGAATTGATTTTGTACAGATGGTGCATCTCGGGATTCTCCCATACACGGCGCACCTTACGTTTTCCAGCATGTTCGAGCGTATAATTGAAGATGCCCCGCTCCAACAGATCTTGATCCCCTGCGGAAAGAGGCGCACAGCGTTGAGCGATAATGGAACGCACAATACCTCGTAGCGCATTCGATGCGGGGGTGACTTTCGCATCATACGAATCGGGGACTAATTCGGGCAGCGAGTAGTAAGCAGGTAGTTTCTTGTTGGATTTCTTAGGTTTAACGACACGACGTGCTGCAAGGGGTTTCTCTTCCTTTTCTTTTTCGTCATCGTCTGCTTTCTCGTCATCGTCTGCTTTTTCGTCATCGTCATCCTTTTCGTCATCGTCTGCTTTCTCGTCATCGCCGTCATCTCCTTCGCCTTCTTCTCCGTCGTCCTCATCAAGTTCCTGGTCTGCCTCGTCTGCATCCACTTCTACCTCCTCGACGTCTTCGTCCATATCGTCTTCATCTTCTTCTTCCGAATCAATATCATCAAACCCTCCCATAATTGTATTGTAAAAGGTCTTATACATTTCGCTGGTAAAGTTTACAACGGCTCCATGTTCCATGCCGACAAGGACGGCTTCACCGAACAGCAAGACATTGTCGTGGGGAGGGGGGAGTTCGTGTTTGTTCTCGGTTCCCGCCTTTCCCGTCTTGTATCCGTACAAATGAACGACCTGCGAGCCGTAGGGCCAGGATCCAACGTGATCTGGATTGGTCGCACGACGTAGAACAGCACCGATATTAGCCGATGTGGGAACACCCGTGCCATAGTTAGCGGGGAGCAAGGCATTTCGAGTCGTTTGTTTGGGTTGAAGAACAGTGCACTGCATTTGTGTTTATACTGATTGGGCGGATGCGCTTCAACTTTTTGCCTTGGAGAATGAAAACATGATGGTCTAAGACAAAAAGACTCAAGTAAAGTCAGGAAAATGCAAGAGCCGGTCGATGAGGCTGACGCCATTGCCTCCTGGACTGCGCTAAGGGACCTCACATGTCTAGGTGAGACCAAACGGGAGGCAGGCGAAAAAGCGATAGAGCATTTCTTTCCGCAACATCAATTCCACATCTTTTGTCACGGAATGGAACAAGCAGGACGACGAGAGGCTGTGAAAGAGGCACTTAGTAAGAAACGGGGTATAGGTGAACTGGAGAAAACGGAACGGTTAAAACTGGAATACGGAATGTACAAGCGGTTATACGGAAGCCCTGTTTCACCGGCTATAACAAAATGGTTATTATGCGGCTTAAGCCCTCATACAGCCGTCTTAGACTTTGCGGCGGGGAGTGGAGTCAGATGTTTGGCAGCGATGTCCTTGTGTGTACCTTTTTATGGAATTGTACAAAGTCGGCGGGAGCAACGAAAATATATGGAGATGCTATCTACCTTGGATCATCGATCAGATGTGACGATGATGACACCGGCGACAACGGACTTGTCCAAACATCCGTATGATGTTGTTTTATCAGCGTCCTATGAACTTGAGTTGACTTCCTTTGTGTCATGGGCTGCGAGAGCCTGGCATTCCTTAATGGTAGGAGGAACGATGGGGTTATTGATGTTACCCGAGGAGTATACATCGGCAAAAGAGGTTCTACCCTCTGTATCTCTGGAATCGGTCATTGACGGAAGTAAGTATAAGATCTATGTTTGGAGGAAACCGAAGCCGAAGTATTCGACACGACGAGCAACAAGCAAGGCCTAGTCTTTATTTGTGTTTTTGTTAGACCTCCATGACTGCTAATAGCCAATCCTTCTGTTCTGCCTTCCCAATGCCGATGTCTATAAAGGCCTTTTTTGCCGCCTCTTCTCTTTCTTCTACAGGCATCTTCGAAATCGTCGCCATGGCCATCTGAAGTAACTCGCCTTGTGTTAACGATGATATTTCATCCAACTCGTCGTCAAAGCCTCGTAAGGCATTGACGAGGCGTGTCATTTTTCCTTGGTTACACATACCCATACCATCATTCAACTCTTCTGTGAGTCGTCGCAGAATATCCACAGTATCGACAGTGAGAACCTTGTGCCACACTCGTAGAAAGACCTCTGAATATGCATGACCAAAGGCGGTTATACGCAGCCCATCCCCCGCCAGTTCATCTACAATTGCGGTTCGCTGTTCCAACGTAAATCCAATATCCTTTGTTGTCTTTGTTAAATGAGTTTCAACTGAATCGCCCACAGATCCTGTAAATGCAGGCCATTTCATCAATATGGATAGCGCCTTTTCGGTGGATTCCCGTGCGGGTTGTGTATGAACATTTTGAGAATCACCGAAGAAGGCAACAAGATCGATGCTTCCAGGGGGATGCACTGGGCCTGTCACATCCGTATCAGCAAGCAATTCGGCGTCGTCGTCATTTTCAAAGATCAAATCCCCGTCCCACATGGTTTCCATATCACGGAGGTGACGAGTCAATGTAAGAAGGCGGAGCCACCATGCACGTTGAGGAACCTTTGTCGTCAAGACATAGCGAATACAGTTCACAGTCTTTTTTACAAATCTGCGCACATACTTCTTAGTGAGTCGACCGTCGGGATACAGATTCATACTCCAGAGAATGTCACCAATAGATCGAGGGTCTTCGGGCACTGGTGCAGCATAACTGCCAATATGAAAGGCGACGGACTCTAAATTGTTCGTTACTCGTCGTATTTCTTCGGGTAAGCCATTATTATTGAAGGGATCGGCCATCATGGCGAGGCCTCGAAGCAGATAGCCAAAGTTTTCGGCTTGAGATTCGAGGGCTTCCATATAATAGCCGTTTTCTTCATTACGTCTTTGGTCGGCAATCCTACGGCGCTCATTGATCCAACGCAGGTCTCGTTCCTTCCTGTGATTCTCGGTCTCTAATTCGTAACGTGACGCATATCCGACGTCGTCGTGTCGTTTAAAATTTTGATGTTTGATACAGTAGCCTTCGAATCCACGGCCCGCTTTGTCGCAAAGACGGCCGTCAGTTCCTTTATGAAGGCATTGTGTAAGATTTGTAGCCATTCGATCGCTATTTAGTAAGTATGTAAGAAGGTTGCGAGGTGCTATAGCAGTTCAATTTTTCAGAACGGCTGGCCTAAATTGGAACAGACAAAGAATAAGTAAGAATGTTTCGACTAACTTTCGACGGTGTACAGGCGATGGAAACAAGAGCCAAGACAAAGTCTTCTAGTAGGGCTCAAGTCCCTGTAAAAACGCAGCGAGTATACCGTTGGGAGAATTGCTGGGGCTATTGTATTCCCGGAGCATCGACCGAAAACAACTGGTTTGCTGAGCGTCGCAGTTTGGAGTCTTACGGAATCGCTGCAGATGGAACCAAGTTTCTGTTGGAGCGTGTAGAATCCTTACCCATTGATGCGCCCCCGTTAAAGGTAGACGATATCTGGGAGGAGGAAGTGATTCTGTTGGGACAAGGGGGAATGGCGACGAAGAGTATGAGTGTAATAGGGTCCAAGACAGAGTTGGCGGAGTTTGCGGTTCGAAACGGGGTATCCCTTCCTCCGGAGTTAAGGATCCTTTCATAAACGCATGAAATGGCCGTAATCCTAATTTCATCCTGAAATGTAGTAAAATGATGAAGATCTCTGTGGCACAATTGGGAGCCCTTGCCGTTCTGATCGTCTTGATCTTTTTTGCCGTTCAGATTGTACAGGTTGCATCGAAACAGCAACAACAACAGGCACCGGTAGCGCAATTTGTAAACATGTCGGCGCCGGCGATTCAAGATGCTCCTGCTCCTATTCGTATTCAAGAACCTGTACAGGAGATGCCAGAGGTACCGGCACAGACGGAAGCCGATTTGAAGATGAAGGAGCCTCTCCAACGTTCTCCTCCTGCGACTCAATACGATCCTCCCGAGGCAACGGATCCTTTGAATCGTGTGGCTCAAGGAGATGCGGAGTTTGGTTCGAATCTGCGCCATCCCGAACAGATGATTGAACGCAGACCGGCGCTCTCTATGCGGGGTGCTGTAGAGTCAGGAATTGCGTCTCATAGAAGCAGTCCTGGTGAAAACAATGCACAGGGTTACAGCACTGAAATGGTACAGAATGGAGGGGATTTCATGGGTTCGGTGCTCGCCTTTGATACGAGCGAGGTGGGATCGGCGTATTCCTTACTCTAAGCCTAACGATCCATCAGAGTCCCCACGTTTGTTACGAGATTGAGAAGGTCTAGATAGAGTCCCATCGTGGCCATAATATAATCGGGATGTTTCTTTTTTTGTTGCGCATCCTCCTTTAGTACTTGTGTGTCATACGCCACAAAGATAGCAAACAGACCTGTTCCAATCGTTCGTAAGACGTTATTGGCAGAGGTAAGGGATTCTTTAGAGTCAGATAGAAATAGGATACCGATATTGGCGACGATCAAGGCGAGGAGCGCAACAAAAAGATAGCCTCCAAAACCGAGGAAGTTCTGATTGTCAAGGAAGCCAGCGACTGTCATAGCGCCGAAAATAGCGCACACGCTGACCAGCACCGGTTGCACCAGATCCTTCCGTTGGAGTTTTTCGAAGAAGGGTCCGATCGTTTGACCGAGCAAGGCACAGTATAACGCAGCGACAACATACTTCATAGGTCCAGGTTTCATGTAGATCATGGCAAAGAGTAAGATCAATGATACGATGCTTGAAACCACGGCATAGAGCATCGAGGAATGAAGAGGAACTTGACTGGAGGCCAAGGTCAGGGCCGAACCGGCAAAGAGGTGCAGATAGACGATGGATATAAAGGACATGTTCTAACATGCCGGTAGAATTTTATCTTTTCCAATAATGATACGAAATGTAATCTAATTCACTACTTACATCCAAGGTACCCACATTTTCCCACTTTAGGGCTCGAATTGTAATCTTGTCGCTGTGGTTTTTTAACATGTAATTAAAATATATCTCATATTCCGAGGCTCCAGAACCACATTGTTTGTATAAAGCCGGCACCTGTTTCAAAAACACTATATAAAATGGCTCTCCATATTTTCCCTCGATTCGGGTCATAAGTTCATTCACATATTTTGTTTCAAAGATCATGTGATGACAGATGCCTGATTTTTCGGCATCCACTCTCACGAACTCTTTGTCTAAGTTTGCCATATGTTCGAAATAGGGAAGATGATGCTCCGTTCCATAATTATACAGGCACTTGTTGTTCTCAATAAAGGTTGTTGGTTTCAAAAAAAATGTATCAGAATCAACGACTAAATATCGTTCCATAATTCCTGGAATGACCTTACCGACATAAAACTTTATTAATTGTTGCAGATACCAACCATTTCGACCGGACTTACCATGTATCTTGCTTACAGTATCCAGTGAAAATGGAAACAGTGCTTCATCGATTGTGAGACAACCTTCAAAGTTTATGGTAGGATCGTAACATATTAAATAAATGTTTCTGTAACCAATAATATTCTGTTTCGTGTATTCGAGTTGCGATTCGATTACATCTTTATCGCATGGTCCCACTGGGATGACAAGATCAAATAATTCTTGTTTGGACTGCTGTTTCTCATAAATAACATCCTCTTGCCATCCCGTTAACGACAAATTATTTTTGATCACGAAGTTCTTCGAGATTATGTAATCGTTCAATTCCTTAAACATCACCTGACCTGAATACATTTCCTTGTGCGAAATTTCGGTATGCATATATTTTACAGTGTCTATATAACTGCCCAATCCCTTGAGTGCTAATAATTCGGCTCCTTGCAAATCCATCCATATGATATCCACTTTCGGAATACCGTGCTTCTTCATAACGGAATCCAAACGATGGCAATTTGTGGTGATTTCATCTTGAACATAGGTTTCAACCGTATATTTGCCATTACTTTTAAACACGGAGGATGCTCCTGGATTGCCATCTTGCCACGTTGTGATGGTTTTTTCTTGATTGATAGGATAAAACTTAATAGTGCCGTCATAATCACACACAGCGCCTTCGATCAGTGTAATTCTATCTTTATACATCTGAATATTCTTTTTACATATCTCTAAGGTGTTGGGATTACACTCAAAGGCGTATATTTTTGCATTCGGAAATTGATGATAAAATTCGATTGCTTGGGCGCAATCTCTGGACCCGACATCAAAGATGACATAGTCCTTATGTCTATGTTCAATGTATCTTATAAAGTTTTCGATCATTCTGTGTATTTTTAAATGAAGTGAGTTTAGACCGTCGTTAGACCAGCGGTCTAAACCCAGGGCATATAAGTAATCTTAAATGATACGATCAGCAGAACAGTACTTGGCGTCATTCGGACTTGGAAATCAACAAGCCCTCATGTTGGAGTCTTCTTCCACATTAGGGGTTGCGAAGCAATCACAGCAACGATCCCTGCGAGTGAGTCGCATCATGCAGGAATCAGATCTATCAATTATGAAATTGAATCAAGGATCCCTGGTTGTAAGACCCCGAGGTGTAGTATCAGGGTATCTCGTTGTAACCGAGTTCTCTAGTGTCTATGTACCCTTTAAAGGACGACCTGAACAGATTCGACTAAGACTGAGCGATGATGTAAGAAAGGGTACGATCTTCATGGCGCAACGAACAACACAGGGCTTGGTGTTGGAAGATGTAATGGTATGGAAGGGCGACTTGGTCTGGTTACACAAGACCTTTCCGGACCGGTGGTCCTTGTTGCGACAATTCTTTGCGACACATGTTGTCTTAGATCCGGTTCTTCAGCGATTAAGTGTAAAACCAGTGTCCTTTTCAACAGCGCCTCCTGCGTTTGATGTGAAGTCTGTGCTGGAATGGATACCTCATGGGGCGGGTCAGCGTCGTCTCTTGTTCGTCCCGAATGGAGAACCCACTGTGACTCCTGTTTCAACTGTTGCGACTGTGACTATTCCTACTAATACTATGACTTATGCACCTAATAAGGTCGATGAATCTGAACTCCTTGATGAGATAGCAGTTGAGCCTGTAACAGAAGTAACCGTTGAACCACCAGTATCATCAAAAATCATACTTGCTAAACGGGACATATCCGGTCCCGACGTCTTTCAATTGTGGCGAGGCACAGAGGCCTTAGGAATGGCACTTATTCGTACCATGGCGGTGAGTAAGGCCATGCGACTACACAAGGGCGAAGACATCCCTGTAGAGGCGATCTTTAACGGGAAGTTTAAGAAATGGGAAATTATGAGTGTACGGTCATAGAGTCTGCGCCCATTCTTTATTTCTGCTATCTTACTAGAAGATGAGCAATCGAGAATTGCGTAAGAATCACAGACGTCGGTACGAAGTCAGACAACGAGGAGGTAACATTCTGGACAGTCTTGGTGGCTTGATCCCGACATCCATCTCTGTAAATGCCTATGGAACGGGTCCTACAGTTCCTGTTGCGCAACAACTGGGAACCCCCCAGTGCGATTTTACACCCCGTCCCGGTCAACTGTTTAATGGTGTAAATCCCGACGCAGCGGGTACCAATGGTTACCCTTTTCCTTCGGCTACACCTCCTACAGCGTACTTTAATCCTGCAACATCCAACAATGAATCAGATGTACAAAATCAATGGATCTCGAACATGAAGGGTGGTAAGCGATCCAAGTCGAGGAAGTCGAGGAAGTCGAGGAAGTCACGAAAATCACAGCAGCAGGGCGGTGCATGCGGTTGTATGGTTCAACGAGGAGGCACAGGAGGACTTGCCGAGGGAAACATAGTGGGTACGCTTCCTTACATTCCTCTTCCTATGTTGGGAGGCCGTCGAAATAACAGTCGCAAGCAACGAGGTGGCGGAACATCCTATTCCTTTGCGACCAATGGCAATGTCGATCCCAGCCAGGCTGTCGATCTGATTGGTGGCACTGGTCCCAACGCTGCCGCTCTGATTGCGCCCAGTGGATGCGCTCCTCGTGCGGGAAGTTACGACGATCCTCATGCTCCGATTAATATGGCGCTGAAGGCGGCTCAATCAGGTGGTGCGTACTCGTTGAACACATCAGCACCTCTCTCAGCATCCTTTGCGCAACCCGCTCCTCCCTCTTACGGTGCTCCCAATGCCTATGGGCCCGAGTGTTACCACGCTCCCGGCTCCCAAGTCCCTGTATACAACGCTGACTCGGCGGCCTTCAACTTCCGACCTTCCATTGCGGAGAATAGCACTCTACCTCCTGGTGTCAACGTCTACAATGATGTGATCCAACAGCCTGGTCGTATGGGGGCTACAAATGAATTGATGGCGACGACGCCTGATATGCGTACATCTCAGGTGGGCGCAGGACGAAGGAAGATACGAAAGTCAAGAAAGTCAAGAAAGTCAAGAAAGTCAAGAAAGAGCAGTCGTAAGAATAATCGTAAGTAAAGTTAATGCTTACATCACCCGCTGATGTTGACAATATTCTGTATACTTCACCGATGGCACATCCAACAAATAAAATAGTTTGGAAGATCGTCCATGATCTTCAAACATTAGACCAAAAATATAACGAATTGAAAGCCCGTGTCGATGCGGGTCCATACATGGTGGCTGCCGCAGCACGTAAAACGAGGAATAATCGTAAGACTCGTAGGAGTCGTAAGTAAAGCCCCCATTCACCTATACACAATTCCATATTGGAATTGTTTCTAGTACTCATCCTCGGAGACAAAGGAAGGAGTTCCCTTTGCTTCTGCAAACGCCGTCTCTTCCTCCACGTACTCTTCCACATAACTAACTACATTCGTATCTGTAGGATCCACCACAGTTTCGGTCGCCTGATCCGCAAATTTGACTAAATAGCCGCAGGTCTTGTAAAACTTGCGTCGCTTATTCCACTGGCTCACACATTCCGTAAAGGTCTCGTCGAGCACATCAAAGATAAGTGGTTGTACAATGCGTTCGTCAGGTCGCTGCCGAAGAATGCGACCTACCGATTGTTCAATATTACTCTTAGGAGTCGCCAATAAGACTGCATTTAGCGTCGGAATGTTCATACCTTCCGACGCCATAGCAAAGGTACCGAGAATGATATGTTTGGTAGCCGAGAGATCCAGATCCTTTTGCTTCATTCCACCGACGTAGTATCCTATTTCTGTGAAGCCGGCCGCTTTGAACCCTGCTTCAAACTCCAGAAGATGGTCCCGACGGTCCGAGAGTACAAGTAATCGCCGACCTTCCTCCTTCAACAAGGGACAAAGCCAATCAAGAATGGCCTTGGTTCGTGGTTCGTATTCCGCAATTTGGTTGATCATACGGGCTCGTATCACCTGGCCCTTCCAATCAACGGCGACATTCGCATATCGGGGTTCGGCAGAATTATACTTCAAGGTAATGGCTTGGACAGTGGAATCTACGGGCCTCGTCGCAATTTGATACACGATAGGCCCGAGGAACCAGGAGAAGACCTTCGACAACCCGTCGACACGAGTGGGCGTAGCCGTGAGTCCCAGCATGCAACGGCACTGAATCTGCTGTAGGGTCTGACTAAAGTGTTCGGCGGCGAGATGATGGACTTCATCAAAGATAGCAAATCCGAACCGGTTGAAGGTTCCTACAGGGAAGGTGCGACTACAAATCGTCTGAATCATAGCAATACTAACATCGAAACCTGTCCCTACATCGCATTTATCTCCCTGTATTCGTCCAATACGGATTCCCGGTAGCAATCTTGTGAGTTCCGAGGCCCATTGATCAGCGAGAAACTCCTTGTGGACTACGATAAGAAAGCAACGACCGATTTCCGCAGCCGCAGCAATCCCGGTAAAGGTTTTACCGTATCCGCAGGGAAGGCAGATAAGTCCGTTACGACCGGCGTCTCGAAAGGAGGTGAGCGCAGCAATTTGATGAGGACGCAAGTCGCCTCGGAATGTGAGTTCCTTGGGTAACTGGGCGCCAACCGGTCGCCCATCCATGACAGCCGCCCCGTAGGTTGTGATGGCCCAGGAGGGCGGAAGGTAGAACCGTGTATCAGATTTCAAGAAGACAGGAAAGGAACTGACGGTTCCGGCATAGGCCCGAGGAAGAGCGGGTTTGACCGTGAGAGTCTTTTCGAGATGTTTGATCTGATCGGCTGTTAAGGCACTCTTTTCAATCATGTACCCTCGACTTGTGAGGGATTTGGAAGGAAGCATACTTGTCTATAGACTCCTAGTTTTTACATCATTCATTTTTTACAACAGCATATTAGAACGAAGATGGATCTCTCTGCTCCCGAAATCATTGCGGCCGTGAGCATTCTTGCCATCACGAGCCTTCTGGCAACCAATAGCACGATTGCTATACCTTCTGCCATTACCTCTCCTCTTGTGGGTGTCTTCCTAGTTGTCGTCGGTCTTGGCGTCTTTTCCCATTCACCTGTCATTGGAATCAGCGTCCTGCTTCTTGTGGCCGTCCTGTTCTTTAAGAACAACATCGTTACAGCAACAGTTCGAAGCCCTGTTGCGCAGTATGCGGATGTAACAGTTCCCGACCAAAGTATGGGGGCTGCAACAGAGTATTCATCTACACAGTCGGAGCCTCGCAGTTATGCGCAGTTTAATGAAACGGATCCGATGAACCGTATGTATGGAAACGTCGAGGGCTTTGTATCCCCGGTTACGGAAGGTGAACCCGTCGATGGACAGTATCCTAAGGAGTCCCCTCGTTTCGAGGCGCCCACGGTGTCCTCAGAGTTTGTCTACAGACCTGCGGAGGATACGGGCAGTAACGAATTTCATCGGTACGGTCCGGATTTAGATGAGAAGACGAAGTCTATCACTTATTATCAATAAACTAGGATAGATAGGTCGATTTGAAGTCAGGATTTGCTAACTTATCGACGTATTGTGAGGTATAACCAGAACAAGCAAACGCCCAATTCTTGGGGTTTGCTGGTTCCTTTGTAAAGACGTTTTGTTTTTGGAGCGTGTCTACAACATTGTCAGGGTAGCAGGTGTGTTCGACGCCGAAGCAAAGAGGGACTTGAAGGCCATCGGCGTTCGGATAGAGGGCGGTTTCTACGGGGCCCATTTTGTACAGGGTCTTCTGAAGATTGGGAGGGCATTGCGCATTATCGAATTGCTGTAGGGTTGCGCAGTCCTTGTCTGAGGGATCGAGTTTTGTCCCAACACGGCAAAAGTTACCATTCTGTAAGTCCATGGAAGTACAGTTGGTGCCGTCATTGTTGGGACCGTTCTTACAACATGTTTGAATCAGGGACTTCTTAGGTCCAATTCGACCCGATGCATAGTTAGGAAGGCTCGGGGGGCAGAGAGTGGAGGCTTGCGTTTTATTTGTGATCTCAGCCACCATTCCACACAGGGGAAGGGTTGTCGTTCCACCACGGATCGGATCGGGAACACCAGTTCGGAAGGCACAGATTCCGTACAGGGATTGTGAATCGGCAGGAGTACAGGTGTGAGAGAGCGAGTTGACGGGTCCACTACAACAGAGACTTTCGCCGGCACTATCTGTATAAAAGGTATAGGATACCTTATTCCCTTTTGAATCAATCGAATCCGGAGGGCATTGAGGAACTGTTAGTTGTTGAGGTGCGAAGCCCTCAAGTTGTGTACTAATCCACTGGGTGCCGGTTGTGACGAAGGAGTGCTTTTCTCTTATAGCCAGGAGCGCAATACCGCAGATGGCGATAAAGAGCACGAGGCCACAGAAGACGAGGGGATTCTGTAGGAGGGACTTCATTCTTACTTAGGGGTTGGAATTTTGTATAACTTAGCCCTCTTTTTTAGTAAGATCTCCATAAGTTGATTGCGTTGTTTATCCCTTTCCATGCGAAAATCGTATATGAAATTGTATGATTTTTGTTCAGGTTTTGATTTCATGGGGTTTGAGTTCATCGACTCTAATGTTTTGTCATACCTTGCGATCTGTTTGTCAATTATTGCAAGTGCTTCATCAATCTCATCAATCTCTTCTTGTAGTTTTGTTTCTTCCGCTTCAGATAACTTACTTGTAGCAGGACGTGTTTTCGTTTGAGTTGCTAGATCCATGGGCGATGGGTTTGATGGTTTTGTTACCGGCACTACTGGTGTTGTTACTGCAACTCCTGTTGCTGCTGTTGCTTTTGCTGTAGGTCCATCAATCTTATCAGGGCGTGTGTTAACTGGAGTTGTAGAGGGTGTTGGGGCTGGTTTCGGCCCTCCAAACAGAAGTTTATAAAAGAAACTAGGTTCTTCTGTTGTTACTCCTGTTGGGGGTGCTTGTGCTGGTACTGGTGCTGGTACTGCTGCTGTTCCTGCGGCTGTTCCTGCTGGAGGCCAACCATTAAACTTTTTTTGTGTGGCGGTGCGGGTATCCACTGGAGGTATAGAAGGGTTTGTTGGAACTGGTGTTGAGGTTCCTGCTACGCTAGAGGGTACAGGAGGCGGAGGTACTGTTGTCCTGCTTTTAGCAGGAGGAGGCGGCAAAGACATCGATGGTTTTCCTGTTGTTACTGGTGTTGTTACTGGTGTTGCTGCTGCTACTGTTGTTGCTGTACTAGAGGGTGGAGTATCGGCATAGATTTGTCTTGCTCTACGGATCAAATCCGAGTTGTCTGGTTTGATTGTTCTACCATTTCTTAATACTAATTGATTAATGGCATTATCGATATCACTAGCGCTTAATTGAGATCCAGAAGAAGAGGACGCAACATCCAATCCAACCCCACTAAATGTATTCGATTGTTGTTGTGATCTTAAGTATTTTAAGAGATCTGCGTCTGCTTTCTTGGATGCGGCGTTGTAAGGTTCGTCAGGAGGACTTTGGATTGTCGAAGATAATGGTAATTGACTAATAGAAGTGGCAATTGCAGCCTTTTGTGCGGTAAGATTCGTCGCAAGATTTGCCGCAAGGCTGGTGGCAGCAGAAGTGGTTGTATTAGATGTGATTGAACCGCTTGAAGATGGAGTACTTGACGCAAGATTCGCTGCAAGGCTAGTGGCAGCAGAAGTGGTTATATTTGGTGTGATTGAACCGCTTGAAGATGGAGTACTTGACGCAAGATTCGCTGCAAGGCTAGTGGCAGCAGAAGTGGTTGTATTAGGTGTGATTGAACCGCTTGAAGATGGAGTACTTGACGCAAGATTCGCTGCAAGGTTGGTGATGACTGGAGTGGTTGTGTTTGGTCCACCAGGGGCAGTCACAGAAGAACTACTTGACGCAAGATTCGCTGCAAGACTGGTGGCAGCAGAAGTGGTTGTATTAGGTGTGCTAGAACCAATCGCAGATGGAGTACTTGACGCAAGATTCGCTGCAAGACTGGTAATAACAGGAGTGGTTTTATTAGGTGTGCTAGAACCATTCGCAGATGGAGTACTTGATGCAAGATTCGCTGCAAGGCTGGTGGCAGCAGAAGTGGTTGTATTAGGTGTGATTGAACCGCTTGAAGATGGACTACTTGACGCAAGATTGGCTGCAAGGCTGGTAATAACAGGAGTAGTTGTGTTTGGTCCACCAGAGGCAGTCGCAGAAGAACTACTTGACGCAAGACTGGCGGCAAGGTTGGTAATAACAGGAGTGGTTTTATTAGGTGTGATTGAACCGCTTGAAGATGGAGTACTTAATGCAAGATTCGCTGCAAGACTGGTGGCAGCAGAAGTGGTTATATTAGGTGTGCTAGAACCACTCGCAAATGGAGTACTTGACGCAAGATTCGCTGCAAGGTTGGTAATAACAGGAGTGGTTGTGTTTGATCCACCAGGGGCAGTCACAGAAGAACTACTTGGCGCAAGTCTCGATGCAATGTTCAAAGCGGCATTTCTAGCGCCAAAAGCAGCAGTCGCAGAAGCAGGAGAAACAGTCGAAGCAACAAGACTTGACGCAAGACCTGTAATAGGATTCACAAGGCTTGGTCCAGAAGCAGTAGCAGAAGCAGAAGAAGCAGTCGAAGCAGCAGTCGCAAGCCTTGACGCAAGACCTGTAATAGGATTCACAAGGCTTGGGCCAGAAGCAGGAGAAGCAGAAGCAGGAGAAGCAGCAGTCGCAAGACTTGACGCAAGACCTGTAATAGGATTCACAAGGCTTGGGCCAGAAGCAGGAGAAGCAGCAGAAGAAGCAGAAGAAGCAGTAGCAGCAAGTCTAGCCGCAAGACCTGTAATTGCATTCAGGTTGTTAGGATCCGTAGGAGGAGATGGTCTAGGAGGTCCTCGTGTTAGAAGACTCGCTGCAAGAGCAGTAATAGAACTCAGAACACCTGGACCAACACCAGGTCCGCCAGATCCACGGCTAAATAATCCAGCAAGACCCCCAGGATAAAAGTAGTCCAACAACCACAGAATAATCCCAATGCCCAAGATCACCGCAATGATAATTGCAAGAATCGATTCAACATCACCGGGTTGAAAGCCGCTACTCGAGGCCTCTGTCACAGCCGAATCCTGTCCCATTTGTGCCGCTACAAGTTCATCTTGAAGAGTGGACGTAGAGGTGGCATTACCGATATTCACAGTGCCATTCTTAACATCCTGAGCCACATTCAAGCGATAACACTTCAATGCTGATGTAGGAGTAGCGGAACTATTCGTATCTGTGTCTAGGCCCAAATGAATGCCGTATACAAGACTGGTTTTGGATACAAGATCCGCCGGTAAGGTAGTGACCGTCTGTAAGACAGCCTTATCAGATCCTGCGTATCCCTTCAATCGATTCAACGTTGCCTGACTTCCAAGAATGCCCTGTCCTGTACACACGAAGTAGGTCACGCTTTGTACAACGGGGTCACACATCGCATTAGGATTTGGATTGCTGTAGGTACGACCTCGTAAATCCGCACCGACGTATTCAATAAAGGTGTCCTCTGATTCAAACAGACTTGTAAGAAGGGGTCTGTAAGGAAGAGGGGCACTTGTACTCAAGGCTGTAAAATAAGGCGCTTCTGAATCTTTACCTATCGCCAGTCCGAGACAGATACAGAGGATCTTACCTGTCATGTTTTGCGACTGATTTCGAAAGTACAAACACAATTCTGCAACGGGTAAGGTGCCGGTAAGATTGTGTAAGGCTGGAAAGACAAGTCGTGAATCAATGAGTGAATAGCGATACCCACTCGCACTGCCTCGACTGTCGGATAGGTGTAATTCGATCTGATTGTTTTCGTTCAGATTGATACCCTCTGGTAAGGAGGATACAGGCCCTGTGGGTGGCAACTTAGGCGCAATCAGGCGCAACTTCGTCGCCTTGTCGACCGGTATTCCGCTCAAATCAAAGAGCGGCGGAATCGACAGGGGCGTCGCTTTACAATTCAACGTTGCCATCACTCTCTGAATAGGCTATGGGTTTCCTTCCTAAGCGCATAGCGCATACGAAGGATCACGAGGGAATCCGTTAGAATAAGGTAGGAAGATAACGAGGTGTAGAATAGCGATAGATGTTTGCCGTGTAAGACTGTCCGAGTACGGGGCATCCGACGGAATCTCCATCGAGGACCTCGTCGCATCCATTGTCGTCATCGCAATTACGACGTTTGAACTGGACGGGGACTTGTACTGGATTCATACCGTCTGTACGAGTGTAGTAATTCCATTTGTCACGATTGTACAGAACACGACGACCAAAGAGAGGGAGAATGGTGCGTGTAGGAGAGCCGGATGTTTCAGTGCCACCGGGTGCTGTAAGAACACCGACTTGTTGATAGGTATCAGGCAGGCCCTGTGTCTGGACGTTGATGGGAAAGGCACCAACACCGGCACTAATAGGGGGTTGTCCTCGGAGATCGGGAGGGACAGAGTATGATTTTTCGGGCGATAAGGGTGCAAAGCGTGGATCCATAGGGATGTAGGTGGCGGGACTTGGAGTTTTAGATTCAATGACGACCACGGTGGGTTTTTGTGACGTTTGTGTTAGAGAAGATAGAGAAGGGAGTCCCTTGTAAAAGTACAAACCGGCACCGATCAGACCAGCGCCAATCAAACAGAGAGCCACAGTTGTACTGTTGTCATCCATACAGATCTCGCCAGGTGCGCAGGTCCTTCCTCCTAAGGAGCCCCCTCGTTGTTTTATCTTACGTGAAGGCATTACTCTGTTTCTCCACCAGAATTTTGTAAATAATGTCGTGCTAGTTCCATGGGGGACAACGTCGACATGTGAATACGCTCAGTCCACATGGTAGGTTGGACGAGATAGGATCCAATACGTTTGACATTACTTACAATGGACTCAAGAGACCCTTCCTGTTCTTTGCCTGCTTCTTCATTTGCAAAGTGTTCCTTTGGCTTTTCACAGGTTCCGAACTGTTGAAAGGCTTGTACGAGTCCAAACGTAAACAGGGAACTCAAAAAGAGACCCACAACAATCAGGATCTGCATCTTGTTACCAGACATCTCTCTGGTACAGAATTGGAAATAGTTCAGAGTAACGAATCCGCAAAGCGTCTTTGTTACCGTGGTGCTTAGAAGAGAGTTTACATGGTTGTAGGAGCAGAGCCGCTACCAAAGTAGGATTGGAAGGTATTCATCATCTCCTTACCATCCATGATCAGGGGCTTCAATGTCTGTAGGGTCGACATCAACTGCTTCTGCGTCTGCATCAGATCCTGGGTGTCCTTGGTCATTGCCGCCAGTTGATCGGGTTTCAAGGATTTGTACGCATTCATGAAGGTAGAGCCGGCATCAAGGTGGAAATCAGCGTCGTCGTCCTCACTGGGAAGTTTGTACTTCTTACCGAGTTCAAAAAACTCGGCACGTTCTCCATTGTCGGGAGGAGCCGTCTTCTTTGCCGCCTTCTTTGCCTTACGAGCGGGCTTTACGGGTCCTGGTTCTTTTTGATCTTTTTGATCTCTTTCTTCTTTTTCATCGGTGTAGGCCTCCTTCATCTCCTCGTAGGCCACTTCGTTGTCCTCCTCGTTGGTCACTTCGTTGGCAAAGGGCTCCAGGGGATCTCGGAGACCCATAAAGTAGTCGACCGCAAAGAGCACAACACCGAGCAGGAGGGCGATACCGATGGAGCCGGATAGAACCGCCGTGACGGCTACACAGGCGATGTTGACAAAGATGGAAGAAGTGCGGCGCTTGTACAGAGACACCAGGAGGGCCAGGATGTAGACAACGACGAGCACACGTTCATGCATGACAGAAAACGACCCATCCACACCAAACATATGACGTGTCGATTTCGTTAATCCACTCAGGGAATGACGGATTTTATTGACGGCTTTCGTGGCCAAATTCGTAGAGGACATCTTCTACTATGGTGTCGAGAATTCTAGATAAAGGAAGCACCTATTTGTAAGGCGGCGAATAGCCCTCCTGCAAACAGCGACTTGATAATGAGGCCAAGATAGGACAATTCACCGCCGACGGCAAAGGCCCAGGGAACCACTTTTGCTACCACAGTGTGAAACCCGGGAAGCGATAGTACAAACATGAGAACCACCACGATCAGGGGATCTCGAATGTTGGCAAGAATACGACTCCAGATATTACCACGCTTTTTGAGTGGCGTAGCAGTGGGTGCTACAGCCTCTTCGGCCTCGTCTACGGGAACGTATTGTGACCCCGTTCCGTGCTGTGACCCCGTTCCGTGCTGTGACCCCGTTCCGTACTGTGACCCCGTTCCGTACTGTGACCCCGTTCCTTGAGAATTCATGGCGGGGGGATTGGGATGCATGGGGGCCATAGGAATATTGGAGGGCATAGGATCCCGTTGAGTCGATTCATCCGTAACCTGCATATCACGTAAGATGGCGGCCATACGGGCTTCATCGGCGGCGTTGGCGACATTCCCCGACTCCAGGGATTCGAGACTTGTACCTGCGTCTGACATGGTTGTATTGAGGATGCCGGAATTCCAAGCCTTAAATATCCGCAAAGGTCATTGTGTCCACAATGGGCACATTACCCGCCGACTTACATTCGATAGGTTTCGCAGTGAATTCAACACATCGTGAACCGAATTGATACACCGAATTACGGATCTCTTGTACGGGCGGACCTCGCATAATAAGACAATCGGGGCCCTTACACAAAGGGCGAAACATGGCGGCGAGACCAAAGCCTAACATAACACTGATCAGAGTTCCCATTCCTGGTATTTTCAGAAGGGAGGACAGATCAAACATTCCTATCATTATGCTACGAAAAAATCTCACGGCATAGTACAGGATGCTTCTCCAACATCTCAAATTCTTTCCCTTTCTGTGTGGACTGGCTGCAGGTATCTTTATCGTCTATATTTTGAAACCGAGTGCTATAGTCGTAACAAAGTATCCGAATGTAGAACAGGCGGAAACTACGGTATATCGTGATCGTAATGGTACGTGTTTCAAGTATGAAACCAAGACTGTAGATTGTGAGAAGAACGTTGACCGTATTAAGCCGTATCCTCTACAGTGAGCATGCCGATACGTTTGGGTTGTAAGATCATCAGAGAGGGAATCGCACGATCATCGTTTGTCGTATAATCAATTGTATTTCTAGGAATTCCGTGTAAGATCTTCACATGTCTTAGTGGCATGCGACGTTCACTATAGGCTTGTCCCGCCTCCATCATGAGACCTGTTTGTTTAGCGACTTCGAGAGCGGCCGTCATCTTCTGTGTGGCCGTTTTGGCTCGTTTTGCTACATCGCTGGCCTCTAGGAGGGCTTGTTCGGTCGACACAAAGGCACGGAAGGCTTCGTCCTTGGCGACCTTGATTTGTTCGAGGGCCTTTTCGATTGTATCAAGGGCCTCGGTGCGAGCGTCCCCAACAGCCTTATTGTCGATCAGTGTAAGAAGCGCATCTCTCGCATAGGTGTGTTTAAATCTTACAGCGGGTTCCTTCATGGCTCTTGCAGGGTCGTCCTTCATGAGTTTCGGGTCAAGTACAAGAAAGGATCCATCGGCACCGAGTATGACGTTTCGATAGCGGTCAAAGGCACGCACCCATTGATCGAGGGATTTAATATTGGCGGGTTGAATGGTGGCCATGCGGTTCTACCTACCAATATAAACTCTTTTGTTCCTTATTCCTAATCAAGTCGGAACTTTACAGTAATTCTTTTCAATAGATAAGAAAGAAGCAATGAACAACGCCTTGATATGGGTCTTTGCCATTATGCTCGCACTCGTCATGGGGATCCTGCCCTTTGGATATTTTACAACCTTGGCACAGGTTTTAGGTGTTCCGGAGCCGTTGGGAATCCCGATGTTGATCGGCTTCCTCATTCTTGTAGCCGTGATCACCTTTGTATCCGCTCTAGGATCGGGTGCCTTGGCGCAATCATCAAACTGTGGAGAGGTGAAATCAATGAGTCGTGTCGCCAGCAATGCAGCAATCGGTATGGCGATCGAAGTAGGCTTTGTTCTTGTGGGTCTCTTTGTGCCTGTACTGGGATCTATCACAAGTGATTACTTTCTGGCAGGATCTGGTGATATAGTCTTTAAGAAACAGATGGATGTAGCCTTCTGGGCTGCCTGGGGAGCCATGTATGGTGTTGTAGTGGCGGCGACGGGGTCTGCAACCTGTTAGGCCAAGAGCACTCTGATATGAAAATAGCGCATTTTTGTATTGTTCTGAACAATATCAAAATGAGATCTTATTGAGGAGGTTCTTCTCCGTAGTAAATGTATTTGGGTCCATCGGCTCCGGAGTTATTGCGAACATAGTACCCGGTTTTCGCATGTCGACGCCGTAATCGACGGCGGTGATAGGGTAACGAATTTTTTATAGAGGGCGCCTGTTCGGGAGTCGTAGACTGATGATTCATCTCGGGTTTTTGTGATTCTTGTGATTCCAACAGAGCCGTCACTTGGTCTTGGAGTTGTAAGAGTTGCTCCTCTGTTCTGGATGCGACCCTCGATGCAACGGAATTCTTAATGGATTCTTGATTCGTCGCTCCATCGCCTGTGCCTCCAGCGCCGGCCCTGGCGAAGAAAGGGCCTTGTTCAAAGGATCCTGAGGCTAGGTTGGAGAACATCGTCACCATCAAGGATGCTACACCATATGACAAAAAAGACCATAAGACAATAAACATCCACACCGGGAAAACCGTCGCCCTGGTTGTATTATGAAGTCCGAATTCCTTCCAGACCTTGTTCTCAAACATCATCTTGGGTTGTAGGATCAGTAGGGCTGATACCCCCACAATGTAAATCCCGAATGCAAACCACAGCACATTCATTCCTATCTAGGGGGGCTCAAAATTCATCCTCATCTTGCCGGATCCGATTCTCGTATCCTTCTCGAGGACCCGCCGTCACTCGAGTCGACTCGGCTTGAGGTCCGACAACGTGATCTCCAAAGTCATTAATACCCATGGCCCGAATATCACTGAATTGTAAGCCCACCACCTTTTCATTGTATCCCACGAGGTTTTCGAGACGTCCCTGTCCCCATACACCGAGTTTGAGTTGCTTCTTAATCACCTCTACATCGTGAAGACTCTTGTCATCTACCTTTAAGCGTGACATCACGACGGATTTTTCGACTTCCTCACGAACACGAAGCACGTGCGCAATCTGCTCGGGACTTCGCTTGAATCGCAGTGCATAGAAGGTGCCCGCATCAAGGACATCCTGTAGGAAGGCCAGGAAGAAGACGGGAGCGGATTCCCGTTGCGCAGGGTTCACGATATCGGCGTACAAAGGACTTGCGGGTGTGAGAAGCGAGAGCATGCCGGCACATACGAACCATTCCAAGATGATGGAGGCTTCTTCTCCCAAGATATCCTCGCTAGGTTTCAATACATTCACAAAAAAGGACAAAATGCCTGCTAGCCATTGCGTAAATCGATGAAGAGCCTTGCGAAGAGGTTCCTGAGGCCCCAAGGGAGGAGCCAGATAGGGGATGTAGGGACAGACAGTAGAATCACTGCGAATCCAAATCTTGCGTAAAATTTCCAAGTGATCACGGTTTATACTGGGAAACCATTTGCTGAGCGGCAACTTGTTCGCCGATCCGTTTACAGTGTAGGAATGAGAGAGGGCTTGTTGTCCAAGCACGACGAGGAAATGTTGGCATAATTTCGCTCCCTCTGTTGCATCGGCGAGTTCCGCACGGAAATCACGTAACAAACTGGCAGTTTTCGCAGGATTTCCTTGAGGGCCAAGGGGTTCGTTACGAAGATCTTTGGATAGTCGGTTAAGTGTAGCAAGAATCTCGCTGTTCTTGCCATCAAAGCCGACCGCAATCATACGGGCTTCAAGCGCCTTTACAAGCGCATCTCTACTGGCTACAAAGGGGGACAGTTCCTTTGCTCTTGCAATTCCCTTCGGAATCTTCTTCTCGTGAATCGTGTGGAGGGCTTTGAGTAATTTCGCATACTCGGTCTCCATCCCAGTAGGAAGTATCTCGACCAAGGTCCTCGCCATGTCTTCTAGCAGTTCGATATTGGATCGTGGCTTTGCGCTTATCACTGGCGCAATCGATAGATGTTCTTTCACTGCGGCTTCTAAGGCTAAGAAGGTTTTATCAGTAATCGCCACGCTTTGATCGGCGAAGGCTTGAAGACAGATCTGTTTTCGTAAGACGGCTTGTGCATCCAACTTCTTGGCGATGACGGACTCCTTCTCATCGGAGATTTCGGATAAGGATAGATAGGATAATTGGGAAGGCAGTTCAAACCCGCAATTGCGACACTTGGAATCGTATCCAAATTCGTGGCTTCGACCATAGCGACGACCTTTATAACACTTCTTCATAAAGAGTTTGTAATAGTCTTCGGGTTCTAAAGCGGGAATTTGAGTTATTTTGACAGGCGCATTCCATGGAACACGGATATGAGTACTGTTGGGACCGCTAGCCAAATCCTTGCTAAAGACAACAAGGGCGCCTTCATGTAAGACCTCGATCTCCTTCTTCATCGCTTCCGAAATGGCGAGGGACTTGTATCCCAGTCCCTTCTTGGCTACGGATTGGAGAGAGTTGACGCAACAAATGCCCTCGGATTTGAGAGGGTGAAGCACCGGCCCCTTGGCAGATTCCGCATGAAACTCCTTTACCAGGATGTGAGCAAGTTGTATCTCTCGTTCCTTTATGTAGGGAGCCATCGTCATAAACGGTTTTTCTTTGACATTGTCTCTAAAACTAGCGACATTGTGAATCGGATCGTTGGCGACAGCGGCCTTGAGAAAGGGAAGCGGGCGAAAGGAGGGAGGCAGCACGTCTTCTTTTGACGCAAGTACTACAACGGTAGCACCTTCCCCCACACGCTGGTCTCGCTTCCTCTTCAACCTGTCGGTATATACATCGGTCACCTGCGCAATATTAGGAAGTTTAGGAAGTCCGAGGACCTTGAGCATAGCCTGTCGTATTTCGCCAGCGACGGCATCTCGACGTTTTCCTACATCACTGATACTGGTCCAAGAGGTGAGACCCCAAGGACTGTCTTCACGATAGATACTGGCAATCACACACCCAACATAGTAGACACATCCGAGGCCGATAGTGGGATCCTCGCCATCCAAGGGAAACCCAGTAAGCGAATAGGGACAGGTGGCCTTGGGAAAGGGAATGGGAATTTCCGTGTCTGCGGTTTGTAACTCGAGGACGCACAGGGCACCGATGACACCAATTTGTAAATTACAAATCAGTTTCTTGTATTCAGGCGGTACAGCGACCTTCTTACCGCTGGCTAAACCATCGGCGATCAATTTCTGCCTCTGTGCCGTGTAGGCCTGTTCCTTGGGAGCCTTCTCTTCCAAGTACAGCGTGGCGGATTTAATGGTTCTTGCGTAAATCTCGTCATTACCTGAAAATCCGGCACCTTCAAAGATTGTACGTGCGATCAAGTACAGCGTCTTCTGTTGCCCCGTATACACCATCGTCGACTCGGAAGCCGTAATGAGTGCCAAATCGTCGTCATCATCGGGTTCATCTTCCATAACGGCTCGACCGGATAACGGAATGCCATCGTCATCAAATTCCAGACTCGTATCGTACTCAATGCGTTGAATGGCTTGACCACAGTATTTACAAATATAACGGCCTTCGAAGACGTGGGGACTGGCGTAGTCCAGCAACAAGGTTTTGTGAAGGATGGTACCACGACCAGGATGGCGCATTTCTTCGATCAGGAGTTTCTCGTGTTTACAGACGAGGGGAAGTTTACACAGTCCACACAGAATCCATTGATTGTGTTGACCGACTCCGTTCTTCTGTATGAAGTCCTCGAGTAAATCCATACGCTTCTTCATATCACGAACCCCCCGAATTTGATCGAGTTGATTCACGTGGATACAGGGATTGATCTTAGGCTTGCTCTTAAAGGCGGCCTCGGTTTGTAAGCGAGTTGTTTCACGGAAGGCGAGACGTTTGGTTTCGGCTATCGCAGAGGCTTCCATTGTGGCAATACTATCCGTCTTTGCGGCGGTAGCAATCCAGAGAGGAAGCGCAGTGCATCCAGCCGCCTGTAGGAGGGAGGCAGTGATACGGAGCGGATCTGTTTCTGCTGTTTCTGCTGTTTCTGCAACCACATCTTCAACTTCAGGAGGAATCGGTGTTCTAGCCAATACGGAATCGGGAAAGAGCACTCCATACACGGATTGACTGACATCTTGACGGGCCACATCGCTCTTCGTCTTGGCGGAGGCCATGGTTTCCAACCACGCTGTTTGATTGTCCTTCAAGTTCACGGCGTTCAAGACAGAGGGGGACCACTCTAAGAAGCGCAACCCCAACGAATCGAGATAGGATTGAATTCCATTATCTCTGTATCGTAACGCCCTGTGTCTCAATTGTTCTCGGATGACATCAGCGAGCACAATGGTTTCGCCGGGATTGACAACTCGCTGTTGGTCCCATTCGTATCGTAGGCGCCAGTCAAAAAAGGTAAGTGGTCTTCGAATGGCTTCGTTGTTGAGAATGTCGTATAGAAGAACGGAGGAGCGTGTAGGAGAGCGTTGTGTGGCCAGATCCCGTGACAATAAGACATGAGCCAATGCAACCGCTGTATCGGCATCGGCGATCACGAAGGGAACACCCGTTTTCGTATCCATCAGGATGCTACCCGCCAAGAGTCGAGCGGATCGTGTATGAATATCGGTGATTCGAAAGGAGGATAGGGATTCGATGCCTCCTTTGCCGCCGAATCGCAGGGGTTTGTAACCGGGGACCTCGGTCTTAGCATATCCCTTCACGGCTGTAGGAGGAGCCTTGGATCGTATCACATCTTGATCGATACTGATGCGAGGTCCTTCGGGTTTGACGGCTTGATACGGGGCGGAACCACCGAGGATGATCTGCAAATAGGCGGCAAAGGCATTGGTACCGACAGCGTTAGAATAGGCGGAAGCGGCTTCCAATTGTTTGAGCAAGGCTTCTGTATCCTGTTTCACGAGAATGCCTTCTGCTGCATTTCCTGTTACATCAGCATACAAGACCTTATTCACATCCATCACAGGTAAGAGTGCAGCAATCGGATTGGTAGTTTTCTCAACAACGTCTTGGAGGGTGTGAGGAACGTAGGAACGGGTTTCACCCAGAATGAGCGCTTGATCGGCGTCTCTCACTACAATCGAGTTCTTGAGCGCCAAGAGGACATCCACCTGTCTGTAGAGTTTCGCCATTTGCCTGGGATCCTTTTGCTTCTTGTAGGGAAGGGCCTTGATCAAAGAGAGGAACATGGATTCTCGCTGGGAGATATCATCCCACAGTTTGTTGTCGTCGGCTTCGATACTGCTGAGGCCAGCCGTTGTAAAGAAATCGTCGACTTCGGGAGTCAGGTCGCCGACTTCCTCCTCATTCAGAGCATCGGCTGCCTTATTTTCCTCATTGATCAGTTCCTCAGGATTGCCGATAGGAACCAAGACGAGATCCTTGATACCAACAAAGGCGAAATCCATGACTTCAAGCACTCCGTTTCGTATTACAACAATCGCATCTTGAGATTCATTCGCATAAATGGCTTCCACCGTCAGAGTATCTGTAAGGGCTCCTTGAGAATCATAGGCTTGAATTTGGTCGTGAGGAAAGACGGCAAGTTGTGCGGCAAAAGAAGGGTTTCGACGCTTTTCGTGGATTTGGACTTCCTTGACTCCTAATGAGTCAAGGAACAAGCCAGACTCTGGATTGAGTGGAAAATCGATCGCAGTGGTACTGCGTGTATCGGGTCGTACTCGAATGAGGGACTCATCACGGTACAGGATGCGACCTGTCGTGCTTTTAAAGACTTGAGACAGGATCGTAATACGATCTCCCAATTCGGGAATAAGTTCTTCGTCAGACATTCGCCTCTATTTGTGTGAAACGTTTTGTCAGGGTGAACTAACCGGATGTGGGAAAAATTGAATCTTGTACTAGATCTCTTTGTAGTCTGTATTCTTTCCTATGTCCGCTCTCATGCTTCTTTCAACGCAAGTCAACCTTTTACAGGAGTCTATTGCTAATCTTGAAACACGCCTTTTAGAAGCAATAAGCACACTGCGCACAAAACAAAATGCCGGCTCAAATGAAGTGAAGGATATAAACACTATTATTAATGCCATTCAGACGAAAACCCCTTGTGGGATTCAATTAATCAGTACTTACGCAACAAAATTTCCAGGATCTGAACTTCTTAGCGCAAGACCCCGTCTTGGCGCAAATAGAGGAACCCATTATGACTTTGAAGCCCTCATTAATACCAACGGTGTGGAAGCATGGCATTCCATTGAGCACAAGGGTTCTTACAAATATACGCCGATCAAGAAGGAGGAACGACCGTGGGATGCGGGAGTTCAGTTTCACAACGGGGGATGCGAAAAGTACAGTCTTACACGAAAGTATGCTAGGACGTGGTATGATCATTATATTGCGAGCAATGTATTAAAAAGTGAATTTGGTATAACAGCCCCAACGCCTACTTTCGAGGATTGGTTCAAATGGGATTGTAAGGCACAGGATGATCCAAAAACTGAGTTTGGAAAGGAATTGAAGGTGACAGTTCGGGAACGCCGTGGTCCTACCGCAAGTCTGTTGGAGAAGCGTCAGCAGGTAAATGAAGCCTTGGATATTACGGAGGAGGATATTACGCTCTTGAAAACGGAGGTTATCGCCATTGCGAATGAGGCTTTGAAACACAAGGAACGGTGGCTTACCATTCATGGGGATCTTACCGGATCTTTTCATTGCGCATGGTATCCACAGTTTACAATCACCAGTATAAATGAGGTGATTGTAACAAAGAAAAAGGATATTAGTATTGAGTTTCGCTGTAATGACAACTTTGTATTTGAAGGGTTATTACGGTGGGGAAAGGGTGCTGGATTTAGCAATCTTCGTTTAGACATGCGATAGTTCTTCCTCTTCATTATCATCATCATCGTCTGAATCAGTAGCAGGATCCGCTGTTTGGGGCGTCGATTTGAACTCGACCCTAGAAATTGACCTTACAATTCGTTCTGCGAGGGGAGGAGGTACCGCATTTCCAATTTGCGCAATTTGTTCTTTTTCGGTCCCCTGCCATTTGTAATCGGCAGGAAAGCCCTGTATTTGCCCAAGTTCTTTTGGAGTCATACAACGAATGTAGTAGGTATTGGTTGTCGCATTGTGGAGACCTACAAAGAGTCGTGGACACAGGTTATAGGTGCTAATGATAGTGTTACACGCTACGTCAGGATTCAGAATCATGCCGTGATATCCACCCTTTCTAACACCGTAACTAATCAGACCGTCGGGTTCCGTCATCTGTTTGGGAGCACTTGGATTCGCTGTTCGCTCCCTAGTAGACCGATTACGAATGCCACATACAAGTCGATCCAAATTTTTGTGAGGACTCCCTTGAACAGTTGTTTCTGTAGTTGGTATCCAATAGTGTGCGGGCTGTTCTTGTGGTTTGTATAGCGCTGGGAGAACCATGGCTCCTTGGAGATGAGGTTCTAAGAACGCACGTATGGATGTTTGGAAGGGAGTTGACGCAGGTTCTAATGTATCCCACGGCATATGAGGATACTGATCACCACGATGTCCTACAATAATGAGTCGCTTTCTGTGTTGAGGCACACCAATCTCTGTAACATCAATCACCTTGTATGTAATCTTGTATCCTATTCGTTCAAACAGGTCCTTGATGATGTCGATGACAGGACGTAAGGGCGCATCAGCGGGTTGATGAGGATCCTTACCCTTTCGGGCTAAGAGCCCTTTTACATTTTCGCCAATAATCCACTTGGGCTGTACAATATTTGCGGCTCGTGCGAATTCATGAACTAATTCATTTCGCAAGTCGTCGGTCTTCTTTTTACCTGCATGGGAGAATCCCTGACAAGGAAATCCCGCAAAGATAAGATTTACATTTCCCTTATATAAAGTAAACACAGAATCTGGAACCTTCTTAATATCCGACTGTGCCGTCTCAGGATTTACCAAGACCGCTGAGTCTGGAAACATAGTTGTATGAGTACGTGTCGCCGCATCATTGAATTCGTTAAACGCAACAACCTTGTAATTTGCCCGTTCGATTCCACATGTATCGCCTCCTGCGCCACTAAAGAGACTGATAGCATTTGTATTATAGGTAAGTGTATTTTGTAAGGGTGTTTGAAGTTCATTCACACGTTTCTCAAGTGTTTCTACAGTGGAAGTAAGTTGTTGGACCTGCGTGGCCAAGGTTGCGACAGATGGCTCTGTGGGTATAGCGCACTTCTTTTTCTTATTTAAATGTGCTGTTAGATGTACAAAGTCTTTCTTACAAGTGGGACAAGTTGGCATTCTTGTAAGGTTGAATAATTTATGTGCAGTTACCGGGAGATACTTTTTTCTTGAGGATTAGTTCGTTTCTCAATTTTTGCAGTCGAACGAACATAAGGCCTAAGAATGCTACGATTACTGCCACTCCTGCGTGGAAAACGTAGGCGCAAACATGCGCTCGAGTCCAGGTGTCCACTTATTGAAGTCATCATACTTCCAGAAGCGACCGTTGGATCTGTCTTCGACTCCACCCTTATCAAAATAGGGATCATCCGCCATTTGATTGGAAATCTCGACGGAAGGCTTAGGATGTCCAATGCCCTCTCTCAACACATCCTTCTGTGTTTGAGCATCCTCCCACAGTTCCTTGCGTGATTTAGGTCGGAGTTCTGTAACCTCGTATTGATTCTCACCGGTCTTTGTAACAACGGGTTCGTAGTTTTTATCACCCGCATAGACATCGTTCACGAGTTTGGCAACGGCCTCGGTTTCACTATCGATGATATGTTTGCTAATATCTGTGGGTCTATATTGAGATAACAGGGCTCGTTCTCGAGCCTTAGCGGCCTCTTCGTCGGGAGTGGCGATAGTGGGTGTTTCCATGTTTGTAAAGAAGACACCTGACTTGGGTTCACGGAAGCCGCCTTCCATACGAATGGCATTGAACCCGTCTTCCTTATCGGCACGCTCTTGAGAATTGAAGGGAAGATTCGCCCAGTCGAGCACGTACTTGCTCAACATCTCGCTCTTACTTTCAGGTGTGAGCGCATAACGGAATTGGCTCTCGGATTTGAAGATACGGCTGTATTCGTAGTCATCGAGTTTGTTTATAGGTGTCTTGGCCGATGTCTGTTCATTGTTAGGATCGTAATCGAAGACGGTGCGAGTTGCATTTTGATCTTGAATCCCTTCGGGAGGTTCTACGTTGTTATTAAGCCCCCCGATGATGCCACGGGGCTGGTCGGGAGTGACCGGTAGGACTTGAGGAGGAATACATTTGGCTCCTTGTGCGTATAGATCACTCAGATAGGAGGTGTAGTCGGATAGGGAATTGAAGGTTTTACCACCGGCGACGATTTGACCCTTGTCATTTCTTACAGCGGATGTAGGACATTCGGGCACAGCAAAGCCCTCGTTACTTGACGGAACGACCTGTTTCAGAGCCACGACGGCTAGGCAGACAACTAATAGAATGGTGACGGGAACAACGATGCCGTTCATCTCTGCTTCTCTCCACGTTTTTTTTGTTGACAAAAGGTAAGATGTCCTTTGATGAAGTGCGAACACAAGACCAAGCCAAACGTTTAGAAGAGGCCTTGAAACGAAAGGATGGGGAGGCTCTGTTGCTCATCTTTGCCGATTGGTGCGGTCACTGCACGACTTACAAGCCTTTGTGGAAGAAGTTGGCACAGGTATCGAACGGTGTTCTGACAGCGGCGGTTCATTATGATCAGGTAGACAATGTACCTGCTTTAAAGGATGCGAAACTCAATGGCTATCCTACAGTCATTCGAGTCAAGGAAGACGGATCTGTAGAAACGATCGATTCAGCGGATATGAGAGACGAGGTCAAGATGAAGATGCTCCTGAAGGCAAAGGAACAGGCGTCTCTGCAAAATACAGCAAATACTGCCAAAACACTGCAATCTGGACTGATTGTAGGAGCACGACAACGTGGGGGTTCAACTCACAGACGAAAGCGATCCTTGCGACCTCCTGTCTCCAGGAAGCAGCGCAGGACCCGTCGCAAGAATACACGACGGGCTCGCAGATTCTAGGCGCCCTAAATACCTCGTTTATGCGCAAGTTTCTTAATCTTGACATCGGTTGCCTTATCAATCGTAAAATCCAAGGGTGCAGCACTTTTGGCTTTTACAGAATCGGGTTCTTGAATCGGTGTTAATTCCGTTTTTATGATAGGTGTCGATGCGCAGCCTCCCATGGTTTCTATTCTGAGTCAGTAATAATTTACACATCCAGAATAAGATGGAGACACCAACAGAGGTGTTACGGGCTCTTTTGGCCAGTGGAACTAACAAACGAATTCGGTTAGGATTTACCATGGATGGCACACCCTACACCACTGAATTTGATATTACAAGCAATGAAACACAATTAAAGGTGTTAAACCCATGTATTAAAATTAACTATGAGTATGGTAATCCAGCCGCAGGGTTACATCCATACGAGAGTTCTCTTCTAGCCAATTCGGTGGAGAAAGGCTGTTTTACACCGGTTTTAGTTCAGACGGAGCATCACAGACCGTTGGATGTCTTACAAATTCTAAAAACTAAAATTGCCTTACTATTTCCAATGGGCGGACCGATATGTATTACTGACGTAGCAAGATTAGGAGATGTGTTTTTATCTTCTTTCAAAATGGTCAGAGGGTATGATGCTGTATATGAGAAATATGGATACGAATCCCCGTTTCTCAGCGAGATTAAAGTAATTATTCGGGAAGTCCGATGGGATACGTTCTTTTTTCGATCCTTTATACGAAAAGAACTTGTAGGCTTTATTAACTTTGTGAATACAACCTTCGGAACACATTTTCTTACAGACCTGGATCCAGCAATGCGATTGACAGATGTTATGAAGCAATTTCCAATAGAATATGAACAGGCGTATTACGAGCATCAGATGAGCACTGGGGAGGAAGTTGTATTGCCGATAAGCGACTTGATTGTATATAAAACGGGATCTTATCGGGCGTATGTAAGGGCGCATGGATCTGCGCCAGTTGATTTAAAGATCATGGAAGCCACCGAAATGGGACGAAAGACTGCATGGTTGTTTTGTTTAAATCCGGATAAGTGGATGTCGTCAGATACACGAATGGTCTTTACATCGTTGGAGATTGTATCGAATTCTTCTTCGTCTTCGTCAAGAAAAAGGAAGCGACGAACACGGCGTCGACGGAATAATTAAATTCCTCGCTTCTTCGCCATAGCCTTTGCCTTTTTATTGATTTCAGCATCAATCTTTTTATCGATGGCGCCCAATTTGGGTGTAAATGGTGTGATGGATGCCCCTAGACTACAACTGCTCATGCTCACAATGGGTAAAAAGGAGGGCGTAGATTCTTCTACAATTGGCTTCTTGACTCCAAGCATTCTACTACTAAGGGTGGTGAAACATCTGATTAGATTCCCCGGTTTTTTCCGATGGCTGTCGCCCGCTTTACTTCAGCCTCTGTCAGATTCCGCTCGCTCAACGCAGTGATGGGTCGTAAGCAGGCGGCTGTTGTTGTGTTTGTTGTGTTTGTTGTTGTAGACATTAGAGGTGCTTTCTCAGACTTGATGGTTTGTTGTTGTGATTGTTGCGTTTTTTGTGTAGAGGATCCCGAACCCATTCTATTACTACTGTAGGATGAGTTTACAAACGGCTGTTTCCATTGGGCCTACAGGGCCAACAGATACAGCAACCACAGGAATCGCAGGAACAGGAATCACTGCAGGAACAGGAATCGCAACAACAGGAATCACTACAGGAACAGGAATCACACCAACAGCAGATCCTGTAACAGAAACAGCAGATGCAGACGACGGTTCCAACTACGCCACCTTTCGAGAAGTGGACGCCATGTTAACAAAGTCCTACAATAGTTCAAGCAACAATAACGCCACAATCTGTAACATTATTGCGGTCTATCTCAAAGGCCAGAAACTCTTATACGCCGAAGCCAAAACACACTGTGAACAAAAGTTACACTTCTTGATGCTCCCCTCGATCTTCTTTACAGTGGTCGGAAGTGTGCTCAATCTTACAATCAAAGATACACCTTATGGAAACACCATCGTATCTGGATTGAACGCCTTCATCGCCTTTCTCCTTGCCGTTGTGAACTACCTCAAATTAGACGCCAGGGCCGAAGCCCATCGAACCAGTGCCTACAAGTTTGATAAGTTGGAACAGGTCCTTGTCTTTAACAGTGGAAAGGCGATGTTTATGTCGTATTCAAAAGAACAGATGGAAAATCTTGTAACATCCACGGAGAAGGATGTAAGAGAGATCAAGGAAACCAATCAGTTCATCTTACCCGAAGACATACGGTACTCGTATCCGCTCTTGTGTGGTACAAATGTCTTTGCAAAGGTAAAGGATGTCCAAACAGAGGAAATGATGCTGACAGATCAGTTGAAAGATATCTTGAACGATATGACGGAAGTCGAAATGAAGAACCCCTCGAATCTTGATTCACAAATACAAGTCTTAAGAGTCCGACAGCGAGAGGTGCTTCGTGAAATTCTCGAATTACGAAATCATTTCTTACGGATTGACACCGATTTCGAAGGAGAGATTCAACGGAACCGTAGGAAATGCAGTAAACGGTTCCAGGTGTGTGGATGTTTGAAGGTTTGAAAAACTAAAGACTCCCAGCCGGTTGTTTTTGTAATATGGCTACATAAATCCCATTCCACCACGTTCCAAACGTGCAATTACCAGGTGTAAATATTTCTTTATTGTACAACACTGTTAAATTTAATTTTCTGAAGGAGGAAAAGGTTCCATCACGAACTTCGCTTAAATTCCAGTCATCTACAATAAAGACGAACGTATCATCTAAACAATTATAATAATGCATAAGTGCCTTATAATGACTATCTTCTGTATGATTTCCATCATACATATATATATTAAATTTAGGTAACTTAGAAACGTCTACAGTAAAACAATCTTGTTCAATAAAGCGTGCGTTATTTTCACCTTTATACGTATTAAAGTTCTTTAGAAACTCTTCCTTTGGTCCTCCAAATTCGCTCCAATTGTCAATACATATAACGTTTGCCTTGTTTCCACACATGGCTGAACAAACAGATGATCCCTTCCAGGTTCCGATTTCCAAATATCTAGCATCTTCCTTGTTTAGAAGATTGTTGTAAAAATGCCTTGTTTTTTTACCGGACATACCTTCCATATTAAGTATCCAAGGTGTAATTTTTGATTCACCCTTTTCAGCCTTTTCAAACGCAGTGTCTATGTGGTGTGTTAGTTCCGTTACAGACGACATCCTTTTATAAGAAATATACAATTGTGTGTTTAGACTACTCACCGATTTTGGCACGGTGATACATCACCGATTTTGGCACGGTGATACATCACCGATTTTGGCACGGTGATACATCACCGATTTTGGCACGGTGATACATCACCGATTTTGGCACGGTGATACATCACCGATTTCAAAAATTGATGGAGCCAAAGGCCCCCAAAAACTTGCAACCATGATAAATACTACTGAACCGCTTGTTTTCCAGGTAAAGGATATCCTAGCGAGGGATATCACCTTGGAAGACGATGATCAATCCAGTGAAGAAGCAAAAAGCGATGACTACGAATCAAGAGATAAATTCACAAACAAGGCGTATCAGATCCTCTTGTTTGGGAACACCGTCGACGGCAAATCCGTCAGCCTCACCGTTAACAAGTTCAAACCCTTCTTCTATGTTCGCATTCCAGACGCCTTGGCTGCCGATGCGAGCGCAAGGGTGAAGTTTCAGGCCTGGGTGTCGAACAAGGTTCCTGAATCCTGTGATACTTCCACAACGCTCGCTTATGAACAGCATAAGACACTGTACGGATTCAACGACGGAGCCAAGTCAACCTTTCTCCTTATTCAAACGCAAACCAAGGTCCTGTCTATGTACTTGAAAGACATCTTCTTGACGAAGAATTCGACATCGAAACCGCTGAAGATGAGTCAACTGTTTGGAGAGGCCGCCGTCTCCAAAGTGATCGCCAATCCTACAGGAACGAGTTTCATTCAGGGTGATAAGGTGGGCCTGAAGGTGTACGAATCCAACATTGATCCCATGCTTCGTTTCAATCACATTCAGGACATCAGCCCCGCAAATTGGGTGCAAGTCCCAGCGGATTTATGGGAAGAAGATATGGGTACCGATTCCAAGATGGAAATCAAGGCCACTGCGGATTATGTAGATGTAAAGAAAGCCAAGGATGAAGGTATGGCTCCTTTCAAGGTGGCCTCGTGGGATATAGAGTGTACAAGCAGTCACGGGGATTTCCCACAGGCAAATAAGACGTATAGAAAGCCGCTGAGAGAACTGGTGGAACAGGGACTGCTCACCAGTATCGAGACCATGTGTGAACAGATCTCGAAAGCCTACAATGGTCTGGGCTCTCTCTCAAAAATCTACCTCAAACAGCATCGCACCTACCTACCGGACACACTGCGACTGCAATTAGTCGGTCGTGGCGTCTTCGAAAAGACAAAGAGCCTCCTGATCGCTACGGCAAATGACAAATCCTCCTCTTATCGAGAGGGAATTACGTTGGGATCGTCGGGAGAACTCGTAGCCGAAGCACCTAGCGACGATAGTGACGGTGAGGGCGGCACGACGGTCAAGGGCCCTCTGGAACTCTTGGACGAACTCCTTACATCGGTCTTCCCACCTATTCGAGGCGATCCCATCATTCAAATCGGTACGGTGGTGTACTGCCGGGGCGCTCCTGTGAGCAAACATATCTGGGTTCTTGGCACAGTAGATGAGGCCTCTGTAAAGCCACCTGGTATCACCGTACCCATTAGCGTCCACTCCTTCGGCGATGAACTGTTAATGTTGAAGGCCTGGTTTCAATGGATCGGCAGGTTCAATCCGGATGTACTCATTGGATACAACATCTTCGGCTTTGACTCCAAATACGTATATCAGAGGATTGAGCAATATGTAGGAGAGCGGGACGCTGTAAAAATCTGTTCGCCCCTCTCTTGCCTCAGAAGCAGGCCCAGTCGCTTAGAAGAGAAGTTTCTGTCCTCGGCAGCCATGGGCGACAACACAATGTACTTCTTGAGCAGTCCAGGACGATTACAGATTGATTTGCTTCCCTACATCCGTCGTAATCACAACTTGGATTCCTATACCTTAGATAACGTGTCGGCAACCTTTGTAAGCGGCAGTGTCAAGAGTGTAAAACCGGTGGATGCGACACATCATATTGTCAATACCAAGTCGACGAAGGGGATTGTGCCGGGGCGATACATTACGCTTCTTGATGAGGAGAATGACCGTGTTCTGGATCGTGTCTTGGTAACAGATCTTACATCGACAAGTCTGACCATTCAAGCAACAGCCGCCGAGTTGGCAGATCACGGTACAACACCTGTACGTTGGGCTCAGGTGAAGGACGATGTATCGCCGAAGGATATCTTCCGACTTCATGAGGGCTCGGCAACAGACAGAGCGACGATTGCACGATACTGTTTACAGGATTGTGACCTGGTGATGGAATTGTTCAACAAGTTGGAAATCTTGAACAATTCCTTTGCAATGGCGGATGTATGCTCCGTTCCTGTAGGCTTTATCTTCTTGAGGGGACAGGGCATCAAGATTGAGTCGCTCATCTTCAAGGAGTGTCGAAAGGTCGATCAATTGATTGAGGTACTCTTCTCCAAGTCGAGGGCTGAGGGCGAGGAACCAAAAGCAGACGAGGAAGAGGAGCAAGCGGATACCTATGAGGGCGCTATTGTACTAGAACCCATGACGGGGATTTACCACGATCCTGTATCTGCGGATGATTTCTCGTCTCTGTATCCGTCCTCGATCATTTCGGAAAACATAAGTCATGATACGCACGTGAGTACGACAATACATGATAAGGATGGCAAACTTGTGGGAATCGAAGAGGGCTCCAACACCTATGATAACTTGCCGGGAAAGAAGTATGTAGATATTACCTTTGATATCCTGAGGAAGGCACCGGATGACAAGCGTAAGCATCCGGAGACCTTTCCCGATGGGACGAAGACGGCAAGATACGTTCAGGGAACTCTGGGAACCATCCCCAGGATCTTACAGCAATTGCTGGCGAGTCGAAAGGCCACCCGAAAACTAGCGGAGAAGGAAACGGATGAATTCAGAAAGGCACTGTTGGATGCGCAGCAACTCGCTTACAAGTTGACGGCCAATTCGTTGTATGGACAACTGGGATCCGGGACCTTCAAGATCCGAATGCAGACTCTGGCGGCGTCTACGACAGCGTACGGCAGGAAGCAACTTATGTTTGCCAAACAGGTGATCGAGTCGGTGTATGGACCGGGGAAGGATCCTAGATGCGATGCGGAAGTGGTGTATGGAGATACAGATTCGCTCTTCCTACGGTTTCGGCCCAAGGATCCGGTTACCGGTAAGAGGTTGGAGGGTAAGGCAGCGTTAATCGCAGCAAAGGACTTGACGATTGAATCGGGGCAACTCGTGACAGGCTGTTTGAAGCCCCCTCACGACTTTGAGTTTGATAAGATCTTCCGTACGTTCTGTCTTCTGTCAAAGAAGCGCTACGTGGGAGATATGTCAGAGGATGGTGTGGAAGACGATGACTTTCATCGCAAGTCTATGGGGATTGTAATGAAACGCCGGGACAATGCACCGATTGTCAAGTACGTGTACGGCGGAGTGGTGGATCGACTGTTGGATCCGGCGCAAACAGATGCCAAGAAGGCGGTAGCGGATGCGGGAGCCTTTGTGCGGACGACGGCGGAAGCCTTGTTGCGAGGTGAGTTTCCACTTCGAAAGTTGACAATTACAAAGTCCTTGAGAGCAGAATATGCGGATCCAATGCGAATTGCGCACAAGGTGCTGGCGGATCGAATTGGTACACGAGATCCGGGAAACAAACCGAGCACGAGCGATCGTATTCCGTTTGTCTACATTGCAACGCCGAAGGGCAAGCCGGTGCCAAAGTTACAGGGTGATCGTATTGAGACGCCGACCTTTATTACGACGAATGGATTACAACCGGATTATGCATTCTATATCACGAATCAAATCAGCAAGCCGGTCAGTCAGGTCTTTGGTCTAGTGATCGAGGACTTGCCGGGGATTCAGGGACGGCAGGTTGCCAAGGCGACGACCACCAAACTCCGGGAGACTCTCGCCTCTGAATGGTTGTTCAAGGACATTCTGGTGAAGAAGGAACAAGAGGCCACTGGACAGAGGACCTTGATGAGTTTGGTAAAGGCGAAGTAGATTTCGTAAAAAATGAAGACTCCTATCTATTTTTGTAGTTAACAACCTATGGAACATATTGAAACGGCCTTACCGGTCGGGAGAGCCGAAGGACTGTTAAGGCCATCTGTGGCCGAAACAGCCGAAGGACTGTTAACACCAGCCTTTGTCCGTCCATTACCAACAGATCTGGTATACCGAGATCGATTAAAACAGGAATTTGCGCTTATAGATCAAAACCGATTTACAAAGGTCTTTCTTCAAGTCCAGGTCATCTTGAGTCTTTGTCGTAAATTAGACATTCCCCACATTCTGCGTGGGAGCGCTGGATCCTCTCTTGTCTGTTACCTGATGGGTATCTCGCATACAGATCCCCTGAAATACGGAATGGAAGTTGCACGCTTTATGAATCAAGGACGTACAGATATGCCAGACATTGACATGGATGTACCTTACAACCGAAGAGATGAACTGTATGCGGCGATTGGTAAACAATGGCCGGGACAGGTCGCCAGAATCAGTAATCACGTACGATTCAAGTACAAGTCGGCGCTTCAAGCGGCGATGAAGAAACATGCGCCCTTGATTACATACAGGAAGGGTGTTAAATTAGATCACATGGTAAAAGATCCGGAACTGGCTGCTGTCGTTCAACGGACAATGTACGAATCGTTAGGAACGGTTCGTACAGAAAGTCTTCATTGCGGAGGGATTGTCATCTTTGACGGGCCCGTTCCGCCCTTTCTGCTGTTGAAGAATGACGGCATTCTGCCGCAGATCAAGTTGGACAAGGACGAGACGGAGGACGCCGGTTTGATCAAGATTGACGTGCTGAGCAATCGAGGCATGGCCCAGTGGCGAGAGGCATCGGGCGGCATTCGATCGCTGTTGGAGTATCCTGAGACACACGATGCCATCTCACGTTTATTTGCCGAAGGAAGAACGATAGGAATTACGTTTGGAGAGTCAAGAGGGCAACGGGCCATTTATAGAAAACTACGGCCGAAGAACATACCAGATATTGCGATTGCCTTAGCGCTAATACGACCTGCAGCGGCGTCGGGAGGTCGTAAATCGGACTACTTATCCACACCAGCGTCGTTAAGATCCACGGAGGATCTACATAAACCGATTGTCTTTGACGACGATGCACTGGCCCGTATAAGAGCCGTGTATCAGTATCGCAATCCGACGGCTTTGAGTAAGGAACGATTGGATTCGCTAGCAGATCGTGTCAGGAAGGCCTTTGCCAAACAGAAGACCAAGGAATGTGAGGCCTTTGAAACCTTATGCGAGAAGATCGGGATTCCAGAGGATGTGCTGACAAAACTGTTGGATGACTTACACCAGTTGCAACATTACAGTTTCTGTAAATCACATGCGCTGAGTTACGCTCAGTTAGTGTGGGCACTTGCTTATGAAAAGATTCATCATACACATGCGTTCTGGGTGGCGACCTTGAATCATTGTCACAGTGAGTATAGGACCTGGGTTCATTGGAGGGAGGCCTTGCTATCGGGACTCCTGTTGACACGAGGTCCGCCGCCTTACACCTTGGGTAAGACCGCAACGGGCACTCCCATCATCAAGTCATCCAAACCGGAACAGAGGTTGCTCATTCCAGACGAACATCCGTCGCAGATTATACAGGATTACAAGACGAGAGGATATTGGTGCGCACAGGAGTTTATACCGGGTTGTTATTTGAGGATCAGTCCTGTGAAACAGCGTACCTTGATGTCAAAGAAACAAACCTTGGCAATGGCCAAACCGGAATACTGTGTAGAGTTCTGCGGGTTAATTGCTACGGGACGAGTCGTTCATCGAGATACGGAGGGTGAAGAATCAGCGGACAACGGAAAGAGCACAGTGACCATGATCTGTATCGGAGTCGAGAACGGATCCTACATCGATATCATCGTTCATGGAGATAGAGGATCACTGTTGGGATATGTCGCCGTGGCGGGAACCGCTGTCACCAAACAAGCCGAAATTACCGAGTCCTTGGAGGTCAAGTCCATTCGAGGAGTTTCATTACGAACACTCATGGAGACTTCCTAGTGAACACTCAGATACGGGTACTGCGTCGTTACGTAAACATAACAGCCAACTCCGTTGTCTGTTATGTTTGTTATGGTGCTACCGACGCAACTATTAACCAAAGTGGACAGAGTCCACTTTGGTTAATTGGTGCTACCGACGTACTAATAACTATAATTCAACGAAGTTGAATTATAGTTATTGGTGCTACCCAGATTCGAACTGGAGTTTTGGGATTCAAAGTCCCATGTCCTAACCAACTGGACGATAGCGCCTATGTTAAGCACTCCGTGCTTACGTCACTGTCACATCCACCGTGTAACCACTGTATCCAGGGTTGTTTTCTTCTGTAAAAAACCGCAGCCTGTGTAGAATGGGCGCTGCTGAATCCAAGACGGTGACACTGAAATTGATTCCGGAAACCAGCATTCCAGGGTTCAAGAGCGGAAACCCTCTCACTCTAGTTGCAAAGACCGGAGATACTGTAGGGTTCGTTATGGAGCGATTCAATACCTACAGAGGACCGGATGCACAGATCACAAAATTGTATACACCGGAAGGAGATCCACTTGATTTTTCGACTGTGATTTACGACAACATGGTGGCTGTGATCAGATAGGGTCCCGAATGTCATGTCGGCAAACGGGGCAATGAACACTTGTTGTATACCACTGATCAATACAGGGTTGATGGAAATCGTGATTACAGTCTAGACGTCGCCATGTTGTATTAAATTCACCACGGCGATCATGTTCCATACAGATAGCACATGTCGTATCAGAAGGAATATGAGCGGGCGCAATCAATTCAGAGCCGGCTTCAATCTGTTCGAGTGTTGGGAACACAACCACATCTGGCCACATGGCTCCGCCTGGTAACAAGGTCTGTCCTCCTACATCTTCGTTTAGCCCCAGGGTCATCAAGGACTGAAGGAGATTGATGTGGGGGAAGGCTGGAACATCAGAAAAGGGTGATATTCCAAAGGGTTCTACTAGCCTGTTTCTATGCGTGCGAACTTGATAACGAATGCGAGGAGGTTCTTGTATATCTTCGTCTTGGGGAAGAGTTTCTGTAGAGGTTGTAATCGTCGAACGGATTTCACCCGATCGGATTCGACTTAATCCGTGTAAGAGGCTATGAAGCATATCTTGAGTGGGTGTAAGTTGCACAGATGCCGTTGGTAATGTAGAAGGTATATTTCTTATATTTACTGCGATGGGTGTAATCGGTGCAGTCATTGGTACAGTCGTTGTCACAGTCGTTGGTACAGTCGTTGGTACAGTCGTTGGTACAGTCGTTGGTACAGTCGTTGGTACAGTCGTTGGTACAGTCGTTGGTGCAGTCGTTGGCACAGTCGTTGGTACAGTCGTTGTTTCAGTCGTTGTTTCAGTTGTTGTAATTGTAGAATAAGGAGTCATCGTAACATCCACTGTATTTGGTAGATCACGGGTTCTTATTGGAGGAGGCAACGTCGCTGCTGGTGCAGGATCTGTATGTTGTGCAATCCAATCGGAAAATTCACGCTGTCTTGTAGTTCTTCCGTAAATTCCGTACATATGTGATTGACGGGCATAGGCTTGCGGAAACAGAATTTGGATACGATCTCGCATCCAACGAACAGGTAGTTGCGAGAAGATGTCCTGATCGTACAAGAACTCTGGAAAGAAGTTATGCATCTCATCTAAGAATGCAAACCCATAGGGGTGTTCAAAACGTGATTGAAAGGCCATTGTAGTTTATACGCATGTATACTTTAGATCAGTAAAGATCAGAAAAGACAAAAAAAGACAAAAAAAGACAAAAAAAGACAAAAAAAGACAAAAAAAGACAAAAAAAGACAAAAAAGACAAGACCTCTGTTTCAAAAATTGAAGAAATGGTGGATCAGTAGACACCGGCACAAAAATGTCCTCGTTATCAGCAAATGCGTCAGTGCCTTCCGTCCTAGTACAAAATACGCCAATTCTAAATACACCTGTGGGTCTTACAAATATGGGAAACACGTGCTTTCTAAATTCCGCCTTACAGGCACTTCTCCGTTGTCCTCCTCTCCTGACTCACTTTCTTACCTATGATGTCCCAATCCGTGAACCTTCTAACAAGAAGGATATTGTATCAGCGTTCAATACCTTGTTGAGAGACTTCTGGAGTGTGGTGCCGAAGCCAGGTCAACGCCCTTCCTTGGCACCTGGTGGATTCTTAGGCTCTTTGTACAAGGTCTTACGGGATGCGGACGACGACTGGCACAGCAGAGGGCGGCAGTCGGATGCCTCTGAGGCCATCTCCAAACTGCTGGAGTATCTCCATGATGCTATGTATTACAAGGTAGAAATGGGAACAACGGGTACGATTACAACTCAATCTCATAACAGTCAGGTAAAGGCGATTGAATCATGGCAGTCCTTCTTCCAGAAGGAGTATTCCCCGATTGTAAAGAATTTCTACGGTCAAACTCGCAGTACCATCACGTGCGATGTATGCGGAACGTGTAGTGAACGATTTGAGCCCTTTCTTACAATTAAGGCGCCGATTCCCGGTGCGGAGATAGAGGGAGGCACGGTTCCAACGTTGGCTATGTGCTTGGAGAAGGCGTATGCCGCTGAAGATATTCCGGATTACGACTGTGCGACGTGTAAGAAGAAGTCAAAGGCTACGAAGCGTGAGACGATTACACATCTTCCTGACGTTCTGCTTGTTGCAATTAAGCGGTTTGTTGCAGTTCAAGCAGGGCCTGGTATTGTTACGAAAAAGGTAAGGGGCAAGGTCGAGTGGGATCTGGATGAGATGGACTTTATGCCGTACAGGACCTTTCCACGAGATCCCTTTACAGGTGTCAAGGGCGCAGAGATGATTGAGGCCAACAAGTACGCTACGGTTGCGGTGATTGAGCATAGTGGAACAATGGAGTTTGGACACTATGAGATGTATTCCCGATCTGGTAATCAGTGGATTCATTGTAACGATTCCTATATTGGAGATGTTCCGGCGCAGAATGTTATTACGAAGGACAGTTATGTGATGGTGATGGTGCCTAGGGCCCAGCGTGCTGCCATGGAGGCTACGGCGATTGCGGCGATACAGAAGTTGAGGTCGGCGGTACCTCCTATGGAAGCGGCTAAGGAGTCTTAGTCGAAGACGAAAGAAGGCGTAATCCGATTCTTATAGTTCCCCTATTTTTTCACTACATAAAGAAGAGGAATGCAGGCACCAATTGCTCCTACATCGAATGTTATCGGTTCTGTATCCGGTGCATTGTCTAGTTGGACATCCGTTATTGTAATCATTTTAGTACTATTTGTGCTGCTTGTAATCTATCACAAGACCGTTGGGTATTATGTAGAGGTTGGTTGGGGCCGATTGGCGTCTCTTCTTACTGGTAAGACACAGGTGGATGTAGAGATCGGCGATGATGCACAATCAGACAAGCCTATTGCATCTTTAAAGCAGATGGATCAGCCACCGAGTTTGGGGCTTCCTCCTCCAGGGGAGCGAACTCCCGGTTTGCCCGGTGCGACAAACAGCAGTCTCTTTCCCTCGTTGGGAGGTGGCGGTGGGCAGGTCTTCAACGTAAGTCGTAATATTTATACCTATAGCGATGCCAGTGCCGTATGCACTGCTATGAACGCTGAGTTGGCAACGTTTGAGCAGGTGAAGGCCGCACAGGAACAAGGCGCCGATTGGTGTAATTACGGATGGGTGAAGGGGCAGATGGCCGTCTTTCCTACGTCGAAGGAGACCTATGAAAAGTTACAAAAGGGTGCAGCAGAGTACAGGAATGCGTGTGGAAAGCCTGGCGTAAATGGTGGATTCTTTGATAATCCAGATTTGAGGTTCGGTGTGAACTGCTATGGACCCAAGCCGGCGCAGAATGCGACCAGTGAGTTGAACGAGGGCGTTGATCTTCCTCCCACAGCAGAGATGATTGAATATGATAAGAAGGTACAGAAGTTCCGAGAGCAGTTGACGACGACGACTGTTCTGCCTTTTCGTAGGGGACAGTGGGAGGCGTAAACTATAGTGGGATAGAGTAGAGATGTCTCAAACGGTTCAAATAGGTCCTTCCACTGCGCAACAGTTAGGACAACCTACAACCCCTTCGTCCCTATTTTCGACCATTAGAGGAGTATTATTGAATCCGTTTGGACAGCCATCCGCAACAGATGTAGCAAAAACGATTACAGCAGGTGCAACGGCCCCTCAATTAGATAGTACGAAAGAAAGCCCGGCACGCAAGTCTCGAAGAAACAGGAGATACAGTCGAAACAGTCGAAAGAATCGTAGAAGTCGTAAATAAACATAATTTTGTCTACACTAGAATATTCTAATTCTAGTGTAGGATGCCATCAAAGAATGCAATAAACAAGGTTCATAAAGTGGAATCTGGAAAAGTGAATAAACACCGAAATGCACATAATGGAGAAGTGTTTCAGCATGGTGAGAAATATCAGAGTTTTCACTCAATACAGTCGAGTCCAATAAAGTCAAGTCCTATACAGCCAAGTGAAGAGGTAATTAAAGTTCCGACATTGACGAACTATTATATCAATCCATCGCCTATGACGAATGCTGAAATGGACGAAGAGTTTTTTGGACCTGATTCTGTGTATTACACGCCTCCTCCTTTGCCTTCTTCTCCGTCATCGTTGTATTCGTCACCTTCTTCGTCACCTTCACCTGGCATCGAAGGACTTACATTGGGAAATAATACCATCAAACTATTGCTGGCACCCGTCAAAAAATTACATAATCGAAAGAGCAGAAATAATCGTCGTAAGAATCGACGTGCCAATAGTCGTAAGAATCGACGACACTAATCAACTCTTGATTCCTGTACAGGCCCTTCCTCCTTTAACTCTTCGTCTTCATAAGGAACAACCGTGGAAAGATACAGGCCTTCGTCTTTTCGGATACAATATGGCAGAATGGACCAGAGAGTGCTGCGCCATCCATCGTATTCCCATGTTCTTACAGGAATGCTAGACCATAGTTCGTTATAAGAAGGCAAGGCCCTGCTTCGTATCCAATCATTCCACAGCGAGTCATACGCTGGGGACCACTCGTTATTTTTTATGGGCGGATGTTTAGGGAATGGTAGATGATCTTTACCAGTTGCGTACATACCGCACGTAATTCTACAAATGTAGGTACGAAAGTCCGATTCTGAATATACACAAGGATATCCTAACGTAGTAAACAGATCCGTTACGACATCATTGAATTCAGCACAGGATTCAGCCGGACTTATACCGTCGGCACGAGGTGTATGAAACCATTTGGTAACTCTGTCACGAGATCGTTCTGCCATACGAAGCATTTCTTCAATTTCTTTACAGAATATATTATGAAACTGGAGTTTTTTTAGGCGTTGGATCCGCACTTGTTTTCTTGAGGAACTCGACCGTTTTGGCCCCTCGACGTTGTTGTATAAATTCCATAATAGCGGTTGTCTCGTCAGCCTTCGCTTTGGATTTGAAGTACGCATGCAGGTTTTCTTCGAGAAAGGACCAGGAGAGATCTGTGGGTTTGGACTTGGAACTGCGTTGGAGTGTAGCGCCGTTGATCTGTAAGACGGCATTGCGCATACCGGTTGTATCCAACAGTGTTAGTACCTTTGTTTCGTATTCGGAACGAAGTGTGCGTGCATTAGCGACTTGTTTTGTAAGGGATTCAGCGAGATTGTCAAAATGGACATAGTGTCGGACGGATTCGATGAGTTCGGGAGAGGGTCGGGGCGCTGCCATTACCGGGGTGTATGCTTTCCGTTTGAACGCACGACCGCATTGATTCAATGGACGCTTCGATGGACGCTTCGATGGACGCTTCGATGGACGCTTCGATGGAACAAGGATCTGTAATCCTCGTTTCATCTATAAAAAAAGTTATGAATTTTAGCAACTGGCCTTACGACTGTTCTTACGACTGGCCTTACGATCCTTACGATTGTTCTTCCTTGAAGAACGGCGATTGTTCTTTCGGTTCTTGCGATTGTTCTTCCTTGAAGCACCTCGATTGTTGCGGCTAGCCGCACGGCGACCGGCACCGGTTTGAGGACCAGGAGTAGGCACTTTCTTGTCGTGTTCAGCGCCGCAAGCGGGGCACACACACTTCTCCGCCGGCTTGGACGAGAACATGCTAGTTATACCCGCAAAGATGCCGGGGGCAGGGGCCGTAGGTGCAACAGAATTCGCAGAAGGCGCAACAGAATTCGCAGAAGGCGCAGGAATCACAGGAATCACAGGAGCAGACATCTTTCTAAGGACGAAGATTTTTTGGTATGAATTCATCAGATGAAATCATATGAAAAAAAGAGTGCGGTCCCACGCGGTATCGATCCGCGTACCTTCCGGTTAACAGCCAGATGCTCTGCCGAGTGAGCTATGGGACCCATTGAAAAACTACATTTTCAATCTAACATGGCCTTGCTTCGATCAAGGGACCTTCTGGTTATGAGCCAGACGCGCTAACCAACTGCGCCACCATGTTTTATAATTATTTAAGTATTATTGTTTTTTTTTATTATAGTTATTGTATTGAGTATTTACGCACGGGCAGGAGCAGCGGCGGCGGCAGCGGCCTTTGCAGCCTTGGCGGCGACGGACAGAGGGTAATGGCTGCTCAGGTACTTCTGGAGGTTGAGGATGCGCAGGGTGTCGCTCTCGTTGACGTTGAGGAGCTTGCGGAGAGTGGCATCGGGCTTGATGACCTGCTTCTCCATGAGACCCTTCTCCGTGGCGTACTTGCAGACACGGGTGGTGACCTCGGCACGGGAGATGAGAGAACCCTTGGGCAGGCCAAGGAAGGTAGCGAGCGCATCAGAAATCTGGGTGGGGATGGTGAAGACGGAAGGCTTCTTCTCGACGGGCGCAGAGCCATCGGCAGGGGCTGCACGTCGGCGGCGACCACCCTTGGAAGCCTTCTTCAGCTCACGGGGGATCTGCTTCTCCAGCTTCTTCATGTTGGAGTGGATGGTGTTGATGGCAGTGCGAGCGGCGTTGACGGCCTCGACGAGGGAGGTGAACTGGGCCGTGATGTCGACGTTCTCCTCGGTGGCGGCTACAGGAGCAGGCGCAGTGGCAACAGGCGCAGGGGCGGCGACTGCGATGCTTGCGACTGCCACGGGGGCAGCAGAGACAGGCGCAGGGGCAGCGGCGACAGTGGTAGGCGCAGGCGTGGTGGCAGTGGCAGTGGACTTCTTGGCGGACTTCTTGGGGGCAGTTGCAGTGCTAGACATTTGTATATTGGTGATTGGGGAAGTTTTTGCTGTTTACAAACGCGGGAATGCTGTTATGAATAGAGTGTCGGAACCGCTCAATTTTGTTCGCAGGTCGGGAGAAAAAGTCACAAGTGCCACCACTGCGCTCGTTTATTTCAGTCGGCATTCCTACAGTTTTTTGTCGAACCGGAAGATAGAATGTCCGAACGGATCTCTCAATGTAAGAACATCAAATCCAAGAAACTGGCGACAGAACAATGTAAGAATGTTGCTACACACGGGGACTATTGTGGGATCCATCACAAGAAGCCAGTCCCTTACGGGATGACTGTAAGAAAGGTTCGTAAGTTGAATAAGTTGTCGCTTAAGAAGGTCCGGGATGAAGCGGCACACAGAATCGGCGTTTGGTGTACAAAACAGGTGCGAAATCGACAGGTTCGGATCCAGGGACTCGGTCTTGTAGATCGGCATCTCTTGGCCAATGATACAGACTTCTTTTCAACAGATTCGCTGAGGGATTTGAGCGGTCTGTATTTCTTTTCTTACATGGACGGGGGACAGATATATGGATTTGATATACGGTCGATTCACACCCTCATCGGCCGATCGACAGATACAGAGCCCACGAATCCTTACACTCGGACACCGATACCGGAGCCTATTCTGAAAAAGATTCGGAATCGTATTGCAACGGTACAGAAACTGGGTCATTCGACTGTTTGGATTCCTTTAGAACCCCCGACTCCAGAACAACAGTGGCGGATGCGAGTGGTGGATCTTTTTGCAAAGATTGATGAACTCAATTATTACTCGTCTCCGGATTGGTTTATCGATTTAACGCAACGACAGCAACGAACCTTTTACAGAGAGTTACAGGTTATTTGGAGTTGGAGAGCGGGATTGAGTGAGGAACAGAAGGAGTTGATTGTACCGGATCATGGCTCGACGTTGTTTACAACCAGTCCTTGGTCTATCATTGATTTGACGGAACACGCCATGCGAAAACTCAATATGAATACAATCCGCTGTATGATTACATCGGCGGAAGACCGTCAGGACCGTATTTTGGGAGCGATGTATGTCGTCAGTGCGTTAACGCTTGTATCAGACCCGGCTAAACGAGAATATCCTTGGCTCCATGAATCAGTGTATGAGCCTCCTGTAGCCCGCAATATTGTATATGAACTTCCGGCAAATCGTTTTGATTGGATCCATCGACTGTTTGGAATACGACAAGACGGAACTGTTGAAATGATGCCCGTACTTCGATTGCCTCCGCCTCAAGAATAAGCCTAGTATAGTAGATGGATTCGCCATTAGTGCCCATTTTTGGTACACTCCTCTTACTCATATTGTCGCTCTTCGCTATCTTTTTTTCTAAGAAGAAGACGTTAGAGTACCCGGTTGAAATAGTGAATGCACCTCATGAAATACGACGCCCTTCCGATAATGGACCCATGTTTATTCCTGTAGAAAATAACAGCAATATTGCATATTATACAGGATTTCCTACACCTCGTAATAACAATGGTGAAACACTAGAGGGTCCCAATGAGGCATATATGAATGACCCCCGCACAGGAAAGCGAACCTACATAGTAATGCCACCGATACAACGAAAATCAAGAAAGCGCAGTTCCCGCAAGGTAAAGCGAACCTAATTACAAGATTTTATTTGTAAAGAAAAGTAGATGGACTCACAGACAATTGGAATCATTGTAGGAGGTGTTGTAGCAGGTGTTATTTTACTGACATTATTCATTGTTCAGATCTTTGTAAAGGAACCAGAACTTCCGCAATACAAGAAGGAGGCTCTTTGGACGATTATGCAACCAGACGCAGAGCCTGGACAACTTCGAATTACGTTTGATGACGATGGCGTGGCTCGAATGGCTACCCCCGTAAAAGAAAATACATCGTATAAAAGTCGTAAAGAGCGTGTAAAATCAATCATGCGACGAGGCCCTTTGTTTTTTCTGAACGGTCCTGGGACGCCTTTAGAACCAGGTGTAAACTACAGTGAGCCGATCCTTCGACGTGGCCATCGCCGGTCTTCACGAAAGTCCGTACGCAAACAATAGCATAAATCGCTGAACCCCTTTTTTTTCGACTTTTGCGACCAAAATTGAAGGCCCCAAAACGCCCAGACCGGCCAGCATTCCACCGTTCCAAATGTCTGTCGCCACGCCCACCACGTTCAATCTGTCCTCTCTTACCTTCTCCGAGTTGAAGAAACTCGATAACGGCTCTTCAGCCATCTACATCAACTGCGCCACGGGTCCTGATCGCAAGTTCCGTATCCAGGGTCCTCAGATGCCTGTTCCTTACAAGGCCAACGATTACCAGGGCAATGGTAAATTCAGTGTCAGCCAGTCCTTCCGTGACGAGGCTACCAATCCTAAGGTCAAGTCCTTCCGTAAGATGGTCGAGTCCGTCGACGCCCATGTGCTCAATGAGGTGACCAAGAATGCGGGTAAGTACCTTGGCATTGAGGGTGCCAGCAAGGAGATGGTCAAGTTGTTCTTTACGCCAAGCATCCATTTCGCAAAGGATAAGGTGACCAAGAAGGTTCGTACCGATCTGGCTCCTACCTTTCAGGGCAAGTTGAATCAGAAGAATGGAGCCTTCGATGCGGAGATGTACGACAAGGATCTGAAGCCTATGAAGACTGAGGAGGGTAAGTTGCAGTCTCCTCTCCAGATCCTACAGCAGAATACTGAGTTCACTGGCATCTATGAGTGCAATGGCATCTGGATCGTCGACAAGAAGTTTGGTCTCACTTGGAGGCTTCACTCTGCTTGGATGAATGTATCCGCAGGTGTATCTGCCAGCGGTCCTTCCTTTGTAAGCGATGATGGCAACACCCTTGTCGTATCCGAGGGCCTGAGTGCTGAGGAGGAGGCGGGTGTCCTGAGTGCTGTCGCTCCTGAGGAGGAGGAGGCTGAAGAGGAGGAGGCCGAGGAGGAGGCTGAGGAGGAAGAGGAGGCGGCAGAGGAAGAGCCTGTCGTAGCGCCTCCCCCCCTTCCTGTAAAGGTGGCTCCTGCTCCTGCACCAGTCGCAGCACCAGTCGCTGCACCAGTTACTGCAACAAAGAAGGTTCCTAAGAAGGCTGCGGCGACTGTTGCTCGTTAATAAAAACACAAACACCAAAAAATACATAAATAACTAAAAACAAAACTACAATTTTTTCTACATCCTAGTAGAACCATGCTTGAATTCCTCGACGATATTCCCTCTTGGGCGTACAACTGGTGTTATTTTTTCGCCTTTCTCGGTGCCTTACAACTCTTGAAGATCCCGATCCTTCTTCTCCTCGCCAGTAAGATTGGAGTGGTGCTTTCACTCCTCGTGCTTACCGACGCACTCATCAATTCTGCTACTCTGTTTACACTCTTCTGGATGTGCCGCTCCAGTCTTCGTAATTCTAGACACTAAAAACCGATGTACTTGATTATTATTAATAACCATATACATAACTACGCATTGCCCAAGCCAGAGCACTGTGCAGGAGCTATCTTACGATAGCCCGCCAGTAGCACATCCTCTGAGCAAGCGCAGGTGCCCTGTCCAGCACCAGCCTGTTGACCTACAAGGTATCCTCCGACGATCACGCTGGCTACGACACTTTCGGAGGGACCAGTCCCTTGACTCCCTTGGGAAGGACCTTGGATTCTGTGAAGAGAGGAAGGATTCGCAGCGAGATCCTGAGAAAAGGTAAAGTTAGCGAGTTGTCTGCGACGAGACGTCGTGAGGCTGGCACTCAGATTTGTTGAAGACATTGTTCTACCATCATACACGATTTTAGTTTTCGGCAACTCCAGTAAATCGTCGAATCGGTTGACATACATTTACAGACGGCAGAGGATCATTGTTGGGAGGTCGTACAGGTGGACAATACGGTGCCGGTGCAGGGGGAAAGTATTGTGAAAAGCGTGTGTCAGGATTGTAAGGATCAAAACTCTGGGCTACAGCGGCTTGGGCTTTCGCCTGTACCACCCTGGAGGCCGGAACAGTTCCCACCGTTACATATGAAATAGGAGCCCCGGGAACTGTAGGGATTAAGGTTGTTTGTTTATCTGTCGTAATGACACTTACAACGGAATTCGCTGGACATGGCGCAATTACATTTGTTGTTACGAAGAGTGAAGGACATACTTCCGCAGCCATTCGTACAGATTCGGGAACAGCCGCTACATTCGTTACAACAGGCGGAGTGTAACCAACACTTCTTAAATTGTATACAGGTCCAAATCCACATTGTTTGTAAGAACGATGCATTCCTACATTTCCTTACGGAACAAAAATCGCAGAGAACCGTAAGGAATGGAGAATCTGTTTGGAAATACATCCGTTAGGAAAGGGTTTCTGCAGAAGATTCATGCGTACTGGGGTTCTATACCGCTGGTGATCATAGCCCTGTTGATTCTGTCTTTTTTTCTAAGTACGATTACCTGTCTTATAAAACCGGGAACAACCTATGAACGGTTTGATACTCTGCAAAAAACACAAGATACCCAAAAAGACTTGGCAAAGGAAGCAAGGAAGTTATTAGTACAATTACAACAGGATGATGCCTTGCTGGATAAGGTATCCGATGTGACATGTAGTGTATACAAGCAAATATCACAATCACAAATTCAATCTGATTCCGCACCTACTTTGGATACACCAAGGCCTGTAGATAATGCAGCATTAAACCGAAGCGCTGTACAAAAATTTCAACAGGCTCAGAAAAATTACATGGCGACACACCTTAATCAACCGCTGTTGGAGTGCTTTGCCGCCGAAGAGGATGCGGATGCGAATTCTGATTTGTTATCTGCCTACACTGCGTTAAATGCCCAGTTGAATGATACTAATATGAAGTTAAAGGCTCGTAAGGTAAATGCTACACTGGGGTTTACAAAGCCATATGTAGTAAATCTAATGAATGGTTTCACTCCTACAACGGAAGCCTTTAATTTACAAGGTTCCGAACTTGTTGTAAAAACGCAGGCTCTTATACAAGAAGCCAAGAAGACTCATGACTTGATTCAGGCCTTACCAAACGTTGCGCTTCATCAGAAACAGGTCTTGGATCTTGTCAATGCGCAAAAGGCGAAGGTGTCGAGTCCAGCGGGAGCGACGGCGAAAAAAGATGATTACGCTGAACAAGCAAAGGACCCGAAGTATTCTGAATAATCATGGAGAATCTATGAATTTTGTTACAGGACAGGTAATATGTCCCTTACATCCGCAAATATGACATGGTATTTCTTTTCCTGTTTCTTTTACATTTTGCTTTTTCATCTTGTACTGTTTTACATACTCGAAGATCTTCGCCTTACAGGATGCCTCGTGGATACCACACTCGACAGGAGTCGCAAAGGATTTATCACAATGTTCGCAACTTTCTTCGTAGTAAAAGGGTACAGGTTTTCCAGCCTGAGAACGGATAGCCGCCATAAGGCTATTATGAGAGGACATGAAAGGATACTTCACCACATGGTAGTCGTGTCGTTCTTCAATTTTTCAAGGACCTAGACCCGGCTTCTGTATCGAAAAACACATCTCTATGTAGAAATGTCCGTGGAAGAATTATTCGATGCGATTAAACGTGGCGATCCAAAGCCTATTAATGCATATTTGGAAGCAGGAAAGGATCTAAATGTTAAGGATGAGGATGGTGATACACCGCTTCTTTACGCAACAAAACGGGGTCTTAGTTATCTTGTAAAACGTTTCTTGGAACATGGAGCCAATCCAGACGCTCGTGATGCGAAGGGAGACACCTCCCTCATTATTGCTACAAAAGGTTGGAAAATTTACGCCACCTCTCAATATAAAGACCCGGCTACAGGCGCTTTAATGCTAATGTACGGTAAGCCTCCATCAACATATAAATATCCAAATAGTCTATTTAATACAGTAAAGCATTTATTGGAGTATGGTGCAAATCACGAACTGAAAGATAAAGATGGTAAGACTGCCTTATATTATGCAGGCCGTGAAGGTAATAGTAGCACAGAATCACTTCTATACAGTAGATATTCTCCACTAAACAGTAAAACACGTTCCGCAAATAGTTATCCTAGTAGTGGTCCAACTAAGGCCCAGATACAATTAATGAATATCTTTGGTGAAAATGAAAACGAGTCAGAGGAACCAGTCAACACGTTTGGAATTTATGCATCTGACTCAAGTTCTGCGCCGTCCAGTTCTGCAGCAGCATCATCCAGTTCCGCTGCAGCACCAACTTACAAGGCGAATATGAATAATTTACAATCGAGCGTAAAAGCAAAAATGTCGAATTTTAAAGGATTTCGTTCTACGAAGAATAGGAAGTCAAAAAAAGCAAATACTCGACGTCGCAAGTTACGGGCATAAGGATTCTTACACGTTCCCAAGATGTACAACGTTGGTGACAGGGATTGCAACCACTGGCTTCACCTTGACCTTGGTTGCACTTCCCGCAACCTCTGTGGGCGCAGGCATCGGTGGAAGCGGTGCGGCTTCGGGTATACCGGCAGCCACGGCCTCAGGAGGATGTTTGAGTCGTACACCAATCATCGCCTTTCCTGTACCGATGGATGTCGTTCGAAATCCGTATTTCAATAGGACATCTCCTACAATTTTACGTATTATAATACGATTATACAGTTTACTGAAGACGGTGTGGGGAATGTATTTGTTACAATATTCCTTTATGATTCCATCCAATAGACCAACCTGTATCTTTCCATGGGGTTCCGCTTCGAGTTCATGATCAGCGTATACCTTAATCCATTCTTCCAGAATCCCCTGTTTTGTCTGTTCGGACATAAGAGCGGATTCGTATGTATCCCATGAATCCAGTGTGTTTATAAAGAGACCGACACGTTCCGCTGTAGCACAGCCACGCATACAGAGAGACCAGGTTTCGTGCCAGGATGTAAGAATGGGCATCGAATCGGGTTTAATCCCCATTTGAGATCGTACCCATCGTAACAGAAGTTGATGCACACTGCTAACACCCTTGTACGCCTCCGGTGGAATCTTGAAACTGCGAGCCGTATAATGAACGAGACGCTCTAGCGCCTTGTATGTAAGAGGAAAGACGCCGCTATTGACGGCCTTCGACTCCAACATTCCCGTCTCGATCTGTTGTACCATAGTACCAACAGCGCCTTCCGGTGTAGCAGGCAAGGATTCATACAACATGCGTTCGTTTAGTTTCATCTTCTTGAAGGGTGCAAAGACGAGCGCTAGATCGACTTCGGATCGAGGAATCCATTCACTGATTCCATCTCGAAGTTTTGCATCTTGACTTGCTAAATACCATTCGACGGCGGCCTTTACAAGAGACACAGAGGAAGGATGTTGGAACGCCCAGGAGGCGCTACTTACTCGACGACTGACAACGAAATCGGGATACAAATCGCTACCGAGTCGTTGCTCCCAGGCCTTTCCTACAGAAAGATCGAGGACGACACGACTTCCCTTGTCCCGTCGGATTTCATGGACGGTAGGTGTAAAGACCCAGGCGTAAGGAACAGAGTGATCTTCGACGACCGGCACCATATCGTATTCCTCTTCTACTTCGGCATTCAATTGTGCCAAGAGGTCCGTGACCCATTTACGACGGCGTTTCAACATCGTACCCCCCACTTCCTTGACCTGAGGTGCCTCTGCTTCCGCTGATCGCCCAGGCCTTGATACATTGAGACGGGCTCGTGTGCGTTCCATGTCACACAACTGTGTGACGTAGGTTCGGTATTCGGTCATCCGAGACTCATCAACCGTATCCAGATCCACTGTAGGGAATTTGGTAGGCTGTTCTTCACATACAGTGAGCAGGGCTTCCTTGAAATCATGGGGGACTTGCTGTGTGTTCAAGGAGACGGTGGCATCGAGAAAGCCACACAGACGAATGTAGTAAAACTCGAGTTCCTTCAAATTGGGTACGAAATCCGTACACAGCGATCGTAACCAAATGTGCCCTGCACATCGGATTTCGATCGTTAGAACGGTACGTTCCTTGTGTTCCATAGAGTGATTCTTGCTACTATATTCGTTGCCATCTTACGTCTCAACTTTTCTCAATATCCTGGACCGAATTATCGAACCCCTTACTAAGATGAATCCTATTATCAGTGTGGATCGGTCCAAGACCGTGCCCGTTTACACGGTACGCAAAATTCTTACAGATGTGGAGACGGCCGCCTGTAAGGGCAAGTTCATGGAGGACTCTCGATATCCCGTCGTCTTGAAGGAAGATGGAGATGTTTATACGGAAGATGGGGAATTACTCCTGCGTTTTCGCAAGAATGTCTTATCCAAAAAGCATATCGATGCTGCGTATGACTCCATGAAGATCTTTATACGGACGATCACAACCAATCGTGGCTACGCAAGTGGATCCGAAAAGGGATTGGCGACGGGGGAAAAGAATCCTGTACGTTCCAACATCATGGGGTTCTTTGACAAGTGGAGTATTTCTCAGAAGTCGACCTTCAAGCGTTCAGGAATTAAGAAGCCAGGTAAGTGTCGATATTGTACCTTTAACGTCAAGTTTCCCGACCAATGGCATAGCATTGTGCCTCTGATCAAGGAGATTGACGAACAGTATAAGAAGTTGTGTCCGAAGGAACACGCCGATCAATTAGCGGCGGCGAAGTCGACACCCTTTCATATTCCCGGTACGGCCTTCAGCACCTTGACGACGAATCTTAACTTTCGTACAGCGGCGCATCAGGATTCGGGGGATTGGCCTACCGGATTCGGTAACTTGGTGGTGATTGAGAAGGGGACGCCGTACACAGGGGCCTATACAGGCTTTCCCCAATACGGTGTAGCCGTGGACTGCCGTACAGGAGACTTCTTAGCCATGGATGTACATCAGGTTCATGGGAATACACCGAAGACACCGAAGGAGGATGATAGCATTCGATTGAGTTTGGTCAATTATTTACGTCAAAATATCGTAAAGAATTGCAAGCACGAACAATTGTATGATCCGCAGAAACTGGAAAATAAGATTCAGGCATGGCGTAAAACCCAGCACACTCGGAAACTCAAAAAGAGTACCCGAATAGAACCGATTGAACATGCCTCGTAATTGTCATGGACTGAGCATCAAGGGATCTGGATATGTGAAACCTGAAACAGGAGGAGACAAGATGGCGGAAGAGATGAAGAGGATGATGGAGGCAAGAGCCAACCAAGATACCAAGTACTTTCCTCAGACACCCACTGCGCAAACACCGGATCCGAAGAAGAAGTAATGTCTAGATCCGTGAACATTAGACCCGTGAACATTAGACCCGTTTTAAAGTTCAGCGGTCTAAGGGCGCCCTTAATCCGAATCTGTATCACTCACATCCGAACCAGGTAAGCGGCTAATCGCAAAGATTCGAAATCGACTCAGAACAGTTGTAAACGCATCGAAGAGTTCTGTATCCGAAATATCCAACATCATATGAAAGGCCGATTGAACACGGTCGTCATGAATTTCACCAATGTCCTCCCAAATACGATCCCGGCGCACGTCAAGTGCGGTGCCGGGACCGTATCGTTGGAACGGATGATTCGAGGACGTCATATCCAAATCATTCGGAACACGAAAGATATTCTGTAGGAGGTATTTGACATCCATTTTAACATTGACACCTTCTTCTTGTTCGACCATCAACAGAAGGTCTTCGAACGATGATTGGAATCGACTTTCTGTCATTCTATATTTATAGATTGACATAAACCGTGTATTCATTTTTTACGAAGGCTGCGACGAGTTTTCTTGTTTTTACGAGATTTTGTCGCTGCCGCTGAAGAAGATACTTCGTTGCCTTTATATTCATAGATTGCCGGACTGTCACTGATGAGTGTAAATCCCTTTGTCTTATAAAATGTCTGTGCATCAGGCATAGATACCAGCCTAATCGCTGTATTACCATTTAATTTTGCAATTTGTTTTAAGGTTTCTATCAGGATGGTTCCTACAGGAATACGCCCAGGTTTATTCCGTATTCCTAATTCTATCGCTCTTGCATACTTTATCATTACTACACCTTCATCTAGCATATTGTATGACACAAGTGCTTTAATATCTAATGGCTTGCCTGCTATAAAGTCACAGGTTCCTAACTCTTCCTCCGATTCAGTGAATAAGGTCATGTTGCTAGATGTCGTATCTTCTCGTCTTGGAAGCATCGTAATGGCGACTACATAGGTTACTCCCTTATACACAATAACAACACCTTCTGGAATCTTGTAACTATCATGTGAGCCTGGCTCATAGCGCAGTTCTAACGCCATCTTACTTGCCTGTAAGAAAATAGTATATCCGTAACAGAATGAACACGTCCCTCTATGTACCGATCACCTTAGCGATTCTTAGCATTGTTACCTTGGTGGATGCCTTATCGTCTCCTGACGTTGTAAAGCAGGCTGTTGCCGTTCTGGATACAAAGGACGTGAAGGGAGAGGTTACCTTTGATAACGAAGGCGCTGGTGTAAGAGTAAGGGCCAAGTTTACGCTCTTGTCCGGGTACCATGGATTTCATATTCACAAGGCGGGAGATTTACGTGGGGAAGGCTGTAAGGGAGCGTGTGATCATTACCATGTAGGAGCGGCCCAGAATCATGGCGGGGCACCTGGAACGAAAGGCGAAAGACATACCGGCGACCTAGGCAATGTAACAAAAGGGTCGTATTCCTATATGCTCAAGGGTATCACTGTTAATAATTTGATCGGTCGTTCCATTATCATTCATGCGGATAAGGATGATCTGGGATTGGGAGGAGAAGCAGACAGTCTTACAACGGGTCATTCAGGCGCTCGCATTGCTTGCGCCATCATTGGTCTAACCAAGTGCTAAATTCGAAGCAAGATATAAGATGGAGACTCCGTTTCCTCACACCTTTCTCATTCATCTCCCCGATCGAACCGATCGACTTCGTTCTATCAAGAAGGAATTCGCTGAATGGCCTGTTTCTATAGAACATGTTAGAGGTGTAAAAAAAACGCCAGGATGGAAGGGATGTACACAATCCCACCGTAAATGCATTCAATTGGCCCAGGAACGAGACTATCCCTGGGTTCTTGTAATTGAAGATGATTGTAAACTTGAAGAGAGAGCCTTAGAGCGATTTACACCCATTCTTGATCTTCTATGGAAGCGAAAGGATTGGGATATGTTGAACGGTGGAATGTGTTATCTGAATAAGGATTCTGTATCCATTGTAAACAAAGACTTGTCGATTGTACAGGCAAAAGGTGTTTGTACACAGTTTGTTCTATTCCCAAAACGTAGTTATAAAAAGATTCTATCGGATTTGAGTCCTATAGAGCCCATTGTTCGCATTGATGAATATTATAAGGATAATTTTGACCATGTATGGACAGTTCATCCCTTTCTTACAACGCAGCGGAACGACCGTTCCAGTATTACAGGCACACGTGTTTCAAAGTCAAACACCTTTCGACAAGGCCAGCGTGCTATAAAACGACGCTTGAAAAAAACTAGAAAGAACAAGCATTAGAGGGGAAAGAAGGTGGTTTTGGACCACGACGTGGGTCGTATAAATCCAACGGATCGTTTCTTTTGATAGGTATTAGAGGAATGTACTACATGCAGTATTGTGGATGTCGGCTCCAATTGATGTATGTTCTCACTAAAGTTGTTTGTAAAAGCCTTCTCTACAGCACACAGTTCTTCATCATCGTATCGGTGATCCAACAGATAGGACTTCCGATATGCGATCGTACAATGTAGAGCATGCTTATCATGATAAGGACCTGTCACATAAATTGTATCGTCCTCTTCGAAATACATGTAGACCTTGGAACATCCGGCAATCTTGACTGTAGAATTGGCTGTAAAGACATCGACGACAGAAGACACACGAGTCTTTGGATAGATGTCGTCGTCATCCATAATTACAATCACCTCACCTCTGCAAAGAGAGGTAAGGTGATTCAGTTTGTACCCCATGGGTTTTCGTTCAGTTGCAGATATGTATTGAAGATTCGGAATCCCAGCGGACTCCAACAACTGTTGAGTGCGTTCCTGCTCCTCTTTAGTGCCGTCATCCAGAATGAGCCATTCCATTTGTGATAACGGATAGTCTTGTTCAAAATACCGTTGGATCAGCCCTGGAAAGAACCTGGACCGGTTATAGGTCACTGTAAGGACAGAGACAAACATTGTGGGAATTGTTACGAAAAAAGACAAGGGTCCAATTTTTCAGGAATAATATACACGTCGCAATCCGTATTTACGTATTGCGGCTTGTAAACAACAATCGCATTCAGTACAAGGTTTGGAGTATAACAAGTCTCCTGTACCGGAAATGCGCAAGACGACCAAGGTCGCCCCTCGTAACAAGGACATATCTCCTACGGCTTTCAACACTGCACGTTCAGCATGCATAGTGAATTCACTACCGCCTCGGCTGCGAGAGGCGACACGATTGGTGGCCATGGCGAGTAAGTGTCCACGGCGACTGTAGATGCGGGCGACATGGAGATGTGTATTCATACGGGTGTTAACGAGAGGTCCATAGTCTTTTGCTAATTCAGTATAATCCGAGCGTAGGAATGGCATTTGTGTGGTTTCAACATCGAATTGAGATGACCTCCATTTTTTCGTGAACCTCAAACAATGTCCTGATTATATAAGGGGAAACAGAGACATCAGCGCCTTGCCGTACAGATTTTCACCTGTGACTGTCTCACCTGACACCTTGCCTCCGAGATCTCCGCCGCCACTGTACACTAAAGTTCCCTTCACCGCCTTGACCTCTTTCAAGATTGCACGGAAGTGTTCGTCCTTCTCCAAACGTTGTCTCAGATAGGTGGTCATGATACCGGGCGCAGCGGCGTCCCACAGTTTAGGATTCCACTTTGCGCCGAGGTCCTTCATTCGTACCGCCTTTTGCGCATCCCGTTGCGCATCTCCTTGCTCCTCCAGTACCTCGGTCTGCTTGTCAATGGGCTGTTTGCTGACGGCGGCGAGTTTGGTGGCTACGGATTGATGAAGAGTGCCAAGTGAACCAAAGAGTTGAGGACCGAGTTCCTTACGGTTCGTCGCCACCTTGAACTTTTCCGCACCGAGCACGGCCTCAAAGGTCGGGTATACAATCGTGGGCGTATCCTTGTCCTGGAAGTTGAAGGGAGCGAAGGTACTCAGATAACGTCGCCAGTGAGGGTCCTTACGCTTGAAATCGTCTTTTTGTGCGGAACGGTGATAGAATTGGAAGATAGGGCCTGTGGTTTCTGCTGTTTCTGCTACTGCAGCAGAAGAAGACGCAGAGGATACAGGGGCTTCAACTAATTCTAAAGCAGCAGGGACTTCGATCAGATCCAGAGTCCCTACAGGTGCAACCTCCGCATCGACAAGCGGCAACTCAGTTTCTGGTACTTGTAATACAAGAGGCAGTTCCTCTACAGGAGATGAAGCAGTGGCAGAAGACGCAGTGGCAGAAGACGCAGTGGCAGAAGAAGCAGAAACTTCTTCGATGAGTGGCAAATCACCCTCACCTTCACCCTTACGACGGAGTGACTTGCGCTTGAAGATGAACCAGCGATTGAGGAAACTAAACTCCTTGAGTGGGTCCGACATCTGGTAGTTGTATCCAGCGGCCAACGCCATCTCATAGGATTTCTTAAAGAGATTCGTCGATTCGACCAGTCCCATCTCGGCACATTCCGCTGGATTCAGCAGTTCAAACCCGATATCAGCGAGTCGTTTCGTCAAATAGGGAAAGGATACCAAGTACTCTGTATGAGCCGCACCAATGCTTGCAAAGTTTACATCAATTGCCTTTCCTACACTAGCATCTGTAGGAGGAAGCGCAATCTCATCGCCTTCATACAGACGTTTGATTGTCCAGACATCTGTTTCCTCTTCAACACCTCGCTTCACACCGCCTACAGGTGTATTCTTCAACAAACGAAGCACCTCATCGCCGTCGAAGCAACATCCTACAAAGTATCCGCCGACCTTGACGCTGTTGGCGAGATTCTTGAGCCAGCCATTGACCTTTCCAATATCCTCGAAGAAGTAGTGGAGAGTAAACATAAGGGAGCATACATCGAAGCGATCCTTGGCCGCACGTCCACGCAGTTCTAAGGCAGCAGGAGGCGCCGATTCTTCATTCTCACCCCACAGGGTCCTGAGAATCGTACGATCAAGGGGCGTAATGCCAGCAGAACCATCGTGAAAGGGTTTCGTGCTGTCGGCTTGTACGAAGATCATAGGTGGCACCTTGCGTCTCGATTTTTGCTCGAGATAGCGACGATAGGCTCCGTTCTTATTATCCGTCAAGCCTGTGAGTGCAATATCCGAACCGAGCACCCATCCCACTCGAGCGTGGAGCCACTTGTGTAAGTCGCCAGCCTGCCCTACAGACATATCAAAGACGGCCGCACCGGGCTTAATCGTCTTGGATAGCAAGATCAAGGTCTTGATGTACTGATTGTGGAAATCGGCGAGTCCTCGCACCTTGAACAGATCCCGTTGGGAAGGCTTCCTCTTGTAATAGGATTTCGTACCGGCAGCGGAACCGGTGGCTTCCATACGTTCTTGAGTGATCGAGCCGTTACGAATCATGTACTCGGTGACTGGCTCATGAATACTCTTCCAGATATCATTTGCCACTCGTTCATTGTTCATAGCACTCATATCGCCGTTGTGAAATTGCTCCGTCTTGTCCCAACGGACTCGCATCGGTTCCCACCGCCATCCTTCGGCTCGTTCAGGATGATAGACCATTTCCACAATGGTGTGACTGCGAATCGGATCACCGGATTCCTTACAGTAAATTGTGTCGTCGGTGTTTCCAAGAGGCAGAGTGCTGAGGACAGAGGATGCACCTGTGGCATCGATGGCTCCTTCGTTAATCGCTACGTAGCACACGGCGGCCATGGGATCGGGAGGTTCAGGAGAGAAGATGGTTTTGCGATACTGATTGCTAAGGGCGGAGGGGGAAGGATAGGGACGATTGTTCAGAACAGTGTCCCGGGGATCTTCGAGGGCGGGGTCAGCGGAAGAGGCTACGAAGAGGCCGAGCGCCTTGCTTAGCACAATCTCAGATCCATTGTCTCGAGCCGTCTTCATATCGACTTGGCTAGGGCGTCCCGCCTTGTCGAGTTCCTTTTCCGTCACGACGAGAAAGTCAACACTGTTTTGAGTGGCGGGCTTCCACTTGAGTTGGGAGCGCCAGGTACCAAACTTCATCATGGGACTGGCATTGGGAGTAAAGATCAAGCCGTCGGTGTGATAGGGGGCCGTCGCTGCAACACGGTCTAGTACTTCAGCGGCAATGTGAAAGATTTCGACGGGATCGGAGGGATTCGTCGTCGTTTGAAAGGTCTTCATGTCAATCTTGAGTTTCTGTTCGTCGGGAATGTGAGCGACAGTTTCCATCGCCTTGCTTATGCTTCCTATAGCATCCGTTAGGGCGGCGAGGCGGGTAGCACCTGTTTCAGCACGTACAAGAAAGGGACGTCCGGACATATCCTCTCCCTTGCGACCGTTGAAGATATCAAAGGCGTAATAATGATTCACCGACTTGCCTGTCTTGTCGTGTGTGACCCATTCGCCATCGAGAACAGCGCCGGCAAATTCGGCGGTGTCGGCGGCGTCCAGGCGACGATTGGTAGCGTAGACAGTTTCACGATTGTCGACAAGAAAGATATTGCCGTCCTTCGCTACGACGAGGAGCGCACGGGATCCATCGGCCTTGTCAGTAATGTTGTAGTCTCCGTATCGGATGTTGGGCGTATCGGGTTCCACTGTGAGACCCATGTGTTCCCGGGTGAGTGTCACAGACTTGGGACCAGGGAACTTGCCTCGGGGTGTTTGTGTTTGGGTGTAGAGTTGTGTCAGGACGTTCTCTCGCACTTCTCTGCGCACGAGAACATAGGATTTCTGAATGCCCCGGAGTACGTTCACAATGCCTGTGATGAGAGACGCTTCCGTTGCTTTACCGGTGGCTTCGACCTCCATTTCGTAGCGAATGGGTTGTTTTGTAATTTCAGCGGCCAAGAAGTTCAAGGCGGGGATGTAGGAGCCACGTTTATCCAGTTTGCTTTGTTTGACAAAACTCGCATCGAACACAATTCCAAGATACTTGGAGGACGTGAATCGGATACGGGTCATGTATCGAAAGGTTTTGGGGATGGTAGACCATTTTGCAAGGGCTTGAGCCACACGGGGGTCGTCGAGAGGGATGTTCTGCTCCCGGCGAATCTTGATACGAACGCCATAATCCTTGAGATCTACATCTGTATTACCGACGATCTGTCTATCTTTTTGGATGACGTGAAAGGGCTTGCCTTGAATGGTGTTATCACGGCAAAAGGCTTGGATGACGGCTTCTCCCACGAGGGTGAATCGCAGATGGTTAGGAAGCATGATGTTCAACTTGACTTCCTGCGGTTCTTCCTTTAATCCGAGACTGCGGAGGTGTTTGATTGCATTGAGAAACCTTGTATAATCCAAGGTAGGCAACGTGGCCTCCAATTCCGTATCGGGAGTTTGGGCCCAAAGGGTCCAAAGGCTTTTCAGGGCCTCTTTTTCCTTGGATCTGAGTTCCATGGACATTCTTCTACATGGGGTGGGAATTTCTGAGAAGGGTTCAACTTTTCCGAACGGAAAATCGTGATCCCTTTTAAGAATGAATCGTAATCGTAAACCGAGTCGACGGAACAAGGAAGAAGAAGAAGGCACCGGCCGTAGACCATCAAGGTCTGTAAAATTTTCTTTAGGTAACTCAAATAATAATAGAAATCTAGTTGTACAACGTCCAGGCCGTAGATTATTTGAGAACGAAATAAATACGGTAACAAGTGGTACGGTAACAAGTAGTACGTCAAGTTTGCCTGAAGATGCGTTTGGAAACACAAGAATCGCAAGAAACACAAGAATTGCAAGAAACACAGTACCAACATATGTTAGTCTGGGTGCGTTTACAGGTGTAAACCCTTTCATGGATGAAGAGGATAAACTTATACATATGGATGTACCAGAAGGTTTTCCAGAAGTTCCTTCATGGTGTGTTGAAACAGTAGATCAAGGCAATGTTCGTTTTGCGGAACCTGCTGGTGGGTTATATGGCCAAGATGATGGTTGGTTAAGTAATATTCCAAGAATCACGGATCCGATAGAACCAGGGCTTTATACATGGATCATGTACACAACGGCAGGAGATGTAACAATAAAGTTTGTTTGTAAACGAGTTTATTCCCTGTATGAAATTGGATCTAGACATTCGGCGATAGCACGGGACCCAGCGTTGGGTCCCATTAATAGAATTTATGGCGCTGGGGAACTAAGAGTTAATGAAAATCAATCCGTTGATTTTAATTGCGCATCGGGCGCATATATGCGACCTCTTTTAGTAGCGGGGAGGGGGGCTTTACACATGCATCGTCGTGCTATCATAGAAAAATTAAGAACCTTTTTTCCTGGGCGAGCAACCTTTGATAACGAGGATACAAAATCATTTCTTACAGGCTATCGCTTTGCACCGATTCCGTTTGATATACTTGAAATTTATGAAAATAGTGGAATCATTATGCAACCATGTGGAGTAGAAATAGCAGAAATAGCAGAAATTGCAGAAATAGCAGAAATAGCAGAAACAAGACGCCGTCGAGTGAATCGCATTAGAAAAACAAGAAAAAACAGAAACACCAGAAATAACAGAAAAACCAGAAATAACAGAAAAACCAGTCGAAGGGCTTGATAGTGTAGGATCTTCCTACCAAATCAAGACAGTTACTTACGATTTTTACGACTTTTGCGATTTTTTTTACAATTCACTCGGCGTCGTGTATTACGACGGCGACGTTGCTGAGGAGCCATGACAAGAGGTGGGATGATGTTTTCGAGCGTGATATTCTCTATTTGTTGAGGAAGCATGACTAATGCGTTGGGCCCAGGTCCCATTACACGAACAACGGTATATTGAGGATCATTTGCTGCAATCACTCGACCATATTTATCACCACCGCTAATATAATGTACTATAGTACCAACAAGATAAGGAGGCATGTGTATACCATAACACTTCATATTAGGTCCGTAAACTTAGGTCCGTAAACTTAGATCCGTAAACTTAGGTCCGTAAACTTAGGTCCGTAAACTTAGGTCCGTAAACTTAGGCAAGCAATCGCTGTTTCAACTTCCAAACAGCAATTAATACAACTCGTTGCGCCTTGGATCCTGTCAAGTCGTGAAAGTCGAGTTTCTCGGCCAAGGTATTCAATTCCTCCAGACTCAAATGAGCCAGGGACTTCATGACCGAGGGAGGAGGCAGGTAAGCGTATCCCATGGAAGCACACGTGGAGGGCAGGGTTTTGCTATCCACGGATTCTGATTTGACGGAGCCGTTGGAATAGACGTGGAACAGAGGAATGGGTGTTACATCTTCGGAGGGCGCATCGGCTGCAGGAAATACTGTCACTGATTTCGTCGCATCGGACCAGACGGCGACACGAATACGTTGGGCTACACAGATGAAATCGAGGAAGGCGGAGGTGTTCTTTTCTTCTAGGACTTGGTCCCACAGAAAGGGACTCTTGGCTTTCATCAATTCATGGATGTTACCACCGGAGGCTCCTCGGGGTTTGAGAAAGGCTTCCAGGCCGGAGAGCGTCCATCCACGGGCTCGTCCTCCCTGTGCTTGGTAGATGGACCGCATAACCGTTTCGAGACGTTGCGCCTCCTCGCATTCCATACGTCTTTTTACTAAATCAGAGGCCATAAAGTACAGGGGATCTCTAAGATTCATGCCGATCGAAAGGGGGTCTTTGGTATAGGATTTCGTAGGCTTTATAAGTGATTCTTTAGTTTCTGTTTTCTCTATTGTCATCACAGATCGTTCAAAACGAACCGTATTTTGCGGAGGTTCTGGTTTGATCTCTGTCCTATTTACAACAGGTTTTACAACAGGCTTGACAATCGGTTTTTCTACAGTGGTAGACAATACAGGAAGTTTAAACAAATCGACAGATCCTTTTTCTTCATAGATAGAAATCGGAGGCAGTGTAACCGCCTTTGATTTCCAAGCCTCCACCACATGTAACCATGATACCATTAGTGTAATTATGCGTTAGAGCGTTTAGACCGACGACTTGATTTGCGTGGAGACATTGTTGGAGCAGACCCAATAACGCCAGTACCCTTGTAACTTCCAACTGCTAGTGCAATAATAACAATTGATGCGATTCCAATAATTGCGCCAATGCTAGATGAATTCATCTCTATAGACTAAATACATTATTTCCGAGATGATCTCGGAGGGTTGCGTGAATCTCTATGAGGTGTTCTTGATGGAGACGTTAATCGTGGTGTTCTAGTTGGAGTGTGTGGAGTTTCCTTATCCTTTTTGATAAGATGAATACCAAACCATGATAGTATTCCCACAATGAATCCGATTACAATGGAAACCGGAATTGTAAGTGCAACAACTCCCAATAAAATAGGCACAAGAATAATCATCAATAGGGTAAGGCCAACATACATAAGTATTTTAAGTCCGATATTCATATTCCTTCTTATTCGGAAGATTTCGTCGGGACAAGTGACGTTGTAAGGGAGGACATCATAAGTTCACGATCTGCCAATTGAAGACGATTGCTCACCGTAAATCGTCGAAAAAGTTGTAAGGCTTCAAAGGCTTCCTTCGTTAATGTACACAGGTTAAAAAAGACGCCGTTGTGGTTTTCGGACACGGCAATATCGTGTTGTTTGAGAATACGAAGAATTTCAACATATTCTGATTTACTAAGACCTTTCAAATCCTCCAAAAATGCTTTTCGTCGCTCATAATCTTCGGTGCTGAGCGTTCCGGAAGAGGCCATTTAAAATGGAGCAAGGGAATCAGAGGGATCTCCCTTACGCAGTTGTTCCTTCGTCGTCTTCGACTTCCTCTTCTTCTTCTTCAATAGGCGCCTTACTGGACACGCCGTCGATTACTAAATCACCGACTGCCAAGATATAGGGATCATTTGTTTGAAAGGTGTGTCGAATCATGCGAACACGAACAACATCATTGATCTTGAGCGATTCGAATTCAGGAATCCCCGCATGAGTGTCTTGGGGCATCAGAACACGAATAGCCTCTTCAAAGACGGCGATAACGCCTGCCTTGTTCTTATCAATCACCTTGAAGGGCATGATCGCAGTTGAATTGTCAGGATCCTTGTGATCGTAGGCTACAGGTTTGAGAATTTCACATCGAATCTTACAATCATAAATCCAGTTGCCCGTAAACTTTCCACTTTCGGCGGATCCCATGGATCGACGAAGCATCTGAATGGATCCGGGACGGATGTATCCTTCAGCATTACATTTGCCTTCTTCTTGTTCCTTGAGTTTGGTCATAAGAATATCACGAATATGCTCAGAAGTTCGTGCATCAGATAATTCTTTGGGTGTCAGTTCGATCCGTTTATCAACAAAGATCGTTCGGTACATGGTCTACCTATCTTCTACTCCCCCTTTATGATTCATTTTTTTGCGCCTGCCATAGGTTTGGCCTTCACGGCCTTTCCACTGGCTTTTTTGGACGCTTCGGCTACCGTCTTTGCAGCGGCAGTCGCTCTTGCCACATCAATCAGCGATAAGAAGGCTCTTCGTTTGGAAGAAGAAGAAGAAGAAGGCATGCGATCCAGCCATCGAAGTAGGAATTCAGTGTAGGGACAGATCTGTTTGAGGCTGAGGCCCGCCACATGGTTTATATCAAGTGTCGAATCGGCCAACTTACTCTTCTTGGGAGGATCGTAACGTTCTTTTACAGCATCTTGGCGCAGTTTCTTGTCTTCAGCACCGGGTTTCGTTGCATTGGAATCATCCAGTAAGAGAGGAAGGATGTTGGATCCAGTAGTACGAATCTGTGCTTGAATAAGTTGGACTCGGATGATATGAGGATCCAAGTTGGCGGATGTTGCACATTCGGCACCTCGGGTGTCTCCTGTGCTCTTGTTGAGCGTTTTAAAGATGACTGTTCCGTTCTTCAGGGCCAAAAATCCATATACCCCAAGTGTATCGGCCTCCAAATCGACAGGCGCTCCTATTTCAGCCTCGATGAACTCTGTTAGATTGGAGGCACACACTTCAGAGTCTCCTGATTCATTTACACAATATTGGATCACTTGATCGGCTGTAGGATCATACTGGAGATAGCCTTTAATGTCCTTGGTGTATAGTTCTTTACGAATTAATTCTTGGTATACGATTTGCTGTAGGGGGGTCAATCCTGATTCTGGAAGGATCGCAAGATCTTGGAGCACCAAGGCTCGTTCTTTTGCGGACCATACATTGTCCATCCACCACGCTGCCGCAATCTGTACCACCTCCTTGCCGAGAGAGCGGAAATGATGAAACACCCATCGCCAACCCGTAAACAGCGCATATGATTCTGCTGTAAAAGGTGCAGGAGGATCGATACGACCTGTACCCTCGACTAAGACTTGCTTTGTAAGAACGGTTAGCCAACGGTCTAGAGATGCGTAAGCGGTAGTGCTTGATCCGACAGTCTTTTCTGTCGTTGTTTCTGGTGTTGCTACAATTTCTGCTGGGGCTTCCATTGAAGATGACGAAGAAGACGAAGAAGCAGAAGAAGAAGACGAAGATGAAGAAGATGACGAAGAAGACGAAGAAGAAGATGACGAAGAAGATGACAAAGAGGGCAAGGGGCTGAGAAGTGTCGGTCTACCAAGAGAAAATGTGCGTGGAAGTCGTCCTTCAATTCGTCCGTATCGGATGGCCATGGGTATTACGGTATCTGTCACTTGATCAGGCTGAAATACAATATATCCATTTTTCAAAATGAGAGTTCCTATACTTCCATTATCTCGTCGCAATTTCCGGCTTTCCAACACCTCTCTGAGCCCCATGATGGCAAAATCGTGGGGCACGCCTTTTATTTTATAAATTGTTTTCAACAGTGTTTTGTACGGAATAGCAACATCTTCAGATTTGAATCGTTTGAGCACAAGGTCGGCACATTCGAGTAAGGTTTGACGCATATCTGTGATTTGAAGTGTGGAATTATCCTTCTCTGCATTTCTTACAGTCGCCGCACAGGAATACTCGCACTCGGCTTCGTAATCGCAGATGGCAGTGTAGGGAAGATCTTTCACCTTTATACCATCCTCACTCATCTTCGTGAATCGTTGTATACCAAAGGCATCTGTGACATCGGCCGCATAGGGCTGAATCTTATTCGCCTTTTCGTTCAGATCGCAATCCCACGCATAGCGTTTGATCAAGCGTGTGACTTGTCCAATTTGTTGCGCCTTACCAATCGCAATACGGTAGGCGTACAAATCCGGTGTTTCATATGTTGGGATAGATATAGCGTGTAAATACAGAATACAGTTGCGCAAGGCCTTTGGTAGCAGTTGGTGAGAACAAAAACGTACACCACGTCCTTCGATCTGCTCGACACGGTTCAAGTGATACCAACCGTCTAGTAAATGAAGTTGACGAATACATTTAAGATCAAGACCCTCTCCTGCAATTTGCGATCCAAGAATGGCCTTGACCTTGGTTCCATCACGGGCCTCCTCCACTGAGTTGAAGGTTGTAGCATATTCCAACAGGCCCTTGAAATTGGGAGAGTAGGCGTCACTGCTCGTTAATAAAATATAGGTAAATCGAGGCTTTCCTAGGAGTTCCCGTTTGATCAGTGGAGCCAGTGTTCCGTCAGCCAGAACACGACAACCTCCTGCGAGTTCCAATGCCACCGCTAAAGGAATGATACCTGCATGAATGTATCTGGAATACAGGAAGGACATACCCTGCCCCTTTATAACATGGTCTACAATGGAGGCTATTTTGGGACTATGTTCCACTAGATTCGTACGGAAGACATCTTCCAAGGTCTGTGGGGCTTTGGGATTCCAGGTCAGTTGCGTGGCCCGTAAGGATCCGAAGGATACCGTCGATTCTTTGAAATAGGTGTGAAACCCCACTGTACCGTAGGATTCATCGGGATACAGAATGTTTCCCATTTGAATCGCACGATCGGGCACAAAGGCTTCGCCGCTGCGTTCTTCCTTGTAACGATCCGCCAGCATATTTGTAAGATTTCGCCCTACAAGAGACTCAGGGGTTACAGGATGAATGACGAGAGGCAAGGCTGCAAAGATATCCTTTTCTCGTTCCGATAACAATGGAGATTCCTCTTTAGAAATACCCTTTGTAGGATAGTCGAAGGTAAGACCGGCTTGTTCAGAAGGCATTAGGCGAAGAGGAAAGGTGGTGGGATTCTCGCCCCTCATGAAACTTACGTACCGTTGAATGATTTGCTTCAGTTTACGCTCGTCTTTCGGATCGAGATCCTTCTTGAGACCCCCCTCTTTATCAAAAAACGTAGCATCATCCAAAATATCTTTCTCATTCTTAGTATCATTAAGTATAAGCAGATTGAGAAGTAAAATGATTTCAGGTGCCGTGTCGTACATGGGCGTGGCCGTCATTAAGACAAGTCGAAGGCCTTCTGCGTATAGTATAATATCCATGAGCACAGGCGTGAGTTTCTTTCCAATGGCTGCATCGCTGGCTTTTGTTACACTGACTTCTTCGATCACATTATCTTCTTTCTCGCCACCGGCACCGACATCCCGCAAATTATGGGCTTCATCTACAATCAACAAATGATCGGCGAACAGGTCTCGAATCAGTTTTATTTTTGCCTCGTTCTTTTGTTCCTCCGTGAAATGGGGAAAGACGACTGAATTCAATTTCTGTTGGACCCAGTTGTAAAATTTTACACTGCCCATAATCTGATAGCGCTGTTTGACGAGTTTGCTCACTTCCTTGGCAATTTCTTCCTTATCATGGTGATTTGCCATGCCGGTCAGTCGTAAATACGTCATGCCGGTGCATTGTGAGGAGATCCATCGTTCGCCGGTTAGGACTTGATGCTCCTTGGATGCCTCTGTTAATCGATTTGTATCAAAGATGTTGCGACGAAATCCCTCGGCAATGGCTTGCGGTGCGATAATGAAGACCTGCTTGTGAGGCATCATTTCGAGAAAGGTCTCTGCAATGGTAATAGCACTACACGTCTTTCCTACGCCGACTCCATGGTCTAATAAGACACTTCGATAGGGTGTTGACGGATGAAGAAAGCGTGCAACGAGTTTTTGAATGGGAGTCGTGTTAAAGACTTCCTTACTGGCTCCACACTCGTCGGGGTGCAAGGGAGCGGCAAGGGCCGCAAATTCTGTTTTTTTCTGTACAAGGGTCGCAAATTCTGCATCGTCCGTCGTTGGATAAAGTCCTGCTACCTTTTCACGCTCGTGAATCCACATGTCTGGTCGTATTTTACGTTCCTTCATTACGATGGCACGTGCATCTCTAACTGTATATTCCGTATCATTTGATAGTTTTTTTTTATCCCACGAACTTACGACATCTGCAACGTCTCTTTCCTTATAGTACTTGAGTGCCTCAGGATTTGCAACCACCTCCTTTGATATCACCACCTTATTCTTGGCTTCCATCTGATAGGGATAGTGATTAAAGTTTATCTATGATACCGCCGCTTGAAGTTTGGCTCGTAGATCTCCTACGGTAATTCGACGATGTAATTGTGTAAGGAGATCCCGTTTCGCAGTATTGGTGGGGCGAATGTGCGTAAGTGCTTCTTCGAAGGTACACCATCGAATTCCACCTATTTCACGGGTCATCACCGTATTCTCAGCATGCATAGTTGCAGCGACTGTTGGAGCACAGGCTCCAATAAAATACACCTGTCTGTAAGGAATGCCGTTGGATCCGACATACTCTTCGTCATAGGGTGATTCAGTCAATAACCGTAGCACATGTTCGGGCAATCCTGTTTCTTCCTTCCATTCTCTTACAGCGCAGGTTCGATCATGTTCGTGTAAATTTCGACGTCCTTTTGGAAATCCCCATTCGGGTTCCGCCCACGCTTGATTACAGGTTGCGATGTAATCGGCCAAGGTCTTTCCTACAGAATCGCCCGTCGTAGTGAGTCGTTGAAAGGCTTCTTGTGCCGTATCGGCTTCGTTACGAAATTGACGACTTCGTTGTCCATTCCATAATGAATGCCACAGATCTGAGAACCCATGTTTGAGCAGCCTGTCCCGTTCCTCGATCGTCATCTCATTACATAATAACTGGATATAGTCGTGATTTGTTGACTTGTATTTACCACGAAGAAACTCTACGTAGGCCAAACTGTCACGACGCCGAATTAGGAGATATTGGGGCACACCTTCTATGAATTTTACAGCAATAACACCATAGGACATTACGGGCAGTCGACATTCCCGGAACGTATGTCCACGGATTCCACAATTTAAACATTCCATCTTACTTGAGATTCCTAGATCGGGTTTAGACCGCTAGGTGTTGGTCTCGTTTGGTAACGACGCAAATTGTTTCATACAAATAGAAGATGAGTCGCACGTTTCCACCCTTTGGTGTAGGGCCTGGGATATGGGGGCCCTACTTTTGGACGACCATGCACATTGTAAGTTTGGGTGTATCGAAGGAACCGACGGCTGCCGAACAAGAAGGCATTCGTAATTTTTACGAATCTCTTCAAGTTGTCATTCCCTGTCCCATTTGTCGTGAACATTACAAGGAGGCGTTGAAATCGACGCCGATTCAAACAAGTAGTCGAGATGCTGTTGTTGAATGGGTCTATGACATTCACAATGTCGTCAACACGACGTTGGGAAAGCCTCAGATGTCTTGGGATGGGTTTATAAGTGTTATGCGAGAGTTGCCGAGAAAGGGAGTTATCACAAGTACACCCGCCTTTCCTCATGTTCCTACACTGCTTGTTGGGATTGTCGTGGGGGCTGTAGGAATGATGGCGGCCAAGAAATTTATGAAGTAGGGTTTGTTGTTGTCCACTCTTTCAGGCTCTCCATTCGGGCATCGGGTGTAAAGGTCGTCCATCCGAACATAGCCTGTAGCAGTGGGTACTCGAAGGGCTGATCAAACAGAGGCAACGGTCCATACGTAATGCTAGGCTTTTGTAGCCACCATTCACGATAGATGCCGGAATACAGAACTACAGGAATCCAAAAGGCGAATCCGTACACTGCATAAAAAATACGTTGAGGGAGGGGTCGATACACGTTGAGATTGGTGGCATAACTCGCCCCCACACAGGCTAGCGCAATACATCCAAGAATCAGGATGACCGCAAACATATATCCAAAGATCCGTGACAGAAGACGACTTAGAGAAAAGGTGGATCGTTCGGCTTCGGCCTTCTTAGCCGTTTCGGCATCTGCGGCTGCCTTTGCATTCGCAATCGCCTGTTCTTTGTCGGCTTTCTCTTTGTCAGCCTTCTTCAAGGTGGCCTTCTTTTCGGCTTCTGCCTTTGCCGCCTGTTGTTTTGTATAGGCTTCTGCTTCAGGATTATAAGTCGCCTGATGAAGAGAATACGCCACACTGTTTGAAAGTTGGGAAACAAAGTCCATCCTATAAGGGGATTCTACTTATAGGTTTTATGAACACAAAAAGCGCACCTAGAGAACGCTTTTTTATGGGGCGCTAGATGATAAGAAAGGAAGAGCCTTTGCAGAGTCTGTAATATGTAAACTTGAGATCGGGGTCTTACTATGACCCCCTTGCGTCACCATAGCCAGTGGCATTTGCGATCCTTCCGTGAGTTCGCATGATTCTCTAGATCCAAAGGTTCGGATGGGCTCGCACAGATCTGTGGCAGGAACCTTGACACAATAGCGTCCGGTATTGTCTTCTCCTACAAAGCACCAGGTTTGGTTCTTGGTGTTGTCATAAGGTAACAAGGATGACTTGGGTGGATATATGCTTGCATCGGGCTTATAGTTTGGTGGGATGATGGGCAACATAGGTAAGAAATAATCCCTTACTCTCTGATAAATATCTGTGTACGCTAATACAGCGAGTAATCCGATTCCGATAACAAGGATTATAATGTACTCGTAAGAAATACTGGGACCTCCATCGCCGGTCCTAGCGTTGAAAGAGCCCATGGAGGGTTCAGGACTTACAGGAATGTTGTTCATCTACTGTACAGGCTAAAGATTAAATGAGTACGGCCAAGTAGAGGAATGCCTGGAGGATTACTGGCTCTAGTATGTTATGGAAATGAAAACGTTCTGGTCAATGGGAATCCCCAAATGACGAATTTCTATAAGATCTTTCAACGATACACTCATTTTTCACAGGAGCCGATTCAGATTTCGTTGGACGGACCCGACCTATTGAAAATGGACGCCAATATTACTCTGCGTGCGAAAATACCCCGTAATGCAGATTTGCTGAGTGATTTGACACTCCGACTTACCATTCCGGATATTTACAGCAAGGCCTACATAAATAATTCTCAGACTTTACAGCGACTTTACGAATTTGCATGGATCAAACAATTAGGGGCTCGTATGATACAGTCGATTACCTGTACCGTGGGGGGACAGGTGATTCAGGAATTTACGGGAGAATGGATTGCGACAAGGGCCTTTTTGGATTTGGATAGTGATATTTATTACAAATGGAGTTCGATGGTGGGAAATACAGCAGACTATTTTGATCCGGCGAATGGATTGTATGCAGATCCGAACCTTGTTGGAACGGGGAATGCCTATCCGAATGTAGTGGCGTGGAGAGGAGCACCGGGCCAAAACAATTCGCCTAGTATTCCGGGACGTGTCTTACGAATTCCCTTGGGACTTTGGTTTTCAGATTACATTGGCAATTCGTTGCCTCTTGTAGCACTTCAATACCACGAAGTGGAGATTGCGATTGTGATGGCACCAATTCGCAATCTTTACACGATCTTGGATCCTAGCGGTGTGCGATTGCGTCCAGGAATACGATCTCTTCCCTATGAACCAACGGATCAGTATAACACGACGTACAATCCAGCGCTTTTCGGACCTCTACCAACATCACTTAACAATCTGTATGGACAGTATACAGATTTGAGTGGAAGCATGCGATATTTCTTAACAGATATATCGGGTGCCATTCCGGCGTTTGATGGTTGGCCTCTGAATGCGACTCTGGAGGGGTTGTATACCTATGTGCAGGCGGAGGAACAGCGGATGTTTACATCGAAAACCCTGCGATACAACGTCCGGCAGGCACAGAACTTTATCATTTCTGGCGTGAATACACGAAATACATATCGACTTGATGTACATAATATTAGTACAAGAGTTGTGTTTTATGCAAGACGATCGGATGCGATTCCTTACAGAAATCAACCAACAAATCTAACGAATTGGATTAATCCACTTGGTGTATATAGACCCTATGTGGTGCCACTTTCGGGTCAACCCAATACAGCCATTTTTAATGGGAATCTAATATCCCTCGGTCGGTCGGGCATCAATCTGCCTGGATTGAATCGGGACATTATCAGAGCGGCCTTTCTTACGGCCAATGGAACCGCACTGTTTGATTCCCAAGACGCCAGGTATTTCAGTGAGTTCGTGCCCTACAAGAATTTGAATGGTGATGCTATGCCCTTTTATGACTATGGATTGATGGCACAGGGAGAATTGTCTCCCTTGCTTACGTACAGTTTTGCTCTGAATGGTTCAGAAATCGAACAACCCACAGGGACCTTGAATATTAGTCGCATCGATCGATTAGATATAGATGTAGATGTCGCACCTATTCCTGTAGGTGCGAATTATACATATGAGTTACAGATCTACGTGGAGATCTTGAATTTCTTGGAAATCAGTTCGGGTTTGGGAGGTATCAAATTCGCAACATAAGGGCCTTTACGATAGCGAAGAGGACACCGCCCCACAGAGTGTCGGCGACAGCAATGGTAGGACTGTACTTTTTGAGAAGGGTCAGCGATGTAAAATCGTATACAGCGTATGTGGCGGCGCCTACAAGCGCAGCGTGATGAACGTTTTCGGATTGAATTACCAGATAGGCAAGCGCAATGTATACCACCAAGGCGGGAAGGAATCGAAACGTGACGGGTTCACCTTGAATTGCAGCAGTCATGGTGAGCGCAAAGCGACCTACAGTGAATAACCATACAGAATCAACAAGAACGAGTAACAGAATTGCAATACCAAGATTTTTAAGGGTGAAATTCATTGTCTGGGATCTTATAAAGGTCCGAGATAATTTAGTTCAGTGGTCTAATAAGCCTTATTGACCCACCAGTCATCGTGCATGTAGGGAGGGAGATCTGTGCTACCACTGTTCACGATGGTAGAACTGGGGCCTTGACGATAGAGCGAATCGATGGCGGAATACGTGAGCGCATATCCGTAGTAGTTGAGTCTGGAGACCATTCCTTGCATCGCACCGGTGATCTGCATATTATTGCCCGTTTGACCTGCTGGCGCATAGGTAAACTGAATCGGAGACATGACATAGATGTTGCCGTAATTGAGACGAGGCACATCCTCAAATTCGTAACGCTGTGTCACGTTGCCGTTGATGTAGACGTCCATGTACTTACCCTTGACTAGAATGATTACATGAAACCATTTTCCAACAGGGATGTTGGGAATGCTGATGTAATTGTTCCAGGTGGTGGCAGAATTCAAGTACACACGAAGGGTGTTGTTAACACTTTCAACAAAGACACCAGGAGCCATAACGGGGAAGGCGTTCTTGAAGCCCTTGTGGAAGACGTGTTTGAGGGTAGGAGTTTGGTTGTCGGCCATCTTGCTCCCATCAAAGGTCTCGGACTTGACGAGCAAGAACATCGAATAGGTCATTTCGATACCATTTTGCTGGTTTTCACTGTTGTACACCATGGGGGTGCCGAGACTGGGGTCTTGCGCAACGACTTGTTGGCCCGTTGTAGTGTCACTCAGTAAAATAGCGCTACTGCGTTGCTGTGCTTGGTAATACTCAACCGCAGAACTAATTCCAGCCGCAATCACTGAAACTATGATTACGATGACAATTGTCAATACAAGTTGACTAATAAGATCGGTTCCACCGATAAACGGGGTGGCCATCGAAGATAGACTGCCCGATGCGTTCATTCTATAGTACAGAGTCTTTATTTTCTGCTCTAAGCACTTGTTGTGGTTGCGGGAGTTGCAGCAGCCGTGTAGGTCAGGTTAATTCCCAGTTTTGACTCGAGAAGACTTAGGAAGGTAGGAGGACCACCGGGTCCTGCCAGGTAGATAGAGTAAATACGATCCGGGGTTAATGGGTAGGCAAAGTATTGCATGACACCAAAGGTACCCGTAAATCCACCGGCCTCGCCAATCTGCACCGTTTGTTGACCACCGACAGAACTAATAGGGAGGGCTGGAAGGATGCAAGAACGATTGAGTTTACCGTCGTAGTAGATATCAACAATGCGACCATTGACAGAAATCGTAAAGTTGATCCAACGTTGGAGATCAATCTCATTGACATCGCATTGAGGCATATTGATACCCTGGGTGATAAGAGGGATGGTGCTTGTGTAGGATTGGAGACGTGACGTATTGCTGGTGAAATCCGGAGATAGATTCTTGGTAGACCCCATGTTGACACGGACCATCATTTGAGGGTCATTGGGGTAGAGAAGTACACTGAGAAGGGATTGACCCGTAAGACCATCGTCGAAGATGTTGAGCACCGACTGAGGAGCACCGGGCTGATTTCCACCCCATGCCTTGATGTTCATCCAGAAACTCAGGGTGTAGGCTCCACCGGGTTTGATACGAATTTTACCATCATTCACATCGCCTTGCGTTATTTTCATGGACTTGATTTGCGCAGGATTTCCAGGCTGCATCGCATTTGCGATGCTAACATCAAGTGACGCAGATTTAAAAGTGAATTGGTACAGAATACCAATGACAATGACCGCAATGACTATATAGACAGCATAGGTCAGCATGGTGCTAGAAGAACTAGGCGCAGGCGAAAGGATCCGTGAAGCATTCATTCTTCGTTCTACTTGTATGTTGAAATTTCTTGTAAGACCATCCTAACTACGCATAGTTGTAATCAATATATTGGAATGGATTATCATTGGGTGGATCAACGCAGAATCCTATCTTGCAAAAGCCATTGGCGAAGATTGAATATATGTCAGCAAGACTCATACCGGGTGTAGGGATGTATGGTTTGCCCCGAGGATCACTTGTACTTTTATAATTGGTTATGACTTCAGGAAGGGTTAGACGCCTGGGCCATAATTGTACATATCCTAGTTGTCCCGAGAATCCAACCATGGGAAAGAGCGTGATCTGCGTGGGGACTGCTTGAGGAACATCTGGTAACAAGGTTGATGTGATCAAGGCTCCATTCAAGTAGGTGTCCACGGTACGACCTTCCACCGTAAAGGCCAATTGATTCCAGCGATTTGTTAGAAAGTTAGATACAGTTAAGGTTGTATTGGGATCACTTACACCGGAAGGACTAGCCGGGCGCATGACTATTAAGGCTTTTTGGTTAACAGGATCGAGGGAAATGCTACAGGCTCCTGTGAGTTCTAGCAATTTGTGGTATCGCATATCATCTTGAGGTGCAAAACTGGGATTCGTCAAATCATTCATGTAGACGTAGAAGGAGAAGGTGTAAGACTCATCCAGTCCCTTCGGTAAATCGGCTTGCTGTATAAGTTGTTGATTCTCTAGAACAACTGGCGAGGCTGACACCAGTTGGTAGGGACCCATAACCGTAGTCACGGCGGATCTTGGCCAAAAGTAATAGACAAGCAAACCGATCACGACAAGAACCATCATAGTCGGAACGATATAGCCACTATATTTGGCAAAGGTAGATGTCTTGGGTGTCGGTGAGTTTAGGTTCTCCATCTGGTTTTACACTATATTTTCGATTGCTTTGACTTGGCGAAGTTGTTCACCCAAACAAAACTAGTATCATCACCCTATGTAATACTATGAACTAATAAAAATTCATAGTATACTGTAGCAACTCTAATACAAATTCGTATTTTGTCCCAAGACCGTGTTTGTTGCACGACCGGATCCAGCGCCCAGGGCCGATTGAATAACGTTGATGAGAGGCACATTGTTCAAGGAGGTTCCTACCTCGGGTGCTGAGGGAGGCGGGATGGTAGAACAGACCGCTGCCGTGTTTACAAAGGTTGGCGCCGTTGCACATAGCGATGTCATATTTTGTGTGGTCATTCCGTAAGACCACAAATACACATTTTGAAGTTGGACAGGAGCAGGGTTGGGACCGGCTATACCGTACACTACCATTTCAACAGGCTTGGGCGTTCCTTGAAGTAACTTCGTGTCTTCTAATTTACAATTAATGTAGACGTCAAGGGTACGATGATTTACCACAATGCCAAGACGAAACGGAGTCTTGAGAGGGATGTCGGGAATACGGAGAGACTCACGATAACTCTGAGAACTACTGACGGTATCGACAAAGATGAGAAGATCATTTGTAAGAGGATCCAAGAAGACGCCTGGATTCATACGACGGGGAAGGTTGCCAGAGGAAGACTCTGTAGAGGCACTGGGGTTTGAAGAAAATTCATCGGAGCCACGATGAAAGATATGACGGTGCACGGGCTGTGACGTCAGGGTTCGGGAGTCCAGTATTTTACATTCCATCAGAATGGAATACGAGGCATCTTGAAAGGAGTTCCCAATTGCGGATTTGTAGGCTACAAGATTGCGGGTATTTCCTGTGGGAGGCCAGATATATTTGGCATTATAATACACTTGAAACGAATGGGGTACAAAATAAGCAAAGATGCCTGTGATTGTAACACTCTTGTTCATCAACATGAATCCTATAAAGATGGCAATTAAGCCCATCACTACGTATAGAAGGATGTTCGCAGGCATTCCTTTGACCAAGGGACTCGTCGATGACGACCCTATTCCCGATTCTAAGAAGTTATTCATTCCTATTCAAGGTGTAGAAAACTCTAGGGCGCATCAATGCTGGTGTAAAAGTCCCGTTGTGGGGCGCTTTTTACAAAGGTCTTTAACTTGAAGGAGGTCGTCTTCATAACAGGACTAGGAGAGTCACGCAATTTGTGTTTACTGAAGGTGTTCTTCGTATGGCACATAACCAACATCACCTTCATAGGATCTAACTGAAAAAGAGGTTCGGAATACTTGTTGGTAAAACTCAATTCTTCAGCGTGCGTGACTGTTTCATCACAGGGATGCGAGAGAGCGTATTCCTTCGTATATGCCATTGTACCAAAGGTGGCATGATTGGGGGCGTAGGGACCTGTTTCCCAAATGCTTTGATCATCGGTGAAATATAGGAAATTACGAGTGCTTCCTACAAGATTGGCCTTACGACTTCTTAACGTCATGACAGCGTGACTAACACGCTCGGGGCTATAATAATCGTCGTCATCCATGGTGACAAAGATGGCTCCTCTGCCCATCTTGTGCAACTTGTTGCGCTTGGCGCCGACATTGACCTTGGTTTCGGATCGAATATACTGAATAGGAATGTCCTTGAAGGTCTTTACGAGATCCTCCACAGACTCGGTTCCGTCGTCCAAGATCACCCACTCGAGTTGATTCTTGGGATAGGTTTGTGCCTTGATACATTCATACAAATATGGTAAGAACTTACCACGATTGTAGGTAGGCGTAAGAATGCTTACAGGGGGAAAGGTGGGCGAGATGCTGGTGGGCCATGTGGAGGTCATTACCGATTCTTTGTAGTCTTCTGTTTAGACCTGTAATCTAGATGGCAGTCGCTTTTGGAATGGAGCCGATGGATTCTTTGTACATTTCTATTTGTGTAGGATTGTAGTTAGATTTTATCGAATCAACAACAACTTTTACGACTTCTGTGACATTTTCTGATTTTATCTCGAATGCATTCGTTGTAACAATAGCCACGGTTTCTGCGATAGCCACGGTTTCTGCGATAGCCACGGGTTCTGCGATAGCCACGGTTTCTGCGATAGCCACGGTTTCTGCGATAGCCACGGTTTCTGCGATAGCCTCTGTTCCCTGATTTGCCAGTGTTATAGTATTAGCAACTGTATCAATGACCGTTTTTTCTTGTTCGATCGTTGTGTCTGCTTTTTCTTCACCTACCTTCACCATTGGATTTTGATCCATTGTTGGGAGTTCTATAACCGGTTCAGGGGGTGCATGGATCATGGCTGGTTTGGAGGCGCAGCATCCCATCGTTCTACATACTTGGGCCTAAAATTATGGAACTGAAGCAATACTAGCCCTCTATGTCTCTCCAAGCACGAAGACGGCTGTGGTCCTTTTTTGAGGCCCTGTATAGCCAAGAACTTGCAGAAACAGCCCCCACAGCACCTACTCCCTCCTGGATTACAACACCCTTAATGGATCATCAACGAACTTCCTTGGCCGCCGCCTTGGCCCTGGAACAATCAAAACAAGATGGTATTCTTGTCGACGCCCTTCCAGGGGAATCTGACGGAGGCCGTTTCTTTTCATCCTATGGCATTTTAGCCGATAAGGTCGGGTCTGGAAAATCTCTTACAGCATTAGCCTTAGTAAAACAGCCGGCACCCTCCGATCTGTATACAGAATATGTGACTCGGCATACTCAGATCTTGGGCGACGGCAGGGACATTGGCTTGCTCCGTCAGAAATCACAGAGAAAGACAGCGACAGGGATCGAGTTACGACAGGTTACCACCAGTCTTCTTATTGTTCCTCATGCACTGATTCAACAATGGGAGACCTATATTACACGAGATACGACGATCAGAGCCAAGATCCTGAAACGAAAGGCGGAAACATCGGATCCCGCCATTATGACGGAGTTAGAAACCTACGACTTGATTGTAGTGAGTAGCACCATGTGGCCCACCTTTAAGGCTTCTCATCCTTGTCGTAGCATTTTGTGGCAGCGTCTCTTTATTGACGAAGCCGACAGTATTACCTTTACAAGTGATCACGACGATCTACACGCACGTTTTTATTGGTTTATTACAGCCAGTTGGATGAATTTAATATTTACAGGCGGTTGTTACTATAATATTATGGCTGTGTACATGCCTCTGCCAGAAACCTCGCCATCCTTGATTACACGGATTCACAAGTCAGTATATAATAACAATTACTTCAGTGTTCCAGGATGTCGGCACATGAACATTGTACGTAGGATGTGCGGTACGGATCGGCTCCAAACACATCCATCATCCCAGGCGGTACTCTCGCAATCCTCAAGGGCCATCATTCACTCCAGTGAAGAAGCCATTCGCAAATCCTTTACGAATCCACTCATTTCCCATAGCACCATCATGTGTGCCACACCGGCGAATTTACGAGTATTGGAGAGTTTTGTTAGTCCAGAGATGATGGAGCGTCTTCACGCAGGAGATGTCAAAGGGGCCTTGGAGTGTGTTGGAATGACGGCGCATTCGGAGTCAGAATTGACCTCGGCTGTGACGGCGTCCTGGCTCACAGAATTAGATAACGCAAAGAAAACATACGAATTCAAGAAGACGATTACTTATAGTAGTGAGGTCGCAAGAACCAAGTCGCTTGAAACATGCGAACAGAAAATTGCGAGTATTGAAAGTCGTATATCCGCCGTCGAAGACCGTATTAAAAGAGCCAAGGAACATAATTGTCCTATTTGCTATTGCGATGCCACGAATCCTGCCTTGACGCCTTGCTGTTCGCAGATCTTTTGCTTTGGATGCCTATGTGAATCTTTAAAACGGGTAGCCTCGTGTCCCTTATGCCGTGTCAGGATTACGGATCTAAAATCGGTCAAGGTGCTGGGCGACAACATAGAGACTAACACAGTCGTGCAAATGACGGTGGTAAAGAAGAAGTTAGGGAAGCAGGAGACCTGTATTACATTTTTGAAGGAGAATCCAGCGGCCCGTGTGCTCATTTTCAGTAGTTATGACGCCACATTTTCGGGGTTGAATACATCACTTACAGACGCAAACATCAGTCACGCCACCGTGAATGGGAGTCAAGCCCGAATTACGAAATTGTTGAGGGAGTTCCGAGAGGGCAAGCATAGTGTACTCTTTCTAAATGCGAGGAACATGGGAGCGGGATTAAACATGGAATCGGCCACTCACGTGCTCCTCTTTCATCGAATGGCAGCGGAATTGGAGCAACAGATTGTAGGGAGAGCCGTGCGACTTGGACGAACAGAACCTCTGGAAGTTGTACATCTATATCACGATAATGAACTGCAGACAGGGATCACACACGCCTGAACAAAAATTGAACACATGGAATCCATAACCGAAGATGTATGGACTCTACAAACAGCCTACACACCTTTCACGATGGATCAGTGTTACGAAAAATGTCGGCGCAAGCATTGATTGTGATTCCTATTTGGAAGGGCAATCGAATTTTGAATACGGAACATGTTACGAATTTACGAAAGGCGATCGGATCTAAGATCCACTACCTTGATTCAGGGTATTGTACAATACAATATCCTGAATTAGATGCGGCTGATAACCAAGTTATGCAGACCTATATAGTCGATGGGCAGCATCGAGCTGCCTTGCTAAAGGAGCACTTTCAACCTCCTTGCTTTGAACCCGATTTTACAGTCGTAGTACGTGAGAAAACTGTTAGTAACGAAACGGAGGCCATCGCCTACTTCAATGCGATCAACAATTGTAAACCGCAACAGTGGCAACACGATCGTAAACTGGTTGCGAATGCGTATATTGTGGCGATTGAAGGATCCTTCAACAAGATGAAAGGATGGCCGGCGATACGACAGGGAGCCACAACCCGTCCCTTTCTGTCTGTGGATAAGTTACGGGAACAACTGCTCCTACAGAAACTGAATCCAGATCCAGAAGCGATGGCCACCTGTTTACGAAACCTCGGTGTATGGAATCAGAAAAAGTGTGAGGAAACTCAGATCCGCTTAGCGATGGACCCTGAGGCAAAGGAGGCGAAACTATGGGGACGGGCTCTTGAACTGGATTGTATGTTAGCGATGGATTTCAGTTGGATCACTACCTTATTGTGAGTGGTTCTGGCTTATCGGCGCTTCGTAGACCGGCGTGTCTTATTGCGACGATTTGTTTTTATTTTTTTCGTAAAATAATTTCTAGCAGCCGTACAAGCATTGCCTACACATTTATAAGCATTCCCTACGCAATTAAGACATCCTCTTACATTTGATTGATTACGAATGCTAATAATATGATTCGTCATTTCCTCTTGGGTGGGCTTTGGTATGTAGACTCCACTATTATTCGGTTTACTCGTTCTATATAGTCCGCCTTCTCTGCCGGCATAGATCTTCCCTATTTCAAAATTGTATGTACCAAACCATTCGTTAGGAGGTGGAAATTGATACCGTGTAGTAAAAAAATCTAACAAATCGCTACCACCATACATTAATATTTCTTTAAACGTGTTATTCAATTGTGTACGTGGTGCTAAACCATTATTACGCATATAACAATATAATGACATTACGTACATAAGCATGTCATATGAAAATCCGATTCTTGCATATTCATTTGTTGCATACCGTGTGGACCCGATTGTGAGACTCACTCGTCCAAAATCAATGAAAACAGGGGATCCCTCTGGGTTGAACATCACATTTTCCCTATGTAAATCGCAATGTAGAAAATTGTAACGTTCTCTAAGTTTTAGAAGTATATTTGCGGTTTTATGGATAATTCTCTTGATATTATTCAAATCTCTAAACCCATATCCTAGGTAGTTTTGTAAGGTTTGGTACGACTTCATTCGTATAACAAGGTTGTACCCATAACTTGGCGCCTCATGTCCATGTCCAAGGGGGTTTCCTATGTGGGTTGGTCGATAAAATCCCGTAATTGCGCATGTAGATTCACGAATCTCTGGATCGAAATCGGATCCTAATATGGCTAATGCAAACGCCTCCATAAATGTATCCTTTATATCTTGCGCATTATGTATAGTGACTGTTTTCCATATATTTGTAGATAGAACTGTGATGTCCGCATTCTTATAGACCTTACCATAAGTTCCTGAAGTTACATAACTAAGAGTTTTTTTTGTGGAACTGGCACCTTTGTGTAAAATAATTCCTGGAATTTCGACGGAATTGGCACTAGCACTAGATGTAGTCGCATCTGTGTAAGCAGGCAAGTACCTCACATAGGTGTTAAACTTCTCAGCATTGCCAAGATTCTCTGGTATATCACGAAGATCGTTCATGATTGGATTTATATACCCTGTTACGCTGCGGTAAGGTGTATCTAACAATAATCCAAGTGCCTTGTTTTGCGCAGGATCCAGAGACATCCACTTACCTGTTAAGCATAAAATTAAAGCGAAGGAAAGGGAATCGGATGGGGGACTTCAAGCGACTGTAGGAGCCTCATAAACCGGCTTGGATCTACAGAGGGAAACCAGGTAGGTAGTTGCGCCTTCCAAAAGTCACCGTGTTCCCATATCGCATGTCCTGGTTTTTTGGCACCGCTAGTATCCAAAGATACAGAGGCCGCATTCAAAAAGAGATTCGTTTTCCAAACGGTACTATCAAATCCGCCATCGAATTCTGCATCGGCTTGCTGATACGCATCTCGCATCTCACAGAGATATCGAAATTGATTGTACAACATTGACTGTTTCGCAAGGACTGCCGTGTATTCCATGGCATCATCGGCCCAAGAGGCCGTAGATTCATCTTCTACTCCACCAGGTGCAAACAGCATTTGATTCACAGATTGAAGTTTGGATTGGTAGGTGAGAGGGAATAAGGTCCAGTGTTGATAGAAAAAGGTGTAATAATCGAGACGATCACTGCTCAGAATCGCAGAGAATGCACGTTTATACATATGATAGCCTTTTTCATTGTTTCCTATAAAGCGTCGCAACCAGGTGGGGAGCGTTTCGTGTAAATGCAGTCCTGCCAAGTTCAGGTCGTTATTGTTTAGAGGTACATCGGCTGCCATGTCCATACGCCCTCGTAGCAGTTGACCTACAGCCGTCCGAATGGTCTCACTCCTTCGAATACGGTTGGAACTCAGTATATTTGCTTCATTGTATTCTATTATGTTTGTTACAGAAGGGGGCTTCGTCTTTATTTCGTCAACCGATTGAAGTATTTTTCGTAGGTCGCCATTGTGAATCCCAAGTAAATCTGTAGCCAATTGTTTGTAGGATTGACTTCCACCAATTCGGTTTACAAGGAGAGTTTCAACGTCTAGGGCGGTGGGCGCCTTGACAGCAAAGGTCTGGCAAAGTTTGAGAAAGGGTTGAAACTTCTTTTCCATCCATTCGTTGGAAATACAGACGATGGCATTGATTCCTTTGTAGTCTTTCAAAATGCGTAGAAGTTCCACGAGCCCCCCCTTGTCGCCAACGGACATACCGTCGATCTCATCGAGAATGATACCGAGGGGTCGGGGTCCTGTTTCTGAAAAGAAATCAGCCACATTACAGGAATGTAGGAGGGGCACAAGACTTTCTTCGACTGCGGATTTATGACGATGCTGAGAAGCGTTCCATTCAACGACACGATGATTGGCTTTCTCTAAGGCAACACGAGCCAAGGTTGTTTTACCAATACCAGGAGGTCCATATAAGAAACTGGCATTATAGGTTCGTGGAAAGGGAGAGGTTGCCCAACGGGTCAAAGACTCAATGAGATCGGCGTGCAAGGTAGCCATTGATGATTTTACGAGGGGTGTAGTTTAGACCAATGATTTCACCTTGGTCTAAACTTATTTTTTAACGCATTTACACATCGCCAAACAGACTGGTCCAAATCAAACCAGCAGATAAGACACGATCCTGCACTGTGCTAATGCTTTCCGTCGAGGAAGGAGGGTTGAAATGCATTTGGGGATTGGTCAGGCAGGCATCAAGATTTTTGGGATCGCACTTTTTAAGACCTCCGTTGTTACTAACACCTACAAAGTCCACACAGGTTTGGGAGGCAGGATTCCCATTGGCTGCAGGTCTGCGGATAAGCGTAAGGTAATCGGGACAAGAGGTTGTGATAGGAGGCCATGTAACTTTATTGACAATAAAGATCTTGACGTAGTAGAAATAAGTCATAAAGAGTACCGTCAGAAAGACCAGAAGACCGGAGATTTGACGGTTCAGGATACTGTACAAAAAGTACGCTAGGGCACCGTTTAGCGCAAGTGCAATGATCCAAAAGAGGGCCTTACCGAGCGTGAACCCATTGGAGACCTTGCCTCCACCAGGAAGAAGACGTGTAAAATCTTGTGTGTAGATGCCAGAGTCGCCCATTCTATTCCAGATATATATTTAAAAAAATATCAACACAGAGCCAAACGCTGTGTTGAGAATAATAAAGAAGAGTCTAAAAAACCGCTTAGTTGAGGCGCACAAACCTGGTGGGCGCACCGTTGCCGCCACCGCCCTGTTGGAGGCCACCGAGTTGGATGTAGCCGGTGAAGTAGTCCGTGTCAAGTCCGGACGCAGGGCCGCCAACACCGAAGGTGCCGAGGGTGCTTACGGGAACCAGTTGGACCTTGCGGAGAACCGTGGAGATACCAGCGACCGCACCGACGGGGGTGGGGTTAGGAGTAGGGACATACAGAGTCTTACCCATGTCACGGAAGATGGCAGAACCGGCCGTGCCCAGTACTGTGGAGATAGTGCTGGTGGCAGTTTGTACTCCAATCCAGGTGGGAACGCCCAAACTGGACGTGTACACCTGGGCACTCACGTTGCCGATGTTGACGTACAACTTGTTGGAGGGAATAACTTCATAGCCAGAGGTAACAGATGTCATTTGTTTATACCTAGGTCGGAGAAAAAAAGTTTTAAGGCATTTTCTGAATCCACAAAGTGGATCTCGGAGAATCTAAAAAAGTCGGAACCTTACAAAGTGTTTAGTTGAGGCGAGCGAACCTAGTAGGGGCGCCATTGCCACCACCGCCCTGTTGCAGACCACCCAGTTGGATGTAGCCAGTATAGTAGTCCACATCGGAACCGGCATATGCACCGCCAACACCGAAGGCACCGATAGGTGCGGGGGGGATGAATTGAACCTTGCGAAACAAGGTGGAGATGCCAGCAACCGCACCAACGGGGACATTGGTAGGAGATGGGAGGTAAAGACTTGTACCAAGATCACGGAAGATGGCGCCTCCTACAGTCTGAAGAACAGTAGTGACATCAGCGTCGGCGACCCAAGCAGGAGGGGTGCCGTTGGAGGTAAGGATAGAAGATTGGCAGGCAGCGATGTTGATGTACAACTTGTTAGAGGGAACTTGACCATACCCAGATCCAATGGAAGTCATTCGTTTATATCTTGTTCTGAGAAAATAGTTTTAGACTCGTGAATATCAATAGGGGCTGTACAGACAATCTGTAAAGGTGTCTGAAGCATTTTCAGAATCCACAAAGTGGATCTCGGAGAATCTAAAAAAAGTCGGAATCTTACCAAGTGTTTAGTTGAGGCGAGCAAACTTGGTGGGGGCACCGTTGCCGCCACCGCCCTGTTGGAGACCGCCCAGTTGGATGTAGCCAGTGAAGTAGTCCACATCAGTACCGGCATAGGTACCACCAACACCGAAGGTGCCTGGGTTGCCGACAGGGATGAGTTGGACCTTGCGAAGGACCGTGGAGATACCAGGGACCGCACCGACGGGGACGAGCGTAGGAGATGGGACGTAAAGAGTCGTGCCAAGATCACGGAAGATAGCCGCTCCAACAGTAGACAGTTGGCCAGCAATCAGGCCAGTGCCGCCCTGGCTCCATGCAACACTGCTGAGGTTAGAGTCGAAGATAAAGTTGGAGCATGCAGCGATGTTGACGTACAACTTGTTAGCGGGAACTTGACCATAGGAGGCTCGGACGGAAGTCATTCGGTTATATCTTGCTCTTAGAAAAAAAATAATACGCCGGAACAGGAGATGGCAGATATCGCAGATATGCAAAGTCCAGGGAGAGTATCTATTTTAGAAGGCGAGGGTAATATCCAGGTGCCCGGCTTTGATTACCCTACAAAGGCTCCGAGTAATGCAGGAAGTGGTGGTATTCGGGGTAATTTGGAACGCAGTGTATTAAATCAGGCCTACTTTTCGGCCGCTAACTTTCAAATTATTCAAAATAAGATCCGTAGAGCCGTCTTTGACAAATCCGGAGAAATCATTGACCCTGTGGGGACCGATGATCTCTTCATGGTGATGCGAGCCATTTATCTGTGGTACGGCAGGAACCTGGACGAAGACATTCCGGGGCAAATTGCCGAGTTGGATGAGCGAGTCTCGGCCTGGTGCGTGCCTAAGATTTTGGCGGAACTTTCTATGTACAAAACCTACCTGAATGATATCAGCACCTTGCCTATTCCTATCGAGCAGCCTGTGAACCAGAGCAGTGCCGGAACCAAGTCGCTGCCCTTCAAACCGTTTTTTTAGATATTGTAATCCATATAGACGTTTATTATTAAAAATAGTAAGTGTCTTTTTTTTATTTTTTTATTATTACGCCTTTGGTTTTCGCACGACCTTCTTCTTCAAGGAAGGCGCCGCCGTAGAAGAAGCATAGCAGGACTCTCTCCATGCGCAATAGTCTGTCCAGCCGGAAGCAAACTCATCCAAGTCCTTGAGCCACAGAGTCTCGGAACTCGTGCCTGCGAGTGCTGTATGAGAGGCTCGCACCTTGGCCACCTCGGATTCCAGTTCGGCTACTGCCGACGCCTTCAGCCTGTCCACACGCATTCGAAGCAGGTATTCGTAGCCCTTGAGTCCCTCACCCTCGGACAGTGCCGGCAAACCAAGTCCCTTCAATGCTAGCAACAACGCCTCGTCTTCGACATTGGCGATGACCAGTCGCTTCTCCACTACGGCCTTGACAAAGAGCAGTCGAGCCTGAAGTTCCCGCAACTCTGTTGCAAGTCGAGTCAGTTCATGCGCCTTTCGTTCACCATACGCATCCAGTCGCTTTCCATAGAATTCCTCAAGTATCTCGCCTGTGTTCAAGTACTTGTGAATGTGACCCTTGGTATTGAAGGCCACCATGTTTGTTGTACGATGACTGGTCTCCAACTTGAACTGCTTCTCAAACTGCGAGGGATAGGCCAATCCGGTATAGTAAGCATCGCTGTCCATATAGATGATGAAGTCTGGCTTTACATCTGTATACGCCTCCTCATATGACTTGATCCAGGATAGGGGCGCTGCAATTCCCAGTTTCTTGGCTTCGGCCTTCGCCTCCTCTTGATCCGTCATCATCTTGTCAAGGAAGATTTTGTAATCCTTCGTCCAGCATCCGACGGGCAACTCGGTAATCTTCACCGTCATGGTCTCATCACCCTGAAACTCGTATAAACCCTTTGTAATCCACTCGTGAGGATTTCCAGGGGCTTGACGAACTGTGCCTCGGAATCCGTACCACCAGGGCGTTAAGGCCGTATCAGATAACGAGGTCTTCGACCCTGAAAGCCGGCTCTTAATCGCCCCCGTTACATCGACGGGATTGTAGGGAGGAATGTTCGTTGAAAACCCCGTTCCAATACCAAGCGCACCATTGATGAGTACCAGTGGCACAATAGGAAGATAGGTCTCAGGCTCGACCTTGAGTTCATCATCCTCCATGTAGGTCAGAATGGCGTCGTCCTCCTTCTTAATCAAGGATCTTACAACCGGCATTAATTGGGTATAGATGTATCTTGGTGATGCGGAGTCGTCGCCGCCCATTAATCGAGTCCCAAACTGACCATTGGGGGCCAGCAAGTTTAGATTGTTGGAGCCTACAAAGTTCTGTGCCATTCCTACAATGGCTCCTGTGAGGGACATCTCGCCATGATGGTACGCCGCCGTCTCAGAGACATATCCTGCAAGTTGCGCTACTCGAATTTCGGACGTCAGATTACGCTTGAACGCCGACCATAGAATCTTACGCTGACTGGGCTTGAGTCCATCCATTACGTGTGGTAGCGATCGGATGTTGTCGTAATTGCTGAAGTGTTTCAGTTCTTCGTGGACGAATTGAGTGTAGGCAATCTTGGAATGGCCCTTGGTGACAGGCAGGTGTTTATCCTTATCGTAAGTCACGAGCCACTCCTTACGATCATCGGCCCGTTTCTTATTGAAGGCAAGGTCTATTGTTGTATCCGAGAGGGAGTCCCAGGTATACTCGACCACATTCATGGACTCAAAGTACTCACGGGCTTCGGCTGCCGTGCTCGTGCCCAAACCCTTATAATACTTGGTCTTCCACGTCCCTGCACTCGCTTCGGCCGTCAACTTCCACGCCTCAAATTCGGACCCGGAATAGAAGCACAACGTCTGGGAGCCCTTCGTCGCCTTCAGTAGAGGAGTCAGCAAACAGCACAGGAAGGGGAGTTTCAATAGGGAAAGCCAATCTGTATGGAAGAGATTCATCAGAAGTCCCTTGATGTGTGAGCCATCCACATCCTGATCAGTCATAATCATAATGCGACCATATCGCAACGACTTGCTGTCCTTATAGTCCTTGCCTGTTTCCAGACCGATAATCTGTTTTAATGCAGCCAATTCCGTATTGGCTGTCTTCTTTGCGACGCTGATATCTTTGACATTGAGAAGTTTCCCCTTGAGCGGAAAGACACCGTAGCGTTCATGACCTACCACACTACGACCGGAAATGGCCGTCGTAGCGGCTGAATCTCCCTCTGTAAGAATCAGCGTACACTCGGAGGATCTTGCAGTACCTGCCCAGAGGGCGTCATCTAACTTAGGAATCCCACGAATACTTACCTTCTTCTTTCCATCCGTCTTCTTTGCGTCACGGGCCTGCTTCGCATCCAGAAGCGCTTGGGCCTCCGTCAGCAGTCCGATCTTAATCAGTTGGTCGAGGAACTTATCGGATATCTCAGGCGTCGACCCAAACTTGGTCGCAGGAGTCGTAAGGACCTCCTTGGCCTGAGCATCAAAGTCGGGATTCACGATGGTCGACTTGACAAACCACACAACGGAATCCTTGAGCATGGCAGGCGTGACATCCAACTTCGCCTTCTTCTTGGCCAGTTCACAGAAGCGAGTCAGCACCGTCTTGCTCACATACTCGACGTGCTTGCCGCCACGACGAGTCGCAATACTGTTGACAAAGGAGATATGCTTCTCATCAGGGGGCGTTTCACCGTGCAGATCCCGTGTCAGAATCGCACCGATTTCCCAACGCTCACCGGCCTGCTCGTACGCCACGAGTTTCTTCGCCTTTACTGCCGCAGCTGCAGGCCCTTCCGTTTCAACGGACCCTACAGTTGCCGTATCCGATTCATGAGTCAGGTACAGATCCATGTACTTGGGAAAGGTGTTGCTACCGACGACGGCGCCGTTCAGCGTAACCTTACAGTCCTTGCTGACGCACCCAGCAATATCAATGACACGAGTCATTAAGATCGCCATCATATCCGCAGGAATGGCTGTAGGGACAGCACCTCCCTCCCACTTGAACCGAGTCAAATCAGGAGTGAAGGAAATGCTGGTGTAAGGCTTTGCAGAAGATGCTGTGACACTGGGCTTGCCTACAACAGTCATGTTCTTGGACCACGTTTGAACATACTTCTTTTTCATGCGGTGATCCACCGTCTCCACGGTAAAGGAATGACTGAAGATATTGGCCAACTTGGCTCCGTAGCCATTCTTTCCACCCACCGTCTTTTCCTCTGTCTTATCATAGTTGGCGGAAGTACGCAAGTTGCCAAAGATGAGTTCAGGCGCCCACAACTTGGTCTTCTCGTGGACGCTGACAGGAATACCGTCGCCGTCGTTCTTTACGGTAATCGCCGTGTCCGTAATCGTCACGTCGATGTGCTTGACCGGGTGGCCGTCCGCCAGTCCCTTCGCAATACGATCTCGCATCCGCACGACCTGATCGGCTGCATTGACGAGCACCTCGTCCGCAATCTTAAGCAGGCCTGGTACATTCTGCGCAGGTCGCCATTCCATGACATGTGTGGTATTGTTGTAGACCCATCGAGGCTCCGTGACACCATCCGTCGAACCGATATACATTCCTGGCAATTCCAGGACATGTTCCTTATCGGTGAATTGAGTATACTGTTCTGTCGATGCTGCTACGCTGTTCATAGGAAGGAGGAATGAGGGCAAGGGGGGAGCCTTGCCCTCCCTCAATTTTTGGCAAGGAACTAAAACATACGTTCCCCCTTGCTAAGAAGTAGTCGCTTTTCCAACGGTTTACAAGAAAGCGAATACAGAGACTCGTGAACGGCAGAGAGTGCCGCCACCCGTCCGTAATTACTGCCGTCGGAAATGTATAACCGTGCCGTCTTCTGCGACAAGATGTAGTTATCCACGTAGACTTTAGAGAAATCGCCGCCGGGATTCTTATCCAGATGTTGGGGCAGTCCTGGACTGACAAGGACTCGATCAGAACCCCATACAGACTTCGCAATATCCGTCGTGCCGGCATAATCGCTGGTAATAAAGACAGAATAGTCTCCTAATTCACGTGCGTGATCCTTGATGTTAGCAAAGAGGATGGTAAGTTCTGAGGTGGGGTCTGTAATAACGCAGTGACGATCTGTACGATCCATGTACATATCACCAGCACGTACTTGAATGCCTATGACTATAGGTTTTGCGGATGAAAGCACGGAATCAATGAACCGAGATGTAGGGACCGTTGGAACAAGAAGATTTGTGTAAAGCCGTTTGTAAGCCGTAAAAATATCTGTAAGATAGGGTCGGTCTGTAAATCTGCGATTTTTGTATAGATACTGTGCAATCTCTTGATTCAGGTAAAACTTGTGGATATTGTATCCATGTTCGGGGAATAAGGATGTAGCGTTTATCAAGTAGGATTTGTGCCGTGTTTGATTATCGAGACTGTGCCAGACTTTCACCAAATCCATGGCTCCTGGAACACGTGTTTCAAAATCATATGCTTCGTAGGACAAAAAGGTTTTGACGGCTTCCTTTGTCCATAGGATTTTAAACGGACGCCGTAACAATTGTGCCATCAAGTAAACAGATATAAGACCGACAATTCGATCTCCATACCCGCCTAAGGGGGCTCCCCCCTCAAAACAAATCACGAACATTCTGTTTGTGATTTGAAATCAATTATGTCTCAATGACGCACGTCTATTAGTTACAGCACGATAGATAGGAAAAGCAACTGGTGAGTTTCTCGTTTACCACAGGCTGTAGCATGAGAAGACGCACCGAAGAATCAACGAGGCGCTCCATTTCAGCCTTCTTCTCCTCGGGAACGAGTTTGTACGTATCAACGATAAAATTGTATAACATCTTAATGAGTGGAGGTAAGAGTTCCTTTGTGATCTTGAATGACGGTTTGGAATTGAGTGTATCCGAAATAAGAAACACAATCTCAGGAACATCGTATTGATCGACTTTTCCATCCTTCATAATCTTTGTAACTGAATCTTTTACTCTGGCCAAAAAATCATGATCAGTAGTTATAACCTTAAACAAGTCCTCCAGATTCTTATCGAGCGATGTTGGTACAACAGGGACGATGGCAGGTGCAACAGGGACGATGACAGGTGCATCAGGGACGATGACAGGTGCATCAGGGACGATGACAGGTGCAACAGGGACGATGCCAGGTGCAACAGCAGATGAATCCATGTATAGACTGGGTTTTGATAATATTTTAGTCTTCATGGATAAACCTTTTGGTCGGTTTTATATATGGAATCAGACAAATTCGCTTCGCTCATTAGTCTGTTTCCTACAAATAAAACCTTTGGTCGGTTTTATATATGGAATCAGACAAATTCGCTTCGCTCATTAGTCTGTTTCCTACAAATAAAACCTTTGGTCGGTTTTATGTATGGAATCAGACAAATTCGCTTCGCTCATTAGTCTGTTTCCTACAAATAAAACCTTT